TTAGCATTGCAGCCGCAGAAGTTACATTTAGGTCATTAGTTGCATCAATGTTCATATCAGCTGATTTTAAATTAAGATTTGCTAATGATTCAATATTCATATCATTAGTGGATTTTACACCTAATGTCGTATCTGATGTTATTAACATTGCGGCTGTAGAATTTACATTTAGATCATTAGCTGCATGGATAATCATATTGTTTATAGATTTAATGGATGTATCATTTGTTGAGCTAATATAAAGATCTTTAGATGTTTGTAATAGTATATCATCATCCGCCTTAATATTTAATATTTTAGTTGATTCTAATGATAAATCTTTGTTGGATTTAATATTGAGATTGAGAGATGAATTAAGTACCAAATTACCTATTGCTTTTATATTAATATCTAAATCTGACAATATATATGAATTACTTGATGTTCTTATTGTTAAATCATCAGTAGAATCAATATACATTTGGTTAGCTGATTTAATATCGATATTTTTATCGGATATGACATATAAATTATTGCTTGATCTGATATTTAATGAATCGTCTCCTGTATGGTCTGCTGTAAATATATTATTTGTATATATGCAATCCAAGTCAAATTTATTGATATAATTTTCTTGTCTATCGTATAAATTATCAATAACTACATTTGAAGAATCTGTTCTTTGTTTAGCACTGGCATAAAACACAAATCTATCAGAATCTATAGAATATCCCATGAAGCCGTACATCATATCAGAATTTCTAATATATTCAAAATCAATCCCCCTAAGTGATGTATCATTGTAGTTATTAGAACCAATAGTAACTACTGGATCATAAAATTTACATGAAAGAGAATTAATTATACTTTCGTCACCAGATACTATTAAATTTGATTCATTTATTTTAATAAAATTACTTGGATCTTGTGTTTGTAAAATTAAATTTGACTGATTCATTGCTTTAAATAAAATATCATTGGATCCATTATCTTTTCCAATATTGCACAAATCAGCAATATTAAGCTCTATTTCTGTCTTCAAATAATCTATAAAAGCAATATTGGATCGTAATGTTAATAAAGTCAAATTATTTAATGTATTAATATCGCTAGTTTCAGCATTAGGAGTAATAATTCCTTGTAAATCTTTAATTATAGTTTCTTTTTTGACAACGACTGACTGACTGTTATCATATAAATATATTGATTTTCCCGTATTCCCGCTATCAAACCAATATAGTGACTTTTCCATATAAATATATTAAGACCTTTTTTCAATCATTAATGAAATATAAAACAAAGCTATAATTGTTATTTATACACTTTATATGAATATTGTTAAAAATTTAATTTCATTATTATTATTATAGTAAAGATTATGGATAAACCAGCCATACCCAGCAAACAACCATTTGTTCGTACATTTCCTACAATTAGGCCACGTGATGCTGATAAACATCCCCGTAATGAAATTGTACAAAAATTTTTTGCTATATGTGAGGAAGGTGATTTGGCTAGTATAAAAAAATATCTTATTGATAACAATATTACTGCAACTGTAAGAAATGACATAGGCGAATCAGCACTTCACGGCATTGTAAAAAATCCAAATATTTTAAAACATGATAAACTTAATATAATAAAATACTTGGTTTCTAAAGGAGCTCCTATTGATTCGTATGATAATAACAATATTACACCTTTACATATTGCATCTAAATATCAACTTAACGAAATTGTTGATTATTTGTTAGAACACATGGCTAATCCAAACGCATTAGATAGCCAAAATATGACTCCTTTACATTATGCTGTTCAAGGAGAAGCAGTAACATGTGAAACACCAAAAACTAAAAAGATTCAGCCACTAATACCAAAAGATGTTATTGTTAAAGATAAAGTTCCAACGGACAATATGCAAAATATAACAAATTCTGTTATTGATCTTATACATAATAATGCACATGTCAATCAATATTTAACGCATATTAAAAAAACCATCAAGCAAGCTGAATGTATATTTCCAACGGAATTTAATGATAAATTTAATGGTCCACAAGGTCTTAAAAACAAAGTATCGGATATAATGTTAAATATTAATAAAACTGATGATAAAAAGAAAATAGAAATATTTGAAGAGTCTGTAAAGTATGTAAGTGATGTACAATTATCCATTACTGATAAATTAAAGGAAACATTAAGTTTTCCAGAAGTTAAGCCAAATCAAGTTGATGGGTGGGGACCAGACCAAAACCAAATGAATCAAGTTTTGAAAAATAAAAATATTACACAAGTCACTGATAGTATTAACTTAGCGTTTTCAACGAAAAAAGATAGATGCTCGATGGGATTAATGACTAAATCAGCATCATTACAAGCATTAGTAGCAGAAACAACAACAAGTATTTCAAATGTATCAAGTGCAATTGGAAATTTACTTTGGATAAACACAGCGCTACACCTAAATAGCACAGCAACAAGAAATATTAATGGTAATAACGAATTGATTTTTGAAAATGCCGATTTATCACTTCCTTCTGCTGATTTAAGTGATTTTTTATTACCAACCAATTACTTAGTTGATCGCGTTATGCTTGATCAAAATGGTCAAGTTGACCTTACTAATCCAGCATATATTAATATACGCCTTCCACAACATCCACCAGTACCTGCATATCCCCGTGCACTTCAAGAAGATATTAGGGCATTGCAAAATAATCAACAGTATCCAAGAATTATACTAACCGAAGATAATTTGAATATACCTGCGTTTGGTCCAGGTTTAACAACACCACAATATTTGCAACAAATAGAACAACATTTTAAAAATAATTTGTTAGCTCAGCTTCAAGCACCGAATCCACCATTGCAAGGAGCTTTGGCACAACAACTTAATACATTTAAAGTTAATGCAGCTGGACAAGCGTTAAATGGTATAACAGTTGTTACAGAAATGTATCATTATGCAAGAGAAGCAGAACTACAAATAACTGCCATGCGTAAAAATATCACTGCAATAGACGAGGATTTGAGAAATGACAAATATTACAGAATTTATCATACTGCTCTTACAACAATTGTGACAAATTTATTAAATTGCTTAATGTTATTGGTTGTAAAACTTCCATCAACCATACAAGATATTTCAGGAAAATTTAATACAATTAAAAATAAATTTGATGAAAATAAAAACAATGCAAGACTATATAAATATCTATGTGAAAGGGCATCAATTGTTTGCACTGAAATAATTAAGGAATTAGATAAAATTAACAATTCAAAATCCTCGCTATACAAAGGAATATCAGAAATGATTAATCAACTAAATGAATGTGTTGATATTATAAATGATAACAGTGCCAAACGGTTTATTGCCTCGTATAATAATAATTTCATAGCGAATCATTTTGTAACTAATATTACAGACAATGTATTTAATGTTTATGATAAAGTATTAATGAAATTTAAAAATATTCCAGAAAACATTTCAGAATTTACAAAAAATATACCGCAACAATTTAATCTTGTTGATTTAATCAATGTAAAGAAAATGATTATTGAAAATTATGTACAGCAAGTAACAAATGATTATTTTCCAAAATATCATACTAATATTGCAAATGGTCAAAATATGAATAATGCAACCACATTAGTAAATACACAAAATATAGCAATGCCAGTAACAAACAATATATCACATAGAATTCCGATGATTGGCTACTTATTTAATTCAGATTTTAATAACGGAGGACTACAAAATGAATTACCTTTACTTAAAAATGGCCCTGCAAGCAATAATCCAATAATATTAGCAAATGCACAAATACAAGTTGGTGCTGCTAATCGTCACATTGGTAATATTGGTACTGAAATGCAAAACTTACAGAAAGACAAAAAAGAAGCTGCACTTTGTTCAATTACTAATTATCTCGACAAACACTTTTATATTATTAAATATCTCATTTTACAGGAAATAGTAAAGCAAGTTCATCAATTATTTATAAATCCGGCAGCACGAGTCGGTAATAATCTTCAAGTATTTAATACCTTAAATCAATATTATGATACTATTAAACGCGAATTGAATTTTCCAGCCGTTATACAAGAACCAGCAGATAGAAGTATTATATTTACGTTAGTGGGTAGAATTAGTAATTCCGTTATAGATACTTTTATAAATTCCGTAATAAGTAATGCATCTGCTGACATTGTACTAAATAAAATGAAATTAATCAATGCGCCAGCAAATGATTTTTATCCTGAAATATTACGAAGATTAACTGCTTCCACAAAGGAAAACTTGCTAGTTGAAAATAACGGATTTAGTTTAAAGCTTAATACTATTTTTTCCGATCTCATAAGTGCATACTTACTTCCCGCAAATCCTCCACCAATGCCTTTTGTAATGGGAACAACACAACATTTATTATACTCGTCAAGTCTTGTAAAAGATCCAGTTTCTGATCAAAATACAAATAAGCAACATGAATTACATAATTATTCATTTAATAAAAATATGACAGAAAGACAATGCTATAAAATAGATGAAAACATTGCAAATGCATTAATAATTAAAAATTCTCGAGTTAATGAAAGGGATGTTTCTGGATTCACACCACTCATTTATGCTATTGAATTGCAACATACTGAGCTCGTACAAACATTAATAAGGTTAGGTGCTTTGACTAATTCAGATATTGTAAAAACAAGAATGGGAGATACTCCTTTGTCATACTTGTTGAATATTTACAAAAATCACACAGAATTATTTTTTGATGAACAAAATATGTTTAGCAAATTAGTAAATTCATCTTATAAAACTATTGAGGAAACAATTAATAAAAAATATGGTAATAATATGATTAAATATGCAGATAATATTCTTCCCCAAATGCTATCAATGCTTAATCATTATTTTTACCTTTTCTCAAGAAATTATCCTAATAACTGGACACACGATTCTTTCAAAGAATTGGTTAAAAAAATAGATTATGTTTTACCAAATACTTACAAAACTAATGAAATACCATTATTAACATTTAACTCTACTTCTATTGAACGTTTGGGAGTTGCTTCTACTGACACATTAGAATTATATAATAATCAAATAAGGGAAAAAATCACAAAATTAAATGATGAAATTGCAAAATTAATCAATTCAAACAATAGTTTAGTTTCGGAAATTACAGAATTAAATAATAATGCAGTAGCAAATGCATCAAGATTGATGCAAATTCAATTATTAATAGCTCAAAATACAAATAATATTGCTATACATCAACAAACTATTGCAAATTTAACTACTACAAGTAATTCGTCTTCTGTTTCTTTTAATTATTTATCTGGACAAACTGCAACAGCTATTAATAATAGAAAGGTAAATATAACTCCACAATATTCGAATGATATTGATTTATATGATAGGATCGTATCACACGTTGTAAATAATACTGCTGTAAATTCTGTTGCAATAAACAATTACAGTTTTGACTTGAGAAGTTATCCAATGTTATGGGATATTTATCTTAAAGATGGTGGTAAGGTAAGCAATATTACTCATTTACATCTATTGGCATTAAGATACCAAAATAAAGTATTAAACAATTTGCTTGCAAATAATAATAAAAATATTAATGTACAAGATTTGACAAATAATTTAGATATTATACATAAATTGCACACACATATATTACAACCTTTGACACGCGATTATCATGAATTACCAACTGAGTATAAAACTTCAAATTATGTATTGGATAAAGTTATGGATATTATAATACATATTTCCAAACACAATATTTTTGCAAATTTATATTCAGTAATTACAAGGGTTGTTGCAAAACATGTTATGGAAATAAATCCAAAATCAAAATTCGATCCAACAAACTTACAAAAACTTAATATGAGTCAATATCAGGCAAATGCTAACCTTACATCAGACCAACAGTACTCGGTATACATTAATTATATTGTTGATACTATTTTACAAAGCGATGCTAATGGACAATCACGTTTGATTAGTTACATATTAAATACATTACCTGTCAAATATTGCAAGTGCAAACTAAAAATATACGAAGGTGATAATGATCCAGATATGGGTATTAAAAATATACAGGATTTGTTTAAACACATTACTACAATCTTAACATCAACTCAAACAATACCAATAAAACAAGATTCACAATTGATCAAAAATTTATCGGAACATATTTTCCCATATTTCAATGATTTAGCCGAAATATTTATTACAGAAATGAAAAAATTAGCTGATGCCTATTTTGTTTATATACAAGCAGAATCAAAATTAGTAGAATTAACATATTTATTAGCAAATAAAGCACAAAATGAAAAATAAATATTATAACTTTTTATTGAATTAAATAAATTATTAAATAATAATGATTTATTCTAAATTTTAAATATATATTCTTTACGCAATTTTTCCCATATTGTTCGAAATACCTACGCCTTTTGGTAATTCATTTAATGTTGTTATTTCAAGAATGAATGAATGGTTCAACCCATTAAAATCATATAAATTTCCATCTGGAGAATAAAATGAAAAAGTTAATGAAGAAATTTCGGGAATTGGATCAAAGTAATATTTTGGAGTCATTACAAAGGTATTAAATAATACTTTTCCTGGAGCACCTGATAATAATATTTTTGCAAAAACATCTTTTACTTTCCCTAAATTTTCAATAACTTTAAATTTATCACATTCAACTAAAATATAATTGTCACCACTTAAATTTATTGAATTGTTTTTAATTACTTTTTTGTTTCCTGTTTCATCAATCAATGTTTCATTCTCATATTGGTCACTATTTGTAATTACGGTACTGAATTTTGTTACAGCTGATTCAGTACCACAATTTCTAAATCCTAATAAATTACCAATAGTATCTGGATAATCAAATCGCATTTTAAATATATTTGGAGCATACACATATACCCCCATACCTCCACCTGTATTATCCCTGTACCTATCCAAGTTAAAATGCTTTATTTTAATTTTATATGTGTTATCGTCAACGTCCGATATCGTGTGTACATCATTTAAGATAGCTTCTGGAATTCCATAATGTTGAATAGCCTTAGTTATTGTTATTATATCTCCGGCTTTTAATCCATGGTTATTATGTTGAATTGTTAATTCATATTCTGTTACAGGTATAATGGGATCATTACCTTTTATATCGATTGGTGGAGATATGTTTATTATTGGTTTTACTAAAAACCACTCTTTAAAACTTTTAAATGAAACCAAATCTGTATCTGGATCTATAGTTACGCTAACGAAATTTTTTAAAGTATAACTAACCGGAATATCACCAGATATGTCAATTCTTGGTACATCTGCTATTTTGGTTTGGATAGCATTTACTAGGGAAATTGGGTTATAATTACCAGAATTTAATTCTATGCTATACATATAATCACCGTCTTCTAAATTTTGCCAATATAATTTATTATTTTTTTTATTCTCTGGTGTACTTTTAATAACTTTTTCAGTATTAGGAAATTCGCTGCTTATCATCTTGACCATCACTACATTTGTGTACAGCTTTCCTAGAGGTATCGTGTAGTTGTTTGGTTCAATATAACCATTATTAATATCTGTCACTTTTGCAACATATATATTATCGGAACCAAACTGAACTGAAGCGGCTGATTGTTTTTTTAATTTTATAAAATATCCCGTTTTTTTAACACTTGTTACAATATGATAGCCCTGTAAATTTTTAGAATCTATTGGATATTCTGCATTTATGTAATTAATTGGTATTCCTGCATGGTGATAAAATGTTAGTCTTATATTATATGCACCAGGACTAAAACTACCTTTAAATTTTTTTAATAATTTTATATAAAAAGTATCCGTCTTATATGCGGGATCGTTAATATTTGAAGGAGATTTTTCTGGATTTATTACATATATTCTATGTATTCCATTAATAGTTATAATCGGTATGTTTCCAATATATGAATTTGATGGATATCCTTTCAATCCAGTTATTTCGATAAGCATATCTGATGCATCGTATTTTGAAGCTTCTGTATAATTATTATATTGAAGTCCATGTGGATAACTTATTGCCATGTATTCTGATCCATCTACAAAATTAATTGATTTTTGATTAACTCCTGTAACTGTCCTTAATATAACACTGGCTCCTTGACAACCAGTTACAGTTATCCTATCATTAACTTGCATGTTATGATTCTCATGGTTTATGTATAACATATTAGATCCTTTCATTATTGAAAAAGGATCAGTATTTAGTAAAGTTGCATTTTCTGTTACTACAGATGGCAATATCTCTCTGTTACTACTATCTATACTTATGTAATGTTTGATATATCTTGTCACATTGTCTCGATCTAATAATCCTCGCTTAAATAAAAAATCAGTATATGGATCATATCTATCTTCACCATTTTCTTCTTTAGAATTATTTGTTCTTTCTGATCTATTAATACTTGATCCGTTCACATTATCAACATATATATCATCAAATGGTGTTTTATATGAAATTGGTCGTTTTGCATTATTTTTTGTTATAATATTTTTTTGGTTATTAATATACTGCGAGCTATTATCATTGGACGAATTTCCCCCAATATGATTAATCACAAAATTATCATGACTTGATAACAAACCTTGATTATAGTATGCCATTTATTATAATAATCAGATCATTTATTTAAGCTACATTAAATACGGCAAGTAAATTTTATATTATTTTGTACAAAATAATATAAAATTTAATTGACGTCATAGCCTTTAGGCTAGACTGCTTCGCACGTTCGCTTGTACAAATTTATACCGTTTTTGAGTATCGGTCTATGCGTTTAAAAAAAGTTGATATTTTTAAACTAAGTCATATAAAGATAAATTATCGTTACTTACTATTATATTTGTTTTCGGTATATGAGCAAAAAACCAGCCATCGAAGAACTATACAAGGAAAAATCCCTACACGAGCATATTCTTACTTTACCAGATACCTACATAGGTAGTATCGATCCTGATGCAAAGGTATTATGGGTATTTAACGAAGAATCGAAAAAATTCGTTAAAATGGATCTTACACTTGTGCCAGGATTGTACAAAATATTCGATGAAATTCTCGTAAATGCCAGGGATCATATGATTTTAGATAAAACATGTAAAAATATTAAAGTAACAATAGATAAAACAACTGGTAGAATCACCGTTTGGAATGATGGAGCTGGTATTAGATGTGAAATACATAGCGAAACAAAAGTATATTTACCACAAATGATTTTCGGTAGATTGCTAACCTCTGGTAATTATGAAAAGAAAGGTAAAATTGTAGGTGGTAAAAATGGTTATGGTGCAAAACTCGCAAATATTTGGTCAACCGAATTTGAAATAGAAACTATTGATTCAAATCTCAAGAAAAAATATTACCAAAAATTTACAAATAATATGTATAACATTGAACCACCAACAATCACAGATATAGATCCTAAAAAAGTTAAATCATATACAAAAATATCTTTTGTTCCCGACTATAAAAGATTTGGTCTAAAGGGATTAAGTAACGATTTAATATCATTATTCAAAAAACGTGTTTACGATATTGCTTCATGTACTGATAAAACTTGCAAAGCATATCTTAATGATGAAGTTATTGAAATCGCTGAGTATACAGATTATATCAATATGTTCTTCAATAGTCCTCCTGAAAAATTAGTTTACCAAGAAATTAATCCAAGATGGAAGGTGGGGGTTATATTCGACCCAGATGCAGGATTTACACATTCTTCAACAGTTAATGGTATTTGGACATTCAAGGGAGGTAGCCATCTCAATTATGTTGTCGAACAAATTATTAAAAAATTACTTGTGTATATTAAAGAGAAACATAAAGATGTCAATGTAAAAGCATCACAAATTAGAGATAATTTAACAGTATTTATTGACTGTGTTGTTGAAGATCCAACATTTAGTTCTCAAACTAAAGAAGAATTAACAAGTAAAGTAAATAGTTTTGGATCTACTTGTGAAATCAATGATGATTTTATTAAGGAACTTATTAAAACTGGTTTGGTTGAAGAAGTAGTTAAGCTTGCCCAATTTAAAGAACAATCTAGTTTAAATAAAACTGATGGAAAAAAGACAAGTAATATTCGTATCGAAAAGTATTGTAAAGCAGAATGGGCAGGTACTAGGAAATCTAACGAATGCTATTTGATCCTTACTGAAGGTGATTCAGCTAAATCATTCGCTTTGTCTGGTTTAGAAGTCATTGGACGTGAAAGGTATGGTGTATTCCCACTCAGAGGTAAATTCTTAAACGTGCGTGAAGCTACAGCTAAACAATTGCTTGAAAATGAAGAGTTTAAATCTCTCAAATCTATTCTTGGTTTGAAACAAGGCAAAAAATATAAAGATACAAGTAAACTAAACTACAATGGTATCATTATCTTAACAGATCAAGATGTAGATGGGTCACATATCAAAGGTTTACTAATCAATTTGTTCCATTACTATTGGCCAACTTTACTAAAATTAGATGGATTTATTAATTCAATGGCAACACCAATTGTCAAGGCATTTAAGAAATCAGATACTAAAAAGGAAAATCCTATAATATTCTACAACTTGACTGAATACGAAAATTGGAGACAAGCAGTAGATGCCAGTAAATGGACTGTCAAATATTACAAAGGGTTGGGTACTTCAGATTCTAAAGAAGCTAAACAATCATTTAATGATTTTGAAAATAAATTAATTAAATATATATGGGAAGCTGATAATCAAAACTCGGAACAAAATTCTGACGTTTCCTTGGATTCTCCAAAAAAACCATCGGAAAATGATGAAGCTAATGAAGAGTTAGAGGGAAATGATGATGATGTTGAAGAAGAGGAAGAAGGCGACGACTTAGCAGATATGTCTAGCAAGTCGCATGATGCAATTACACTTGCCTTTGAGAAATCACGTGCTAATGATAGAAAGAATTGGCTGTTTTCATACAATAAAGAAAATATTATTCCAAATGATCAAACACTAATCACTTACAGCGAATTCGTTAACAAAGATCTTATACACTTCTCAAGTTATGATAACACAAGATCTATTCCATCTCTTTGCGATGGTCTTAAACCGTCATTACGTAAAATTTTATACGGATGCTTTAAACGTAAACTTGATAAAAAGGAAGTTAAAGTAGCACAACTTGGTGCTTATGTTGCTGATAATACCGGGTACCATCATGGTGAAGCCAGTTTGTTTGGCGCTATTATTAATATGGCACAAATTTTCGTAGGATCTAATAATCTTAACCTTTTGATGCCATCTGGTAACTTTGGTAACAGACGTGTTGGAGGTAAAGATGCAGCTAGTCCTCGTTATATTTTCACACAACTTAACCAATTGACTAGACTTCTATTCAAAACTGAAGATGACCCAATTTATAATTACAATATTGAAGATAATAAAAAGGTAGAACCAGAAACTTATGCACCAATCCTTCCAGTAATTCTAATTAATGGAAGTGAGGGTATTGGTACTGGTTTTAGTACTAATGTACCACCATTCAATCCACTTGATATTGCAGCAAATCTTAAATTAATGCTTCGAGGTAAAGATCCCGTCAGAATGGATCCATGGTTTAGAGGATTTAAGGGAACAATCAAATTATTAAAAGATGCTAGATACCAGACCACCGGTATCTATGAAATTATTGGGGAGAACCAAATTAGAATTACAGAATTACCAGTCGGAGTTTGGACTGAAAAATATCTTTCATTCCTTGAAACATTCCTATTGGGACCGGGTGAAAAACCCGCCGAAGTAATTGTAAAGGGAAAGAACACTAAAGTTGTAAAAAATACATCAACATTGCCAAGCAAGTTCCTAACTAATATTACTGATACTAGCGGTAACAATAGTATCAACTTTGTACTATCATTTTATGGTAATACTATGCAACAATTACTAAAGTCTAATGATATTATTAAAAAACTCAAATTGGCAAATACAATTTCATTGAATAATATGTACTTGCATAATTCATCTGATATAATTACTAAATATGAAACAGTTGATGATATATTATTGGATTACTACAATTTTAGACTCGGAGTTTACGAAAAACGTAAAGCTTACCGTATCAGATTGATTGAAAATGAACTACAGATTATTCAATACAGAATTAAATTCATCGGACAAGTTATCAAGGATGAAATTATTATCAAGAAAAGAAAGAAGAGCGATATCGTCCAAGATCTTGTTAAATTTAAATATCCAGAATTATCCAAAAAGATCGCAGCAGTAGATGACGAAGTAGAAGATGATGAAGATGATGCAGATCAAGATGATAATGAAGAGGAAGAAGAAAAGAAATCAGACACAAAGAAATCTTATAAATATCTTACTGACTTGCCACTGTTTAGTTTGACTGATGAAAAAATAGCAGACTTCGCATCCGAATATGATGATAAATTAAATGAACTCAATAATTATAAAAAAATTACTGTTGAAACTATGTGGGAAACAGATATTGATGAATTTGTTAATGAATATAGAATTTGGATTGACGAAATGAATGAACTTATGGATGATGATGATATTTCAGGGGGTAAAGGTGGGAAGAAAGGAAAGAAAGGAAAGAAAACGGTTGTTAAGGCAAAAGCAAAACCTAAAACAACCACAAAATAATTTATTTATACACAGAAAATTGAAATTTTATACTTAAGCTTTAGTTAGTTATATTAATATAATCAACTAATTATGAGTACTATGGAATTATTTGCTTTGCAAGATTGCGATCCAGAAGAGGTCGAACTTTGTTCAGATATTTGCATTATTCAAAAAATAGAAAGCCAAGGATTGCTATATTTATTGGAGTGTGTTGAAAGATGCAGTAACACAGATGATTATAAAATTGTGTATCAATATGTTACGTCATATATTAATGGCAATATTGATCCAAGTCATGTAAAACAGTTCTTAGATTTCTTAGTTGTATCTACGGATAAACATATTTTGTTACTTGAAGAATACTTCTCAATGTTTAACAACAAAACAAATTTAAAATTATTAGAAGATATTTATGAAACAATCAAACTTCATTATGTTGATAATGATGGTTATAACACACGAGATATTATAATAAATAAATTATTAACTATTAGACCAATTAGAAAAGCCAGTATTGAATTCCCACTTTATCAAACTGGTAGAACTAATGAAAATAAAGGATTGTTTTCTTGGTTTTATCAAAAAAAATGGATTACATTGGAAACTATACAAAAAAGAATTCAAGTACTCGATCCTATTATTAATGACTTGATATTGTGCCCAAAATTATTAAATATAATTAGGTCAAATTTAATCATAAATGCACCGTATACATATAGTGATTTAAAACATGTTGAAATTAAACAATGTTCATATGTCGGATACTTAATTTTCCTACTACAACTTTCATTGAAAATATGGAACAAATACAAACTATTAAATTCAGACTATCAAAACTTTCCTCGAGAAGATTTTACTTTCAACGACTCGGATAATGTAAAATCACTTTCCTTTGTTAATGTTATGTTGGCATTTCATATTTGCTATTTACCTATATACAAAATACATTCAGTTGTTGAAAATCAAAAACAAATTTTAGATGAAAAAGTAAGAACGTTTCCAGCATTGTTTTCACCAATCGCATATAACAATTTAGTTGAAAGTCAAAAAAGTATGAATTTACAATTTGGAACTATTAATGATCTTGTTAATACAAATACTTTTAATGATAATATTACTAACTTAATCGATGATTATGTCGCACAGGGGGTAGTCGTGTCTAATGATCTTATTGATGATATCAATAATACGTTATTAACTTTAATTAAAAAACATAAAATTAAAAATATTAGTAACACTACATACGAATTAATTATTAATATTGTTTCTGGAAAATATCCAAGCAATCATCATATACGATTTAACAGCATATCTGTATTGTATTCTTTGATAGAAAATATTGGATACCAAAAATATACCTCCCAAATATTAACTTCAATGATAAAATATAATAATGAAGTAAATTATTTCACATGGACTCAAATTGAAGAAGCAAATGTACATTATAAAAATTTTCTAACAAATTTAACATTATTGTTCGCAAATAGTATTAACGAAAATATATTTGGAGAATTAAAGGATGATATCAAATTACTAATTTACAAAATAGCATCACAAAATAATACACAATTGGAAACTCTTAGGGATTTATCTAAACAAATTTTGGAAAGACCAACTGCATATATCAGCGAGCATGTTAAACAATCTATTAAGTTGATAGTTGGCACATTAGATAAATCAATGGAAACTATTTTATACGTTCTACAAAATAAAATATTACCAGTATCTGAACTCCCTAAGGAACTTGTAATTCCAATTGAAAGACTTTGTATTGGTATGCTCAAATATTTGTCAAACGGTAAAGATCCAATTTATGTAACTTTCTACTTGCAATTCGCAGTTTCTGGTGCAATGAAAAATGCACTTTATATAATCAATGAATTGTTTGAGGCAGATGATTTTAAAGATTTAATTTCATATGACTCTGATTCAAAAACATTCTACAAAGATATCATATATCGAGTAAATATTACTGAACAAGTTAGAATAAAATTAAAACATTGCCTCGATTCTATTGAAATAAATACAGTTGAAGATTTGCCAGAAGAGTTCTTAGATCAGTTGACTTATACACCTATTAAAATTCCAGTGATGTTGCCAAATACAGATCTATTCTTTGATAAAGGTATCATAATGACACATTTGTATAATAAAAAAACAAATCCATATACCCGAGAAGTAATGACGTTTAAAGATTTTGAAGATCATAATCTAAAACCTGAAATAATCGAAAAATTAGAAGAATATAAAAAAAGATATAATGAATGGAAAAGTAAATAAATTATCATCACATATATTATTATGATAATCAACGTTAAACAACTTGATAATAAAACATTCTCCGATGCATATATTAATAATTTCGCTCATACAATTTATAAAAATTTTGAGCAACTTGCATCAAATACAAAATTGAAACATAGCATTCCAGAAATTATAAAATTATTTAAATCACCAAATATGTACGGATTTTTATTGTATGATGGACAAAAAATTATCGGATATTTAATTGGAGAATTTAACAAGTTGAAAGATAACAGAACCACGTTTTATATATCATATTTATTTATAGCCGATAATTATAGAGGAAAGAAATTAGCATCAAAATTAGTTAATTATTCAATCGATCTTGGGAAAAAACATAAATTAAACTGTATTATGCTAATATGTGATACACATGATAAATTTGTACATGATTTTTACGAAAAAAAAGGATTTATGTTAGATCCGATGCTTCGTAGATATGAAAGACACGATGTTTTCAGTCTATATATTTAAAGATTGAGGATTATTAATAATATCAATGACTACCCAGCCTAAAAAAACTCAGATAGAATTCCTTGAAACAAATTCTTTAAAATTCTCATTAAAAAACATCAAAGATTCATTGAATCAAGCCACTTTAAATGGAACATTCGATTTGGATAAAACATATCAAATCCAACTCGACTTAGTAGCATTGTCTAAGGCTTTGGATACTTTAGATAAATTTCAAAAACATTATATGTATGAAGCTCAAACTAAGGAAAAACTAGATCAGTAAGTAGTTTTTAACCTCATAATCGTGAAATTCTGAAGATGTCTCTAATACAACAGGAACCTTAAGTTTTATAAAAAATTTTGCAAATATTTTTAACCCTTTTTCCCCAATCATACCATTTCCTAAACTTTCATGTCTATCAACGTTTGATCCTAGCTCTTTTTTACTGTCATTCAGATGAATCAAACCTATATGACGTAATCCAATCAACTCTTCAAATGTATCCAAATATCTGGATATCGATATCTTATCTCTGATATCATAACCAGCAGCAAATATATGACAACTATCTACACATATTCCAAATCTATCTGCTATTTCTTTATTCCTATGATGTGATAGCTTTTTAAAAAAATATGCAAGCTCAACTAAAGTAAAGCAAATTTCCGATCCTTGTCCTGTTGATGTTTCAATAAGTATCTTTACTGGTGTTTTTTTTGTTTTGTTATGTACATGTATCAAACTCATGTACATATTATTATATGCTTCTTCTTTTGTTAATTCCATTTGCTTTCCAACATGAACAACAATATATAATGCATTCAATTCATATGCAAGTTCTATTTGAGTTACAAATTGAGTAATCCAAACAGAACTTGGATCCCAGTTACTTGATAAATTTATTGTATATGATGCATGTATTACACATCGCATATTATTATCTTTTAAGAACTTGCCAAATTCATTATATGTATCAGCTTTTTTAGAATATGCTTTTAAAAATATTTGCACTAAATTACATTTTAATGATTTAGCATATTTTGCTCCATCAATTAGTTTGTCAATATCACTATCAATATGCATGCCAATATATGACATCTGTAGCAGATTTGACTTGGTCGCCATTATGGTATATATTTAACCATACAAAACAAAAAAAATTTGATAATAAGATTTATTAAAACCATATATATAAATGTTAATATAGTATTTATATTATGTTATATATCGACAAATTTACTCCAACCAATATAAATGATTCGGGATTCCATAAAGAGCTCCTTAAAATGCTTGCAGTCATGAGTAAAGATGAATCAGTTCCACATATGATATTTCATGGACCCGAGGGAGTTGGTAAAAAAACTATAATTAAACAATTATTGGAACAATTATATGATAAAAATGTACATGAAACTTGTGATGCAGTTTATAATGTCGTTGGAAGTGGTCATAAAGAAGTAGAGGTTACTGTTAAACAAAGTGATTATCACATTATTATTGAACCAAATAATAATAACTTTGATAGATACCTTATCCAAGATATCGTTAAGGAATATGCTAAAAAGATGCCATTAAATATTTTCACAACAAATAAAATATTCAAAACTGTTTTGATTAATAACGTTGATAATCTCTCATATTATGCTCAAACATCACTTAGAAGAACCATGGAAAAATATTCCAATAATTGCAGATTTATTATGTGGTGCAGATCTTTATCAAAAGTTATCGAACCATTAAGAAGTAGATGTGTTTGTTTTAGAGTTAATTCACCAAGCAGACAGGAGCTGTTTGATATGGTACATAATGTCAGTGTTAGAGAAAATATTGAGCTCACTTTGAAGGATAGAGAAAAGATATTGTCAACATCTAAAGGTAATATCAAAATCGCTTTATGGATGTTACAACTTCATAAAGAAAAATATAATAAGCCAACAATATATCAAGAAACAATTAAAGCACTAACAAAATTAATTATTGAACATGACATAACAACAATACCAAGCATTAGAATATTGCTTTACAATATTATTATTACAAATTTTCCCGGATCTAATATTGTTAATGATTTGCTTTTACAAATTTGTAATTCAAATACAGTTCCAGATATTGCTAAATTTCATATTACCGAATCAGCTGCTAGATTCGAACATAATCTCGTTAGAAGTAGACGAGAAATTATACATCTTGAAGGTTTTATTGTACAAGTTATGAAAATTTTACACGATAATGAAAAGCTTCTCGTCAAATAAAGTTGAATTTTTTATTTATTAAATAAGCTTATATACATAAATATATATTAATACTACATACTAATATATTACTAAAATGTGTGGAATCTGGGCGCTACTTTCCAAATCATCTGCACCCATTCAATGGGATTATTACAAAGCTTTTACCGCTACTACCGCTAGAGGACCAGATCGCTCTCGATTCATCGAACTTAACAAACCTTTCGATATCAAAATTGGTTTCCATCGACTGTCTATTATGGATCTGTCAACTAAAGGAGACCAGCCATTTATTATCGAAACACCCGAAAAAACAGTTTATACTATTTGCAACGGAGAAATTTATAACTTCAAAGAATTGGCTCAAAAATATGATCTTGTACTAACTTCTGGATCCGATTGTGAGGTTATCCCACATCTTTTTATGAAATGTGGAATTGATACAGTTGTTAAGGAATTAATTGCAGAATGTGCTTTCATGATTTTTGTACTTGATAAACAAACTTCCGACGTAACTGTTCATGTTGCTAGAGATCCATATGGAGTTAGACCTCTATTTTATACCAACGATGATGATTGCTATACATTCTCATCTGAACCTAAAAGTTTGAACAAGGATTCTAAAACTGCCGTGGAGTTCAAAGGCGGTCATTATATGACACTTCACAAACCCGCACAAACTGGAATATGGGAAGATCAAGAATATATTCAATATCATGATATCACATCTATCCAACAAACTGAATTAGATCTCGAAACAGTTAAGAAAAATGTTTATGATAAACTTGTTGAAGCTGTCAAATGCAGGCTAGCATCAGATGTACCTGTCGGATGCTTGCTTTCAGGAGGTCTTGATAGCAGTTTGACTGCAAGTATCTCTGCTAAATTCTTAAAGGAAGAAGGTAAACGTCTAAACACCTTTAGTATTGGGATGCCTGGAAGTACTGATGAAAAATATGCTAGAATGGTAGCTAAACATATCGATAGTGATCATACCCATATTGAACTCAACCCTGAAGAGTGGCTGGGATATCTTGAGAATGTTATTTACACTATCGGAACTTATGATATTACTACTATCAGAGCTTCCACTGGACAATATCTCGCAGCTAAATGGATTAGAGAAAACACTAACATTAAAGTACTAATGATTGGTGACGGAAGTGATGAACTTTGTGCCGGATATATGTACTTCCATAAGGCGCCAACACCGATGGAATCTCATCTTGAAAACATCAGACTACTAACTGATATTAGCAAATATGATGTACTTCGCGCTGATCGTGGTGTGGCTTGCAATGGATTAGAAGCAAGAGTGCCATTCCTTGATATCAGATTTACCGATTATTACCTTTCAGTAGATCCTAAACTTCGTATACCTGTTGAAGGAAAAGAAAAATGGCTTCTTCGTGAATCTTTCAGAGAATCCTGCTTACTACCTCTTGAAGTACTTTACAGACCTAAGGAAGCATTCAGTGATGGTTGCTCTAGTTCTAGACGATCTTGGTCACAAATTATTAAAGAGCATGTAGAAACGCTTTATACTGATGAGGAACTAGTATCTCGTCAAGCTAAATATACCCATCTACAACCTCATACTAAGGAAGCATTGTATTTCAGAGAAACATTCGAGAAGCACTATCCAAACTTTGCATCTCTTCTAACATATTTCTGGCTACCTAAATGGGTCGGAAATGTAACTGATCCATCTGCCCGTGTTCTTGATGTTTATAAACAACAAGTCCAACAACAGTAATTCAGTTATAAATTTATTTATTTTTATTTGCTAACATAATTATATTCAGGTATGTCAGCAAATTCGATATAAACTAACGATAATATATAAATTCGATATAAACTAACGATAATATATCTTTAGTTCCTATTTATGGTAAAACTAAAAATAGATTCACGTTTGATTTTGATTCTATTAAAATCTCGACAGTTCAATATAATGAAGGACCTGTTGGATATACATTTGTTTATTTTCCAAATAGTGGCAGAGCTTATGCTGACGTTAGAGGTGGTTCACCAGGCATGGTTAGTTATCCTTCAACATCTAGTGATGGTTATGTAGATGGTATATGCATTGCTGGGGGTAGTTTAATGGGGAGAGAAGCAGTTATGGGAGTTAATTTAGCAATATGGCAAAAAAAACAATTATGAATCAATGAAATGGGGTGTCGCTGCCGGGTCGATTATTTTTAGTTCAAATTTAAATAAAAACAAAATTTATCCAGACAAAAAACTTGGATTGTTCGCTTTGGAAAAACTTAAAACCAATCGAGTTTATTTAGGACAAGTTGGTGCAGGTTGTAGTGCCTCATATGGTCAAGGTGCTTTTTTTGGAACATATAACGGGATTAAAATTTTCTGCTTAGTTGTCCTTAATGCTGTAGGTAGTTTATACAATAATGGCTCCAAAATTGCAGACCCTCATGAGGTTAAATTAGAAAGCGGTAAAAATACAACTATTACAGTTTTGGTTACCGACGATGATCTCAGATTTAATGATTTAAAACAATTAGCTAGACAATGCCACACTTCAATGGCTGAAAATATTAAACCTTTTAATACAATCTATGACGGAGATACGTTTTATGCTTGCTCTTTGAAGGACTCTAAAAAATTACCAGACGATTTTAATATGTATGACTTCAATTTGAAATGCTCAGAGATAGTTAGGACAGCTATCTTAAATTATAAATAAATTCAAACGAAAGAGGGTATTCTTATCTGTAATGTTTATGCATTATAAATAAACCTTAATGTTTCAAAATTACCAAATCCACTTGGTTTCTTCTTCACGTAAAATCAACATGACATATAATTTAATAATATGATAGATAGTCAGAGCTAACCAGTATAAAATATAATATCATTTAGGTTAATATTTTGTGAGCTTAAATAAATTTGAGAAAAAGTTAGTCAGAAATTTTACTCGTAAGACCATTTTGGCTAAGAAAAAATATTTAAAAATTTCGTTAATGGTCTCAGTTAAAAATATTTTATGGACTAAAAATAGGGTATCGATTTTATCATTTTTTTACAAAGTATTTTACTTTTTTCAACTCTAAGAAAGTTTTAAAATTTTTATAACCCACTCCCCCCCTCGTTTTTATAAAAATTACGTCCTCCTCAATTTCGCGTAAAATAAGCATGAAAAATTATATATTATAGTAATAATAATGGTAGAATATAAATGTGATCAATGTTCTAAAATATATAATAATAAATATGATTTCAATAGGCACTTAAATAGGAAAAATCCATGTGAATTGAAGTTATCGTCATTAGATGAAGAACCTCAAATTACCTCAGAAAATAAAATTACGTCCTCCGTTTCTGAGGTAGAGGCTTCGTCCACAGAGTTATCATGTGATTTTTGCAAAAAGACCTATACACGAAAGGATAATTTAAATAGACATCTTTTGAATGGTTGTAAAATGAAAACAAAATTAGAAACCAACAAACTACCAGCGTTTGATAATAACAAGGAGGAAATATTTATAAATTTAATGAGGGACATGGAAATAATGAAATTAAAGGTTGAAGAGAATGAAAAATTCAAAAAAGAAATACAAGAAAAAGACATAGAAATTGCAGCATTGAAAGCTAATCAGCAAGGGCAACAAATAATAGATAAGCAACAAATCAATAATGTTGATAAACAACAAATTATTGATAAACAAATAGTTAATAATAATGTTAAATTAATCGCTTTTGGAAAAGAAGATATGAGTTATCTCACAGATAATATATGTAAGCAAATATTATCTAAAGGCTTCCAAAGTGTACCAAAACTTATCGAACATCTACATTTTAATAAGGAAAAACCAGAATACCATAATGTTTATATCCCAAATCTCAGGAATGACTTTGCAATGGTTTTCGATGGGGATGATTGGGCATTGCGTGATAGGGATGATGTCGTTACACAACTAAAGGACGAGAAAGCTGAATTCATTTCCGGAAAATTCCATGAATTATTAGAAGCGGGAGAACTTAATGAAGCAACTATTAAAAAATTAAAAAGATTTTTAAAGGAAAAAGACGAAGACCCTGCTGATTCAATTTTGAAAAATGATATTAAAATGATCCTATATAACAAACGCAATATGGTAATGGCAACTAAAAAGAGCATAAAATTACTTACACGAAATTAAAAGTAACAAGATAAAGTATTTACACTTTTACACGGTGCATATGGTGCGTGTATTTCCACGAATAACCTTTATGTCAAATAAAAATGCATCGTAATGACCAAATTAATAAAATATAATTATAATTTTATTAACTAATATTTTTTACACGGTGCTTAAACCGTGTAAAAGTACCATTTTCACATTCCCCTTATGATCTATTATTAAGGAAGTTGAGGTATTTTCCTGGAATACAAGGAAGTTTAAGGAAATCTGAGGAAGACACTTCTGTATTATTTTTAAGTTTAAGATCATATCCACTACAAAATCATATTATTAATTATTCTCGGGCATTACTCAATTACTCCTCAGGCATTACTCAATAATTTGTTGAATCAGTATCGAATGGTACTCTGCGTTGTTTAGCGAGCATGCTGCCCATTCTATGATGTGATTCAATATGTGAAAAAACTAAATATAACAAAACCGCTACTGCTGCTCCGACACTGTGTAAGCTGAAATATGTTTGACCAACTCCGTTTCCGAATTCTTTAAATTTCTTAGCCTCATGATCATATAAAAAAGCTGGTTTATATAATACCAATCCGATCATTACAATGACAAAAACAAGTATTGCATTGTAGGTAGAATTGCGTGGATCAATTAAACTCATAACTATATATTATTAGTACATATTAATTACAAAATTTATATGTATTCTGTTAATGAATCAGTTTATTGGTTATTATTAAAATTCAATTCTGGGTCATCATCAAAAATTGTTTTAGTTTGTTGATACGACTTTGTTTTTGTTATATCTGGTAAATCTCTATGTATTGCAGCAGTTTCTTCATCAAGTGCGGTTGTGAAATTAGTCATAGCAACTGTTCTTTGATTATATTTATCAATAAGTTGTTTAGATATTTCCTTTTGATCAATCATATCAGATTTTTCCAATTGATTAAAGTTATAAAAATCATCTCTGTTAGATGTGTCGCTCTTTCCACCAGCACCTTCGAATGTCATAAATCCAATGACGAATATTTCTTCGATAGTTATTGTTGGTTTTTCATTTTGCTTTTTATCGAAAAATTTTCTTTCTTCATTAACTGAATGTTTATTAATAATGAAACTTACTCTAGCAATCATTTGGTCTGAAACATTTTTCTTTTCTAATACAAAGTAGCAAACATATTTTGTTTCGTCATTGGTTTCGTACTTTTCTACTTTTTCGATATTAATAAGTTTTACTTTAGATTTCTTGGCTGGTTCATTATAAATATTTGCTGGAAGTCCAAGTTCTTCCTGTTGCTTATCCCATCCAGATTTTACCTTTTTATCTGGCATTAATTCATCCCATCCAGAGTTTTTGGTTCTGAAATCATCAATATCACCTATATTAGCATTAACTTCTCTAATAAAATCGTTAACTATTTCCTTGACTAACTTATCATTAGGTTTTCCGGCCCTTGTAGGTACATTAGCTTGGTTGAATATTGGTTTTTGGCCTGGACAAATATTATTGAAGGCTGTTATTGTATCTCTGAAATCATTATGGAATTGCATTTCTACAAAGTATGGGTTGATTTGTTTGCTTTTCTTAGATTTTTCACTTATTATATTATCGAGATGTTCTAAAGAAAAATCGTCATCATCAGTTTCCTTAGTGAATCGTACCTTTTTCTTTTTTTGCTTTGGTACTTGACTAAAATATTCGTTATTATTTTTATATCCTTTGACTATCCAATATATAATGTATCCAATAACAAGGATCAGTAATAAATCAAATAAATTCATCTATTATATTATATGTAATAGATGAAAAATCTTGACATTAAATAATTATTATCAACAATAACTCATTTTATTAATTTCTTTAATCCCCGCGATAATCATCAATGTCTTGTGCATTTGTTTCCATAGTTTCTTCATCGACATCCAATGCATCATCCTCTTCAGCTGCATCAAGTTCATCATCATCTTCTTTATCAGTATCGGCTGCTTTTTCATCATCAGGGTCTTTATATTCTTCATATATACCTGTAGTGAATTCTTCAAGACCATGTCCCTTTTCTTGAATATCATGTAAATAGTCAGTGCTCTTAAGGATATATGTGAATCTTTTGATATCATAAATTTCCAAAGCTGATTGATCATTGAACAGATCAAACATGATATCAATAAATTCGAGTATGAATGTTACAAGATTTGCTTTAATAAATTTATTTTGGTTGTAATTAATTAATTTAATAAATTCATGTATGATGTAAAACAATAATAAAGATCCATTTGTATCGAATTTGTTTATTTCATAAGTATTCAAAATAGTTTTAGATTCGTCATAATTAATATTAATATCATCAAGGCCAGATGTATATACACCATGTGTTACAGCTTTCCAATGTTTAAAGATTTTATGTTCTCCCTTTTCGTCAGTTAATACTACAGTGTTTAATTTCTTTTGATATTTCTCAAGAATCATTGTAAGTGTATCAACATTTTCTTTGACAAATTTAGGCTTGTTATCATCAGTTTGTTCATTTTTATCTACAGTTGGAGCAGTAGTATTTTTCAATCTATAAATGAATCTTTGGAATTCTGAAATTGTTTTCTTAAGGTTTTGAATTCTATCACTAATTGCATCGAAAATAATTGTTTTTGTCATATCTTCTTTGTCAAGTTTAATATCTAAATTATTGTAATTGATATCATGCGATGCTTGTTTTATTTTTTCTTTAACATTGATAAAGTGACTGATGTAACCTAATAATTTAACCTTATTGTAAAGTGAATATTTTATTTTTATTTTCTTTTCAGTTTTCTTATTAAGAACAAAATCTTTGCTGCTTTCCTTGTACCCAAGTAATATATGTGTTATTGCATCATAAAATACTTCTGTTTTTCCTGTTTTAAAGCTTGTATAATAAATTACATCAGTTTTGAAGAATGGATGGTTACTTTTGTAAGTTATCTTATTATCTTTATCAGAAATAATAATTGGTTTGTCGAGATCATATCCCAATTGATCATGGTCGATGATATAAATATTGCTTTGTAAGTTTGCATTTTTATCGGAATCAACACCAATTACTGATTGAACGGTATCAATAAAGTTATCAATAAATTTGTATGGGTTTTCCTTTGTAGATTCCTTAGAATAAGTACCTTTTAATTTTTCAATAACCTTTTGTGAATATTCAAGTTCTTCAGCAACAATATCTTTTGTTTTATGATGAATGAAATTTTGTTGATTTTTCTTTTCATTGATGGAACGTCCGATTTGTTCTAATTCTTTATCTGTAAATTTATGATTATCATGATGATTACATCTTTGACACACATTACATTTTTCATCTTTGCTAAATAAGTAGTTATGTAATACACCATCTTTGCAATACTTTTCTGCGATTGTAGACAATTGAAGGTGTCTAAATTTAGCTTGTATTTCCTCGGTTTTCTTGTTATCGATTTCTAAATTCTTAATTTCCAATGTGCAGTTCTTGCATACCAATGTATTACCTTTTGGACCCCATTGGTGGAATTGTCCATCAGGGCAATTTGTGACGTTATTGAGATTGTAATATTTATCATGTTTAAATGTACGCGGTTTGATATAATATTTAGGTAATCTACACTTATTGTAGTTTGGATCGTCATATGAAATTGGCTCATATTTACCAGTTAATTTAAGTGGTTGTAATTTAGTCATTACATACATTTTCTTATCAACTGCTATGGAAGTTTTACCATCTTCATACTTAAATCTATCGAGTAAGGTTTCACTGCTAAACATAGTTGTTAATTTTTGGTAAAATTTGGTACTGATAATGTCATATAATCGGTGTTGATCATCTTTGGCGCTAATTTCTAATATACTATTAAGGATATCAACAATAGTGTGTATGATGATTCTTTGAATTACTGGATTAAATTTCTTTTTATTTGCAGCTTTGTCATCAGTGTATTCATAATTCCACATATTGTATTTTGTAGCCATACATGAGATAATGTAAAGTATGTAACAAAGTATTTTATAATTTTTGATATTTACTAAATCACCATCTTTGTTTCTTCTTATCTTCAATCCATCAAAAAGTACATGCCCATATTTTTCAAAGATTGGGAAATTGCAAATTCCTTTCTTATCACCTGTCATAAAAGTTACATGGCTGTCATTAATATCTAAAATCATTAAAATCATTGTATATGCAAGTATGTTATTAAACTTAATATTTTTGTAGTAATCTTTTTCTTTACTTGAGTAAATGAAAATTGTATTATCCAATTCAAAGACGAACAAGCTTGACAAATCTCTGTTTATCCCATATAATTTTGTAGCCATTAAATTTCTTTCTTTGAAATCCTTTTTGAGATTTTTATTATTTAAAACTACGATATCAATGACATCTTTAATGACAGCCTTTCTACGCCACTTAATATTTGTTGACGCGCCCAAATAATAAGGTATATTTACAATGGATGCAATCTTTTCAATAGATTTATCAATACTTCTAATAGCGGTTTTATGTTTTTCGTATTCTGGGATGGATTCTAATGGAACTTCCATAGGCATACTGAAAGTGATAAATCTTTGAGAATCATCATCGAATACACCATCAGTTACGAATTTTTTGATATTAAGTTGGAACCCGCAACTTCTGCAGATATATTCTTGTTCATTATTTTCAACAACGTATTGATAAATAAATTCGTAAAGTAAATCTGCATATTTATTTGGATTTGTTTTTCTTAAGCTGTGAATATTTTCCCAAGTGATGTTATGTTGGCACACTCCACTTACGACTTCTTCCTCTCCTGTTTTTGTATCATCGGTGACACTGTAGATATCAAATTTGATTGTTTGTATTTTTGGGGGTTTGACGGCTGGCATTGACGGTAACTTTAAAATATCACCAGACAGCCCGTGGAATACATCTTCCTGTTCGTCATATTGTGGCTCTGATTTCTCGTATTTTTCGGTATACATCTTATCTTCAACTGAATTATAAAGATCTGATTCTCTTGGTAACCGGATGGATCTTTTTTCTATTTTATTAATAATATTAAATCCTTTGTAAAAAGACAATTCCTTGTAAGTGTCCATTTTTTCAACGATTTCATAATAAATTTCGTTAAGTAAGTCATCATATAATTTTGAAATAATATGTTTTACTTGATCTTGATTTGTCAATTTATTAACTTGCTCATATGTTTCCATTTTGGCACGATCAACTTCTAAGTCAAACATCCAATAGACGGATGACTGATGTTTAGTACCTTTAACTGAAGCATGACGAAGATATTTAAGCATTAAATCATATCCATTTTTTGATTTACCTCCAAATTCTCTGATATCTTTGACATCTCTAACTTTGAGACATTCCTTTGGTGCAAATGAGGTTGGAATCATAAACCCGACTATATTTATGACTTGATCTTCACTTCCAACACGTACTTGTAAAGGATTTCTTTTATCTTGTCTATGATCTCCAGATTTTTCAAAAGTAACAGATCTTACTGCATCAACTGTATTATTAAGGGCTAACCCAAATCCAAATGATTTAAAATCTTTAAAGTTAATATATGGATATTGTCTATAATGCATAAGATCATTGTAATATTCGTTATTTTCGATACTTTTACGACCTTGATTAATAAGTTTATTAATAATTTTTATTTCTTCATTATTGTTGACAAGAATTGCTTTACGATCAATTAGCGGTGCATAAAAATTCTTTTTAATATTTTGTTTAATCTTTGGATCTTTAATTGTATCCGAATAGTATTCGGATGTGCTATCAATTTTACTTACAACATATCTAATTTTTGTGTCTTCCTTTTTTTTGGTCTTACTAGGGTCAGTTATATTTTTGTCATATTTTTCTGTATCTTTATGGTAAAGCAAGAAATCATCAACAATTGGAACAAGTACCCCACCATTAATTAGTTTAAGAATTTTATCATCAATAGAATCTTCAAATGTTTTGAAACCTTCTTCATTTTCTACGATGTAATTCCAAAGTTCGTGAGCTAATCCACTAAGGACTTCTTTTTTGCTCAATAATTGTTCAACAGAACTAAAGTCGATGTATTGTCTTTTAGGTAAAACAATATCGATAAACATATATTCTCCTTCTTCATTTTCTACACTTTCCAAGATTCTGAATACTTCTTTCTTTTCGTTTTTCTTGTAGATTAATAAAAGAATTAATGTTTTGATGATATTATGTGCCTGATCTTTTTTGTTAGCAAGTTTAAAGTTTTTTTCAACGTATTCGCTACCCAACAAGTTTAAAAATGCGACAGTTTCTTTGTATTCTTGTTTAACTGCAACTGATGCTAGTTTTGACTGCTCGATGTTGATAAGTTCGGCAGTATTTCTAATTATTTTATAGTAGTTAACTATATTTGCATTATTTTCACTATTAAAGAAATTTTCTATTTTATAACCATAACTGACTTGGTTTTTTGTAAATTCAATAATATTATTAATAAATGTATCATCTTTACCTTTGTAAAAGATACCAACTGTTAAAAATAAATAGTATGCTATATATCTTTTAATTATTTTTGTAATCATAGTTACATTATCTTCATTATGAACTAATTCTCTTATTTGAGCCATATTAATGGTTTTAATGTAATTTGCCATGAAATCGTTAATCTCTTTTTGGAATTTTACAAAATTGGTTTCATTCAGTACTTTTTCAAAGCCTTTTTCTTTTGTAGCAACATTGTTATAAAAATCATCTATAACTTTATCTAGTAAATCGTCAATTTTATTAATGTACATTCTTCAATAATGAGAATTATAATATATCAAAAGAATAAATTTAATCGATAATATTGTACAATAATAAAACCTATACTTAATCAATTTATTCTACTATAATTCTTACTTAAAGTTTGCTATTGTTTTTATAAATAGTTAGTAGAACATTTTTATGTGTGAAGATGATGTATCACTATTAAGTTTAATTAATAATATTACTGAAAGTAAATTAAATACTACCTACTTGGACTTCAAATCAAGTATTGAAAAACTAGGCTATAGTGTCAGAGAAGACGATGATTTAGTTATTATTAATAAAAATGAAGAATCGTGTATGTTTGATAAAATTAAAATGAGACCTATTTGTTTGAAATTATCAAATACTATATATAATGCAAATGCACTAAAAGAATTACAAGAAATGAATTGGAAAGAAGCGATTGTTCAAGTTGCATATGAGGGAATATCGGTAAATGTGTTTAAACATAATAACACTTGGCGAATAACAACATGGAAATCAAATGATAATAATTCAGAATTGATAAATAAAAAGGTAACATGTAAAGAACTGTTTGATGAAATAATTTCCGATAAGTTTAATTTGGACGACTTAAATCCAAATTATTGTTATAATTTTGTTTTAATTCATCATAAAAATAAAAACATTATTAATTATGCTAATTTTGGATCTGAATTTAGGGAACTTGTACATATAAGTACTGTTGAAAAATATACATTAATTGACGCATATAATTGTAATATTATTGGTGTATTAAGAAACCAACCTATGTATTTTTCATGCTTTGATGAATTAGAAACTAATTTAGAGAAAAATTCATGTGAAAATACGATAAACAAAAGATTAACTTTAGAGGGTTATCAAATACGAGTCAATATAAGTAACGGAGTTTATAAAACATACAAATTACAGACTGAAATATATCAAAAGCTATTAAAAATTAAGCTCCAAAATGATAATACATACCAAACATTCTTAGAATTATATCAAACAGATAAATTACATGATATTCTTCCATTTTTTACAAAATATTCAAACGAGGTAACTTACAGAATTAATATGTCAATGAGAACTTTATCTAGAGAAATTCTAAATATATATCACGCAACACGTAATAAACAACACACTGAAATTTATGAATTATTGACAGAACAATACAAGAAAATTCTTTATGATATTCATGGTATTTATATTAATAATAGAAAGAAGGATTTTATTAATGGTCGGGAATTGGAAGAAAATGAATCAAAATCAATAACAGTGCATGATATATATTATCATATTAAATCACTGCCATTTGTACAATTAAAGAAAATATATATGGACAGACAAATTTTGCTAAAAAGTGAACTATTACAAAAACATTTATGCAAGGATTGTATCTTTTCATTAACTCATACAAAATTAATGTTTGGTTAAATGGAATTAATCTAAATGGAATTAATAAGAGTTAATTATCGATAAGTTTATTGATAATTAATTTAATAAATAAATATTTACTGCTTACTTGCTACCTTTGACAGTTACCTTTTTACTTTCAGTTGGTTTACTGCCAAGTAATTTAGTGAATTGTTTTTCGAGATGTTGGAACACTTCTACCAAATAATCGATTGATTCGAACATTGCTGGTAAAGGTGAAGCTTGTTCATCTTCACATGTTACCTTAAATCTTACCATTCTAACTAGGTGATCAGGTTTTGCTACACCAGCAAAATATATTTTTGGATTATTTTGCCATGCATTACACATTAATTGTCCAATTGTATGATCCTCGCCAACAAGTTCAAAATTGATTGATTTTGCAGGAACTATTTCCTTTTGGCTAACCTTATTTTCAAGAACTGATTTAATAGCGTCGAGTTTTGTTTGAAGTAATTTGCACGACTTGACGAGAACCTCAAATTCGTCCATTTGTCCACTAGTTTCGCAATGGTAAGTAACCTTGTTTTCATTATTATCATCAGCAAATGAATGTGCTTCACCACATGCTGCCCATATGTTATTTCTTTCACCAACTCCTAGTACTGCTTTCATTCTGCATTTGAAAGATTCATTAGGACGTAAATCGATAAGCAATATTGGATCGTTCTTATTATACATTTCTACCTGTTCACCATCAATAAATACAGTTGCTTCAGTAGTTTGCACATTCATATTTTCAGGTGTATTATTATGCGCATTTACATAAAGTTCAATTAATTGTTCATCTGGATGCTTTTCTCTTTTTGGATCAGAATAGTCAATACTTTGCCAATATTTTGGATGTAAGAAATGAAGTGGTGGGCTAAGATTATATAGTGGTAATGATGATAATCTGACTTTCATTGCGTCATTATTATAGATGGTATTATTAAATTCAATTTCAATGCATTCACTAGCAAAAGCATATGTTGGTACATCATCGTAGCAAACACGTCTAAGAGTGTTACCAATAACCTCATTAACATCAGCCCCAATCATATCGAAGGTTAGTTCACTATCAATGAGAACATCTCTTAGAACCTTGTTAACATTGCCAACAGCGATATCTATTTTTTTGGACATTAGTATATATATTACTAATATTATAATTCCATTAGTATTTAAGTAATCAACAATCAATTTTTTTGGTGGGGTAGAATGGTCAAAATAATATATGATATATAAAATATATAATATGGCATCAAATGCGAACAATAAGAATATTTTCTTTATGTTACCGGAGTGTGCAACCTGTCAAAATTTAGCAGAATTACTCAAAAATGAGGGTATACTTAATAATTTCCAAGTAATAAATGTAGAAAAATTACAAAAAATACCTGAAGCTTTAACAGATGTTCCAACTTTAATTGTTGCAGGAATTCCCAAACCATTAGTAGTGCGTGAAGCATTTATTTGGTTGCAAAATGTTAAAATGATTCGTCAACGGTCGCGTGTTGATATGAATAAAAGAATCATGTATGAAATGACAAAGAATATGCAATTCAAAGATGGCCCAAAAGGATTTTCATCTAATGAAATGTTGGGATTTTCAGATAATTTTGCATATCAAAACGAAAATATAAATCAAGATAAATCCCAAGCACAAGCAAAATCATTTTTTAGTTACAAAGATGAGGAGAATAATGCGATTCTTACAGGCGAGGAATATGGAGAAAAATTAAAAGAAACAGATCAAGCTAAATTACTTGAATCAATTGAAAAACAAAGACAAGACACAGAATCCCAATATAAGCTTCATATGAAACAGGAACAAATTAAAGAGGTTATGAAAAGCGAACAAGAACGAATCCTTGCGGAAAGATACGGAAAATAATATATAAAAGAATATAAGTATAAATAATCTATATGTCAAAGAGTGAAATTAGTCAATTAACAGGTGAAATTGAAGAATTAAAAGTTGGTTTTAATAATATAGCCGATCAATTAGCCCATGTATTAATCAAAATTGCGCCCAATTCATCACTAGCTACATTTGAAAAAGAATTTAACACATTAATTCGTCAAAAATCAAATAAATTAATAGATACATTTGTCATAGACGTACTTTTAGTTCATAAAGATAAAATTCTTGCCGGTGATGACACATATTTTATGGGACAAGAATTTAAAAATGTAACTAACGGTGACAGTGCAAATATAAGTAGAGTATTTGAATTTAAGGAAATTTGGAAATCATTAAGTCCAGAAAGTAAGCTATCAATAAAACAATATATGAAAATTTTAACATTAACAGCTGATAAATATTTAACATCAGTAATGAGATTAAAAGAATTAGCTCCAAAAGTCTAACATATCTGCGACATCCTTTGCTATAATAATACCAAAGAAAATACCAAATATTTTTTGTAATATTGATGTATCCGAAATCTCGAAACCGAGGATTTCGAATTTATCCCATTCAGTTTTAAGAATATTTTGAAGTATGACCCAATTCAGGATTTCATTTGACTTCATTGCAGATATCATTGATTTAGTTGATACGTCAAATATCGGTTTTTGTAAATTTTCCAAACTTTCAATATTTGGAATAATAAAGTCATCAGTTTTCTTTTCAAGAAATTTAGAAATATAAATCTGAGAACTCATTTCCTTGATAATATCATCAATTGATGTTCTACTGTATTGAATTGATCCAATAAATATTATTTCAATAATAATAAATACGATTAAATTTGTCAAATCATTTGGCGAATATATTTTATTTGCTAGTGCGGTTAGAACACCATATACGCCAAGTATTCCTATAATATTTGTTGTAACAAAAAAGGTACCAAGATTTTCCACAGTTTGTCCATAATTGTTTCTTATTGCCATAAATTCAGTACCGATTGTAGATATTTTTGCTGAGATGGCGGACGATCCACTGGAAAATTCTTTAAGATTATCTGAAAACTTTTGAATAGCCACAGTATGATATAACATTAAAATGGAAAATGTTATTGTATTTGTAAAAAATATGATATAACTGTATAATTTTTCAAAGAAAATCAATATACTCAATAGTATTTTTCCCCTTAATTCACACATTAAATAAATTTCTGAGTAAACGCTAATATAAAGATTTTTATTTAATGATACTACACATATTATGGCCAGTATTAAACTTATTGTAAACCCGGAGATTAAACAATACAAATATTTTATTGATACATTTGGATGTAATTTTAAATTTTCAAACAGATGTTGTTTTTTAAAATATATAATACCTGTAACATATTGAGCAAAAAATAGTAATTGAAAAGCATTTTGAAATCCAATGTCAGCACTTCCATTAATAATGCTATATACAACAGATCCAATAAATGGCCATATAGTCAAACATATAATAAGAAATGAATATAAGATATTAGCGGTAAGTTTAATCTTTGGGTATTGTTGTTCATTACGAGTATGAACAACAACATTTCCGTTTTCGATATCAACTACTAAATCATTCTGGGTAACACTGTTTCTTCCGGTATCTCCTCTATTATGATTCCATGAATAGCCAATTACCTGCAAGTAATTATTGTACGTGAACTCGTCAACGCATTCACCCATTTTGATGTATTTTATTTACAGTAATAATATATTAGATATATTAGAGTTATTAATGATCAATTTTTTGTTAGCTGCGGCTATAATTAACTTTTATTATATTTAGTAGTAATATTAATGAGCCAAGTTATCGAAGCAGGTAATTCAAATAATATGCAAATACACCACGACACATTCATTGCTAGTTTAATGTTACTATTAAATTTGATTAAAGAAAAATCACCAAGCAAAGAAGTTTGTGGTCGTGATATGCAAAGTGATGCTAAAAAATTACTAGATGCATTCGACACAAAAAAGATAGATGTTATCGGCGAAGGCAATTTCATTAAAAAAGCATATTTTGTATTATCCAGTAATGTCCAATTATTAAAATATAAGGATGAAAAACTTTTCCAAATAAAAGATCTCAAAGGAGGAAAACAAGTATTAGTAACTATAATTCCAGGTATAGATCTTAACCGTCTATGGCCACATGTTAAAGAACACCATAAAGCAATGTGGAGATATTTATCATTCATGTATGTTTCAAGTGTAAGAATGATTAATATGGTTAATGAAACAGCACTATCTCCATCTGATGTTGAAATGATTTCATATTTCGAATCAGATCTCGCTACTGGAGAAAATTTAATTACTGAATTTTGGAACACTTTCCCAAATACCACAGTTTTAGTTAAGGAACAATTTAATCCATATGTTGGTGTTGGTGTAAACAGCCAAGAATATGGGGTTGATCAAATGTTTAGCGGTCCAAAATTACTTGCTGATCAAGCTGCACCAGGTGTAAGCTCAATGGCTAAGATGTTGGGTATTGATAAGATGATCAATATGGATGATTTATCTAACCAACTCAAAAATATTAGCAAAAAGGATATTGATGATGCAACAGCAAACATTAAAACATTATTGGGAAATGATATTGATCAAGGAACAACAAATATGATTGCTGATATGTTGAATGATATTACTGATGAATTGAAAAATGAAAATGTCGCTAAAGGTGATGCATTAGATAATATTGTAAAGATTGCAGAATCTGTTGCACAAAAAATGATGCCAAAGATTGATAAAAACCAAATTGATATGAAAAAGGTTTGGAACTCAACTAAAAACTTGGCAGACAATTACAAAGACAAAGATGGAAAACCAATGTTTGCAGGAAATAGCAACCCATTAGCAATGTTGACTGGTTTTATGGATTCTCAAATGAAGATGGGAAAATCTAAGCAAGATAAGGTATCTAAGGCAAAGAATGATGATGCCATGCAACAATGCCAAGATATGTTAGCAAAGATGGGTATTAATGATATGGATCTTAACCAATTAAAAAATATGCCACTTTCACAATTAACCGATCTTTCGTCCACAAATGCTAGTGAGTCAGAAGGTGCTAGCAAATCTTCTAAACGTAAAAACAAAAAATAACCAGAATCTCTCAGATTCCAGTCTACATGCGCAGTCTAGCATTAATGCTACGAGTGCTTTCGCCATGAATTAATGTATAACTATGACCTAATTAAAATTTAATAATAATTACTAAATTTTATAATTGCTATAACTCGCGTAAAAGCACATAAAATATAATCACTCTATAAAATTATATATGATACAGAGACAAAATCTTTATAAGGTATTAAAGGAATCTCATTTACTTGAAATCATTGCTGACCATCAAACAGAGTTAGTAACAATATTATTTAATTACTTTGATAATGAAGATTTAACTAAAGATTTTAAAAATAATTTGGCCAAACAATTCCCAGATTGTTTCTTTGCTTTAGTTCAAGTTAATAAGCCAGGTGCCGCAGCCAATAAATCTAAACCATTCATTGCTGATAATGGTAAGATTGTTTCAGAATTAAAAGGTAAAACTTTGCCATTTGTATTTTTTTACTATAAGGGACTTGAAATTGGAAGAATTGAAGAAGCAGCCGCAGATGTACTTAATAATACATTTGCAATGCTTAAAACAAAAATAGATGAGTCTTTGGGAAAACAACCTGAACAGCAATCTTCATCAAATGTACAAATAAATCCAAATTTTACAAATGTGGTCCAAGAGCAACCAGCTGCCCAACCACCTGTTGAACAACAAGGAGAATCTCAAGCACAACAACAATTAATGAACACCATGATGCAACAAGCATTGGCACAACAGCAACTTGAGAAGATGAAAAAGGTTCAACAAATATATGAGCTTGAACAATTGCAAAAACTAAAAGAAATGAAAGAATTACAAGAAAAGCAAAAAAAATAAAATTGCCATATTGAATTATAAATATATTTATTAAATTTTAATCATATGTAATAAATATAAGTAATGTCATATAGTAGGATAGAAAAAGATCCGAGAGATATTTTTTGGCTCGATGATCCGACTGTTTTATATTCTAATAATAATTATATTAGATTTGTACCATCCCCAAAGATGACAAGGACTGAACAACTAAATGCCTTGACAAGATTTAGCATTTATTTGACACTTTTAATAATATTATTCGGAAAAGCAAAAGAATGGCTTATTGCACCAGTAGGTTTATTTATATTTGTTGTTATTATTTATAATATTTGTAATTTGGATAAATTAAGTAAACAAAAGGAAGCAAATAGATTTAATAATGAATTATTCGATGCTGAAGGTGATGGAAAACCCGATGATGAAACTGAATACAGTATTGAGGCAGGTTATTATGATTCTAATGGTAAGTTACGTACTGGAAAGTATTTAGGACCGGAAACTAAGCGAGTTATGGCACCTAAACCAGATTATGAAAAATTTGAGAAATACACCAAAGCAACTTGCAGATTACCAACAGAAAATAATCCATTTATGAATCCTGCAATTACTGATTTCAATAATGGAGACGCTCCAGCAGCTTGCAATGCTGATGACGATGAAGTTAAAGAAATTATTGACACTAAATTTAATGAAGGATTGTACAGAGATATTGATGATTTATTTAATATTAAAAATTCACAAAGACAATTCTACACTGTTCCAGTAACTAGTACACCACCAGATACTGTTGAATTTGCTAACTGGCTTTATAATACACCAAAAACAACTGTTTGCAAGGAAACAACCCCTGAAGGACAAAGTAATTGCTTACGTTATGAAGATATCCGTCTCAGACGTTAAAAAAATTGAATCATTGAATGCGTTGGTAGTACTATTATATAACTTATTATATAACAATCCATTCTCCCATTATTTGAAATGAGCCAAGCATCCGTCATTGAAGCTGTTCAAGCACCAGTTGCTGAATCTGCAGTTAAAGTTGATAAAACGGCTTTAACTGAAGAGCAACAAAAACAGTATGAACTAATTGTCCGCGATCTTCAGGAAGTAATTGCTGGAGAAAATCATGAGGAAATCAAACGTGTTCTGAGGGTACGGCCTCTGCGTTTGTACTGGGGGACCTCAACAACTGGAATTCCGCACTGCGGTTACATTCTTCCTGCTCTCAAAATTGCAGACCTTCTTGATGCTGGTTGCGAGGTTACTATTTTGTTGGCTGATCTTCATGCATATCTTGATGCTATGAAATCCACTTTAAAACAACTTGAATCAAGAACAAAATTTTATGAAATTGTACTGATAGAGCTCCTCAAAGCTCTTAATGTTGACGTAAGTAAATTGAAATTTGTTGTAGGAACAAGTTTCCAGCTATCAAGGGAATATACTATGGATGTTTACAAAGCAAATACAATGATGTCACTAAGGGACGCTGTTCATTCTGGTGCAGAAGTGGTTAAACAGTCAGAGAATCCAATGATAACATCGCTATTATATCCGTCATTACAGGCTCTGGATGAGCAATATCTAGGTGTTGATGGTGAGCTGGAAGGTTTGGATCAACGCAAATTAGCGATGAATTCTAGGTCATTAATGCCTCAATTGGGATACAAAAAACGTTTTCATCTGTTTAATCCAATGGTACCAGCATTATCAAAAGTTAAAGGTGGTTTTAATGGGAAAATGAGCTCAAGTGATGCAGCTTCGAAAATTGGTTTAACAGACACTGCTAAAGAAGTTAGACAAAAAGTAGCAACAGCTTATTGTGATCCAGATGATGCTGAAGATAATACACCTTTGATTTTCATGGAAAAATTAGGTTTTAAAATACTAAGAAGATTGAACAAGCAGTTTATCATGAATCGTCCAGAGCAATATGGAGGAAAACTTCAATACGATAATTTTGAGAGCCTTAAAGAAGCTTTCAAAAATAAGGCTTACCATCCGGCCGATCTAAAAACGGGTATTTCTGATTTAATAAATGAATTACTTGAACCTATCCGTGCAAAATTTTCTGAAAAAGAAATGAAGGAGCTTACAAAGAAAGCTTATTAATTAGAGTTTAAGATTATTAATCATGGTTTCATAAAGTTTATCATTTGTATAAGTTATGATATCAGTGCATTTATTTATATTTTTAATATATTCATCTAATATATTATCTAATTTTTTGTATTCCTTAAACGATATTCTTAAAAGTTTAATATTATTTTTAATACAATATTGATTTTTGATATTATCCCTCATCTTTAATTGTTCAAAACTGTTTTCTCCCCCAAATTTAGCAAACGCTGTAAAATGTTGACTGCCGTCATATTCTATTAGATACTTATCATCAATTAAAAAGTCAAAATGCAAAACTTGTTTGCCTTTGCAATCAGGATAAGTTTTTTGTGGGTAATAGTTTATATTATTTCTCATTAAATAATTTTTTATTTTATTTTCACCTCTCGATATTACACAACCACATCTATGTCCTAATTTAAATTGGTAATATGCTATATGTGAAATATTTCCACATTTACATATATATTCTAATTGGTCATCACAATGTTTATATTCTGTTGATAACAATGTGCACCCATTCTTTTCGAATTCTTTTTTGACATCAACAAACTTGAATCTTAAATTATCATGTACACAAAGCTTACATCTGGTTCCCATTTTTAATTTATTAAAACAAATATTAAACTTATGGCCTTTATCACACATTACATCTAGCTTTTGCTTATTATCTTTGTATTGGTCAATTGGTAATAATTTAAATCCAATGCTTTCTACAAATTGTTGAATATCATCAATCGTATATTTGATTTTTCCAATAGCGCATATATTGCAACGTTGTCCATTACTGAAATTATTCCACCGAATTTTACCCAAATGTCCATCATTGCACTCATAACTTATAGGTGTTGTTGAATTAACATAAACGGTATCTAAAACTTTGTAACCAACTTTTGAAAATTTTTCTTTAATAATATCGATGGTGTATTTTATTCTTGGTTTGCTCATTTAATAATAACCAATATATGGTATCATTTATATGTATAAAGTTATGATTTCATATTTTTATAAATTAAAAGCGATGACGTCTACGATTTTTATGAATAACCATAACTTCAGGTGGACCACCTCTATGGTTACCACGCCTATTTTTAATTTGATCACGCATATCATCAAGTTGTTCATCAGTAGCCCTATGAAAGGTTTTACCACCTCTACCACACTTTGGATCATAATGATATGAATATGCTTTTGAAAGATATTTTGTAAACTGTGGTTCACGAACGACTGTATCGATATCACTATGTACAGTCAAGTTTCTTTTACGATATTTATCGACTCGCTGGTACATTCTTTCAATATAACTACCCACAAAGTATTCTGCATTTGGAGTATAATCGGTGTAGTAGAATGGGATTAGTTTAACATCAGCGGCGAAATATTTACAAGTTTTTTTCCAAATTGATTCCCAATTTGCCACATATAATTTTTTACCATCATGGATACATTTTAAAAATTCCATATCTGTTTCTGATTTAATATAATCAAAAATCGAATTGTATGCTTTTTTTTCTTTAAGATTATATTTATTCATTGTTTCCAAATATTCTTCATTTCGTGACATCATAGATGTATGATGATAAACTCCAATAACATCTATTTGTTTCGCATCTTTTACATCTTTTGGTTTGTATGAATATGGATAACATAATGCACTCAAAGCAAATGCGTAATCTTCATATCTCTCATTAGTTAATGTAAAAGTTGTATTCATATAATCGATGAATGTTTTTGATATAATACTTTCTTCATGAATTTTTTTATTATATTCCCCATTAACAATATATTTTGTTTCTCCAGTTTCTTTATCAATTATTGGTTCAGGTAAGTATTCATCCTTGACTTCATCCCAATGGTATTGTGGACGCAAGTTCATGTAAAAAATATCGATATCTGATTCTCCAGACCAACGTTCACCTATTAAACATTGTAGGATGAATGAACCAGATATTTTGCATTTTGTCACATTTAAAGTGTTACAAAATTCATCAACATTAATATCTTTTCCAAAACATTCAGCTAATCTCGATTTTAAAACCAAATTAAAATCTTTATATTTTGGAAGAACTTTATTATTTACATGTAAGCAAGTTAATCTAAATGCGAATGTTTCGGCAAATGTTAGAAATTGGGTTACATGATTTATTATTATGTCTGGCTGCAAACTTAGTTTCAACATAATTATGATAATAATAATGTAATTAAATATCTTATTAATTTGTTATTTTTCAATATTTTAAGCAAATCCTTGAGGGAATCCAGTCAAATCAGAGCATTGGATTAGAATTTGAGGATAAAGTAATTTAGATAATTCAAAACTGTTAATCACACCTCCATAATCTTTTTTAACTAGTTCATTTAATTTATTAATATCAGGTTCTGTCGAATGAGAAACATGGGTAATTTTAAAACCGTATTTTTTAACCAATAAATCAATATAATGTATCGAATGTGACGACCCAGTATAACTAAGACCATTAGTTACATAATCTTTGTCTAAAAATCTCCTCATAAAATATATATCTACAAAGTAAACAAAAAATCCAATTGCCAAATCATCTATTTTTGCAATTAATTCACTAATTTGGTCAGGTAATGAATTTATAGTTTTCCATCCGATGCGTTTAACATCATCAATACCAGTTTCAAAGGCATGATATTCGACCTTTGCAAGATTAATACCGTTTGTATCAATAATAGTGATGACTTGATTAATATATTTCAAAATCAAATCATAGTGGTATGATATTTCTCCAATCCAATAATCAAAAATAACTTTATTTTCGGTATGATTATATTTTTTTAATTTATTGATAATTTTAAAAATAGTGTCTTTATTTCTGTCAGATGATTCAGAATTAAGCATCAATTTATAAATAAATGTAATTTCATCTAATAAATTAACAAATAATAATTTAAATGATTCTAGTTCATTTTTAAATCTGAGTGACCATATATTTGTCCCTTTAATTCTTTTTAATAAATCGTCAACAGTTTTACATAAATCTTCTCGCGTATCAATATAATGTAATCTGACATTAGCTTTTTCATTAATGGAAAATTTTACTGGAGCTGTTTTATTATCAATTATTGTAAATTTTTTCCTAAACAAGCTATGAGCGTCCAATATATATTTTCTAGTGAAATTATCTGCATTAGTTTGTGCTATATTTGGATAAATTTCCAAAAATAAATCGATTGAATCACACGAGGTATTTTTAATTTGTTTTCGGATATATTTAGATATGTCAATACTATTAATATCATCGCATTTGGTTTGCCAATCAATATCCATATGTACATCAAATAATACATACAATACTTTCTTAATATTATGTACATTACCTTCTAATCTAACAACATTAATTGGTCCATTAACGAATAACTTTGTTGGATCATCATATTTGTCACCAATATTAGTTATGGGATTATTCGTCATTTATATTAATATAACATAAATAATTTATGTAATACATAATTAAGCGAACCCTTCAGGAAATCCTGTTAAATCGGAGCATTGAATTAATATTGGTGGACTGAATAATTTAGCTATTTCATAATTATCGGACTGTTTAACTATTTTATTAATTTTGTCAATATCTTTATCTTTAGGATATGATGCATGAGTTATTTTAAAATCGAACTTTTTAACCAAAATTTCAATATAGTTTGTTGAATGGAACGAACCGGTATAAGAAAGTGCATTTGTTATATAATCTTTGGATATGAACCTCTTAATAAAGTATGTGTCAGTAAAGTGTGCATAAAATAATTCCATACCAAATTTAAATTCGCCAAGTAATTTATAAATTATGTTTGGAAGCTCATCTGGAAAATAATTAGTAATTTTAATATTTCCAACATTCATTTCAATAAGTTTAGTTTCCATTGGTACTCCTTCTGTGCTATCTAATTTATCAAGAATTCCCTTAATAATTTTTACAAGTTCTTTATGAAATGTTTGCATTCGTGTAACAAAATGATCAAATACAAGTTTTGTTTCTTTAGTTGTGTTATCTTTTAATTTAAGAATGAATTCAACTATATGTTCATCATTTTGTCTTCTTTCTACATCTTGTTTGGTTAGTAGATCCAACATATATGTTACATCTGCAAGTAAGTTAATAAATAATGACTTATACCACTGAATTCCATTTTTATCATTGAGTGTGTACATATTAACTGATTCTATTTGTCTTAATGTTCCATAAATAGGTATCATTAATGCATGATCTCTATCATCAATATAATGCAATCTCATACTTGGTTTTGGATTAATTGCAAATTTAACAGGTATATCTTTCTTTTCCTGTGTATTTACTTTTTTAAGAAAGAATTTTCTGAATTCATCAAGATATATATCATTAAAATTATTTGGTTTTGCGTTACTTTGATATTGCTCTTTATCCATTTCTAAAAAGCAATCAATTACTGCATCTGTTTTGATTGTTTTAATTTGTTTACGAATATATTGTATTGTGTCAATGCTGTTAATATCAGTACATTTTGTTTGGTATCGTATATCGCTATGATTTTCAAAAAAGACATACAAAACTTTTTTAATATTATTTATATTTCCTTCTAATCTAACAACATTGGGTGGACCACTAACAAATAATTTAGAAGGATCGTCGTATAATTCATTAGGAATAACAGGTTTATCATCATTAGTTTGTCTGCTATTACCACGTTTTTTGGGCATTTATATTAAAGTATTATATTATATTTTATTTGTAGTATTTTATATTATTTTTTCAACAAATAGGTAAAACTAACTTAAGCAAAGCCTTCTGGGAAATCTGTTAAATCTGAGCATTGAATTAATACATCAGGAAAAAACAATCCGGATACCTGAAATTCTGAGCCTTTCTTAATTATTTTATCAAGCTTATCTAAATCTTTTTCAAATCTAAATGATGTATGTGTAACCTTAAATCCATATTTTTTAACTAAAATATCTATATAACGTATTGAATGCATCGCGCCAGTATAACTTATTGCATTAGATACGTAATCTTTATCAATGAATCGTCGCATAGCATATATATCTACAAAATATGAATAAAATTTAGAAACCAAAGTAGAAATATTATTAGTAATATTCATTATATCAGACGGTAACGTGTTAGCATCTCTATATGAAAAAAAATATGACTCGCCTATATTGTAACTAAATAATTTAAGTTCATTATCTGCAATTTTATCGTTAAATTTGTCAATAATTGCGATAATTTCATTGATTAATGCTATAATTTGTTTATATACCGCAGTTATCATATCAACCCAATAGTCATAGATAACTTTATTTTCTTTATATTTGTAGGTTTTAAGTTTTTTAATAATATTTAAAATTTCCTTGTCGTATTTTTTACTATCAATTTTTGAATCAATCAATAAGTTATAATTTTTTGTAATATCATCAGAGAGATCTGAATATAATTTTTTGAATTCATTAACTACTTCCTTATTAAAAAAACTGTACATATTTGTATTTCTAATACTCATGAGTAAATCATTAGAATGTCTATATAATTTGGCTCGAATATCAATATAATGCATTTTTACATCTGCTTTCTCATTTTTTGAAAATTTTGACGGTAAAACCTTGTTTCCACTTTTCTCAACCTTTTTATTAAAAAAATTTTGTATTTTCCAGATGTATTTAGTATTTTTATTATGTGGTTTGGTGTTTTCAATAGTTTCAAGATATGTTTCCATAAAAAAGTCAATATGTTTATCATCTGCTTGCTTAATTTGGTTAACAAAATATTGTACAAAATCAATACTGTTGATATCTATACATTCAGTTTGATAATGTATGTCTTCGTGCCAATCCATAAAAAGATATAATACCTTTTTAATATTATTGATGGTACCTTCAACTCTGACAGCATTAATAGGACCAGTTACAAACAATTTAGTGGGATCATCATAATTAAGTGGTTTTACATCAGTATTTTTTACCATATTATATATTAATATATACTCAAAATAATTATAAAAGTAGTAATTTCATATTCTTATAAAGTTCTTTATTGGTAAACATGATAGTGCTTTTAAGTTTGTCAAATTTAGCGATATAATTATCTAAAATTTTATTAATTTCATCAATTTCGTTATATGATATCCGCAATAATTTTATATTATTTTTGATACAATATTTATTTTTGATATTATCATGTAGAACACTTGTTTCATATCCCTTGTAATTGCCTAATCCTTCGCATGATTTGAAGTGAGCTTGTCCGTCAAATTCTATTAAAAAGTTTTTATTTGTATGTTCGACATAAAAGTCAAAATGTAAAACTTTGATGGCTTTACAATCAGCAAATGACTTTTCTTGAGTAAATTTAATTTTTTTTAAAGTCAAATATCTTTTAATTTTATTTTCTCCAGTCGAGTTGTTGCATCCACATCTGAAACCATTCCTAAACCTAAAATATGTAATTGTTGATATAGTACCACAGTCGCATATAAACCGAAGTTTATCCCTGTATGTATTATATTCGATGGGTTCAGACAATAAAGTGCAACCGGAATCAGTAAATTCTTTTTTAATAGTTTCATAATCTTTATAATTATATTTGATGTCTAAATTATCTATTTCATGAGACATTATCTTATAAAATAGACGTAATTGCTTAAGTAAATAAATAAAATTACATATAATACATTAAGTAAAGTGGATCGTTGTGGATGACTGGATTGACATTAATGATTTCCGTAATGGATTCATCATTACTTGGTTGTTGATAATCCTTTTTAAATTTTCTGTAAACTAATTCAGGAATATGGTTTCCATTATGTACTCTTTCTCTGTAAGCTGCATTATGCATAGCCAAATCATAAGAAGTAAGTACATTAACGCATCTTACTGTGTATTTATTATCTAGGGCCATTTTAATATATTCAGCGCGGGTAGTTTTTGCGGCATTAGTATTATCAATAACTACAGGATCTCCACGTTTTAATGCTTTATCGCATTCACTCAAGCACTTTTTTTTAGTTTTAAGTGTATCATTATTAATCCTTACATAACCATGCGGGACTATTTGTGTATTTGCATAAGTTGATTTTCCGGAGCCTGGATATCCAATCATAATTACCATTTCTTTATCTTTTGGCACAAATTCTGGACTTTTATTTTTAGAATAGTCAGGATTTATTGGATCGAAAGGATAATCTATTTTAGGTGGTTTGACATCTTGTTTGAGGAAAATATTTTCAGGTAAGAAGTATTTAATTTTAGCGTTTATTGCAAACTTATGATCGCAAGCACTATGATCAGTTGGTCTACCACATGCATCACCACAGTAAAAAGATTCATTTGAAACTGGTTCTTTAATGTTTGAGCAAATTAATTGCCACAACCCAATTTCTGGTTTTCTAAACTTGTCTTTAGCACATGCTGCAAATACTTTAACAGGTAAATTTATAATTGCATTAACTTTATCTAATTTTTCAGACCATTCAGCTTTAACAACTTTACCAGTAGACATCCCACTTTGATTCGAAATGAAAACGAGACAAAATCCTTGATCATGCAATTCTTTTAGTTTTGCTGGTACGGATTCATCAAATAGTCTCCAATCATCGCTGTTTAATGGATAATGTCTACTAGTGGATTTTACTTTAATAAGTGTATCGTCAATATCAAATGCTGCGACCTTTGGTTTATATTGAAAGTTGTTGAAAGTTCCTTCTAAATAGTTTTGATTATCAGTCCAAGTCATTATAATAATTGATTGAAACTTGTATTTAAATTATACTCTTTATATTATGATTTCAATTTTACCAAGTTCATTTTGAGTAAAATAAATAGTAAATAATACTATAGAACGAAATGTTATCTGGATCATATCATGCAGATTATAATATAAGTAGATCATCCGACAGAAATCTTGATAACAATAGATTAAGTGATAGAAATTTTATGGATTCTCAAATCAATATTCAACAAAAGAATACACACGAAATGAATATTAATAGATTATCATTGGAACGGAATCAATTGTTTAGCAATGACAGTAAATATAATCCGTCAAGTAATAAAGGTACTTCCAAGCATATTGGCGAAATAACTGGAGATCCATTTAACAAAGATAATTTAGAGCAAGGAATGCCAATAAGGAGTATGTATCAAAGTAGAAAAACTAGAGAAAATACAGAACAAGCCAGATTGGATTTTGATTTATATGATGATGACCAACCAGAACAAGAATTAAATGTAAATTATTATGATCCATCAGGTGCAAGCAAAATTGATTTTGCAGATGTTGGTACTACAGGTAGTCAATTTATGTCAAAACAAACTGTTGATCCTGTGACAGTTGTATCATCGTCAAATAACGACTATGGTTTATTTATGTCTGGAATTATGCACAAATATATGAATGAAGAGTACTGTATATCAAATTATTTGTTGATGTCGAGTTTTGCAGCATTATATGTAGCATCCAAAGGCAACACTGAATTAGAATTGAAACAATATTTTGATTTTATTGACAAAACAAATTTGTATAAGGGTTTGGTCGAGATAAATAATTATGTAGAAAAATCCCAGATTATTAAACAGAAGAATATAATTTTAGCTGACAAAGAGTTACCGATCAATGCAGATTTTTACAATTATATTAAACCATTAGTTAATATATTTAAAATCGATACAAAAAATTACAAATATGAAGCAATGAAGCTAGGTGCATATTTAAAATCATTATATAATGATGAAGTTAGTAACATATCAGAAAATTTATTAAAAAACACTGTTATCACAATACTTAATACGTGTTTAATAAAGCCAATTTGGACAATTCAATTTGCAAATATGGGTCCGAGTAGTTTTTATGGTAAAAGCGTCAAACAAATAAATATGATGTCATGTAATGGTAAATCTGCAAACTACATGGAGGATAGTGTGAATCAAGTATTAGAACTTATCATGGCGGATGGTTTGACAGCAATGGGTATAGTTTTGCCAAAATCGAATGTATTCCCGACATTAACGACTCGTCAATATGATGTTTATATAAGCAATATGAAGCCAACGGTATTAGAATCGATAACAATACCAATATTCAAACATACAATGAAAATACGTTTGAGTAGTTTACTAAAGAAAAGCGGATTAGAAAATGTATTTGTACGTGCAGACTTCCCGGAATTGATACCAGATACTGCAAATATAACAGATGTTGTACAAAATATAAGTTTTGTGATGTCAACCCAATGTGTCAAGAATGATAGAGCTAACGGACCAGATACAAATATTTCATTTGAAGCCAATCATTCATTTATTTATTATGTGAGAAATATTAAAACGAATATGGTACTATTAATAGGTACTTATTTTTAAAAGATATATTTAAAATTAATAAAAAATACTGTATTATCTTTAATAATTATTGCAGTAATGTCCTGTAAATTAGACATTGGAGTATATGATCTATTTTGTAGAAAATGATATCTATTTGGGATATCTTGTTCATTAAAATAATATTGATCTCCTGGATTAAATTTAAAAATTGTTCTACAATAATATTTAGTTGGATCCTTTTTAAATGTGTCTAAATCCATTGATGTAACACTAAGATTGTATCCGATACTTTTCATCCATGGTTCTGGAAATTGCAAGTCTTCAATTGTTAAATTATTGTAAATTTGGAATTCAATTTCCTCTTCAGATAAATTTGGGTTAGCCTCAGAAATACCTGCTTTCATTGTATCCATAATACAAAGTAATCCTTCTAAATATATTGTTATAAGTATTTCGAATACAAAGCCCAATTGGTCAGGTTCATTTTCTCCTCCAAATGGTAGTAATTGTTTAGTGCATAAATCTGATGGTGATTGACTAAATATATATTTAGCTAAATTTTCGGGTGAAAATTCTTCAAGCTCATCTTCGTTGTGAGTAATAAATTCTGATTCCATTAATTAATAATTCTGTATTAATAATTATTTAAGTGATCAAAAAAATTATATATAGTGATATATAATTTTTTACTTTTGTCATCTTACGTAAATATATAGATAATAATCTCTATAAATAATATAATGGACGGATTCTTTAATTGCAAGAATGATATTCAACTAGAACCAAGACTTCAAGAATATTTGAAGAAAAAACAATTTTATAGAAGCAACGATATACAGGCTGTAGTACCACTTGAAACTGAATTTGGTATAACATCAGAAGACAAGCGTCGTTTAAAAGCATATTTAAAAGGAGATAATGATATTTATAATCACAAAACGCAAGAAAGATTTATGGATGAAGCTCTCGTAACAAAATTTCCATCAAGTGAGTTTAAGAACGATCCTCGTTTTGAAAGACTCCAAAAGAAAATGCAACGTGATAGGGATGCTGTTCAACAAAAAAATAACTTTAACTTGGACAATGATTTGTTTCGTGGCAATGATTTAGGATTTGTTGATAATTATGGCCACGAAAATTCTAACAATAAAGGTACTTTACCTGCATACACTGCATTTGGAAGTGATGACTGTGAAAATAATTTTGGAATACCTGAACCAAAATACGTTCCATCAGATTCTCGTATGAAAAATAAATATGATGTATCAAAAAACAAAACTAATGACAAAAGATTTTACAGTTCTGCGAACCGCGTACAAGATAAACCTGTTAACTGGAGTAAAACTTCATTTAGAGACCAATATGATTTTGATGTATCACCCCCAGAAATACAATACAATAACAGATTGTATCCAAATAAAAACAAATCTCGAAACCAATTGCCACATAAAAGTGAAGTCACTGGTATAATAGGTGAATTAGATTCATATGCGAATAAAGTGGACAAAATATATCAACACAGTTCAGAAATGGATACAAATCTAAAAATTGTTATTCCAAACATGAATAGTAACGAAAAAAGATGTACTGCGACAAGATATCAAGCAATTCCATTTATGGGTAGGGGTGATGGTATAAGAAATATAGATATAGAATCATCAATGAGATCTGGTAAGCAAGACAATCTAACTACATCAAGTAAAAAGAGTCACGGTTTTACAAATCCAGCTGAACATTATTTTGATTATATCTCCAACGATATTCAATTGCCTGAACATACTGTTATGGATATGCCAAGAGGAGGTGTATCAACTAGATTGGATAATCATGATAATAATATGAAGTATAGTAGAGATATATACTAAAATAAATTTGTGTGTATGTAAAAAATTGTTTTGGTAGTAAATTTGGATAAAAAATAGTATAAGTTTAAATAAAACTTATAATATAATTTTTTTAGTAAAATTAAAAAATATGTATCATTATAATATAGTCAAAGATGTCCGGAAATATGGGAAGTTCCAATAGATTAACATATGATAATTGTGCATACCAAAAAAAATTATACGAAAGCACATCTCCATTTGTATACCAAATGTATGATGGCAAGTTTGAAAATTGCGGTAAATGCAAAAAAGATAAATTCTATAGACCATTCGATTTAGTTGATGTTGAATCTGAATTAAGAAATATTTCAAGACCATCATCAAAATGCGATCAATTTAAATATACTCCAGATTGCAAAAAATCAAACACCTGTATGAGCACATTTGATGCTAGTGCACCAGTTGTATACGTACCAGAAATTTGCCCAATTGTTTTCAATAATCTTCCAAAAATCAACCACCCAGGCTACAAAGTTCCTGTACAAGATTTTTGCGGAAATGTTAAACCAATGAAAAGCCAATAAATGTAATTTTTAATTAAATATTCCTTTATTTTAGAATAAATACAAGAAAAAAAAATTGAAAATAGAATATCATGACTTATTATAGTAATAATAAACATAATTATACATCAATCAAGAAAATGAGTCGTCCATGCATAATGCGAGTAAAGAAAGAGTACGCAGATTTCGTCAAGGAAGGAAATGCTGGCGTTGCCATTAAACTTGGTAAAACCCAAGAAGGTGCAGATGATCTTCTCTCTTGGGTGATTACGATTGACGGTCCAAAAGATTCTCTATATGAAGGAGGAAAATTCGATTTCAAGTTCCATTTTGTGGATGATTATCCATTTAAGCCACCCAAGGTATCGACAACTACAAAAATTTATCATCCTAATTTTAGACTAGATGGATCAATCTGCTTAGATCTACTAAAGGATGCATGGAGTCCTGCTTTGACTGCTCATAAATTAATTCTGTCAATTAGTTCTCTTTTGACCGAACCAAATATGGATGATCCCTTATCTCCAGAAGTTTCAAATCTGTTTAAAACAAATAAAAATAAGTATGACGAAACGGTTAAGGAATACGTCAAAAAATATGCAATGCAACAGCAATAATCAGTTGTGATTTTTTTTATAATTTTATAAATGATATAGATTTGGTATTATGAAGATATTTTTTATATAACACAAAAATATTTCTTTCTCTACTTTATAATAGAATGAATATTGGAACAAGTACACGTTTAGCATATGACGACTGTGCATACCCAGACAGATTGTCAGAAAGTGTAGGTCCATTAAGCTATAGATTAAGTGAATATCAAATACATAATTGCGACGGATGTTTATCAACAATGGGTCCACGTTCTGGATTCAAAGGACATGGTGTAAGTACATTAAATGGTAATAGACCAGCAACATCACAATCCCTAGTTGATTTGGAATCAATACTATCAAACAGAAATGTAAAAACATCTAAATGTAAAACAGGACATGTAAATGAAGTTGATGTAACAGCATTTGATTTACAACATCCAGCAATTTGCAATGATTATTTAAACCCACAATCATCAAGATTATCATATCCAGTAGCAAATTACAGAGATATGTCAGTAAATAGATTTCAAAATTTACCACACAATCCACAAACAAATATATTTTGGGATTTTTCTTCAAACACAAGACTTGAAGCAAAGGATAACTTTTCAGTAAAAGCACCAAAATTGATGAAAGATGTAAGTCATCCACCAGGCTTTAAAAACAATAAAGAATGCACATCAAATAATGGTTGCCAACCAAGTTGTCCAATGTAAGTAAAGTCTAATTTTAAATAATTATTAACTCATAAAAAGCTTATAAGTTGATGAATAAAATATTTTTAATATAGGCAATCATTGCATACTTTTTAGTTTATTATTATGTTAATTAATATATATAATGGAGTTAACAGGAGCACTAGCAGCAGCTGGTCATTTATTAAACGATAAAGAGAAACCTATCCATCAAAATACAAAAAAGAATAATTCTAGAAGGAAACAAGCAGCTCCTAATGGTGCAAATATATATATGTCAAATTCTACAAAAAAAATTTCTAATTTGGCAGGTAAATTAGCAGAAGACAGATACAAAAAAAGCAAATCTCCTAATCAAACTGGAATTATACCTCAAATGTATAATAGAAGGAAAAAAAACAATAAGATAGAAATGAATGAGCATTTTAGCGACATGTCAGATTCAGAATTTACAGAAATGTCAGATGATATGTCAAAACAAGAACAAGGCAGTGTTGGTGGTCCAAATTGTTTAGTATCAGATTGCAGTAAGATAGTTGACAATCGCAAACATGAAAGAGAATTTGTTAAAAATACTTCGAATGACAAAAATAATTTTTTACAGCAATTTGATGGTTTAAAATTTGATAACCATGGTACCCCAGTTTCACAAAATTCTGTTCCAAATAAATTCGGTCAAGGAGCGAGTACATCTCGTTTAGAAATGGAACGTGAATTGTCACTCAAAGGTGGATTTTCTAATTTTGATGCAGATAATGATTTAACATATAACGTAGTTGAAAAAGACAAATTTGTACACAATAATATGACTCCATTTTTTAGTGGAAGAGCGGGATATGGAATGAACGAATTACATGAAAATAAATTACGCCAAGTGAATCAACGGAAAATGGAACAATTTACTGGCAGTATTGATAATATTGAATACCGTCCAAAAACAGAAAGAAAACCGTTATTTAGTCCAACTGTTGGAATGACCAATATATATGGAGGCCAGGCATCAACCGATTTTTACGAATCTAGATATGTTCCATCAAAAGAGAAAAAGAATGAATTACCATTCCAACAAATTAGAGTTACCCCTGGTTTAAATTTAGGATATAATCAAGTAGGTTCCCAAGGTTATCATGATTCATATCGCCCACCAGAAAAAACAGTCGATGAATTAAGACCAGCAAATAAACCAAAAATAAGTTACAAAGGAAGAATAGTTGAAGGTATGAAAGGTACCAAAGGCCCAATTTCTTCAAAGATGTCAAAAAGACGTCCAACAACTTTTAAAGAAAATTCCACCAAGGATATGATAAAAGGTGTTGGAGCAATCAGAGCACCTGCAATAACTGGTGAAATTGACAAAAACAGATTAGGAACAGAAAATCGCGGTACAGTTGAAACCCCATATTTCGCAGCACCAAAATATGAACATGAATTAGCAAAACCTGAACATTTAATGGAAAAATATAAAGAAACTAGTAGACGAAGTTTTAAGGAAGCAGACCCTCGTAACGTAACTAAAGTTTCAGGCCAACAAGCAAGACCACATGACGAATCATTTAATCCAAAAGAAACACAACGTGCGCAAGAAAATAACCATATAGGAGTTGTAGGAACTAAAGGTCAAGGAGGCCATTATGCCTTTGATACTGTTAATAATGTTCCTGAGGCAACAATGCGTGATATGCACGGAGAAGCACAACGTGCTGGACAAATTGGTAACGGACAATTTAACAAAGCAACTGCTTTTGATATGATTAATAATATAGCTGAACCAACAATGAGAGACATGCATTCAAAGACAGAACGTGCTGGACAAATTGGTGCCGGACAATTCAACAAAGGAACAGCTTTTGATATGATCAATAATATTGCTGAGCCCACAATGAGAGATATGCATTTGAAAGCAGAAAGAGCTGGCCAAATAGGAACAGGTCATTTTAACAAAGGAACAGCTTTCGATATGATCAATAATATTGCTGATCAAACAATGCGTGATATTTATGGAAAAACAGAAAGAGCTGGCCAATTGGGTAATGGACAATTTAATAAGGCTCCTGCTTTCGATATGATTAATAACATTTCCGATCCAACCTTTAGAGATATTCATTCTAAAACAGAAAGAGCTGGTCAATTAGGCAATGGACAATTTAATAAGGCTCCTGCTTTCGATATGATTAATAATATTGCTGACCCCACATTGCGTGATATACATTCTAAAACAGAAAGAGCTGGTAATGTTGGAACAGGTCAATATGGGAAACATACAGCTTTTGATATGATTAATAATATTGCTGATCCAACAATGAGGGATATACATTCTAAAACAGAAAGAGCTGGTAATGTTGGAACAGGTCAATATGGGAAACATACAGCATTTGATATGATCAATAATATTGCCGATCCAACAATGAGAGACATACATTCCAAAACAGAAAGAGCTGGTCAAATCGGAACTGGACAGTATAGTAAGCATACTGCTTTCGATATGATCAATAATATTGCCGATCCAACAATGAGAGACATACATTCTAAAACAGAAAGAGCTGGTCAAATCGGAACCGGACAATACAACAAACATACAGCGTTTGATATGATTAATAATATTGCTGATCCAACCATGAGGGATATACATTTAAAAACAGATAGGGCTGGTCAAATCGGAACCGGACAATATAGCAAACATACAGCTTTTGATATGGTTAACAATATAGCAGACCCAACCATGAGAGATATTCATTCCAAAACGGATAGAGCTGGACAAGTTGGAACTGGACAATATAGCAAGCATGTGGCATTTGATATGATTAACAATATTGCAGATCCAACAATGAGAGACATACATGGTAAGGCTGACAGATCTGGGAATGTTGGAAACGGACAATTTAGTAAACATGTCGCATTTGATATGATTAATAATATAGCTGATCCGACAATGAGAGACATACACAGTAAGACAGAACGATTAGGTCATATTGGAAATGGTCAGCATTCAAAACATGTTGCATTTGATATGATCAATAACATAGCCGATCCGACAATGAGAGATATACATAACAAAAACAGACCAGGTGTTGCTGGAAGCAATGGTAAGGAAAAACATGTAGCCTTTGATTACATTAATAGTGTACCAGACAACACAATGCGTGACATTCACAATAAAAATAGGCCAGGCGTTGCTGGAAGCAATGGTAAAGAGAAGCATGTTGCATTTGATTATATTAACAGTGTACCAGACAATACAATGCGCGACATTCATAATAAAAATAGACCAGGTATTGCAGGAAGTAATGGAAAAGAAAAACAATATGCATTTGACTATATAAACAATGTTCCAGATAATACAATGCGCGACATGCACAACAAGAATAGGCCGGGTATTGCAGGAAGCAATGGAAAAGAAAGCCAAACAAGTAGAGCTGATGCAAACCACATGATCACAAATATTGCTAAGGAAAAAATATCAAAAGGACGAGCTCCAACAAATTCAAACTATTCAAAAGGTCCAACAATGGATTATACGATAATGAATTTAAAAGATCAAAAACAAATGAACAGAGAATTATATCCAGATAGTAAAGACACAACATCTGGTAAGATGTCTATGTTGCATACAAGAATTCCAAATAGTGTACTTGAAGAAAATCAAAGACTTGAATCATATATTAAAGAAACATTAAAAGGAAATCCGCTAATAAATAATTTAATATACAAATCAAGTGAATAAATAAAAATTGATTATTAATTTAAATAGCTAGTTATTAATAATATTATTGATACTATTAATAAATGTCTTCAAAAAGGGATCTTCAAATTGCCACGGCTAAGTTATATGTAGAAAAGTTATACTCTACACAGAAAAGTCAGATTGCCCCGGATTTTATTGAAAAAAATGCTGATAAATATATGAAATTAGTAAAAACTGCACCACCTCTTTTACAAAAATTTTTTGGATCATTAATAACTCAAACAATAGATAATTACGATGGATCCGTTGAAAGTAGATACACTGTAGTATGGCTTGGTCGTAATCTAGAAAAAGTATACACTGGAAAGGAATTCATTAATTTGGTTCCTCAATGTTGGGAAGATGAATATGATTTTTATTTGATGTGCGAATTAATGACAAAGGGATTTTAATAATAATTTAGGTTAAAATTATTATTTAAAGTTGTTTATTTATAAATAAATTACATAGTCAAAAATTTAAGAATTGTTGAATTAGTTAAAATATCATTCTTAACGATGAATTTGTATTTCTCAAGTAAGTATCTACCTATAAAATTATGCGCATCTAAAATTTGTCCACAATTTCTGGCACCAGTAATAATAACGGCACCACTTTCGAATACAAATATTGATATTATTTTATCAGGATGATTGTATTTAATATTTACACATGCGTGAATGATTGGATCATATGTACAATTTTGTCCTTCAACTATTAAAATATTGTACAATTTATCTCGATCAATTTTAAATCCAATATTAAAGTTACTATTAATCATACCAATCTTGAAATTATTTATTTTATCAATATCTAATTTACTAAGATCATTTGCAAATGGTTTTTCTATTATTTTCTTTTCTTTGAAATCTGCAATTGCTTTAATTGTTTTTAATTCACTAAATAATTTTTCAAGTGCATCATATGCACCATTAATACTTTTACACCCTGTCATTTGAATGGATCCGTTTAAGAATAGTTTAATATCAACTATAAAATCCTTCACCCTAATTTTTACAGAAACTTGGTTGTAAAATGCTTTCTTTTGTTTCTTTTTCTTTTGTCCTGTTTTCTTTTTTTTAATTAATGTTCTATTTGTTGCTGGATCTTCACTATTGCCATGTTTAACACTTATAATACTTGAATGTTTTAAATCAATGTATTTTCCAATATTACCCACAATGAATTCTGTATCAATAGAGCATGTTGCTGTAATAGTTGAAATCGTTACATCTTCTGGTAATTGTTCATTATCTATTATATGTATCATTTTTTGTTTTTTTGAATTTGAAATAGTAATTGGTTGCTGTTCGTCTTTTGTTAATAATGATGACGGCATTTCTACAGAGCTGCCAGCTCCAGGGTAACTGGCACTGGCAATTTCTACATTTTCTATAGTTTCCATCAGATTATATTATATAATGACAAATATTTATATACTTTTAATCTCGATTTCAAATTTTTTAATTACTATATTAGTTTATTTTTACAACGTATCAATACGACCAAAATTTTATATATACATATACTAAAGATGAATACAGATGACATTAGAAAAAATATCAATAATTTGGAGGGTATGTTAGATAATCATATTTTAAGCATAGATACTATTTCAATAAATGACATTTTAGGTTTGTCTGATAATGGTGAAGATAGTTTAACATCAGAAACAAGTCCGTATATTGCATTTTCAAATTTAAGTGAATCACATAATAGTAATAGCGACATTCTTACAAATATTTTTACTAATACTGATGATGATACAGATGCAATAGTAACGGTTGGTGAAATATCAGACGTTAAACCTCATGTAGTTATTAGTACTATACAAAATAGTCAATCGCAAAAATCAGAATCAATATTTATAAAATCGGCTAGCAAAATGTCAGATTCTTTAACAAAATATAAATTAGTCAAGGAGATATGAGTTAAGGACATGTGAGTTAAATATTATTTATTATAATATTTAGTAAATATAAATGGACGAAACTAAAATTTTGTCATGGGATGTAGGTATTATAAATCTTGCCTATTGTTTAATTAAAAAGAAGGGCGATAATTTTTCAATAGAAAAATGGGGAATAATAAATTTAAATGATGAAGTAATAAAATGTAATGCTGCAATAAGATGTAATAAAACTTGTACATCAAATGCAAAATATTCATTAGCAACATCTGATGAAACTAAATATTTATGCGCTAGACACCGCACATCATATAAACCAGAAATTATAGAAGGATCGCTTGAAAATATAACTGGTGTTTGCTGTTATTTAGTCAATAATGAAATCAAATGTACTAAAAAAGCAATTGGATCAATAAAATCATCTTTATATTGCAAATCTCATTACGGATCTAAACTTAAAAGTATGCAAAAAGAATGTTTGCCGAAAAAATTAAACCAAAGCTGTAATATAATACCAATGCAAACATTATCGGTTAAATTGCAAAGAAAATTAGATGAAATTAAAGACTTTATGAATGTTGATGAAGTATTAATTGAAAATCAGCCGAGTTTTAAAAATCCTACAATGAAAACGATATCATCCATGTTGTATTCATATTTTACTATTAGGGGAATTGTAGATGTTAAAACTACAAATAGCACAATAAAAAATGTAAAATTCTTTTCACCATCAAATAAATTAAAAGTTGGTGGCGATAAAACGAAAAAGACATTAGAAAAGGGAGAAAATGAGAGACATATTTATGAAATTACAAAAACACTTGGAAAGAATTATTGTTTGGCCTTAATAAAGGATGACAAAGAAAATTTAGCTTTTGTTACAGCGCAATCAAAAAAGGATGATTTATGTGACTCTTTTTTACAGGGATTTTATTATTTGTTTTGTATTAATGGCGTACCAGAAAAATACGCCAATATTTTGAAACAATTAAATGAACTTGATACAACTAATAAAAAAGGAAAGAAAATAACAGTTCCAGGAAAGGGCTTGTCAGTCGTTGACTAATAATTAGATTATATTTTTACTATTTCCCCCCATTTGGACTATAAATATATTTATTAATAATAATGAGTATATTATTCTACGGAAATTGTCAACTTGGCGCCCTTAAAAAAATAACAAATATTGAGGGTTATGTAAGTACTTATATTTGTTGTTATAATACTAAATTAACTTGTGAGGAGTTTCTCGATTTAATACAAGTTTCCGATATTATTATTACACAACCAATAGGCGAAAATTATAAAAGTAAAGAATATTTATCCACCAAGTATATAATTAACAATTGTAAACAAAGTTGTAAAGTTATAATATTAGATAGTTGCTATTTTAAATTTTATTATCCAGATTTGACATATGCAATATTTAAAGATGTACCTCTAAATAAACCAGGCGATTATCATTATAATGCTTTGATGAATTGTTATCGCGAAAAAAAACCAGTTGAAAAATATATATCTGATTATGTCGAAGACGAAAATTTTTTGACAGCTGAAAACCTAGAAACTTTAGCCAATAAAAGTTTATCTGCATTATTAGAAAGAGCCAAATGTATTATCAACACCTATCTCATTAATAATGAAAAAGTATTTTATATATCAACACATGATTATATTAAAGAAAATTACAAAAACAAATTGCTTTTTTATTCGATAAACCATCCATGCAGCAATGTTCTTTATTTTTTATGCGAAGAGATAATTAATATTACTGGACTTAAGATTGCTATTGATTATAATATTAATGTATTAGATACGCATAAAGGAATTTTGTATAAATGTATTCAAAAAGCAGTTAATTTTAATATAAACGATTTCAATCCAATGGTTCGTAATAAAACAAATATTAATGACATAGTAAATTTGTATTATGATGCATATAAATCCATTGGATTCGAATAAACATCATCTATTAATCATTTGCATAAATTAGGTATTTATGTAAATGTAGTTTTTTAATAAAAATAATTTAATTTCTTTCTGTTATGCACATTGAGTCAAATAAAGTTAACTTTCTTGTTGATTTTTTGCTTATTGGTATGGGTTTGTATAGCATTGATTTATCATCATCCGCTGAACTAAATTTATTTACATCCTGTTTGAATACAAGAGGTTTTTCTTTTACTTTTTCTTCAATGTGTGGAATTATATAAACTAATGGAGGGACTAGGACTTTATATTCCTTCGTTACAACTCGTGAATTTTTTCTATACTCGTCAATACGAAGAGGACCACCAAATTTTTCAAGAAGTTCACGCTGTGCAGATACGGAAACATCATCAGTATTTCCCATTGTCATATTATATAATTTTTTAATTAAACTATGTCTATCAGAAACTTTATAATCATTTATGTTGAGATTATATGCTGCCGCACAATTATAACTACAAAAGCAGCCAAAAACATAAAAACTCGCTTCATAATACTTATCAGGAATAAAACATGGCATATTTGTAAATTGATATGTACACCACCAGCAAGCGGTATTTGTTTTTTCGCATATAATTGATTTTCCTGTTTTGTTATCAACAAGATTTAAATTCATTTGCGTAACTTTAGACTCTCCATTAGTTGTTGTATTGTAATCATTTATTAATGATTTACATTCAAGTAATTCATCTTTTAACTTTCTAATTATTTTGTCTTTCATTGTTAATTCTTCTTTAAGATCGAGAATATCTTGATTATTCTGACTAGCAGAACTTTCATCATCTGAAATTGATAAAATTGTTGTGTCTCTCATATTATCAGAATCTTCTTCAGTATCTTCATCATCACTTGGTTTCATTGTGAAGCGATTTTTTTCCGAGTCAGAAGCTGATTTTTTATTTGCTCCAAAACTAATAGGTAAATGCAATAAAATTTCTTGATTCTGTTTTGTTACTGGATTTTTCTTTTTTTCTAACATTTTTGGTTTTTCAGATACTTGGTTTTTACGTGGTCGCCCTCTTTTTTTCTTTGGCATTTGACTTGAAGATTCATAATTATCTGAATTAACATTTTGAGACATTCTAATTGATTATTAGAAGTCTTAATTCTTTATAGGGTATATTTCAATAACCACAATCTACTCAACAATCACTTTATGATTTCAAAAAATATAAATGTATAATATAGAAATGGATAGATTAATCCTAAAAGACTTTATTAATGGAGTCAAAAAATTCTCATCCGAAGAATTTGATGGAATTATAAGAGATATCGGAAATAAATTACCATTTAATTTTATTTCTTCAAGAAATAATATAGATGCAGATGATTTGAATAAAATATTTAACCTCAAAACCTGTTTTAATGACAGATTTATATCTGAAGCAAAAAAAATTCATACGGGTTATAAATTAATGGTCGGTGGAAAGGGAAAATCCAATAAGTCATCTAATAAAAAGAAAACTAACTCGCCAAACAAAAAGTCCAATTCCCCAAATAAGAAAACTAACTCACCAAACAAAAAGTCTAACTCACCTAATAAAAAAACTAACTCACCTAATAAGTCTAACTCACCAAATAAGAAAACTAACTCACCTAATAATAAGTCTAACTCACCAAATAAAAAAACTAACTCACCAAATAAGAAGCCCAGCTCTCCAAAGTCAGCACAATCTACTGAATCATCTAAATCCCAACAATCCAACAAACGTAAATCACAACAATCTAGCGAGTCTCAAAAATCTGACAAATCAAATTCAAATAAGATATCTAAACAACAAAAATCCAACAAAACAAAATCTCCACAATCTAGCGAATCATCTAAATCTGGAAACCAATCCAATAAAACAAAATCTCCACAATCTAGTGAAAAATCAAATTCAAGTAAATCATCTAAATCGCAAAAATCTAACAAAACAAAATCTCAGCAGTCTACAGAAATGTCTAAATCTGACAAATCCAAATCCCCACAATCTACAGAAACTTCTAAAGCATCTAAAAAGAGTATGTCGGATAAACTTCAGTCGAAAATGGAAAAATTTGCAGATAATACTAGTATTGATTTGCAAAGTATATCTCAAAGCGATGATATTGGAAAAGAAATAACCACTAAAATAAATGATAATATAAAGACAAGTATACAATTAAATGTTGGATCGCTAGATAACACGCATAATTCTATTAATAAAGTAAAATCAGGAATTCCATTAGCTCACAATTTAGCAAATGCAACAGTTACACTATCAAAACCGGCATTGCCAAATATTACTGTAGGTGCAAACCTTACAAAAGGTCAATTATCACTTAATACTGGAATATCAAAGCCTGCATTACCAAATTTTGCGGTGGGTGTAAATATTCCAACGAGCCAATTATCACTTAATAGTGGCACCAATGCAGCAAATACTATATCAAATCCTGCTGTCAAATCAGCTGCTCCACTTGAAGAAATTACTGTAGTGAAACGAAAAATACCACTAGCTAAAGTAGAGCCAATAAATTCTGTAATGGAACTTCCATTGCTAAGTGATAATCAAATGGCTTCATTGAAAATGAATGAACAAAATCCATTAGCACAAATTAATGCTAATAGCGTACGTTCTCCAGTACAAATGTTGCCATTGGAATCAATACCTAATATTGGCGATATAAACAATTACAGAAACATTGGTCTAATTGCTTAATTAATTTTTAGATCCTAACGAAATTGTATTTTTCTTTTTACCCTTTGATCTCTTACTTCCAAGTGAAATAGCAGATTTACTTATTTCATCCTTATCCATTGTAGATACTGAACTGATTCTTTCTTCCGACATATCTGTTGACGAGCTAGAATCAGAATTTTTATTTGTTCCTAAAATAGCATCGAGTTGTGGATTAATTGTTACAGATGATTTTGAATCTGATTCGGAATCAGATGAAACTCTAGCGGACATTTTTCTTTTTTCACTCTCAGCAGTAGCTCTTTTTTCACTTTCAGATGCTAATTTCAATTGTTGTTTTTGTTTTAATTTTTGTATCCTCATGAGTTCTTGTTGTTGTAATTGAGGATTTACATGTTTAGTTTGAACCGGTTCCTCTGGTAGAGTATTTCCAAGTAATCTTTGTAGATTTTCGGGAATTTTTGGTCCTTCAATTTTTATATTATTTGCACCAGAATGATACTGCTGTTGTTGTTGGGATTGTTGCATTTGCTGAAGCTGTTGCATTTGTTGAAGTTTCATTTGCTGTAATTGATATTGTTGTTGTTGCAATTGCATTTGTTGTTGTTGTTGCAACTGTTGTTGTTGCATTTGTTGTTGTAATAATTGCTGTTGCTGCATTTGTTGTATTTGACTTTGTTGATTTTGGTTTTGTTGAGGTTGGTTTTGTTGAGGTTGAATCACGAGTCCTTTCTTCAATTGATCAAGCTGTAACTTCTTTTTAGATAATTCTCGTTCCATATTTAAGAATTCCATTTCTTTATCTTTAATCATTTGTACATCAGATGCTTGTTGTGTTGCTTGTGCATGTTCTTTATCAGTCATTGCATTTAATGCTTCGTTTCTTTTTTCAGTTTCGCGCTTCATTTTTTCTGTCATTGCGCGTTGACGTAATTTTTCAGCGAGTTCTGGATCTTTGTCAATTGCGTCATTTAAGTTAGGCATACTACTTGTAATTGTATTTGATAAGTGATATCTTAAAGCTCCGCCTGACAACATTAATAGTAATTTTAATTCAGGAGCCATACCTTTTCCTGGCTGATTATATTTTTCATAAAGTTCACCAAAAACATCATAATAATTATTAATATCTGCATTCATAGTTTCGGACCACCCTTTTAATTTTAAATCGAAAGGATCGTACTTGTCATTAAGCATTTCAAGACCATAAACAAGGTTAAGTGACATACTACTCATCCAATTAACACCATTTCTTTTTGCCCTGATACCTTTATGGAGTTCATATTCATACTTCATCATTTTGTAATCCGAATACATATTGTAATTTTGTGATAATTTAACGCCAGATTCAGCTAATTCGCCTAATTTTCTTAACATATCTAATTTTCTGAGCATTATTTCCTCGGCAGTTAAGTTACTTTCATCATCCTCGTCAGGTTTTTTTGTTTGAGCTGGTTCAGTTGATGTAATATTTTCTGAATCTTGGCTTGGTGTATTTCCAGTTGCATTACTTTTGCTGATAACAGGTACGGGCATTGCGAATGCCGCCGAATGTTCTTCATCTGCACTTTTTGTATTTGAATGACCTTTAATAATGTCATCAACATCGTCATCTAATGGTTCATTAAAATCATCGTCATTATCATGATTTCCTCCACCTGTTTGTTGTTCATCACTATCATATTCCCATCGTTGTGATTCATTAATTAATTTTTCTGAATTGGCGAATAATCCAACCATCATGTCAGTATTAGTTAATGGCAGTTGGTCAGTATTGAGAGGTACTTCCTTTGGTTTTACAATTTTACTACCTGATCCACCACCAAAATTAGGTTCTTCTCTATATGCATTATCACTATGTGTGTTTGACATATCTAGCTATAATTTCATATAGAAAGTATTTTTTATATTATTACGCAAAACTTTTAAGCTGGTAATAACATATTTTAATTTTATTATTATAATTAAAATATTATTCATTGAAATAAAAACTTGTTATAATTGATTTTATTTGTAAAAATTTCATTTAGTAGTAAAAGGATTACTAGAGTCCATAAAATTAGTTAATGGTGGTGGATATGCTGGTGTGAGTTCTCTGATTTTTTTTATATCTTCTAAACTTGGCATTTCAGCCATATCACTGTGTCCTATAACATATTTAATAATCAAAAAGAAAATGGTTATAATTGTTATGCTAAATGCCCAGTATTTGGCATATTTATAGCCAATAGCATCTATATATTGCATTATAAACTTTACAAATATAATTTTTATTGATTATTGATTAATTTAGATTGGGAAATATTTTTAAATTTATCGCGTATTTCTTGATTAGTAAGATAATGCATTGTCATAACAAATGTTACAGCAACTGCAATAGCAACATGAGGTGAATTGTTAAATTTGCAAATGAGTAACAATGATAGAAATACAACTCTGAATATATTACTTTTAAATAATTTTGCAATATATGGTGGTACTTGAACACGAATCATTGATGCATAAACAGCAATAACTATTGCTATGATAGCAGTAACATAGTTGTTATTAAGAATCGACATATCAAATTCCATAATTTATATATACTTACAATATATAAAATTTAGCATATTTTAAAGAGAATATTTATCACCCATTAAAACTAATATAGTTGGAATAATATTAATTTAATTTCTGGTTTTATTATATATCATAATTTGATAATATGAATTTATATTCAAATATAAATGAAGCCTTCGAAAATGAAGGTCATGACGAGCTTGATAGAATGGCTCGTGAAATAAATAATAATAAAAAACAGCAAATAAAATCTGTTTATAATGACCTTAAAAATGATGCATATTGTAGTAAAAATACAGTAAAACCATTTTCTTTTTTTTCAACTCAAGGATCATTGAATTGCAAACCAGATTTTGATGGTACGTTAATAAATGATATTAAAAAAAGTATTGAAGATCAAAGTTCTGATATTGACTCTGAAAGTAATGCTAGTATTGGCTCTGAAACTTCAGACCAAAAAACATTTGAAACTTTTGAGGACACACGCACATATGATACTTTTATGAATAGTTTAAATAATTATAAAGCAGAAAAAAAGACAAAGCCAAATAAATTAATGACTGAGGTTTTGAAACATATTAGCAAAGATCATATTAATGACAGTGATTCTGAAGATTCAAGTGATGAATTATTAGATCATTTGAAACATTGTTCTGAATGTAAGAAAAAAATAATGAATTTACTTAAAAAACCATCAACAAAACACATTAAATTACCCAACGAACTTGAGCCAATTCAAGTACCATTACCTGTTGAAACAAAGCCGATTGAAGTTAAGCAATTTGTATCTGAACCGATTCGCTCTATTAAAACTATTTATGGAAAGGAATTTAATTTAGTTGAAGTCAAGCAAATAGTTGTAGCATTGCTAATAGGTATAGTTATAATACTTATCTTGGATATATTAATAAAACATAAATCTAGATATCATTAATTACTTTTATTAATTTCAATATATTTCCATGTAACAAAAATGCTATTATCATTAAGTATAGAGGTATCCATATATTGCTCTCTAAGTTTTTTTTCTACATAATCAATACAATTCATGGCTATGTAATTGGGGCAATCCGGGATTCTAACAGGTACCTCGAAAATAAGGTCAGTTTTACCTTGTTTGTCCAAGAGTTCTATTTTTTCGAAACAAGAATCATAATATTTAATATAATATTCCAAGACTTTTTTACGTCTTTCATTTCTTGTTTGTATTAATTCATTACTTGTAAAATGTCTACTTTTATTAATTTTAATTTCAGGTTTATTATTTATTAAGGAATTGACATCTAACTTATTCTTTGATAATGACTTTGTGGAAAATAAATTATCAATACTTAATTTGTCCATAATATATTATACAACAATATATTATTAAGAAACTAACTGCAAGTAAATTTTGTATTTAGTTGGAATATAACTATCAAATTACTATAGCGTTACTTTCGCATAAAACTTTGCTCATTTAATATTAAATGAGCAAAATTAAACTATATACTGACATGAATGAGAATCTAGATGTAACAATAAAAGAAGAAATATCTAAATTACTAAAAATTGATGAGAAATCAACCGCCAAAACAAAACAAATCAATCATGCAAAGAAAAAAACTATTCTGGTTTTAAGTGGAGGTGGCATAAAAGGTATAGCACATATAGGTGCATTACGAGCAATAGAGGAACTTGGTCACAGTAAAAATATAACAACATTTGCAGGTTCTTCAGTGGGGGCTATTATAGCATCCTTAGCTCTTATTGGCTACACATCTGATGAAATGTATAATTTTATATTATTATTTGATATTGGAAGGATAAAATCAATTGATCTAAAAAATTTACTTACTAATTATGGCCTTGATAATGGTATTCGTGTAGAAATTATGTTGGCTAAATTATTTGATGCAAAGGGTTTTTCAAAAGATTGCACATTTTCGGAATTATATAATAAAACAAAAAAAACACTAATAGTAACTGCATCATGTATAAATGATAAAAAAGTTTATAATTTTTCACATATTGAAACTCCAGATGTTCCAGTTCTGATTGCTGTTAGAATGTCAATGTCAATACCATTATATTTTGTTCCGGTAATTTATAAAGGAAAAATGTATGTTGATGGTGGATGTATGGATAATTTTCCGATAAGATTATTTGACAATAAATTAGATGAAGTAATTGGTATTTATTTATCAGAATTGCGTGACATCGTCAATGATATTAGTAATGTTGAAGAATTTTTTTCGAGTACATTACAATGCATGTTTGAAGGTGTTAAATGCAATGCATTAAAGGGATATGAAAAATATACAATTAAAATAGATTTAGATAAAATTAGTATTATTGATTTTCAAATTAATAATGAAATTAAAAAATCATTGTTTGATACTGGGTATCGAGTTGTTATAGATAAATTAACTTAATTTGTTTCTGTGTTGGATTTTCTTAATTTTAATAGTTTGTTGTATGCATCATTTAGATTGTCGTCATTATTTTCCCATGCTGCATCTTTACCAGTGTATCCTATTTCGTGCATAAAACCATATCCACCCATTTCTACATTTGTGTCATACTCATCGTAATCTTTCTTTGTGTATAAATTTGTTTCCTGTTCACGCTCTTTTAATTTTCTTTTCATGAGCTCATCATAGTCAGATTCCTTAACATTATGATTTTTTACATATGTTGCTGGTTTAATATTTTTCAATTGGTCGTCACTTATTTTTTTCTTTTTGGAATCTAATTTAGATAATGAACTAAATTTATCATTTCCATCGAAATCGCCTTCTTCATACATATCTTCATATTTAGTATTAATTGATGTGAAGTTATTAGTTGCATCGTTCCATGCACCTGGAGCACCATTATATTTAACCATTTCTTTTTCTTCATTTCCATGCATTGCGTCAAACATAGCATTAAATGTTGCTGTATCAAATCTTCCTTGTTGGAACAATCGTTTTTGCGTAAACTCAATTTCATCTTGCTCTCTAGTTAATTCAAGATCACGAATTCTTTTTGCATAATCATCAGTAGATAATGGATTATCTTTTTCCTCTTTCATCTTGGTTCTGTCAAATTTATGTTTTCGGTCATAATCTGACATATTTTTTTCAAATTCTAATTTTGCATGATCTTTTCCTTTATCTGAAACATCGTTGTTTTGTGCTTCAAGGAATTCTTCAAATGCTTTTTTCTTGCGATGGTGAGCATTTCTACGGGATTTTTTTTCTAATGCCATCATTTTGTCATAACTATCTTTCTTTGCTTCATTGCAAAGATTATCATATGCTCGTTGGATTAATGTAAACAAAGCTTCATCGCCGCCGCGATCTGGGTGATATTTGATTGCTAATTGTTTATATTGTTTTCTTATTTCAATTTGCGTGGCATTTTTTGACAAACCTAGTACTTCATAATAATCTAATAGTGGAACTTGACCATTATCATCGCAAGTTGATTTTTCATCATCTGATAAATTAAAGGAATCATCGCTTAGATCCGAATGTTTGTTTGAATGTTTCTTGCTCGACATAATTATATGATTAGCATGATATATTTTTAAGTAGAAATAAACGAGATCAATAACAATAATATCATTATATAGTAATATGAGTAAAGTTGAACACACTTTGGAAGATAGATATATTGCGACACTAGTATTACATGCTATTGGCGATATGATTGGATTCAAAAATGGTGATTGGGAATTTAATTATGACCAAAATGAAATAACTATTGAAACAACACTAGAATTACTTTTTGAATTTATAGCATTGGGTGGAATAAATGGTATTGATTTTACCGGGTGGCATGTTTCAGATGATACCATATATAATATAGCCATTGGTACAGCATTGCTAAAGGTTAAAAATACAGATATTCGTGATGATGAATTTTATAATACATTTAAATTCGAATTAGTTAATGCATATAATAAAATATCAGAACTGTCAGATAAAGGTATTGAAACATATCCTGGAAAAACAACTAATAAATATATTGAAAAATTTGATAAACATGTTGATGCTAGAACATTACCATATGATCAGAATTCTGGAGGAAATGGTGCTGCTATGAGATCTGCATGTATAGGGTTGGCACTTAATGGAATTTCAAACAGAGATAAATTAATTGAAATTTCAATAGTCACAGGAAAACTAACGCACAATTCTGCTATAGGGTATTTGGGAGGATTGACAGTATCATTGTTTGTTGCATTTGCCATAGAAAATATTCCAATCACAAAGTGGCCATCACAATTGATTCAATTATTAGAATCAGATTTAATTAAAAAGCATGTAAATTTGAAAAATACTGACGAAAAAGCAGATTATGAATTATTTATATCATATTGGCAAAAATATATAGATAGTAGATTTATTGATGAATCGCCAATAAATACTAGAGCAAATACAAATTTATTATTTCGTTCGAGATTTTATCAGGAAAACTTTACTACTGGCACAAAGTCAACATTTATGGGCGAAAGTGGTTTTACAGCAACAATCATGGCATATGATTCATTACTAGATAGTCACGGTAAATGGGAACCTTTGGTTATATATTCTGCTATACACTTTGGCGATAGTGATACTGTTGGTGCGATTGCAGGAGCATTATATGGGGCTGTATATGGTTTTGGAAATGTTCCAATAAATAATTATGCAACGTTAGAATACAGAGAAGAATTGTACAAAATTGGTAAAACATTGTACAAAAAATATTCAAAATAAATTAACACATTTATAAATTTTCTGTTAAAAAGTCTGTCAAAACTTTTAGTGAATGGTCACCAGGATAATCAATAATTGTACCATTAGCTTTGTGTAATTTCACTGTTGGAAAACCTTTAATATTTTGTATCGAACATGTTCCTTTGTCTTCATCACAATCTATTTTCTGAATTTCTAAATTTTTGAAGTTACCTTTAATTTTCTCTAATGGTTCCCAAACAGTTGATAAGAATTTTTTAGACCAACCGCACCATGTTGTGTAATATAAAATTAACGTATGACTATCTGCCTTTTGTTCAACTGGTTGAACTTGTTGTACTTGGACAGGTGTTGCGACCTGTTGTGAATTTTGGGTATTTGTCATAGTTTCTTGAAGTGCGTAAATTTGGTTCGCCTGCTTATAGTTCAAAACAATTAAAATCACTATAAGTATGGCCATTAGAGCCATTATGATCGTATTTTTATCCAATTTATTAAACCATTCAATTAAAATCATTATAGTTATATTATTTGGTTATAAAATAATTTTGGGGGGCAAATATTAATTGTAATAATTAGTATTGGCCATATAAGACACACTAATAACATACATAATTTTTGTAAATAAATATAGAATTTTATAATTACATATGCATTATATTAATTGCATGGATATAGTAACACATGAAATATATAAAATCGATATAATAAATTTTATTTATTGTGAATTTGCATAAACTCATATAGCAAATGCATAAAATAATTGCAAATTATAGTAAATTACACTTATTTTTTTTTCTTTTTGAATATTATATACTTTATTAATGTCAAGTAATACAATTAGTGAAGAAAGAGAAAAACAATTTATAGCAGGTGATGATGGACGTGCTAGACTATTCTTTCAAAATTTCGTTGCAGGTGATTTTGTTACCTCTGTTAACGAAGGCAATGCTGTTGACATTGTTAAGGACAATAGACTAGCTGGAGAAATCATGAAAACCGGATCTTATGAAAGCTATGCCAAAGAACAAGGTATGTCACATGATGATGTTCACTATGAATTCACTGACTTTGTTGTTAACACCGCTTTATTCCACAGATCAATTGATCAATCAACATTAAGTGGTACAGTAAAAGGAAATTTAGTAGTATCTCTCGAACAACAAATTAGAAATTGGTTAGCCGCTGCTCCACAAGCTGGACAACCATTTGGTATTGTCAATACTTATGGTAACTTGACCCCTGCTGCTGTTCCAGCACTTAACAACCAACACCTTAATACTTTTGTTCCAAATGGTTTCAATGCTAAATGGAAAGATCAACACCACTACTGGTTAGTACTTCTTCTCTGCGCTGCTTATCATGTAATTAAAGTTGGAAACCCAGCTGCTGATGCTAAATCTTTGGCAACAGCAGTGCCAAATGGTATTAACACTGTAGGTCTTGGTTTGCAACAAAATTTAGAATCAGTATTAGATTTAATGGCAGGAACCCATGCATGCCCAAATCCTCAAGCTCGTGATGGTTTTGCTTGTGCAATTAAACATTTATTAGCCGCAAATCCTCCAGCTTCATACGCCACTTTGCTTGGAAAATTAGGCGCACAACAAAACCAATTTGTTGCTGATCTTGATTCAAAAGTAAACTCTACCGTTAAGACAGCATTCAAAGTTTATGCTGTTGACGTTTTGTCACGTATTGAAAACTTGTACAATGGTAACAGAGGAGTAACTCAATTAATGAACGCTCTATTAAATAACCATGATGATGTATTCACTTCCTTTGAACAAAGAGTAGTTAATGCTTATAACGGAGCTATGGCTGATACTATTTCAAGACATTTCTCAGCACACCATACTACTCTTAGCGGAAGCAATGGTGCAAAGAAATTATGGGAAAACGTTTACAGAAAATGGTCATCCCTCAGAGATTCATCTAGAAAAATGTATGAAGCTCACATGACTTTACAAACACTTGTAAATGGACAATGGGAACAAGTTGCTGAAAGAAACTACCAAAACGATATTCCAGATGCTCAATTATCCAACTATAGACTCAATTTAACCAAAGTATCAGTTGGATCTGGTGCACCAAGATTCCAAAGAGTTTTACCAAAATATGCACCAACTGTATTCACTGGAGTTTGGTTCACTAATGCTCAATCACAAAGACAGAAAGTAACCCCAAATACCGAATCTTTCTTCAGAGATCTTTATTACGAAATTTATCTCAACGGTACATCTGTTGTTCTCGCTAACTTACCAAGAGATTTTGCTTCAGTTGTTGTACTTGATAAATTCACATTGTTAACTGATAGATTAGTCAAGAATAGATTACTTTGGATAAAGAACAGAAAATCACAATCATCCCAATCAATTGAAAGTGATGAAACATACATTAGCTTTGAAGATAAAAACTACTGGAAACGTGATGGTACTAATGGAAAATTATACATTGTTGATGAAAACGGAAACAAGAAATACTACGAAATGACCAAGGAAGACCCAGAAACTGCTTTGAAATTGAAATCATCATTCAAATGCTATTCATCTCTTGTTAACGACAACGGAGACATCAAGAAATGTGATGAATACATGAACCAATGTATCCTTGATAACAACGCAACTGGTTTAGGAAAATGCTTAGATTACATCAACGCAAATGATAAATCATTCTTCGATGTTGCCAGATCTGAAATCAAACAAATGCACCCATTGGTTGCCTTGAGAACTCTCCAACGTTTCGGCTTCAGAGTACGCGAAGCATATGACCGTGAATGCAAAATGAACATCAAGAAAGTAGAAGCTGTCAAACACTGGTTAGCAAACTTCATGAAAACTAAATTCAAAGATGCTTCCGACCAAAGTGCAATTGAACAAAACAGCAAATTACTCGAATATTTGGAACTTATTGTACAATATGTCAATGGTAACCCAACAATCCTCAACGGTGATAGATTTACTGGAAAGACCGAAGAATCTGTCGGAACTATCCAACAAAGTGACTTGGCTAAGAAATTGAACATTCCAACAAGAAAAGCACCAAATCAACTCACATCTGGTTTACTCGATGGTGCCAGATTAAGAGTCAATGTTGCAGGTAACTTACTTGGAGCTACAAGCAAATTCCCAAGATTTAGTATTTCCCTCCAAAATGGTTCTTTGACTAACAACCTTGGTAACATGTTTAACAACGGATTTGTTCTAAATGGTGGTGCTCAAGTCGGCGGAGCTGAAGACAGAACTATCCATGGCTCTGCAGCTCTTAACGCTTTGATGAACCAAACTCTCAGCCAATTGACAAACCGTGGAAAGAAACTTGTTGATGCTGATGTCAAGAGCATTGAAAGCAAATTGAGACAAATGGCTGATATGGAAAACAAATTGCAAGAAACCGCAGACTACTTAGTTGCTTACAATGATTTAATGGTCCAATTACGTGATTACAAATCCGAAGTTTTGACTATTGATACATTGAAAGCTCTTGTAGACAAATACAACGGTTTATCAACCAAATACAGCAACGAAGAAGCAAGCATGGCTTCAATCTTTGAAGTCTTACAAAAACTTGTTGCAGGTATTAACACTGACCAAGCAACTGAATTGAAAGGATATGAAGAAATCAAAATGGATACTGTCTAAGACTTCCGTCTAAGACTCCCGTTTAAGATTTGTGTCTAATACTTCTATTTAAGACTTTTCAGTCATAAATTTATTTAATATATTTATTTAATATACTAAATATTAGTGATGTGCTATTTTATTACAATTTATTTATAATAATATAGTAATGACAGGTGGATTAATTCAACTTGTAGCATATGGAGTTCAAGATATCTTTTTAACAAGAGACCCACAAATAACATTTTTTAAAGTTGTATATAGACGACATACTAATTTTTCAACAGAACCAATTCCTCAGTTTTTCACTCAAAAGCCTGATTTTGGCAAAAAATCAACATGTATTATATCAAAAAATGGAGATTTACTTGGTACATCATATTTGGTTATAACTTTACCAAAAATAAAAGATTACACATCAATAAGTGATCCATACACTAAATTTGCATGGGTTAGAAAAATTGGTTATGCACTTATAAAAAGTATAGAAATAGAAATAGGAGGGCAAACTATTGATAAACATTATGGAGAATGGCTAAATATATGGACAGAATTAACATGTCCAAAATTTGAAGGAATAAATAAATTAATTGGCAACATACCAGAACTAACAGAGTTGTCGAAAGGTAAGGACGAATATACATTATACATTCCCTTGCAATTTTGGTTTTGTAGAAATATAGGACTTGCATTGCCATTAGTAAGTTTGCAATATAGTGACGTAAAAATAACTGTCGAATTAAATGATGCTGACAAATGTTACATATTATCACCAACCCATTATATTGAAGTAGAAAATGATATTATAAATTTTACACCATTTGAATACATTGAGCAAAATATAAATGGTACAATATGCACAGGCTTATTTACAGATTTTGACATTTTAAAAAAAAGATTATATTTCGTTAAAATCTCTAAAGATAAATTTTCATCCTTGGGGATTGATAATCCATTAAACCTTACACCAGTAAAAATAAGAGAAGAAATCTTTAGAGAAGAAAATAGAAAATATTTGATTTATGGAAAAACAACAAATACAACAGTAATGCCAAAAATAAATTCGTCCGTGCAAACATATAGTAACTCGAAATTCAGAAATATTAACATTAAAGAATGTTATTTATTATTAGATTATATATATCTCGATGAAGAAGAACGATTAAAGTTCGTACAATCTAAACATGACTACTTAGTTGAACATGTAACGTTGCTTGATGAAAAGAATATAGAAAGCACAAATAGATTCATAAATATTGGTTTAATACAACCATGTAAATTTATAACATGGACTGTTCAGGCTAATTATTTAGTTGATAAAACAAATAATGATCAGTTTAATTACACTGATAATTATATTTATAAAAATGGAAAACAAATTGGCAATTCATTAATAAATAATCAAACAATATTGTTGAATGGTAATGCAAGGTTGAGTTACAGAAGGTATGAGTATTTCAATCATGTTCAACCATATCAACACTTTAACTGCGCACCATCTGAAGGTATAAATTTATATTCATTTTGTCTGACACCAATGTTATTTCAACCCTCTGGATCGTGTAGTATGGGACAAATTAAAAATATTCAAATACATTTAAATTTGAGTAGTTCTGTTTCCATTAACAATCAAGTTAAATTTAAGGGATATGCAATGGGATATAATATATTGCGTATAGTTAATGGATTAGCTGGATTAATATTTACAAGGTAATTAGTCAGCTGAAAAAAACGCAAGACCTGCCATACCACTCATCACTCGTAAGACCTGATATGACGTTCTATATACTCCAATCCTAAATGTTAATTTATTATTTTGCATTTGTTCAATAATAAGTGGATTCATCGTCAACATAATACTTAATTCAGGAATTTTTGTTAAATTTACGGCTCCAGATGGTTGAAGCCATTGTGGATGTAGCGCAAAATTATACATAAACATACCATTATTCAAACTCGCATAATTTGAACCGTATGGTTGAATATTTGTGTAGTATTTGTAATCTTTGAAAGTTTCTCTATCTCTTCCATTAAATCTAATTTTTGCTTTATTGACTGGGATTATATTAGTACCATTAATATCATATGTATAGTTCCAATAATCTTGAATATCAAATACATTATTTGAAAATTTTGTTACCCAAAACATTTGTTTGCACATGTCTGGAAATTTTAATTTTACCTCAATGTCTGAATCAACAATATCCGATTTGCTTTTTATAATATCGCCACTATATTGCATTGTTTCTATTAAGTATTCGTGTTTTGTTTCTGCAATGATTTTTCTCTCTTCTTCCTCAGTATAGTAGTAATCACATAATAACTTACATTTGAGTTTTGGTTCTTTAAAAATTACAGGAGTTTCCCATTGAGCAATATCCTCCAATTTTTTTAATTTTACTTCTATTTCAATATCGGTATACTTTAATGCGACTAATGGTAAAAATTCACCAGCATGTCTACAAAACCAAAATTCTAATGGTATATATAAATGTTTTTCGGGTTTTTTATTTGTGTCATATGTATACATGTCAGATGTATTACCAATAATAATATTTTTACCTCGCTCATGTTCTTTTTTGCCATTCATCTGACTATATAAATACATCCATTCGCCGGTTTGTCTGTCTATTTCTTGTCCTCCAATTTTTACTGAAACATAATCAATAAATGCATATCCTAAATATGAGGCCCACGCAAATTTGGGTAATTTAGTACCAGTTAGATTTGTTAGTACATTATCTAACTTTGAGCCTTCATATTTCCAAATATCTGTACTCGTTGATGGTACAGCAACATAATTTAATATATTAATAACTGAATCATATTGTACTTGATAAATTTTATTGAATGCTATGTTAGTTGCGTTCCATGTTTCACCAATAGCATTAACAAATACCAATAAATTTGACTGTTTTAATAAATAATCTGCCAAATACTGTTCTGCAAATAATTCATTACTAAATTTGTCATATATTTTCGCAATTGTATTATCACTATAAAGTTTACTTGTATCTGTTCGTGATATTGAACCTATTATTTCATTAAATTTATTATTTATCTTATCAATTAGATTTTCACCATATTCAACATTGGAATTAATAAATGATTGATGCCACGCATATAAATTTGGATTAATATCTTCGGAATATGGATTGTAATTAGAATATAAATTGGATAAGTCATTTTTTAAAATATCTATTATGTCTATAAAACCTTTTTCTGTAAGTTCTAATTCACTTTTGGTATTATTCATTATGGTAATTGCGGTATCCTGTAAAGATGGATCATTTGGAAAATAAATATCTTTGTTCGTATTTATTGTATTATATAATATATTAATAATGTCATTAAATGACCTAAAATAATTTTTAGATCTATTAACTGAGATATTTCGAACCTGTAATAAATTACTCATTTTTTCATAATATGATATTTTTTCGTTAAATAAATTTAGTTGTTTGTTAATTCTATAATATAATGTATTATAATTCGCCTTATTCGGATCTGACGGATCATCTGGATATCCTAAATCATTTGGATTAGTAGGATCATATGCATCATTGGATCTACTAATTCGTAATCTATAATAATCTAAATTAGTTATATCGGGTTGTAATATTAATGTTTGCATAAACTCTTTGTATTTTGCAAAAGTATTAGTCATTACTGATCCAAGATTTATATGAACATTTTCTGACAAAAATGATTCGTTAAATAAATTATTAAAATTAGTAACTAGTGAATTGGATATATTATACCAAATAGATGATATTGCTTCACAATACATTGGCTCTGTAGCTGTCGAATGACCGTCCGATTCTTCTATTTTGTAAAAAGTAAAATTATTGTTCATATATGCAGAATAACTAGGGAAATTGTTTAATGGAACTCTGAATCTGTCAATTATATACTTTATGAAATTTTTAAGATTAATTTTTGCATCGTTTGGAATGTTTGAATTTCTTATTTTATAATTATATCTTTCTATGAATTTAACTATTACATATTCTAATGGTAATAAATTAGTTGTATTTTCTCCCTGAACATCTGTAATATCATCAATAGGGTAAATTGAAAATAAATTCTCAGATCTAAATATACCAGTCAGCAACACATCATTTGTATTTTTGAATTCCGTATTAATTTCCGATATATATGACATCAAGTCATTATTACTATTTTGGATTTTTAACGTCATATTATTTATAATTTGATTTCTTATGCTATCTATTTCACTTTGCGCAAATGTAATAATATTCGAATATTGCGAATAGATACTGCTTCCTTCAACATAATCTTTAACCATTGCGTGAATATCGCTTACAACCTGTAATGGTATGAAATTCATTAAATATAAATTATTAAGTAGTTTGTATTCATTAGGAAATTGTACAGACATTGATATTTTTTTCCATAATGTTATGTTTTGAAAATATTTTAAATATGTATTATCCCTGAATATATTTCTGTTTTTGTTATCGAATTGTTGTGTAATGGTGTTTACAGTTTCTCCAAAATAATGGGTAATATCGTCTGGTTCGGATGCCAATTCATTTGCAGTTAACATATTGTTAAAATTATTTGATAATTTAAGATTATTAAGTGAATTAACGATACCAAATTCTCCAGATCCATCAAAGTTATTTCCGGAAAGTGCCTTGAATGTTTTATAATATCCCATTCTAAAATATTTAGGAGTAGTATCATCAGTGCTTGGGTCATATGATCTATTATTTTCCAATATTTTAATAAAGTTTTTAAATTGAATAATATTTTTTTTAATATTCCATTTAATATTTCCCAACAATGACGAAACTATCCTGTTTCCATCTTCTTGCGAATCAATTACTATGTTATTTGTTCCTGATAAAAAGTAATCAGTGTATATTTTATATGAGTCAGTATGTTCATATTTTGATATATCTGTATATTCCATATTCAATGTGTCATCAAAAATATTTTTTGCCAAAGTATTATTGTTAAATGATGTGAGTCCAATATTATGATAGAATAATATGTTATCATCAATGTATTGTTTATCATTGCCAATTATTTTATTTAAAAATTTTGCATAAACACTTTTTTGCACTTTATCACTGTTTGTTAAATTTAAATATGAATATGGCGATGACTGTTCATCTTGATAAATAATGTCTTTTCTGTATGCAGAAATATATTTATATAATGACAAAAAATCATTATCCACATTAAGAATATCAATAAATAATACATCTATCGCGACATCAAAATATTGTCTTCCTGTGGGGTAAGTTAATACTTGTCCTTGTTGAGGAAAAATTGGAAGTTTGATTGGAGTAATTTCAGTGTCATTTACGATAATAGATCCCGAACTTACATCGAGAACTATTTGACTACCGGTGAAAGATATTGAATTTATACCATCAATCAAATAATAAAAATCAAACATATCGTCTCCTTTAGTATAACTGAATACATATCCTTTACCCCAATATTCAAATCGTATAAATGTATTTTCTGTTTCCATTAAATTTATTGCACGGGTGATATTATCTCCAGTTATTTCGCTAATTCCATTAAATATTAATTGTGTTTTATCCTCACTAACTTTTATGGTAGTTTTTAAAGTATCTTCAAAATATATTGGCGTAGCAGATGGTAAAGCACTATTATTACCATCGAAAAATGCTAATTCTGTTACTTCTGAGTTATCTGTTAGAATAAATTCTTGTAATTTAATTACATAATCAACAGATGACATTTTATTTACAAATTTTAGTAAATCCAATTTAAGATTAAGTTCTTCTTGCTTTGCATATAATTCGAGTATTTTCTCCTCAATTATCGGAATTACTAAATCTTTGTATGTTTCTTCAGAAACCAATTCATCTTTACTTCCATCATATCCCCATTGTATATCATATTCTTCCAACAAAGTTTGTAAATGTTCATTTGTCAGTTTTCTAAATTTTATATCTATTTCTGGAACATCTAGTGATAAATGTATTCTACCCAATAAATCACCATAATTTTTTATTGCACATGTTGCAGATGTGCCAAAATTTAATTTTTTCGAAAAGTTCAAATCTCTTTCAAATTTTGAAAAATTTGTATGTCTTCTATATACAATTTTAAATAGTGTAATATGCGGATCATCCGTTAGGAATATATTATCATAACCATGTGCAACTAATTGAAGTAAACCGCCAGTCATTATTATTTATGATATAGTATTTTCTTTAACTATATCATATTATTTTAAAGATTAATATTTTAATATTATCGTGAATATGCAACTGCACCCATACCATTTATTATTCTAAGAATATTATAAGCTGTTGTATATATTCTAATCATTATAGTTGTTTCTATATTTGTTTCTGCTGTATCATCAACTATTATTTCATCTGTTTTGTCAAGATGCGAATATTCAAACATCAACTCATTTAATGTTAAGTATAAAACGGCTCTCCCGATACGTGTAAAGTTACATGTTCCAGAGGGCTGATGTTCTTCCGGAGATAAACAAAATGAATATATATTTATTCCATCTGCTGGTGTATTTCTATGATATGAATATGGCTGAATATAATTAAAATAATTTCCTCCATATTCATTAAATCTCGAATAACCATTAAATTCCATTTTTGCTGATATTAATGGGTTACCCATACCTGCCTTACTTATGGAATAATTATCCCATCTACATTTTGTAAAACCGTCATTGTTTTGTATATATGAATCTTTTTGCATAACCCATATCATTTCCTTACATGGATTATTGAAATCTAATTTAATTTGTACTTTTTGTTGATCTACGTTTTCTATAGACATCATTTGACTTTGCTCTATTAAATATTCATGTGCTCCCTGAGCAAACTTTTTCCTTTCGGGACCATCTAAATAAATATAATCAACTAGTAAAGATGCTTCTATTCCATAATTATAATCCTCAAACAAATCACTCAAATTTATACTTTCTCCAGTATTTTCATGGTAGCAACAATCCTCAACATTTTTTAATTTAATACTTATTGTTACATCATGATATTCGATAGCGACCAACGGTATAGCTAATCCGTTATGTCTGCAAAACCAAAATTGTAGTGGTATAAATAAATCATATTTTGATTTAATGTCTCTGTCAAATGTAGTTAATTTGGGCACGTTTCCAATCATTTTCATATATGAATCTTCCATATTACGATTTGAAGTTAATTCATACCAAATATTCATCCAGTCTCCATATTGTCTGTCTATTTGTTCCCCACCAATTAAAACTTCGACATAATCAATAATAGAATGTCCTATTTTATCGACCCATGCAAACTTATAATTTTCAGATGATACATCATCTAATTTATTTGACTCTATAGTAACTTTTTTTTGAAAATAATCTTGCAACTTAGTACAATAGGTTACTACGTCATTTAAAACAGAAACAAATGCTGTTTTATTTGTTGGAACTGCATTAATATCAGATAATTCAGTAGCTATTATAAAAAGACTCGCACGACGTAAACTATACTGGGGATAACTATTTATTAAATCTTCAAAATTATTTACAATATTAATATTTGTTTGATTAGCTTTGCCAGATGTAATGTTAAATGTATTTAATATTGCTTCAAACATACTTTCAACACCAATGGCGTTATATGCCGAAAATACTTCAATCGCTGATCGGTATGCTTCTATATTAATGGACATGAAATCCATTACAATTTTTAGATCAGCAAACGCATCGTTATATATAGTTTGTTGCTGAGAAATTTGACTACTATTTATTTTTCGAGTAAAATATACTTCCGGTAATACTACATGTAAATATGTTTTATGTGCTAAATCACCAATAGTAGGTAACCTAATATTACTCGTTAATCCAAAGCCAACTTCGTCATCAAATGGCAACTGAAATGATTCCATCGAAAAATTAGTATGTCGTCGATAAACAACTTTGAAATATGTTATTTGCGGAGTTCCAGTCAGAAATAAATCTTGACTACCATAGGCCACAATATTTATTAAACCTCCTGTCATTATTATTTATTGTGATAATTTATATTTAATTTTAGCCTTATATATTACATATAACACAATTAACGAAAAATTGATTTATGAAAATAATATATTCATATAATATATATTTTAACAACAATTCAAATGACAACACGAAAATCAAGAGGAGTTACACAAAAATTATTTTTAATAGAAAATGTCCCATCAACAAATACCAAGGAACGTAAGTTTGTAATAATGGGATCAACTGGAAATGTTTATACTGTTTCAATTACAAATACTCCATCTTGCAATTGTCCAGACTATGTAACTAGGGGAAACAGATGTAAACATATCTACTTTGTATTACTTAGAATAATGAAAGTATTTAATCCAGATATTGCGACTTATACTGATACAGATTTAGTAATAATGTTCGCAAGTATACCACAAGTAAATGACAGTATCGTGGCAGATAATAAAACAATAACAAAATATAAAAAAATGGAAACAAATAATCAAATACAGCAAAAAGGGACTGATGATAATTGTTTGGTGTGTTTGGATGAATTAGAAAATGGCGAGGATCTAACTTATTGTAATTTTTCATGCGGAAAACCGATACATAAACTTTGCTTTGAAATGATTTCTAAAAAATCTGTACCAAACTGTTTGTTTTGTAGTAAGCCATTTAACGTACAGCAACAATATGTTAACCTTATAGATTAAATATTTATTACTTTATTTATTAGTTTGAATTGTGTAATTCAAACTTGTAAATAAATAGTGCGAAATAAAAAAGCGATAAAATAAAGAATTCGATGTACAGATGCATCAGTTGAATCAGACTGATGCACGGTGCCGACCACTTAGTAAGCAGTCTCGAGAGCGCCAGTCACTCGCAGGAGCTTACCGTTGTGCTTGACCAGCACAGTTGCGGTCTTCGGCTTGGTGTCGATCTTCTTGGGGGAAGACTTCTTCACAGTCGTGAAACCATCATCCGCTCCCTGAAGCTTGGCCAGTGCAAGCATCTGCTCATCAGAGTCCTCCAGATCCTCGGCGGGCTCAGCATCGATGAGCTCGACCTTCTTGGTCGCCTTCTTGGCTGCCTTCTGAGCAGCAACCTTCTCAGCAGCAGCCTTCTCAGCAGCAACCTTGGCAGCAGCCTCTACGGAAGCCAGAGCCTCGGTTGCAGCCTTAGCTGCCTCTACAGCGAGTGCAGCAGCCTTGGAAAGCTCTGCAGCCTTAGCCGTAGCCTGCTCAAGAGTGAGCGGTACAGTGATAGGTGCAGTGACAGGCTTCTGGTCGGCGACCTTAACAGGCTCCAACTTCTTCCAGACACTTGCGACTGGAGCTGAAGCCGACTTGATCTCGTCCTTCTTGGCAGCTCGAGCGAAGACGCGAACAGTCTTGCCATCAGTGTCAGTGACGGACTTCATGAGAGGAAGATCCTCCTTCGCGACAGGTGCCGGAGCAACCTTAGCGGCAGTCTTGGCAGCGGCCTTCTCAGCAGCAAGCTTGACCTTCTCAGCGGCCTTCTCAGCAGCCTTCTTAGCAGCTAGCTGCTTCTTCTGCTCTACCTCAGACACATGTGCATGGAGGTAGGAAGAGTTGCGAGCTTGCACACCAGCCGTAACAGCGTGGTACAAGATGGTGACGAACTCGGTGCCAGCAATCCACTCATGGATCTCCTGCTTCTCACGATCGAAGCGGGGAATCACATCGCCGTTCTCATCCAGCTGACTGGAGCGAACACCGAAGTACTCCCACATGTTCTTGATGGCGGATGCCACCGTGGTGAAGTCCGCAGTCATGCGACCCTTGTAGTTCCGCGCCTCAGCGTAATCACGCTCAAGAGGAGCATAACCGAACAGCTCCTTGACGATCTGGTTGTAGCGAGCGACGAATGCCTCCGCGACCAGCTGGACCTTGGAATCTGCCAAGGAGGTTCCAGCAAGGAACTTCTTGCTGGGCGAAAGAGCATGACCCTTCATGTAGGTCGTCGTCAGAAGAAGCACGACAGGCTCGTTCTTGCACGAGTTGCAGATCTTGACGACCTGCATCAGAGGCTGAACATAGTCAGTCAGAGCCTCAGAGATCTTGAGATCAATGTGCTCTCCAGACGCCATGCCATCCTCGTGGCGCTGGAGAAGGTGCTCAGCGAGCTGCTTCAGAGAAGCGCGGCCGAGAGTGGAAGGAGACTGGGAGACGATAGAGCTCATGTTGAATGTGAAGATGCTTGATTCAGTGATCTGTGTGTGTTGATGGTATATCCGGAATATAATGGGCCTTTCAAGCTATTACAACTTCAATTTTTTTGTATATTATATATATAATGGAGGGTATAAAGGTTATTGATGGTGAAAAAGCGTATATGATCATTAATTTGGAATATAAACAAATAGATGTTCCAATCATTATAGATTATAATGATTATAAGATAATTAATAGTATTAATAAAACATGGTCCATTAATGAATCGGGTATGGTCAGCTGCTATCATACTACAAACGATGTCACTAGTGAAGTTTATTTACATGAAATAATCATGAGTCTTAAATTAAAGGATGAAAATAAGGAAAAACAACAAAGGTCCATTTTACATATAAATAAGCTAGGTATAGACAATAGGCGCGAAAATCTGATTTATGATATTGTAAACAAACAAACTAATAAAAATACTAAAAAAAAGAAACGTATTATAGAATTGCCCGAAGAAAGCGGGATCAATCCAGATGAAATACCTACTTATGTTTGGTATATGAAACCTAATGATAGCCATGGAGAAAGGTTTCTTGTTGACATTGGAGATGTGCAATGGAAAACAACAAGTTCTAAAAAGTTATCATTACGTTATAAGTTAGAAGAAGCAAAAAAGTATTTGAGAGAATTAAAGGATGAAAGACCTGAATTATTCCAGGAATATTCTATGAATGGAGAATTCACAAAGGACGGTAAAGAGTTACTAAAATCATTTTATATAATTATTAAAAAAGCCGGATACAAACACCTTAAAAAAGTATCAACAGATAATCTTACTAATACTTATCTCAAGGAACATGGATCACTAACAAAACAAGAAAAAAAATTATTAAATTCAAATAAACTTCTCGGTGGCGGAAAAAAATCAACTAAAAAGAAAAAATAAATCATGACATCGGTAAAGTGAAAAGTGTTTGCTTTTCATAAATAGGCGATTCCATAACTTCCTCAGATTTTACAATAGTTTTGGGAGTTTTTAATATTACACATACAAGTGAAATCAAATTTATCATAATAACAATAAATATACCGATTAATAATTTATTTGCATATTTTTCAAATAATGAGGCTTTTGTGTAAATAATTTTAAATATCACTAAATAAATTAAACATCTCAAAACAGTCAATATAAACAAAGAAGTTTTATCACGCGCTATACATAAATCTTTAAAAATGGAAGACGATGGGAATATTAATTCCCATATTTTCCAATTATATGTTATACAATCATTATTTGAACTCATTCTTATAATAGCTTACGTTTATTTTATTACTTACGTTTATTAAATTCAGTAAAATAGTTATTCAAAATATCTTCAGTTATCTTCGCTTTCTCCAATTTATGATTTTCAATTATCTCAATAATGCGATCAATTAATATTTGCTTAATTTCTCCAGTTAGCATCCTACCACTGGAATATTCATCTGCAATATGTTTTAATTTATCACTATCTTTCTCCAAAAACGTAAGATATTGATATGGTACATCAGTATTCAAGTTTGCACCATTTTTTTGATGAAGTTCAAATGTATCACCACCACCAGAAAATGAACTTTTTATTTTTTTTGAAATATTTTTACTAGTATCATCCAGGAAAATCGGTTCTGATAAAATTTTCGCATTTTTTTCACTAGTTGAGCTCATTTTCGATCCAATTCCGCTTAATCCTGGTAGAAATTTTCCAAAAAGTAAACATGGTTTTCTAAATTTGAATTTTTTCGCTAAATCATTTGCCATTCTAAAGTATGGTGCTTGGTCAATAGCTGCTGGAATCAAACAATAAACGTCTTTACGTGTGCCAAATATTTCTGGAAATGCTTGGGAAAAAGCAGGCACAGTTTGCAAAACAGGCCACATAACTTTACCAATGTTATATTCTTCATCTGCGCCATACATACTATTAATGTCTTTCACTCGTATTTCCTTTAAAAACTTGCACGCCAATGTATACATCCGTCCCATTGACCTATAATTTGAAAAAATATAAGTTTTACTTGGATCAAAACCACAAGCAATGATATCTTTTGCGTTTTCACGTCCGTATTTTTCACAGTCATCTATTGATAAATCATCTTTAAAATAAAATTTTTCATCATCCGACATTTGTATCACAACAATTGCTTGAAATACATCCTGTAACCATTTCGTAACAAAAAATGGTATTAAATGTCCAAGATGCATTGATGTTGTTGACGGACCACGACCGGTATATATGTAAATTTGTTTTTTATTTTGATATGCATCTAGTAATCCGTTTAGTCCAACATGTGAAAAGAATAATCCACGCTCAATTAAGTAATGAACTTTATGTCCAGTCACATTTTCGAATTTTTGCTTAAGTTCTTGAGTAAATTCCTCAACACCAAATTTTTCAATTAAACGCTTATAGTCAAATCCATTTTTCGAGGCACTTACATTAGTTGCAGTAACTATTTGCTCATCAGATTCTATATTATTTTGCGTAGTTAAACTTTCTTCAGTCATTTTGAAAATTAATACAACTAAATAAGTATATTAGTTAATCTTAATATTCGTTTTTCAACTTTTATAAATAAATTATTTGCTTACATATTTCTTACCAAAAAAATCTCTAACTAAATCAAAATTTAAATGATTCCTACTTACAATATCTGTAATTGCCTTAAACCGTGCTTTTCGTATAGTGTTTACGGTATCATCCAAAATTTCTTTATAATTGCCATTGACATCTTTACATACCCAATAGCCATCCATAATTTCTAAATCTCTATCAAATGTTCTCACATCTACTCTAATCACATTATCCAATGATTTAGTGGAATACTGATTTTTGTCCATACCGAAACAATACGTATGGATTGTATTCGGATCATTCTCATGGTGAACAACGTTATCTTCAGACAAATGTCCATTATCACTAATATGTATGGTTCCATTTGTCCATTCATATGTTGCTTCTATCGCCACAGGTTTTCTGTGACTTTTAAGAGGTTTGTCCATAAGTTTAAAAGGATGCTGATATAAACCTGTCGTCTTATTTTTGAATAACATAACAGCAATATTAGAATTATATTTTTGACATATTAATGTACCAGCATACGATCTAGGTAACGACATGCGAAGAGCATGAAGATTTAAAGCCATCATAGGCTGGTATGCAAGTTTAGCAACAGTAGCCATGATTATTCAATATGATATAATTTTTGATAACATAACTGGGTAATCTATTACGTTTTCAATTTTTACTACAAATAATTGAAAAATTAATTATCTATCTATCTTTATAATTAATATTAACTTTTATATTCCACTATGTATCTATACAATGGGCTGTGCTTCCTCAAAAGATTTTACATGCCTAAATAATGACAATGATATATTATTTCGAGAACTCCTTGGAATAGATTATAACGAATTGAAAAAAAGTATGAATATTAAACATGATAATACAATTGGATATTTTAAAGGTGGAAAGTTCGAGGCAGTTATTGTCGAAAATATTGGTTATCACAGAATATGTTGCCATGGAGAAAATATTACTACAATATTTCCTAATAAAAGCACATATTTACATATTATATGTCATCATATTGTCATCTCGGAATATTTGAAGAATAGAATACATACATATCACGATTTAATCCGCAATTTATTAGAAACTGGTGCGAATCCAAATCAGTGCGACGAATACAATATGACCCCACTTCATATTATATCAAAATCAAACGTCACTTTTATAGCAAAACTTTTAATTGATTATGGCTCTAGTCATGAATCTGAAGATATATTTGCATGTACGCCATATATGATATCTAGAAAATATAAAAAACAAAGCATGCAACAGTTTTTACAACAATATAATAAAAAATTGTTTACAATCAAGGAATGACTCCTAACTTTATTTATGAAAACTTACACAAAAATTGAAACTCAATATATCTGATTTTGTTATTTAATAACATTAATGTATCAAACCAAAAATGGATCAATTCATTAATAAAAAAGTAATTAATGATTTCATTAATACTGCCAATAAAATGGCTGTGCCATATCAAATTGCATTTGCTATTGGTGTATTTATGATTGTGTATCACTTAATGCCAGCAATTATTTTTGTCGGAATATTAATTGGGGCCATATATATTATTAAAACAACAGCGGAATTTAAAAGTATTGTCAATATGTGTTATGTCAAAATAGATAGAATTAGCAAACCAGGAATTTTTCAGGAAACTTATGAAGTTTATACTAATGTTGGTGTGTTTTATTTTTCACGAGACCAACTAAATCTTTATCAAAAATTAAAACCCTTTGTAGGTAAAGACAAGGTAAAAATATTTTATGCGTCTGACAAATCAATAAATGTATTAATTGATGTGCTAGATCCAAAATATGATTTTGTTGAAAACATAAAATAATTTGTTTATCTAAATATAAAATTGAATATAATTATAGTTGATTGTTAAATTAAATGAATAAAACCTATTAAAATTAAAATGACTACGATGTATGAAGAACTAGGTATTGATGGTGTACAATGGCTTGAAAGCTGTTTCAATAATTTAGACATAAGTAAGATACATGATGTACATACTCATGTGTGTGGAATAGGTACTAATGATAGCGGGTGTTATATTTACGATAAAATGAATTCTCCAATAAGACATCCATTACTTAATATTAAAAAACATGTATTATTTTCAGCATGCAATGTTAGTCAAAGTGATAGCAATGCCGATGTAACTTATTTAGAAAATTTAGTAAAATTAATTAGAAACAACAAACCATCAAATACTGATAAACATGGTAAATGCATGATCCTCGCATTTGACGCAGTTTATAATAAAAATGGAGAACTTCAAAGAAAGGGAACGGGAATGCATACTCCAAATAGCTGGATATTTAAGGCGGTTGATGATTATCCTGATTGTTTCATTCCAGTTTGCTCTGTGCATCCATATAGACGTGATGCCTTGGAAGAATTAGAAAATTGTCATAAAAAAGGAGCTAAAATGGTTAAATGGCTTCCTAACTCGATGGGTATTGATCCTGAAGATAAACAATGTTTGTCATTTTACGATAAAATGAAAGAATTGAATATGGTTCTCCTTTCTCATGCTGGAGATGAAAATAGTGTAACTTCCGATGTATTAGATAATAAACTTGGAAATCCACTAAAATTAACATTAGCTTTGGACTGCGGAGTCAAAGTTATTGTAGCTCATTGTGCGTCAGAAGGATGCAATTGCTCAGCTACTGATAATTATTCTTTAGATGACCATGATAAAAAAGATAATTTTGATATCTTCATGAAAATGATGGAAAATAAAAAATATAAAGATCTACTATTTGCAGATATTTCAGCAATTTTATCATTCAGACGCGTCAAGTATATTCAAAAATTATTAGATGCCCCAGAAATTCACGATAGATTACTTTTTGGTACTGATTATCCAGTACCATCTATCAGTTTAATAACATTAACATCACTTTTTCAGTACAATGGACTCATAACAGGGGATGAACGTAAGTGGCTAAATATTGTGTATAAATATAACGTACTACTGTTTGACTTTTGTGCAAAAAGAACAGTAAAAAGTCCAACTACTTCAAATAAATTTAGTGATTCGATTTTCCAACAACATAAATTATTTAGTAATTAAAGTTGAATTTGTTTATTTTTCATAACAATAATAAAATATATTATATTTACAAAAATGAATACTCAATTATCTGTCATTGATAATGGATTATTAGAATTAAAAAATAATTTATTAGGATTAAATAAAACAGAAAATGAAATCAAAGAACTATTTAGCTCTATACATAATATAGTATATCCAACTATTTTAGATAATAACAAATATTATGAACTAAAAAACAAAATTTTACAACAAGGTATTAAATTAAAAGAATATAATATTAATTCTAATTATTTATCAATTGGATTTGAGACGTCAAACGACTTATTTAAATTTTTAGAAATAATATTTATAAATGAAATAATTTCGTTGCCAATATGTCTGAGAGCAAGTAATAAGTCAGAACTGTATAATTGGCAAATTACAACTGTTTTTATGCCATTGGATGAAACTTTGAGTTATTACACTAAAGAAACTTTTACAAAGATAATACATATGGAAGTTCATGCATTTGCAAAAATACCTTTATTAGATTATGAGTTTATTCTAAATAAGTTTATGAACGCCTAAATCTTTATAATTTTGTTTTCGCAGTTGCAAATCCTTCTTTCATGGAATCCAGAAGATCCATCTTTATTGTGTTTTTATTCGCACTAAGATCATACTTTGATATATATAATGGATTGTCACGAATTTTGATAAATTCATCTAAACATTTTTCACTAATTAACATAAGTCTGACTTTTCTTTTGACCATGCCACCAGTTTTTGATAATGAATCAGTTTCAATATATTTTACCATACAAATTGTTGAATCATTCAAATTTTGCAATTTTTTCTTGGTGGCGCTAGTGGTATATAATGTTTTCGCTTTTACCCAAATTAACTCCTTATATTTGCAATATGGAACCATATCATTACCAATTTTTTCAGTGTGAATCAGCTTTGCGTCACCATAATGAATTTTAGTTTTCTTAGGTGCTGGTTTAGCAGCGGCAGCAGTAGCAGCGGCAGCGGCAGGAGCAGCCCTACCTTCTCCCATATCCTCATCACTTTCATCATCATCTGATGAAGAAAGTGATGATAATTCTTCATCATCATCTTGATGTTTAACATCATCTGTGCTTACCTTTCTTACCTTAGTAGAAGCCTGCTCAGAATCATCGGATTTCTTAGCAATTTGTTCTTTTTCAAATTTTCTTTTCTTTGCTGATTCGATTTCTTGCCTTTCTTTGAGCATTGGTACCAATACATTAAGTAGTTTGGGAGTAACAACACTTTCAAACTTACTCACATCAGTCAACTCGACAGTGAAATAGCCATCCGACAATGCAAGAGTAATACAATTAGTGCTAGAAGCGCTCATTTGCTTAAAAGGGTCAAAAAAACTGTCTGCTTAGTTATGGGGGAAAAATTGAATGGAATGCATATTGTATGATTTATTCAAATTTTTTTATCAAATTAATATAATGGAATGTATTATGTGCCTGAAACTTATTACTGATGATGACTTATTGCAATGTAAACATCATTATCATAAAAATTGTATAATTTCATGTCCTCTTTGTATTAATGAACAATTTGACAAAAATAAAATCCTAAATTGTTGCGATGAATTAATTACGTCCACAGAAACTAAAAATAATTATAATAATAAAAAAATAAATTCTCGCAATAGTAATAATTTCCATAGAAAATAATACCGGAATTTAATCTTACTTGGTTTTGTATGCAGTTATAATATCATAGATTGGGTTAATCATAGACCAATTAACCGTTGTCGGACCCAAATGAAGTTTATACTTTGACGAATAGTTTTTGTCGTCATGAATCTTTTTCGCTTCAGTAAAAAATTCCTCTCTGATAATAATTGTTTCTCTAGGAACTTGTTTACCTCCTCGTGTCAAATCCATTATTCCAGTTGTCAAAATGTACGGATAATTTACATTCTGTACAGCTTTCTTTAAATTTGAGTTTGAAGATGGATGCTCATCGTCAGAGTCAAAATATAAATTACTCAATTTCACAAATAATTTGTCATTAATTTTGTAAAATGCAATATTTTTCTTATTTACTTCCTTTGTCATGAAAATTTTGTGAGCAGTCTCCGGATTAACTGGAGCTGCAGTTTTTTGTTTTTTTACAACAGTCTCTTCTTCTTTTATTTTTTCAGATGTATCAACAGAAGCGGCGGCCGCTGAAGCAGCCGCCGCTGGAGCAGTCGCTGATGCACCAGTCGGAATGCCTGATAATGTTTTCCTTTTTCTGCCAGGCGTTTCCTTGCCCGCGGATATACGAGGCGATTCCTCGACAGATGCTGATTCTTCTTCAACATGCTCTTCTTCATCATCATCTTCTTCATCCTCAATATCCTCATCACACATAAAATCATATGCCGAAAAATCATATTGCGGTGTTGTTTTTACACGTCTTCCAGTAGTCAACAAAAGAGGATTACTTGTCGTAGACTGAGAAGATTGTGCAGTGGAAGCCATAGCAGCGGCTCGGGCTCCTGATTCAACAGGTTTTGTTTCTGGAATTTTTGGCAAAGCCTGTAGAATACTTACCGTTGATTGAACTGTAGCAGAAGACGGCTTTGCTGCAGCAGCTGATGCTTCTGCTTCTGGTTCTGGAGTTGGTGGAGTCATTTCATATTCACCAAGAAGTTGCTCTGATGCAGCCTCTCTGGGAAGGGGTTTATTTGCCCGATCAACTACAGAAGTAAAGATTCCTTTCAGAAAAACAAGTCTTTCTGGTTTCTTCATGAACTCCTCGTATTCGGCATCAGTTGCCTCAATCACGCATTTGTATCCCCTAAAGGTAATCTTCATCTCGACGTTTTGATGAAAATTACTATTTCGTTGGAGAAAAGCTACCAAGGCCAAATTTCAATGGTGACAATATAATCTAAAATATTCAATTTTTTGATAAAAGTTGAATAAAATATCAATTTATATATCAAGTAGCCATATGGTCTAAAATAAACATAAATGAAGAATATTGATTTTCTTGCCAAATTAAATAATCATATTTCTCAATTTTTCAGTCAAAAGAAAACAAAATATGAAGCAAAATATATCGATTCAAAAATTAAAGTACCAAATGATTTTCAAATGTTACTAGATACAATAAGGGGATATGATTTATCACATTACTTTTATGATGAAGATGATGAGGACCAATATGATGAAATTGACGAACATTATTGCGGATTTAATTTAATGGAATTAGAAAGACACGCTGAAACAATTTTTCACGAATATTATATTTTTAACACATCAAAATCTAAATTAATGCCATTAATGTACAAACCAATCGAAAATGGAAAAATATTTGCACTTTGTATATATGTTCCACTATTGGAAGATAATGATCCATTAACAAACAAATATTGCTGCTTAGTATTGGGAGGTAATGCTGAAGAAACAAAATATAATTATGAGCAATTAACAACCGTTGATAGAACTCTTGAAACTTGTTTAGATGCATTTAAACATTTTTTGCATTATTATACACCATACACAAAACATCTCAATAAAATAACATTTGAAGACAATAAAGCGATCAAATATAAACTTAAATATGACTACGAATTAAATAAAATTGTTGATCCCCCAATGTATGTAAAATAATGTGTAGTAATACCATATGGTTACTGAATTAAATTATATTATCAAGTATAAGCAATTACTACATACTTTTATTTCGAAATATTATAAAAAAAAGATCACAAATAAAACAAATAGTTCAGCATCAAAAATTACCTTACCAACTGAATTTAAAATATTACTTGAAATAATTAGACAATATGATTTATCAAATTATTATTTAACACCAGGATCGCCAAAGAAAGACGAAAATTACCTTGAATTTGATTTATTAGAATCTTTTAGAAATTCATCAGCTATTACCACTGCAATAGCATCATATATGACAACAACATCAAAATTATTACCTTTAATGATAAAAAAATTGGATAATAATAAATGTGTCGCATTATGCATTAATATATTATATATAAATAATTCAAATATTTATGGAAATAAATATTGCTGCACACTTTTTAATGGAACCGATTACTCAACTTTATTATCTCAACAAAAAATTGGATCATCAAAAAATTTTATGCAAAATATTTATGATGCATTCTGTGAATTCTTCCATTATTATGAAACAACAATTAGCCATTTGAATACAATAACATACAGTGATTTGGGAGTAAAAATAATCACTAAAAAAATTATTAATGATAATAGTCTTGTGAAACCTTATTACTTTGATGAAGGTGAAAGAATCTTTAAAGAATCATTTACTAAAAGTTAATTAAAATTCAATACTTATTTGACAATCTAATATTTATAAATATTCCAGCCATCTTGACACATATCTTTAATATTTCGCTGTGCTTGCCATCCTATATCATTTTTTATTTTATTGACATCAGCATAAACTTCAATTATATCACCTTGCCTTTTATTTGAAAATTTGTAATTAATTTTAATTTTATTAATTTCTTCAAATGTTTTAATTAGTTCTAAAACACTTGTTCCAATACCAGTTCCAACATTATAAACATGTATTTTCCCAATTTTTACATGTTTAAAAACTTTAATATGAGCGTCTGCCAAATCCATTACATGTATAAAATCACGTATACATGTTCCATCACGAGTATCGTAATTATTACCAAATATCTCCAACATATCATATTGACCACTTGCTACTCTTAAAATATATGGAAATAAATTATTAGGAATGCCCTGGGGATTATCGCCTAATTTATATTTATTATGCGCACCAATTGGATTAAAATATCTTAGTAAAGTTATCGTCCAATTATTATCTGATATATATAAATCTTTTAAAATTTCTTCAAGAAAATATTTAGTTTTTCCATAGGGATTTGTAATACCAATGCCGGTTTGTGATATTTCAGTTACTGGATAAGTTGCATTGCCGTAAACAGTTGCAGACGACGAAAATATAATTTTTTTACAATTAAATAATTTCATAACATTCAATAAAATTAATGTTTCACTAACATTATTAGAATAATATAATAATGACATATTAACACTTTCAGATACCGATTTTAAACCAGCTAAATGAATAACATAGGAAATATAATATGTTGTAAATATGGATGCTAATGACATATTATTCAAATTATCTTTCACAAAAATAATTTTACCTTCAGTTTTAATTGTTTTTAATTCATTTAATACAGATATATCAGAATTCGACAAATTATCAATTATAACTATATTATAATCAAGATCTAGTAACTGTGCACATATATGGCTACCTATAAATCCTAAACCTCCTGTTATTAAAATATAGCTAGTTTCAACAAACATACACGTATAATATTTATTAATAAAAATAATCTCGAAAGAATCATTTATTAAAATTCAATACTTATTTTTATCACGATATGGTCATTTGTTTCTATTATGACTTTAAATTTTCTTTTACTTTTTGTATCAAAAATAATTTCGATCCCATCTTCTATTAAGTTTATATTTTGTTTATTAAATGGATGTTTTGATAAATGAACCTCCTTATTTATATTTTTTATATAATCATCATATGAAACTAAATTTAGAATACTATTAATTATGAATTCTATTTTATTGGTTATATATTTCTTTTTCCCTTTAAAATTTTCATAATCTATATGATATAGCTCATATAAATTACCAGTTTTACCAACTATCCATTTTCCCAATGCTATTTTTGGAATAATAATTGTTGATAAAGGACTTGCTGAATTTATTTCTGTAAAAACATATTTTTCTCTACAAATATTAAATATTCCAAGTTTTATAAATTCTGTGTCAAATTCAATATCATCCAGTTTTAAATATTCCATACTAAATAACCATATTGAATATCTTTTATGTCTTTGAAATTGTTTGATAAATAAAAGATATGTGATACGAAGCAAAATTTATTCGTATTTACAATAATACTTGCGATCTCCAGTATCGTTGCAAATATATGTGTGAATTTCAATGGGGTAACCACGATTAGGACACCAAAATCGTTGTCTTCGAAGATTAGGTATCTCGAGACCTTCCGATTCAACTGTCTGCGGACTGCTTGGTCTGAATTTTTCGTGATTGACCAATCTGAGCGAAGTTGAAGGAATTGGCATGACGAAGCTTGTATCAGGGTATTATTTCTAAAACCGTTGTGCTATAAAATAATGTGAAAATACAATAGCCACCAAAACATTACTGTTTTCAATTTTTTAATAATCTTTTAACTTGGCCTATTTGTATTCTTGTTTGAGGCATCTTTTTAGGACCTTTCCTGTTCTTTATTACTCTATCTGCAAAACATTTATTGACATATTCTATTATCGTAGAATTTTCACAATATTTTAATTTTGAAAGTAATAAACATACTATTACACCGGTCCTACCTATACCACCTTTGCAATGAACTAAAATATTAGATCCAGATTCGTATAATAAGGCTAATTCATCAACAAAATGATTTGTCATATCATCGTCTGTTGTAGACATATCTGGCATTGGAAATTTTACATATTTTATTTTATCTGGCAAAAAGTTATAGTAATTATATTCTTTTACCTTTTCTTTATCTTCTGTGAGATTTACAAATACATTAATACCACTATTAATATATGTTTTTATAGTTGATTCATCATAAGGATAAGATGACACCAATAATCTATTTTTAATAATCCAATTTGATCTTTCGTCAGGTCCTTGCATAATTGATAATATTGTGTTAAGCGCTTAAATCACAATAAGCAATATTATTTCAACATTAATAAATAAAATCAAATTACATACCATACCAATGTGTTCTCGAAACAATTATAATTTCAAACCTATAATCATTATGAATAATTCCTAGGCGTACATTATCGCCAACATAATTAACATCAACATATTTTGGCGGAACAAATGTGCTCGGATTATTACTTCGCGTTTTAAGATATTCAAATTGCTCTTTAGAATAGTTATGTTTGCTTAGTTTATTTTTTTGCAATTGTTCAGACATAACACATAATTGACGTATGTATTTTGCTTCATCATATTCTTCAGGCGGATCAAGTATTTCAGTTCCTGTTTCTGATGTTTCATCGGACGCATCATTTTCTTCTTCTCTTTCGGCCTCTGCGTCACTTTGAACAAGGGCGCCCAAGTCGTCAAGTGTAATGTCTGGTCTAGGAGGCGCAGACATTATGTTTAAGCATAAATTGTGTTAATGGATTGTATATTAAATTTCAATTTAATGGAAAGATCATATGATATGTATTTCAATTTTTAATAAAGTAAATTATGCATTAGGCCACTCTCTTTCTGGAACTAGCAACATCTCGAATTTATAGTTGAAATGAATTATTCCTAATTTCAAATGGCCTTCAGATATTCTGTCAACACGAACATATTTTGGAGGGACAAATGGAGATTGCATTGAACTGATCTTTTTTATATATTCCAATTGAGAATTATTATATTCGCGCTTCCTTTTATTATTTTTTAATTCATCTATTAAGATATCAATTTCATCCATATATGTTTCATCCGACTCTTCCGAATTACCTAATGCTACAATTTCCTCAAACTTTTCAGTCATGATATACATATCACTCGTATCGTCAACACAAGTGGATGGTGCTCCAGTAGGAGGCAAACGTTTAAAGTCTCCAATATTGGGAATGGTTGCAGATCTTCTAAATGAAGATGAGGCTGAAGCTGCTGTCATTTGGTAATTAGCTGGAGGTATATTATCATTATAGTCGAGTGGAGAAGGCGGAAGTGGTGGAGGATCAGAGTGATCATCTTGGGGACTTCTTGACATCACGCAATATTGATGATTATTACTAACCTAAAAACTTGTTTAATGCAAAATTTAATGGGTTATGTAGGATTTATCATTTTCAATTTTATTATAAAAAAGTTTGATTTCTTTAACTTTAATCAAAATAGATTGTACACCACAATAGCCATCACAAATATGCTATTAAAAATCAAAAAAAGAAGTATGACAACTGTTGTTATAGACTGAATAACAGCATTAGATGTTAATATTTTAAAATTTAGAAAGAATAAATCGAAATTTTCATTAGTATTTTCTGATCAAGAAAACAGAAATAAATTTTTTGATATTTTCTTTGCGTATCCAAATAAGGATGATAAATTCCATCATATTACAGAATTAGAGCTTGATAAAATTAAAATTACAAGTCAGTTAGAATATACAGGAAAAGATAAATGGATATTTGAGGATGAAACAATTTTAATAATACCAATAAAGGATTATACTACATTTATAGGTAGATTGCAAGATTTATATTATTTTAAAATTTATTCATAATTTAAACCAAAAAAATTGATATATTATTAGTTTGTTATAATACTCATATTAATATTAGTTACAAAACAGAATGATTAGAAAACTTGGAAAATCTGCAGCAGAAAGATTACCATATTGGGTGTATAGTTTGAAAATTAATGTTGTGAAACATAGTAGCACTCCAAAAGACTATACTATCGAATTTACTGATCAAGAAAACAGATGTAAATTATTAGAATATTTTTTCGATTACGATGAGTGCGCGGAAGATCTCGACGAACTTGATGATATGAAAGTAAGAAGTAGACTTGAATACGATGGAGATAATAAGTGGATACTCGAAGGTGAAACCTTATTAACTATTCCAATCACTGATTATAATGTATTTTCAGATAGAATGAGTGATGTCGCTAGTGAAAAAGGAGAATAATTAAAAGTTGATATTATTTCAAATTAATTAATTATTAATACAAATTTTATTTATAACAAATGTTAAAAACAAAAAATAATACAAAATTATTTGCATGGTGTACACTTTATCTTTCAATTAAAACAACTAAAATAGAAAAAATAAATAATTCATATATTTTCGAATTTCATAGTGAAAATGATAAACATTTATTTTTAGAAAAAGTATTTCATGAAATTGATAAAGATTCTGAAGTTTATTCTAGCAAAAATCAATTTGATAAAAAAATAGATGTATTTACAAGAGCTCGCTATTCAGATTATGTTGGCGAAGATAAATGGACATACCCAAATATCACAACAATTTCAATTCCATTTGTGGATCGCATCTTTATCAAAAATAGATTAGAAGAATTAGTAAAATCGAAATAAATAATATATAATATAATATAATGAATGTTAATCATCGCAGACCAAATAGAACTATAGAATTAAAAACATTATTAAAACAATTAGATATTAATGTCGTAAAGATTAAAATATATTACAAAGATTTTTTGATAACATTTAGAAATCAAGAAAATAAAAATTTATTTATGAAAATATTATTTACTTATATCGATGAATCAGCTTTAGTATATCAAAGATCACATGATGCATATTATGCTGGTGACAATAAATGGGAATTTATAAATGACGATATCATTATTATACCGTGTCGTGATTTTCCTTTTTTGCAAGAAGAGTTGGGCTTATTGGTTTTTGAGAAATTGTGTAAAAATTGATTATTTAATTTAATGTTTACAATTATCTTATGACTTATGTTGAAAATATATAATGCTAAAGGCAACAAAAGTCAGTAAGTCGCAAACTTTTACAAATAGACTAAATGATGTTGAAATCCCCATTAAACATGTAAAATATTTAAATCGCAATTATATTTTTGTATTTGATACAATTGATGACAGAGATATATTTATTGATAAAATATTTTATGATGTTAGCAAAGATAGCGACATTTATATGCGATCACATGACTTATATGAAAATAAATCAAAAAATTGGACGTTCGATAATGTAACTATTAGTGTTCCAAAAGATGATGCAATATTTATACACCAACAAATTAGGAAAATTGATATGTTTCTTATGCAAATGAATCTAGAAAAAGATGAAGATAATTTAGTTTATTAAAATAATTTAAATATTCATTAATAAACAATAATAATGTCAGAATACATAACACATATCACAGCTGAAAACTTATATCATTCAGAGGTTAGACAGTACGTTAATAAACATGAAAAATATAATGCCGAATTAGCTCCAAGTGTCAAAGCTTTATTTAATTCATGTTGTGCATTATGTAATAAGAAAACCGAAAACGGACAAATTGCAAATATTCGCAAATTAAATAAAAGTTTGCCAATGAGATTATCTGACTTGGAATCTTTTTCTAAAGATTTAACTAATAAACTTTACCTTTGTAAAGATTGTGATGATTTATTACTTTCAGATGTAGATTTTTTGGATCAAGAAATATTTACTGAACAATATATGTCATGTATATGGAAAGCATTTTTCAAAGAACAAATATCAACAAGTTTAATGAATAAGGTCCTTACTAATATTAGTAATGTCAGTATGAATATTTTATCAGAATATGAAGGAACTGAAAAAGAAGAAGCTAAAGAAATATTCTTGACTGCATTTAAATTACTCAAAACATTCGATCCTTCTTATGAAAATATAATTGATGGATGCATCGCAAAAACAAAATTCTATTAATTAAAAATTGAATATTTTATTTATTTAACCTCTATTTTATAATGAACTTGTCTTTATTTAAAGATTTCATGCGTTTATATACCACTTATAATTAGTAATAATTATAAATGGTCACCACATGGAGCTCGGTAATACCAAACAATACATATGCCGATATTTTAGACAAAGCTTACAAAAGGTATGAAATTGAATATGATTATCATATGACATTTACTGTCCAAGATCCAGTAAATATTTACAAACGTAAAAGTATATACAGTAGTAATTTTAATATTTTCCACCATAACGAAATTAAATTTACCGTACCAAAAAATTTAATTAATGAATTTAAAATTTATTTGTCTAATAAATTAACTAATTTTAAAAAAGTGTTTTATGTAAAAACTCATCAACCACTCATTGAGCATGAATTAGATTATGATGATGCTGTCAATATAGCGCTTTTATCTAAGAACGGATTATATACTGATACAATATTTTTAATTTACCAATATTTAAAACCAGCTTCAAGGACATCAATAAGTAAATTTATAAATAAATTAGAAATAACTGAAAATCAAGTTACTTATAATGATTTTGTACAACCTTTAATGCCAATGGTAACAGGGATAACACAAATCAGAAAACAAATAATAGATGAGGATCAGTATTTGGATTGTAATGTGTCAAAACCAAAATTAAATGAAAAAACAGCTAAGTTTGTGGATTATGATCACATGTATAGAAAAGCAAGAAACAGAAAGAAGGATAAACGACAACATGTGAAAGATCGAATGAATAAACGAGAAATGCTTTATCCACATGAGGATGACAGATCAACCGTAGAATATTATGAAAAAAATCGATATAAAGATAAATATGGATATGGATGGAGTCGATACTATTATGGATATTCTGATGGATGCTGCTGCTGTTGTTATTAATATATGTGTTGGACTTATTTAAAGACGTAGTTAGCTTGTAACTTACTTGTAATTAGCAATAATTATAAATGCTCAATTCTCAGGTCACTTGGAGCTCAATAATATTAAACAATGTATATGCAGATATTCTTGACAAAGCATATAATAGGTATAAAATTGAACATAAATACCACATGACTTTTTTATATCAGGATGATTATAATATTTACAGGCGTAATAAATATTGGTACGGTTATGTTATTCCTAGTAAGATGGTTTATAATATTTTCTATCACGACACACTTAAATTCATTTTGCCACAAAACTTAATTGATGATTTTAAAATTTATTTATGTAATAAACTAACTAATTTTAAAAAAGTATTCTGCATAAATATTCCGAAAAAACCAATAAACAACAAATTAGATTATGATGATGCTGTCACTATATCGCTTTTGTCTAAAAAAGGATTATATGCAGATACTATATTTTTGATTTATCAGTATTTTAAACCAACTTTGCATGCATCAATAAATAATTTTATTAATAAATTAAAAATAAATGATGATAATGTCGAATATGAAGATTTTAAATATCCATTAACTTCGATAATAACAAAAGATGCTGAGGTTAGAGAACAAATAATAAATAATGAACAATACATGAAGTACAATGACTATGAACCAGAATTAAATAGGAAAATTAAAAATAAATATTATAAAGTAAAACAAAAAAAAGTTAGAAGTAGAAAAAAAGAAAAACCAGATCATGTAATGAATCGTGATAAAAAATATTCACTATTATATGATATTCCTGAGAACCATGAAGGTTATGACTTAGACTATCATTATGATGAAATACGCTGGAAAGCTAAACGTATATATCAGGCAAAATTAAAATGCAGAAATTTAAGATATTTTAATGGACATTGTTGCTGCAGTTATTGTAATGATATAACAAATTGATAAGTTACTTAATTATATGAGTAAGAATAGTAAAAAGAAAACTGTTGTAAATGCAAAATTTGATGATTATAATATGTATACAGTTTTGCGAGATTTACCTGATCAATTACCATCAGAGGATGAGTTATATAAACCATTAGATGGAATTTGTACTAATTGTGAAAAAGCGGCGTTAGCTGGCATTTTTGAATATATTATATGGAGACAACGAATGAAATCTGCATTAAAATATGATGATTAAGTGATATAATAGTTTGACTAATTAAATTATTATTATGGGAAGAAAAATTAAGTCTCAAAAAATCAAGAAATTTGGCAGACAAAAAGCTCCTGATCTGGTATCAACGTGTTTGCCACCACTAACAGATGAACAAATTAGAAAAGAATTTTATAAAATGGAATTAACTTCATTGCCATTAATACAAATACCTTTTTTTGGTAAGATAATGGGTTTGAAATATAGTGATTAGAAAAGTTGATTTATTTATGATAAATTATATAATTATTTGATATGATTAATTAATTATTTATGGAAGAAAAGGTTGTTACAGTTAAGGGAAAGAAAAAGGTGGTTAAATGTCGAGGAATAGACATACATGGAAATCCATGTAGGGCAAATGATAAAGAAAATGGTTTTTGTCAAAATCATGATTATATGAAAGACTATACAGATGAGATGATGGCTAATTTGACACCTTGCAGTGGATGTAAAAGACAAATGTATTTACCTAATGGTGGTACTTGTGATGATGATAAAAAACGTGCCAAGGAAATAAGGGAAAAGAAGAAACAAACAAATGTAAAGTGCAAGAAAAATAATTGCGATTTTAAAAGTAAAGGGAATGGATATTGCGGCAAACATCACCTACAAGCTTGGAAGGATGAAGTAGAGAAATCAGGTAAAAAAGTTTGTGTAAACTATATCAGAGCTTGTAGAAATATATTGGAGCCTGATTCTGAAAATTCTAGATGCCAAAAATGTAGGGGAGATGCGAATGAAGCAGGTAAACATAATAAAATTAAAATAATTGAACAAAATGAAAATAATAATGGAATTTTATGTACTGGATGTTTGGACAGTTTTCCAGATGAACATTTTATTGGAGATAAGGGTCAAATAACAAAAACATGTAGACATTGCAGAGAATTAAATAAGATTGCCGATTTGAAAAGATCTGGAAGAATTCGTAATAGTGAATCAATGGAAAATAATCCTGAACGTGCAATTAAAAAAGTAGAATGGAGAAAAAATAATTATGATAAAGTTAAATTATATTGGCAAAAAGCAAGAAAATTAAAAATAGACACATTGGGTATGGATGAATATTTAAAAAGAAATGCAGAATATGCAAAGAAATATAGAGCCGAACATGAAGAATTTATGAAGAAATTATATGCAAAACAAAAAATAGACCCAGTATATAAATTCAATTGTTATAGGTATAGAGCTAATAAGAAAAGTATTGAATTTAATTTGAGCCAAGACGAATGTGAAAAATTGTTTACATCAGATTGTTATTATTGTGGCATAGAAATTGATGAATTATCATTAAATGGAATTGATAGAATTAATAGTGATGATGGATATAAAATCGATAATTGTGTATCATGTTGTAAAATATGCAATTTCATGAAAGGATGTTATGACGTTGACGTTTTTATTGGTATATGTTCACATATATTAACATACAATAAACTCGTTGATGGAAAATTAAATTATAAATTATTCAGTAATATTAATGGAACATCGTATAATACGTATCTTTATAGAGCAACAAAAAAAGGAATGAAATTCGAATTAACAAATGCTGATTATATTGCATTGGTTAATGGAATTTGTTATCTGTGTGGTAAAGAAAGCAATATTAACCATTTAAATGGTATTGACAGATATGATAATATAGACGGATACAATATCAAAAACTGTAGATCGTGTTGCGCAACATGTAACTATATGAAACGAGATAATACATACGATCATTTTATTAACAAATTAAAAGATATTTATGAAAATCATAAAGAATTTATCATTTTAGGAGAGATTGACGAAATAGCTAAAGAAATTGAAAATATTGTAATTGCTAGTGATGAATGTAAAAGTGTTACGATTGACAAAAAAGATTATAGTGCTAAATTGAGGCAAGAAATGGGTGATGAAGCTTATAAAGCTAAGAAAAAAACAGATATGGCTGAATATCGAGCAAAAAAAAAAATAACGGTTAAAGCAGATAAAGTGAAACTTACACCTGAACAAATAAAAGAAAATGCCAGATTACGTAAACAAAAGCAACGTGAATTATTAAAACAAAAGGTTGGGGAAGACGAGTACAAAAATATTTTAAAGCAAAATATGCAAGCATATAGGTCTAAAGCAACTGAAAAGGAAGAAGCGATTAATTAAAATCATTTAATTTATTATGTTAATTGGAATTATTAATAATTACAATTAATTAAAAAGCACTAAGCAAATAATAATATAACATATATTATTTTGTATGAAACAAATAATATGTATGTCACTTTAATTACTGTAGGCAAGTCCCCCCATACCACTCATGATACGGAGGACATTGTAACTGAAAGCGAAGATGTATAATTCAGTTCCGTTGCTCAAGCTGAGTTTTGGTACGTTCTTACCGGTTCTGAAAGGATCAGCGAGTCTGAGTACCAATAATGTGTTATCGATACGAGACAAGTTAGCAGTACCAGAAGGTTGGTGTTGTTCTGGGTGTAAACCGAAGCTGTAAACGTTGATACCATCAGCAGGGGTTCTGGTGTGGTGTTGAGCTGGTTGTACGTAGTTAAAGTAGTTACCATCTCTTGGTTCAAAGCGATCATGACCGTTCAATTGCAAGTTACCTGAAGCGACTGGGTTACCGGCACCATCGAGTCTCAAACCATAGTTATTTGGTTGGATGACAGAGATATCTCTGAGAGATGGAGCTTGTGCAACAACTGTTGGAGCAGCACCGTTAACATATGAGACTTTAGACCAGTTGACACGGTTATCAGTCCAGTAGCTGAGTGGTACTGAGACAGTGGTCAAATCCAATGTGTGAGCGTTAACAACTACATCATTGATGACTGGAGTTGCACCACCTTGTGGGACGAAAGCATAAACAGTTACATCAGTGATTCTGTCACCCAAGTTAGTGTTAGTAAGTGAGTCAAAGAGAACTTTGTCAACTAATTCAATGTAGCAAGCAGTTGCGGCAGAGTTGGCAGTTGTTTGGAAAGTGAGTTGATCGCCATCAATATCGTGTGGTACCAAGCGGACAAATACTCTTCCACCAGTTGATGAGTTGTATGAGCCAGTTAATTCAGTACCACCAACAGTTTGACCATCAGCAGCAGTGGCAGTTGCAACACCACCAACTTGAACTGCTGCTGGAGCAACTGTGGTTACTTTGAACATACCCAAAGCAATGGATTTAGCAGCATAGTTCAATGCTGAGTCCCATTTGGAGTTATCGTGAGTGTAGCACAAGAAGGTAGAGTCCTTGCTCTTTGCGCTTCTAGAGTTAGCACCGTTGAAAGCACCGTTCTTCATGGCCCAGATAATTTCCTTGGTTGGGTGGTTGAAGTTGAGTTTTGATTTGTATGGGATAGCAGTGTTTGAGCTGCTGGCTGGGATTGATTCAGATCCTGGGTGTTGGACTTGTTCAATCAAATATTCATGGCCAACTTGGGCGAATCTTCTTCTTTCTTCAGAGTCAAGGTAGATGTAGTCAACCAAGAGAGCAGCTTCTTTCATGTTAGCTACTCTGGAGTCAACTTGGGAAGCACCAGCCCAGCAGAACAAGTTGTTGGCTTGTTCGAATTCGAATTGAACTCTGACTTCATGGTATTGCAAAGCAATCAATGGTAAAGCTAAACCAGTGTTTCTGCAGAACCAGAATTGCAATGGAACATAGATAGTGTATTCATCTTTGACTGTTGAGGAAGTTCCGTTCTTGGTGGCCAATGAGGTCATTGCTGGAACATCTCCGATCATTGCATCATAACCACGTTGTTGAGAAGCAGTGTGAGTTAATTCATACCAGATATCTAACCAGATACCGTATTGTTTATCAATGGTTGATCCACCGATTTCGACTTCTACAGTCTTGATTAAAGCATGGCCTAATCTGCGGACCCAAGCGAATTGAGTACCATCAGCATAAGCTGAAAGATCGACTTTATCTACAACTACTTTCAAGTACATTCTTCCAGCAAGATCACCGTTGCGGAGAATGGTGACTTCAGCCTTACGACCGAAGTTTGGATTACCATTAAGTGTGTGTTCAATGGCTTCCATTGAGAAGTTAGTGTGGCGTCTGTATACGACCTTGAAGTAAGTGATTTGTGGGTTACCTGTTAAGTACACATCTTGTGCACCGTAAGCGACTAATTGCATTAAACCTCCTCCCATTTATTCGGATATATTATTGTAAAAGAAAAAATTTTTTATATGAATACGTTTAATTCATGTAAAACTAGAGTTTCTTCTGATTCTCACTATATATAGTTCAGATTATTTTATACACCACCACAAAAAATACACATTACTAATACATTCACTGTGTTACTTTTTTCATTTTATACTCTTTCTTTTAATTAAATTTTTTACATTTATTTTATCGCGATTTATTCTTGTTCAATAATAAATTTATTGATGTTAAATAATAAATTTATTATTTTATTTGTCAGTTAATAATTTACTTATTCAATGACATCAATTTGTTCAGTAATTTAAATGTGTTTCGATCTAGTTCCGTCATGTTTTTTATTTTTTTCGTCAAAACAAACTTCTTGGGGGTAACCTTAGTCACAGACCATCCCAGTGCTGCAGCATTACATAATGCCGTCATTTGAAGTATCAAAATTAATACTTTATTCGTGTCATTTATTCCATCTAACATAGATTATATACGTTCTATTGAAAATAAATTATTAATTCAAGCTCATCACCAATAAAAACGCAAATAAATTATTACCAGACGCCTAACTCATCATTTTTAACTTACAACATTTAATTCATATTATGCGCAATCACCAAAACCCACCCTCGTTTATCACTTAAAGGGCTTCGGCGAATATTAAAACATAATATGGCATCGTTTAAACACAAACCAGATAAGCTCAAATACTTGTCGAATATCAATACTTTAGATGAAACTCATAGAAAGTATGCCAATGATTTTGAAAAAAGAAGAAGCCAAGTCGCGGAGAAAAAGAAGATGGTCACTGTTTACCAAAAAGAACTTAATGCACTCGAAAATAAAAACAAAGAACTTTATACAACCGAAGACTCCAGAAGAAGGGCCTTCATTAAACAAGAACTATCACGATTGGATGATGATATATTCGATGTAGATAATGATATCTCCGAATTGGACTATTATAGCAGAACTAATGATATACTTATGGATTATTATAATATCATTGACGATTCACATGATCACAATCATGACGATCATATTTATGAAGATGATGGGCAATTACCATCCATCAAAGAAGGAGTTGGAGAAGGAGGGATAGATGAAAACATAGAAATTTCATCCAAGTTGGAAGAGCTTAATCTTAAATCACAAAGAAAACGTAAAATGAAAAGACCCACCCGTAAAAGGACACGTAGGGTAGACAGCAAATCAGGTAAAACAATTCTTCAGTTTTTTGGAGATAATAAATTGGAATCTGAAGCTAGCGAAATAACTGAACAATCTGAAGATCCAGATGCTGATGATTCTGAAATACCTGAAGAATCAGAACAATTTGGTGTTGTTATCGAACATGTTGTCTCTAATAGAGCTTCTCTTTTTGATGACTATTTAATGATGATTGATCGAGGGTACGCTAGCTCTAAAACTAAAGTGTGTCCCATTCGAATGTGCACAAATTGTAATGTCGAAAAGTCTCTCAACCAACAGGAAGGCGCTTATATTTGCCATAAATGCGGCGAAGTTGAGCATATCATTATCGAATCCGAGGTACCTAACCACAAGGAAAGCCTTAATGAGAAGCCCCGCTACCCATATAAAAGATTAAACCATCTAGTGGAGTTGGTATCCTATTTTGTGATTAAAAAATTGAATTTGAATCCAGTAACTTATATAAAGGAACAATAAGTTATTATAATATAGAAATGGAAAATGAAATGAATGAAATAATGAGAATGAGATTAGAAGAAATTAAACCGAAAAAAGGTTATGGAATTATTTATTATGCATACTGTGAAACTGCAAATAAAGGATATGTTGGACAAGCCTCCAATTATGTTTCTGGAAATACTAAATGGGGAGTTGATGGAAGATGGAAATCTCATGTTAGAGAGGCAACATCTGGAAATAAAGATCATTGTTTAATATTAAACCAAGCAATTAGAAAATATGGACAAGACTCATTTGTAATAATTGCTGTTAAGGAAGTACCTTCAGAAGAGCTTAATGACTGGGAAATTTATTTCATAAATTTATTTAGAACACTTTCCCCAAATGGCTATAATCTACATGGCGGAGGTGGAAAAAATAAAGTCATATCTGAAGAAAGTAGAAAAAAACATAGTGAATCTAAAAAAGGAGTTCCCATGTCAGAAGAAGCACGTATTAATAATAGCCAAGGACAATTAGGTGGCAGACGGAACGGTTATAAAAGAAATAATCCGGAAGATGAACATTTACCGAAATACATTAATGCAAAAAGATTAGATGGAATATTAGTTGGTTATGAAATAAACTCATTTCCAATAGGTGTCGAATCTAAGGATTACATTACTAAATCTTTCAGAAATATTAGGGATCCAAAGTCTGCATATTTAGAAGCAACTAAATATTTGGAACAACTTAAAACACAGTATGCTTATGTTCAAATAGAAATTAATAAAAAACGTGATGAACATATTCAGCAACGAATAACTTCTAAACTTGAGCGCAAATTTTTTAGAAATATAGATAATCCATATATTAAACCGATAATCACTGACAATAAGTTAGATGGTTACTATGTTGAAGGGTATCTCGACAATAACTCTAATCCATATCCAAGGAAATATTTTAATGAACTTGCATCTAATCAAAAGAATCTTATGGCAGCAAAAAGGTATATTGACGAATTGCAAGTCTTAAATAAAAATACTACTTTTAAAGAAGATAAAATAGATACTTTGGTAAACGTTGGTAAAATATATGGCAAAAGGTCCAAAACTCAAGGTAAAAGAAATCCAGATAATGTTAATATGCCTAAATATCTTGCATATATAATTGTTAATGGAGAAAAAGTAGGTTATCAAGTAAATAACTTTCCAATGTCCAAAACTGAAAAAATAAAGAAAAAATTTTGCGGTAAAAAAATACCAATGGAAGTAAAATTCAAATCAGCAACAGAATTTCTTGAAGAGCTATGGAAGAAAAAGAATGCATTAAATGCATCTCAAGAAACTAATAATCTAGATTCCGATAATAATGATGACACTGATTATATCAGTGATATCGATGAAAACATTCAAATTCAAAATCAAAATTAATTTTACTAAAAATAGTAAGCTCCCAATAGTAGGCTTTAAAAGAGTATAACCTACTAGTATATATAAGCGAATGACAACAGTTAGTAACTTATATATGCAACACGACCAAATTGCGGGAACGCCCTTAGAGCTTCAGATACCACTTCATTCGAGTAATCGTTTGAAGGAACTCGGTTAAATACCGAACACAATGGTAACAAGTCTGAAGATTGGGAAATCCGCAGCGAAGATACTTAATTTATTATGCTAGAGTCAAGTAATAATATTATGACAAGTAAGTTAAGTATACCGTTCAGAGACTAGATGGTGGTGGGTCCTAGAGATTAGCAATCTCAATAATGGGCATAAGGTATAGTCCGTCCTTTGGAGAAATCCATATTCAGTACAAAGCTTCTGTTAGCAGGAGTACTGAAAATAACTTGATTAAACTATTCATTTAATCATATAAGTTGTTGGAGGTTCACGGGTTGAACCAGTTTCAAGCAAAAGAATCAACAGAGATACCTGAAAATATCTATAATATGATATTGACAGAAATTCGTAAAATGAAAATCACAAACATTAATAAAATATCACTAAAAACTATTAGAACAATTCTAAAGAAATTGCATCTAAATATTTACTACGAACATGCCCCATATATTCTATGTAAAATCACCCGTAAAGCTCCACCAACCCTAACCAGACAAACTGAAGAACAATTGAAAACAATGTTTAAACAAATTCAAGATCCATTTATTAGACATTGTCCAGCTAACCGCGTAAACTTTTTGAGTTATTCATACGTGTTACATAAATTCTTCCAAATTCTCGGTTTAACGGATTACCTTAACTGCTTTGATTTATTAAAGAGCAGAGAGAAACTTCGTGTTCAAGAAGAAATTTGGAAAAAGATATGTGTTGACCTCAATTGGCCTTTCCATCCCAGTATTTAATTATACACATCCCCATAAACTACCATATAATAATGAGCCATTGATATGGTTAATTATTAATAAATAAATTGGTTTTACTTGCCCTTCTTAAGTGCTTCCATCTTCTTAGCCTTTTTGGCTTCTTTGTGCAACTTGTGAGCAGGAATCATAGACTTTGCGCGTTCTTCCTCAGCCAACTTTTTCTGTGATTCTGCGTCACTAACAGCCTTTTTAAGTTTTTCGCGCATTGTGTCATCTGGAACAACATCACAATACTTCCATTGATTTTTGTTATCGTCATAAAGCTTGATTTCATTCATGATACCAGCCAAAGTTGGATAATCTAGTAAATCGTGAACAATTACACCATTGGGAACAGTATATGCTTCATCTTCACACCACCAAAAAATACAATTGTTTTCAGTTGTGATCATCTCATTAAATGTAAGTTTGGAATTATAACGGAGACTCATATCCATAGAAACATGCATAAATTTACCATCAACATGCACAAGAATATGATATCTACAATCAACATCAGTTTGGTCAAATTCATCTCTAGTGCTTTTATCTACTGATTCAGCATTTACAAGATAGATGGCATTATTTTTGTGCAATGATTCAATATAATTTTGTGCAGATGAATCAAACATTTGGCGATTACCGACAGGTTTATAAAATTTCTTAAGTTGTTCCTTGGTCGCGGCAGCCATTTTAGTATATGAATGCAATGATCAGAAAAAGATAATATATCTCAAATATAAAAGGACAAACAAATAAATAGTAATTCAATTTTTTAATAAATAAAATATTTTTGCATCACTTATTCTCATGCCTTCTTTGCATCAAGGAAAGCCTTTCGTGCTTCAGCCTGCTTGGCCTTCTTTGCTTCCTTAAGTTTCTTGGATGCTGATTCGGGCTTTACCTTATCGGCTGCAATTTTGGCGGCATTTTTAATCTTCTCAACACGCTTTTCGTAGATAAGCTTGTTAAGGTTCTTGCGTATCTCAGGATCGGGTTCGGCAATATAATGAATACCCTCTCGCCATGGTGCACATGCCTGTTCCAACTTCAATACTCCTGGAAACGGAGTAATGAGTCGTACATGTGGATAATCGAGAATATCATGATTCTTCAATGCATTGTTCGAAGTGTAGTCCTTTGATTCGAATGCAAGAGCAAGCATATCAAAAAATTCAACATCTTTATTGAATTCAAGATTATTATCCATAGAAATATGCATAAACTTGTCTTTAGCAAAAATCAATGCATGATATCTGACATCATGTTGCATATATGATGAATAATTTGGAGTATGATCAATGACTACTCCTTCAATCAGATAAAGCTGAGTCTTTCTGTGAAGGAAATCCAGATATTCCGCTGGGTTGTGGCTACACCTGTCAGCAGAAGGCTTGGATGAAGACGAGCTAGCCATTGATGATTGTAAAGCTATAATCAATAGGATGGATATACAAATCTTTTTGTAATAGAGAATATCAGGAATTAGAATTTCAATTTTAAATAAACAAACAAGTTTGGATCTGGTCATCTTATTATTTACGAAAACCTCCTCCAGTGGCAATACCCTTAATAGTATCCCAGTAAATATAATAACTACCACCTTGGCCACATGATGTCAATTTATAAAGACTTATCTGCTTACAAACCAATGAAAAATCGACCCCTTCAAGTTTTCCAGTTTCAGCCTCTAATTCTTGTGGATTGAAAAATACTGCTGGACTGTTATTATGTTTGTTTACTCTATAAAGAGCCGACATTACTCTATTAAGGTCTCCAAAATCGGCAAGTTTCTGTTGATATTTTAACTCGACATCAGTTGGTTTTTTAGGTTTAGGCTCCATAGGAGGAAGCGGTTTGATTTCGCGCTGTTTAGACATTGCTAAATTTCAGTTTATAATGCAGTTTTGTATATTTTTTAAATATTAAGGCTATTATATGAATCATTTTTCAATTTTATAAAAAAATATGTTTTAAGCGGAATGCTTTGCTTTGTCCATCTTTGCAGCTAGTTTAGCCTTCTTGGCCTGCTTATGAAGTTCATGTTTAGAAACCATTCCCTTCGCTCGTTCATCAAGAGCAACCTTCGCGGCATGAGCTCGCTCATCTACAAATGTCTTAAGCTCCTTGCGTAGCTTGAGTTGGTCATCAGTCAAAATTTCGATATTCTTATCATAAGCGATATATTTGTCTGCATCATGTTGCGGCTGTGATGCAATTGCGGCGATGAGCTTCTTTAGATGCTTATAGTCCTCCAGTACGTGTACTTCAACATGATCAAGCAATGGTTCGCGTGGATCATATTCCTGATAATCCCGCGACCCTGGATGAGAGTCAACTAATGATACGTAAAGAAATTCATCGTCTTTTTTGACCAACGCACGCAGACCGTCACCATCTTCGGAACAGATGCAGTCAAAGCAGTCTCTAATGACAAATTCGTAAGAGTGGACAATTTGAATTTGTTCGTTGTCTTCGAGAGCCTTAAGGTATTCTGCAGCTCTAACGGAAGGAGTGAAAGCTTTAGCCATATTGTGTGATAAGATCAAACACTTAATTCGGCTATGGAGTTAGTACTTAGATTACAGATAAACAAAGTAAAGGTTAAGAATTTCAATTTTATAAATAAATAAGATAATGGTCAGGATTGTAACAGTCTCTAAGATTTATTAGACAGCTTGGCAATTTTCTTATCCTTCTTTAATTGCTTGTGTTCAAGATGCTTTGAAACCATAGACTCGGCACGTTCAGTTAGAGCAAGTTTAGCTCGATTAGCCAAATCTTCAACGTGCGTCTTAAGCTGCGTGCGAAGTTCAAGTTGTGCATCTGTCAGAACCTCAACATTCTTATCATATGGAACATATTGAATGTTTTCTTTAGGATGTGCTGTTCACAGAATCAACGATTTTTTGTAATCTGTCATACTTTTCCAATGCATGCACATCCGCATAGTCGAGCAATGGCTTACGAGGATCATATTCTTCGTCTTCTCTCGCTCCAGGATATTGAATCGGAAGAGAGATGTGAAGAAATTTGTCATCTACTTGAACTAATGCTCGTTGTGTGTATCCATCTATATTGCAGACAGAACAGCACGATCCGACAACAGTAGACTGATGTGAATCTACAATTTTGAGTTTTCCGGCATCCTGAAGTGCTTCGAGATATTTGTCAGCACTTAGTCGAGTTGACGGTTTTCTAGACATGATAATTGGTTAGAATGACTAATTCGAATGCTTGATTCTGAAGTTGGTATAATTTTTAAAATATTGTATGGATAAAACAAAGGTTATATAATTCAACTTTTATAAGATATGATGGCAAGTAAATTTTATACCTTTTTGAGTATCGGACATTAACCAAATAAATAAATTATTCGCCATTTCTCATAGCAAGCCACTTCATCGTATCTTTGTACATATATCTTTCAAGTAAATCCATAGTTCGTGGATGTATTTGATCTCTAGCCTTTTTGAGATTTGGATATGATTGTGGTGGAATTTTAGAAAATTTGAGTGATTCAGTTTCGGAAAACTTGGTCCAATAAAATTCCCTATTACAATCAATGAGTACATACACAATATTTTGATCTGCATCATGATGTGAATCCAGAATTATGTAATCTGAATTATTAGTTTCTTTGTCAAGCCATTGTCTAAGCATCTCAGTCATTTTGATAATGCAAGGTTAGTTGTATTTTTATTTATATTGAATAAACAAAATCAACTAGAATACTTTTCAATTTTTATAGCTGATTACTATGTAGAATGCCATAAGCATATGGATACTAAGCCTCGTACCACTTAGCTACGAGGCTTAGTGATTCCCATTTGGAAGCATGATTGCGCGTGAGTATTGCTGCATCCAGGAGATGGATTAGAACCTTGCTTCCAGTATGCGACATTATTGCAACCTGGATACGCGCATAGGTATTGACCACCCTGAGTTTGTGGCGGCTTGGGCTGACATCCTGCACGACACTTATCCGAGTTCTCCCAACCTTGATGTCTAGTTGTTACTCCACAATTGACACATGGTTTACAACCAGATACGAGCTGACTTGATGACATGATGTTTGTTAAGTTTCTTAGTTTCTAGCTTGCATCAGAATAATAAAGTAAAAAATTAATAGGAATTACAGTGTATGACTTTTTCAATTTTTAACAGCAACTGCAGCGACTACCATCACTATGCGACGATTTCATATGATTTTCCCTTTTGCATTCTGGACAAACAAATGACCATAAGTATGACATTTGGGTTATATTGTTAATCCATTTGCTCATTTTATGTTTTTTGCATTGATCACATGCGGAATCTTTATAAATTTGGGTGAATAAATTCTTCTTATTTGATTTTTTATTTGATTTTTTTGGTTCTTCGTCAAATAATCCGCAATTATCATAATCATCTGACGAATGATCTTCATACGATTCTTTAAATTGTCTATGTGATGAATAATTTTTTATAAAATATTGGTCAATAAATTCTGCACAATCATTCAATGGATCATCGTACAATTTTTTTAATTCGTCTATTGAAGAATTGCCAATAATATTATAACAAGTTTTTCGAACATATTTTTCTGTAATATCATTAATATCATTTTTAATAATATCAATTAATTTAGAATATTTAGCCTGGGAAATAAATTCGTTAAAAGTTTTTGTAGGAATTTTTGTATTTTCAAAAGTTTTAAGATGATTGTTTAAAAAATATTCTTTAATAAATTCTGTATATTCTTCATCATCAAACATATCAACTAATCCGTCTAAATTTAAATTATTAAAAATTTTAAAATATCTGAAAACTTTGTATTTATATAAAACATCAGCTAAACTAATATCAAATAACTTAATAAATTCGGCATATTTATCGAGAGATAATATTTCAATGAGTTGTGTTGGATATATATTAGATGATTCAAAAATATAGTTATAATCTTCATTAAGATATAACTTAACATATTTTTGGAAATTCACAAATTCGTAATAAATTTTATGAAGTTCAGTAAATGTATATTTTTTAAAGATATATTTATACGAAATTTTTAAATAATCATCAATTTGCTTTTTAAATATGTCATATACATCATAAATTTCTTGAAGTGGTGTGTCATTTAACTTAATCGGTCCAAAGGTTCTAAACCAACGATCAATAAATAATTTGTAGTCTTCATTTTTATATATTTCGACAATTGAAGAAAATTTCATATTATCTAATTCTTCTTCTATTTTAAATTGAATATCTAGAGCCAACCTTCTTTTGCTTTGTAGTTGAATATCCAAGTCAGGTATTTTGCTTCGCAATTGATCCAATTCTGTCATTTTATTACGTATGTTACAAATAAATAGTTTGATATATTTTCTAATAATTATAAATAACATATTCAAACAAATGTTGTTTCAACTTTTATGAAAAATTGATTTTTATTTAGCCATATAGCTTTTATTACTAACAATAATAATAAACAATCAAAGATGAGTAGTGTTGATGAATACAAAGAAATTAATGATAGGGCAAAATATCTGGGAAAAAAATTTGGAGATGAATTTTGGGCAGCTGTAGATGCATGGGATAATTCAGGATGGTTGGGCGAACATGATAATGATGCATGGGGGCAATTATGTAAAGAAAAATATTATGATGGATTATGTGACGTTATTGAGCGATATGATAAAAAACTTTGCAAGCGTGAAAAGAAAAAAGAAAGACCATGTAAACATTTTCTAAATGGTACTTGTAAATTTGGCGATAAATGTAAGTATCCACATAGTACTGAAATAAATATTAAAGCAAATAATTCTTGTAAATTTTATTTAGAAGGAAGTTGCAAGTTTGGAGATCAGTGTAAATATTTACATTAATTATTTACATTAATTTATTTATAAAAAAATCAGTTAGAATTATTCGCGTTGACTAGATTATTGGATTTATTATAATAAAATTCATAATTAGTCGCCATATCATTGGAGCTTGTAGGCAATTTTACATTCATAATAAAATCGTAGTGATATGTAAGTGAACGTATAAATTGTGAAGGATGTATTCCGGAGTTTTTGAATATTTTGAAGTAATATTTATCAAAATATAATTTGATATATTTCTGATATTTTCCATTTTCATTATAGAGTTTAGATAAATCGTCTATTGTATATTTATCAAATATATATTGCCATCCTTCTTCAAGGTCCATAAAATTATCTACATATTCCTTGAAATAAATCGATGCTCTATCAAATTCATCTATTGTGGCTTTCATAAATATTATTAAAAATCTTCCTTTAATCCAAATATTGATTGCATTCATACAAGAAGAATCCTCATAATAATCAAGTAATTGTGTAAGCGTGCATTGATAAAGACCATCAATGATTCTTTCATCTGATGTGTTGTCCTGATTATTAATAGATTGTAGCAATTGTTTAAGATTTGACATTATTATTATATTTTAATATTTAATGAATTTTAGTTTATTCTAAGGAATATTCAACTTTTATGGTTAAAATTGAATATTATATTAGTTATTGTATTATTTATTTATTATTTATAATATTTAACAAAATGTATGATGACGATGGATACAATAAAATAGATGAAAAAGCTGTATATTTAGGTGATAAATATCCTGAATTTTGGGATAGATTTTCCAGAATGGATAATTCCGGTTGGCTGGGTACTAGTGGTGATTATGGATGGGAAGACTGGTGTAAAGAAAAACATTATAACATTCTCAGACAGCTCATGTCAGAATATGAAAAAAAGGAGGCAGAAGAGGAAGAAGAAAAACAAATGAAATTACATTGGGAAGAATTAGATGAAAAAGTAAAGGAAATAGAAAAAGAATTTCCTGATTTCCTGAAAAAAGTAGAGGAAAATAATTATTGGGGTGAATTAAATGAGCAAAATAAAGAATTATACTATATGGAGTTGGAATGGCAAATAGGAAAATATGAAGAGACTAAACATGTCAACTAACAATTTTTTATATTTATCCCCCTACTAATACAAAACTATATATTAGTAATATAATATGTCAAGTAGAACTAAGTGTATTGAAGAGCTGTTACGTCTACAACAAGAACGTAGACATGCTGGAGATGATAAACATGATAAACATGATAAACATTGTAAACACCCGAGGGATGGCCGAGATGGAAAGAACGGGTTGAATGGCTTAAATGGAACCAATGGCGACAAAGGTGATAAAGGCGACAAAGGTGATAAAGGTGATAAAGGCGACAAAGGTGATAAAGGCGACAAAGGTGATAAAGGCGACAAAGGCGACAAAGGCGACAAAGGCGACAAAGGTGATAAAGGTGATAAAGGCGACAAAGGTGAAAATGGTTTGAATGGATTGAATGGTAAAGATGGAATAAATGGTATTAATGGAATTAATGGTTTGAACGGATTAGATGGTAGAGATGGTAGAGATGGAGAAAAAGGTGATCAAGGAGACCAAGGTGATAAAGGCGAAAAAGGTGATAAAGGTGATGAAGGTCCGATGGGTCCTCCAGGAGCAGGCGGAGGTGGAGATGGATCGGGATGGAGTTTGTACGGTAATGAAGGTACTTTAGAAAATGGACAAGTTATTGGTACAAATGATTATGCTCCATTTGTCGTAAGAACTAATGGTATGGATCATTTACGTGTTTCAGAAAAAGGCCAGATTGAAGTAATAAATACTGGAAATTCTATTTTAATAGGAGAAGGAGCTGGAGCAAGTTTGAATACAGATGAACAATATGAGGCTACATATATCGGTTATTTTTCGGGAAATCAAGATCAAGCTACATCTGGTAATGTAGCAGTTGGTGCATATTCGTTGAGGGCAAATATGGATGGTTATCGTAATGTTGCTGTTGGTTACAGGAGTCTCGAAAATAATAATGCATCATCAAACGTCGCTGTTGGTCATCAAGCATTGTTAAATAATTTTAATGGATCACAAAATGTAGCAATAGGTGATGATTCTCTTTATATGAACAGTAGTGGAATATGCAATATGGCAATTGGTTCAAGGGCATTGAGAGAAAACTTATTAGGTAGTTATAATATTGCTATAAGTGATTCTGTCATGCTAAATAATACTAATGGTTCATATAATATTGGTATTGGATATAATTCCTTATTAGAAAATAGGGATGGAAATGAAAATCTTGCAATTGGGTTTAGTGCTCTTTCAAAAAATACTGAATCCAATAACACTGCAGTTGGACATCATGCATTGGAATATAATACAGAAGGTACCGGTAATACTGCAACTGGTTTGTACTCCCTTCAAAATAATACGACTGCATCATACAATACTGCAAATGGATTTATGTCATTACAAAGTACTACTGAGGGTTTTAATAATACGGCATCTGGTGCATTTGCTCTTCAAATTAATGGTACCGGTTCACATAACAGTGCACATGGTTATCGCGCTTTGCAGTTAACAACTGACGGATATAATAATACAGCATCTGGTGCATTTGCACTTGGTAACTGTACTTCTGGAGCACATAATACAGCAATCGGATGCAATGCCCAAGAGTTAAATTCAACTGGTACTAACAATACATCAGTTGGAGCTTTATCACTTTATAACAATACTGCACATGAAAATACAGGGATAGGTCATTCTGCATTGTATAATAATACAGAGGGTACCGGCAATACTGCTCTTGGAATTCGTGCTTTAGAATCGAACGTTACAGGTAATTATAATACATGTGTAGGATTTTTGGCAAATGTTTCGGATAATAATTTAACAAATGCAACAGCAATTGGCAGCAATGCGATAGTCACAGCATCGAATACTGTTCGTTTAGGCAATAACGATGTAGAAATGGTAAGTATTGCACCTGGTGCTAGTTTCAATACTCCATCTGATCAAAGACTCAAGAAAAACATTATGGAGACTGTACCTGGAATTGATTTCATTAAAAAACTTAGACCTGTTACATACAATATAAATAAAGAAGTTGTAAAAAGAATACATATCGCAGATGATCCAAGATATATAAATGATGGTCCTTTAAAAACAGGTTTTATTGCACAGGAAGTTGAAAAAGCTGCACAAGAAATAGGTTATGAATTTAGTGGTATAAATAAACCAAAAAATGAAAATGATTATTATTCGCTCGCATATTCAGAATTTGTTGTTCCGTTAACAAAAGCCGTACAAGAGCAACAAATGATTATCGAGAAGCAAGCTAAACTTATTGAAGAGCAAACAGCATTACTTAACAAAATAAAAGTTCAACTTAACATAGAATAAATTAATTTGGATAGGCAAACTCTCTGGCTTCATCTGAATTGTAAAATATTTCAACATCACTATTTTTATTTATAGCCCAAAACTCTTTAGCAGTACTTGAAAGGAAATATTGGTCATGTGAAACAACAATAACAGCCCCAATATAATCATTAACAGCTGCTACAAGTGATTCGATAGTTTCAAGATCTAAATGATTCGTTGGTTCATCAAAAATTATAAGATGTGGTTCTTCATATGCTAAAATAGCAAAAGCTATTCTAGATCTTTCACCACCGGATAAATCACCAATTTTTCTAAAAACTTTTGTAGCGTCAATGCCAAATCTAGAAAGCAATCCACGTAGTTCGTGTACCTTAGCTTTAGGAAATTGATTTTGTACATAATCTAAGGCAACTGCATTCAAGTCTAATTGATCAATATGATGTTGTGTAAAATGTACAAATTGACATTTTGGATTAATTTTACAAATGCCTTTAGTTGGTTGAAGTTTTCCAGTTATTAATTTCAGTAAAGTACTTTTACCAGCACCATTTAATCCATACACACCAATTTTACTATCAAGTTCTAAACTTAAATTAACACTTTTTAATAATTCTGAATTTTTTTCATATCCAAATGACATTTCGTTACACTCCAATAACATATGATCTAATTTTTTAGGATTAATGAATTTAAATGTTAGTGGTTTAACTTCAATAGGTTCATGTATTAAATTATTAAGTTCATTATCAAGCATTTTTTGTCTAGTTGGAACACTATTTGCTGTGCCAACATTATCTGACTTTTTTGCTTCAGAAATAAATTGTTTTAAATCTGCTATTTTTTTAGTTTGTACTTCCCAATCTTTTTTTCTAGCTCTAAAGTTATCTTCACGAACCTTTATAAAGTTATTGTAGTTACCTCTATAATAAGTAAGTTTTTGTTCATCAAGTTCAACAATATCTGTAACAATATCATTAAGAAATTCTCTGTCATGACTAATAAGCACTAATGTATGCGTTATTGTTTTTAAATAATTCTGAAGCCATAATAATCCTGGGAAATCAAGATGATTTGTTGGTTCATCGAGAACTAAAAGATCGGGTTTAACAAATAATGCACATGCCAATGCTACGCGTTGTTTCCATCCACCTGATAACAAGTTAATTGGTGCATTTTGCATTTCGTTAGTAAACCCCAATCCTGTTAAAATTGTTTTGGCATTAAATTGTGCTTTTCTTGAATCAATATTATCGAGTCTTTCGGTAATGTAATCAAGCTTTTCATTAAGTTCGTCAAAATCAGCATCATTATCATTTTCAAGTTTATCTAAAATACGTTCATTTTCTCGTTCTAAAAAGTTTTTCTCATCATCACTAGCTAAAACATAATCAATTACATTTTGATCTTGATTTTTAATATCATGTTGTTGCACATAAACTATTCTCAGGTGTTGTGGTGCATTTTGTAAATTATATGATGCTAATTCTTGCAAAAGTGTCGATTTACCAGAACCATTTCGTCCAATTAAGCCATATCGTCTACCATAAACGAATTGTATTTTTGAATTTTTGATAAGAGGTATTTTACCATCAGGTGTATTAATATTTACATCAGATATAACAATATTTTTATCCAATTGTTTGGAACCATCTAAAATCCATGACGGAATATTAGGGGTAGTATTATTCATTGAAGTATTATGATTAATGTAATAAATTATAATAACTTATGTCTCAATTTTCAACTTTATTTAAAGTAAAAAACATAATTAAAATTAAATGGATGACAGAAATTTTAATTTAGTTGACTTTAGTAGTTTTTTAGATTATCGTCAAGAAGACATTAAAGCAAGACAAAATGAACTTATCAAAGAAAAACAAGGGCCATTCTTCAGACGTGTTAATCATTTTAGAGAATGGCTTGGATTAATTAATGGAGTAGAAAAAATGGAAAATGAAATTAATGAACTTATACCAAATATCAAAAATGAAATTAACAATAGATATATAACTAATTTAAATTTATTGAAAATTACAAAATTATTAAAGGAATTAAAGTTATATAAGTATCTTGAACACAGTAAGCAAATTTATAAAAAAGTTGTAGGTGGTGAAATAAAAAAAATAAGTCCAGAAATTGAAGAAAAATTAATGGAAATGTTCAATGCAATTCAAGAACCATTTGAAAAACATCATCCACCATCGCGAACATCATTTTTACCATATAGTTTTATTTTGATAAAGTTTTTCGAATTATTAGATATGTCCGAATATGCTTCAGATATTGATATGATTAAATCTGTTTGTAAACTTCGAGTATATGAAGAAATGTGGAAAAAAGTATGTGACGAGCTTGGTTGGAAATATCACACTTTAATATTTTAATAAAATTGAAAAAACAGAGCTATGGATTATTATTTTATTTAAATTCAAAATAAAATGGAAACTGGAAATAATGATTTAGTTGACTTTAGTGAATTTACTGACGAACAAAAAGTAGTCCAATATGCATATACACGAGAAAATCACTTACTTTCGCTATTTGGAGAAGATGTACGTCCTAAAACAAATGGAAAATTAAAAGATTTAAAATATAAATTGAATGAATTTTTGCCAATTATTACAAATAAATACAAAAATACTTTGTCTCCGATAAAACAAATAAGTCCCGAAATAGAAGAAAAATTAAAAGATATGGTTAAGGACATTTACGAACCATTAAAAAAATATGGTCCATCTATGGGAATAGATTTTTTGCCTTATAATTTCATTTTGATCAAGTGTTTTGAATTATTATGTATTCCCGAGTATTCATCAAATATTGTTCTGACTGAAAGTGTTGATAAACTTCTAAAATATGAAGAAATTTGGGAAAAAATATGTAAAGAACTTAATTGGTCATATCACATATTGATGCTTTAATAAAATTGAAAAATTGATTGGTTGATTAAATTAATAAATAAAGATATGCAAATATTATACCAATAAAATGGCTTCAATCGATATACAAAATACACAATCAACTAATGATTCAGTTGAATCATTAGTGGAAAAGTTAAAACAATTACATTTACAAAATCCATCACGGACTTTAATAATCGACCCTAAAATTTTAGGTAAATCTATTCCATTTTTGAATGCAGTTGGAACTAGTGAAGCCAAAGCTTTAAAAAAGCAAATAGAAGAATTAGTGAAAACTACTGCAAAGCCAAAAAAGGAAAAGCCTGAAGGTTTTTTACAATATCCTTCTATTCAACATGGAAAATTATATAATGATGACGATGAAAAAATAGAAGACGAAGATGAAACACCAAATAGTCAAGATTATGGTGCTAAACACGGACCTAACTCAGAATGGCTATTTCAATGTAAATTGGACGGTTCTCAATGTTCATTCGCATGGTGTGCAGACAAGCCGGAGGGTGACAGATTAGTTATGTTTTGTGGTTCGTCATTTTGCATTGATAACTGTACTTTTATTGAGGCAAAAAAAATTCTGACTATGTTAAGTGAAACTGGAATACTTAATCCAAAATTGATGTACCATGGTGAATTTATAAGTAAACCGCAACACAATGTAGTGGTTTATGAAAGAATTCCGAGATATTATATTGCTCTGTACGACATTCAGGAAATAGAAACAAAAAGATGGTTTAATGAAGATGAAATCCAAGAAGAATGTAACAGAACAGGTTTTGAAAAAACTCAATGTTTTTGGGATAATCGTACATGCAAAGGTACTGCAGGTTTCCTAGTGAATGAAACGAATTCTACAAATGGAAAAGTTAATGACCCTATTGCATTTGCGGAATTAATTATTGATGCGATTGAAAAAGGACTATTAACAAGTACACTTGGCGGTAAGAATATTGAGGGTACAGTATTCAAGCATAGAACTTATTATAATATTGACAAGAAGATTACGACATGTAGAAAGCGCAAATATGTTACTAAGCAATTTAAGGAAAAACAAAAGAAAAAGGGCAAGAAACTTTCTGCTCCAAAAGTTAAGGTTAGTGAATACATTGACTGGATAGGACACTTCTGGGATGTTCCTGCTAGATTTAGAAAGGCATATCAGCGTCTGCGTGATTCTGACAGAACTCTAGAAGAAAAAGCAATACTGGCTCATTCAATGGAATTTCTTCATGCAAGTTTAGATGCAGATTTTGAGAAAGAATCAATTCCGGAAGTTAGTGCATATCTGCAAGGTGATTTTCCAAGAAAATGCTTGAAGGCACATAGTGGTGATCAAAATGGAATAGATATTAAGGACAAATGGTTTCAAAGATTTAAAGATGCAATAAAAGCGCACGGTGTTGATAATAGCAAGTTAGGATACAATTTATGGCTAGAATTTAAAGCTGAAATTTGTGCAGCTGCTAGGCAATCGTTTGATACATGGGCAAATACGGAGGAAACAAAGCAATGGATAAACTATTTGTTTGGTTTTTAATAATTTATTTATCTTGATGCAAACTATATAAATACAATCATTATATTACTAATAATATAATGAGCGATGAAATTGACTTTAGTGATTTTGAGGATCTTATGAAAGATATTAAAAGTGATGATTTAGTTAACTTTAATAATTCTGATGCAATAATTAGGGAATTAGGTATTACTAATGATTTAATTGTTGAATCAGATACCAATGACAAATCTAATGAAAATATTAAGAATACCTGGTTTATTATTGATGACGAAAAGATAGTAAAATCAGATCATGAGCTTAGGCTTGAAAAATTCGAGCTATTGTTGAAATTAGCAGATTTGTTAGATCAAGGAGTTAAACTATCACAATTTTACACAATGGATTCAGATATTGCTGCTATGAAATATGAATATAAGATTCAAAGTAAAATATTTAAGCAGGAAAGAGAAAAAGGTGAAAAACTGGAAATATTAGCAAAACTATCAGAATTAAGTAACCATGGCGTTCAATTATCTCAAAACTATACTATGAACTCAGATATTGATGTAATGAAAAGAGAATACAATATTCACACATCGTTAAAAGAAAAACAATCAAAGTCTAAAGATAATGCGGCTGTTTTAGGTATGTTACTTGGTATGTTTGCAGGATATTCTTTAATGAAAGATAAAACTGAGCCTGGAAATTTAAATGGTGAAAACATGGACAAAATTCTTCAAAATTTGGGTTATTCAAATAATATAACCTTTCCAAATACCAATCCGTCTACCTCCACTAATACTTATATTGGATCGAACGCAAATTTATCTATACTTCCATCATTAAATAACATACAGTTAAATAATTCTAATACTTCAATTGGATTTAATACGAATTCATCAATATATTCATCGCATAATAATCAAAATAATAATTCCTTATTAGGGGATATAACTGGTACAACCACTGGCAATATAACCACTAGCAATATATTGACTCCGTTAACAGGTAGTCCAAATAGTATTTATACTGGTAATAAATACTGGTGAAAATAGTATATTAATAAAATTTAAATAAAAATCTTGGATTAATAATATAATAATGCAAGAAACGTTTAGAAGAATTCTTAGGTATGTATTTATGCTATTACTATTATTAGCTGTGACATATTATGTTCCATCAATAAAACTATCGATAAAAGACATATTCGTGATTGCATTTGCGGGAACAAGTGGTTTTGTATTTATTGATATGTATTATCCATATGTTTTAATACAATAACAAACCATTTAAACAAATGATTATATGATAAGCTATAATAATATGGCTACTGAAGGTAAAGCAATCGACTATTTAACTGAAGATACAGTAATTCCAGGTCAATTATATACATGCATTTCATTCTTATCACCAGAGGGTATTAAAAATTGTAAAGTAAGAGGATTAAAAGTCCGTGGTGTGTATGCAAGTAGAGAAGAGGCAGATAGACAAGCAAAAAAACTTCAAGATGAAGACCCAGATTTCCATGTATTCGTTGGAGAAGTTGGAAAATGGTTGCCATGGGACCCAAGTCCAGACTCAGTTGAAGATCAAGTATGGAGAGAGAAACAATTGAACAACCTAATGAAGAGTTATAAAGAGAACTTATCCAAGACCAAGAAGATGGAAGGTGAAAGACGTAAGGAAATGATGGAAGAATCAATTGCTCAAGAGCAAAATAACAAAAACAAAACAAGAGATCGTCTTCGCAGAAAGTTAAATGACAGACCAGCTCCAGCTCCAACCCAAAAAGCAACACCCCAATCCGTAAATCAAGCTTTACCAGGAGCAGGTGTGCCACAAGACTTCAAAAAAGACGATGAAGTTGCAAGCAGCGAAAGATTGCGTTTAGAATCAAATGAAAGAAAGTTGGAAGAGAAAACTGATAATTTGAAGAAGATTGATGCTAACTTGAATAAATTGCAAGACATGTATAAGGAAATGTTGAAGAAAAAGCAAGATAAATCAGCAAGCAATTAAATGGGTAATAAATAAATTTTAGGGTAATTTAAATAATATATTGTTTAATAATATAACTAAACAATATGTACAAGAGTTTATTGGTATTTTTACTACTGATAGGTGTAATAATGATAATAATAGAGAGTGTTAGAACCCATACGAAATGTCCCCGTGAAAAAATAATATACAGATACATACCTCGTTCATTTGAAGAAGAACAGGAAGAGCCAGTTTATGTTTCAGATATATTCAAAACAATGTTTACTCAAGCATCTCCGTGGGCGGCAGATACTAATGATGTTGATACACGTAAGCGTGAAGTTATCAATAATTTTGGCATAAGTCAAGTATAATAAATTATTTAACCTTCTTTCTTTCTTTTTCGACTGTATTTCCATTGGCATCTCTTTCGACAAGATCTACTTTTAGTTGTCCTTTATCCTTTTTCTTTTTATTTGTGTATTCTATCATATCGAAAGGTTTTGATCTTTTCTTCCAGTTAACATCATAATTTTTTTCATGGTATGTTCTGAACTGATCACATCCGATTTGTACTTCTTCATCAGGAATATTTGGAGCTCGATACCAAAATACTTTATCTAAAAATGATTCACGTGCACCTCTATTTGATACTACCATACATCCGAATTTTGCTGTAAGCTGTAAGAAAACTTGTCTAAATGCATCGAAGTTTGGAAACATACCTGCATAGTGATCATAAATTCTTTTAAGATTTGAAACGAAATCTTCAGCTAATAAGAAAATATAGTCGAAATTACCTCGTAATTCTGGTGTGATACCAAGTGGATACTGCATTGTTAATATATACATTAATTTAAAATGTCGTCCATTAAAGAGTAATTCGAGAATTGGTTGATCTTTTGCCCAACTGCCCTTTTTACTTAAGCAATCGTCCATAACAATAAATGCTCTATGATCGACACGTTTACCTTTTAATTTATAAGCTGCCCGCTTGTCGATAATTTGTTCTTGTCTAAATAGAATTCTTTCGATAATTTCACTTTTGTAGTTATAAAAAATATAAGTATCTGAAAAGAAATTACCATAAAAACAGTTCATTCTGTCAGTTGGAGCAATAATGCATCCAACTGGAATTTTCCTAAAATGATGCAATATAGCTCGACAAACGTAACTTTTACCGGATCCTCTTTTGGCAACCATAACAATAGAAGGGAATTCTACCATCATATCAAGTTTGAATTCATTAATTGGAAGCTTATTTCCGCCGTTAATATCAACGTCTTTTATAGCCATTAATATTATAAGTAAACAAATTAATAATTTACGTTGTATGTATGAAAACATCAGGTAATTCTATACCATTGAGTCCATTTGGAACAGTTAATCCTTTACCAATTAAATGGTATGATTTGCTAGATTCGGATATAGCCGAGTCAACGCTAAATTCGTTAGATAATCTATACTTATGTCCTTCTAATTGCACCGGAGTTTCCAGTCTTTTATTACCTATATTAGATTGAGGTTGTTCAAAATATCCATATGCAATAAACCAAACAATTACACCAACTAAAAGTGGAGGTAAAAGGCTCATATTTTTCTTAACTCGTGGATTTTTTTTAATTTTTCTTTTATTTCTCCATAGTAAATATACATATGTTAAAATAGCAGCAACCAATCCTATAATGACTGGGTTTTTAATAATATTTGTAATCATTCTAATTATATGATTATAATCAGAAAATATTAAAATGTAATATACCTTATTATGAATTTAATAATTTGTCATAAAGTGCAGTTTTGTCGTTTAAATCTAATTTTTGTCTTTTATTAATATTAGATCTTACTATATCTATATTAATTGAGTCTGCGTCAATCTCGTTTTTTTCTACTTTTGAATCATTGTTATCCTTTTTAGATGGACTTTGTTTTTTTTCAAAAATATTTTGCGGACTTTTTGTTTTTTTACTTGATTTCATAGGAGGACCGTCTAAATAGATTGGATTTTTTAATTTTTCGGAAAGTTCTATTTCTGTATTACTTCTTACTTTTTTAGGTTCTTCGGTATCATGTTTATTTTCTTCCTCCTTTCTTTCATTTTCGTTAGGGTTGGATTTTTCTTCACTTTTATTTGCTTCTTTTTTAGCGAAATCTTCTTTGTCATGCTTATCGAGTGTTGTTGCGGACAAAGTATTTCTATCACCCAAAATCAAATCTTTCAAGTCTCCTAAATTTTCCATATTATCAACATCTGATTCAATATCTCCAAGTTCGTCAGAAATGCTTTCACTATCAAGAATTCTCATCATATTATTATCATCTTTTTGATTATGTGATTCTTTAAAGGAATTGACCTGACTTGACTGTTCATGCAAATCGCGTTTAACTAAGTCTTGCATATTTTCAAATTGTGATTCTGAATTTGGATTATCTTTAATATTTTCAACTTGTATATAATCATTTTTAAGGTATTCTTCTAAAATTAATTTTATTGGCAACATTTTTCTAATTGCTTCATGAATTGCTGTCTTAATAAGATCATATGCTTCTCTTTGATTACGTTTAATATCTATAGTTCTAAATTTATGATAAAATAATTCTGGATAGTTTATGAAAATTCTTGCACACTCAATATAGCATTTATGAGTAAATAATTTTACATCGATTGTTTCATGTAATTTATCATTAACAAGTTTACATGTTTTTCCAGATGCATTATAAGTCAATAAAACAATATTACTTTTAACTATTGCTTTAACCAAATCGTCAAACCATTCGGAACATTTACTTTTCTCTTTGATACGTTGATATTCTCCCTCAATTGAGTTACTATTAAGATTTGGTAATTCTTTAAGATAAATTTGGAATATCTTAAACACACCCGGGTTTTGTATATTTGGATTGTCTCTACAAGCTTTATTAAATTTATCTTCAGTAATGAGTGCCTTGTTATACAAATCTTTAATACCTTCAAAAATTAGTGGTGTAATAATGTTTATTAGGAATGTTGTGTATTCATCCTTGATTTCTACTATATTTCTTTCATAAAAATGTTCAGGCATAATTCTGTTATATATCTAGACAATTATGCTTGGTTTACAACGCAGTTAAATTGAAATATTGTATTAAACTTAATTTAATAATTAAATTTACTATTAGAAATATAAATAGATTTATGCATTACCGCCCCTATTTGCAAGGAATCCTAATTGTTTTTTAGTTAGGCATAAACATCCTGAATCTTCCATACTATTATTGCAAGTCATGTTATTTGGTACAAACTCGGCATCACTGTTGCAAACCATTTCATTAGTTGGAACATCAAATGGTGTTGGATATTGGTTACTGCAGCATGATTTACTGCACATGCTGTATCTGAGACCTAAATCATCGACACCTTCTCCTACATCTGCATCATCATATTCACCCCAAGCTGGAATTATATCATCTTGTTGAATAAATTGTGACCCAGACATAAGTGTATGTGTATCATTGTTAATTGCTACTGGAACAATTTGTTGACTTTCTTGTGCAACTACAGGTGTTTCTTCGCTAAATCCTTCTCTACTGCATCTTGTTGAAGAATATAAGTTGAATAAAACAAATGCGATAACAACCAAAATTAAAATTAATCTTTTATCCATAATATAATACAAAACGATAAAAAATTTTTATTATTTAGGTTCTATTACAAATACTGGCAAATGTATTGTATCGATAACCCATTTATTTTTTGAATCTTTGACGCGCGGATAATAATCTATATTTAATTGATAATTGTTTAATTTGGAATTAACATCATCTATATATTTTCTATTCTGGGCTATTACTGAATAAAAAAAGTTAGTGTCGAAATTGGAACTATATTCCCTTAGCGAATTTTTTTGTACATTGTTGAATTTTTGCTTCATTGTGTCAAAAAAGTCATCTTCATCAATTTTAATTTTTTTTTTATCGAAAGTTAATTTTCTGATATTATAAAGTCCCTCAGCTGCTAATACAAGCGAACCTTGAGTTTTTCCTGAATTAAAATGGTCAATAAAGTGGAATATATCACTAATACTTGGAAATTCATATAATATTCCATCAACTGCTCTTCCACCTGGTTTTGGTGTAGGAGGGTGAGTATGAAATATATATTCGTAATCATATGCATCTTTTATATTTTTTGGAAGATATATGTCATTATCGCCTTCATCGACACGAGATGTTTTTCCGGAAATTAAGATTTTATCTACACCATATTTGTTAAAATCAATAAGTCCCGCATGTTCTGAATATCTAAATATATTTTTATTATTGCTATCCGCATATTTTTTTGTTTTACCTCCGTGATACAACAATGCATCAAGTATCAAAAGTTGATTTCTGGTAAATTTAATATATTCAAGATCGTTAACAGTATATGAAGTTGATTCAAATTTAATTGTTCTTTCATTTTTTCTTCTATATGGTAAAAATTTATAAATTTGCTCAATGAAAGATTCTGATGGTTTAATGTTATGTTCATTAATATAATGTATCAATCCATTTTCCCAAATTGTTTTATTTAATTTACATATGAATTCTGTAACATTTTGTTTTCCACAAATTAAACATTGTCTAGGATGCTTTAATTTTTTAATTTTATTACTATGCTTCAAATAATCGTGTACTTTTGCAAGTTTACCAATAAATTGTGTTTTTTCACTCCATAAATCTCCTTCTTTAGGAAATGGAAATAAATGTCCTTCTGAATCTTTTAATTTTGAATCGGCAGACTTTCTCCAATAGGATTCGTATTTATAAGTTATATTGTTTTTAATGATAATATTCATTTATATCTTCAATTGAGTTATTTTTTTTAAAGTATATATTCTATTTTGGTTAAAAATTATGTATTATATGGTTAATATATTGTTAATTCTATTTATTAATTAATAATACATATTTTGTGTTTATAAAAATAAATTACAAGTATGATGGTGCAGCAAAATTGTATTCATCTGACAATTTACGAGCCAAGACACAACTTCTTGTTGTCATATACTCCAAGAAATCATTAGGATTGCATAATGCGAATTCACTGTTTACATGGACTCCATTGCTATTTGGTATAAGATCTTCTGGTAAAATATTCATACCATCCTGTCTAGGATAAAAAAATCCGATTCCATTTAGTTTTCTATCTTTACAAAATGAATTTTCCAATTGCTTTTCTGTTTGAGTATCTTGTTTTTCGTAGTTAGATAATATTTTTATATTATCAATATCTCTGATCACCCGGAATTTATGTATAAAACCACCCTTTTGAGGATGTAATGCACATCCAGAAATATAGTCTGCTGCTAAGCGTTTGCTTGGTGAAAAAAATGCCATTAATGTATCATTTCCAAGTTGAATTTCGAAGGGATTAAATGTTCGTTTATACATTGTTCCATGATAGAGAAAAGTTCCCTTTGGAATTTTATATAAAGTAAAATGTGATGGTTCCATATAATTTAAATTTGTCTCATGTGACAATTTAACAGTTTTAGTATCTAATGGAATTTGTGGTAATTCTTGTGTTACTTGTTGCAGTAATTTAGTATCTTGATCACTAACTTGTGGTATTTGAGGTAATTCAACAACATTAATATCGCCCATTATTATTCTATATTAATTGTGTGACAAAAATAAATTTAAGCCATAATAATAATTATATTTAAGGACAAATCAATATAAATCACCAAATGAGTGGTAATAAATTTATAAATAACCAAAAAAATACTGAAGATGACGAATGGCATGTTGTTGGAAATCAAAAGAGAAAGCAAAAAGTAATAGAGCTTCCAAAACCATCAGTTGTGCAATTAAATTGTGAAAGTGATAATTTTGATGACGAAAAATATAATTTAAAAAAAGTATTGTGTAATAATATTTTAAATTTTCCATCATGTAATTATGGTTCAAAATGCTTGTATGCACATACACTTCATGAGCAAAAAGTGGAACCTACTAGAAAACGAGCTTATGACATGATAATAAATGATACTTCTTTAATAGAAGTAGATTTATCAACTGATTCGGAACTATATAGAACATTATTACAACTCACTAAAGTATGTGATTTATGTATTAAGAAAATATGTCCAGGTGGATACAATTGCAAATATGGCGTATATAAAGCTGATTATCAAATTTGTTCAGATGATTTAAAATTTGGCACATGCAAAATAAATGGTTGTAAATTTATTCATTTAACGAGCAAGGGCTTATTACCAATGTATCCTTTTGGGAAGGGATGTAAAAATAGTTATTCAGAGATAGTAAAAAATACGTATACGCCAAATAATTTTCCAGCACCATATGTTAAATATAATGATAAAATACCAGAGGGTACACTGTTAACGCATGATTTTTTTGTTGAATTAGATAAAACAATAAATAATAAATCGAATGATTCCGACTACGATTCAGATGGTTCAGTAGATAGAGTAAGACGTTATTTGGATGAAGTTGAATACTCGGATGATTCATGTGATGAGTCTATTTTTATATTAGATACTAAAACCAAAAAAGCTGTGTTACCAGTACTAGAAAAAATGTAAACCTTTATTGAATAAAAAATTGATATAAAAATTATTATTAGATATAAATAGATAACTAATAATATTACTACTAATGGAGTATATTGATACTAATGAAAAAGTAACAAGTGCTTGGACCGATAAATATAAACCGACAAAAATCAGTGATATAATAGGTAATGAGGTTGCAATAAAAAATATAATAACCTGGTTAAATACTTTTAATGCAAATAAGAAAAAAATATTAACAAAGCAACGTGAGGATAAAAAATTAAAACCGGGTAAGAAAAAGATTCAAAAAATCAAGATAGCTAATGAAGATGAAAACGAAATTGAAGAAAATGAGGAAGTGAATGAATATGATGTCGATGAAGACATGTATCATGCTGAAACAGAATACCAATCATCAAAAATAATTCCGAAAGCTGGACCAAAAAGTTGTATGATTGTTACAGGCAATCACGGAATTGGTAAAACGGGTTCAGTTCATGTAATATTAAAAGAACTTGGTTATGATATCCAAATAATAAATTTTAGTAAAGTTAAATCAAACAAAAATATTAAGGATGTTATTGAACGTGTCACAAATGGTTCTAATATTTTAGGATTAATGGACGGAAAAAAGAAAACAAATGTTGCAATAGTGATAGATGAATTAGAATCAATTACATCATCGACAGAAAAGAATTGCATTATGACTTTGCTAAAAAATAACGAAGTTAATTGGTTATGTCCGATAATATTTATATCAAATAACCAGCACAATAAATTATTGTCGGATATCAAAAAAAATTCATTAGAAGCTAGATTTTGGCAGCCATATGCTAAACATATGATAATTTTATTAGATAAAATCATAAAGAATGAAAATATAAATATATCTAATTCAAATGTTAAATATACAATAATTGAGCATTCGCAAAAGGATTTTAGGCGCTTGATATTTATATTGCAAGACATAAAGTATGCATTTGGCGACACAGTGATAACTGAACAATTGATTGATAATTATTGTGAATCATCAACTAAGAAGGATATAGATTTTGACTTATTTAGAGCGACTGACATATTACTACAAGGATATAGTGGAATAGATGATTGTTTGCGTTATTATGAAACGGAGAAAGTTTTGTTACCATTGATGATGCATCAAAATTATATTAAAAGTATAAACAGTAATATTAAAGACAGTAGTAAAAAATATGATTTAATAAACGAAATAACAACATCCTTATCAAAAGGTGATGTTATTGAAAACTACATATATGGAGATCAGAATTGGGATATGCATGAAGTACATGGATATTATACATGTGTTGCTCCATCATATTTACTAAATGAAAATTTAAAGAAAACAGAATTAAAATTAGATTTTCCGATAGATTTAAATAAAACATCGATAAAGAAAATAAATAGAAGAAACATTTTAAACGCAAGTAAATGTTTAAAAAATATGGATATAAGCGATTATATTTACCTAAATCAAATAGTAAGAAATTTAATTGGTGAAGGACGCATAGGTGATTGCGTGAAGTTATTGAGTGGTTATAATATAAAGCTAGAAAGTATAGAATCCTTACTAAAAGTAGACAAAATCAAATCTTCGAAGACAAATTTAACATCAAAACAAAAGAAAGAGTTGACATCGTATCTTGGAAAGGATGAATAAATATAGAAAAAAAAATTTGAAATATAGAAAATAGAATTTTAAAACACAATAATTGATTTATTCTTAGAAAAATAATATGTATAATATAATATATACCAAAAATGGTTAACGATTTAAATTCTACTAGAGGTATTAATGATTACCAAAATGACAAGGCCAAAGACGCCCCAAAAGTTGATGAATTCCTCAGAGATTTCACAAAGAAGGGTTTGACTGAAGCACAAATCGACAGAATCATTGCTGACAGACATGCAAGTGATCCTAAATTTGCCGAAAAGCTCACCCAAGCTTGGAAAGAACGCTTACGCTACATTGAAAGCAAAGCTGGCAAATTCAAGAACTTGATCATCAGCAAATACAGCACATTACCATTACCACAAATTATCGAAAAGGGTAAGAAATACATGCACAAATATGGTTTCAGCAGTGATGAATTCCAAGCATTTATCTATGCTGCCATCAACGACAGAACTATTTCTGGAAACAACAACATGTACAACACCCCAAACACACCAATGAGCAAAGCCCTCGGCCAACCATTGGACTTTAATGCTGGAAAGATGCAAGTCCAAAGCAACCAATTGGATGTTTTACAAGAAATCCTCAAACTCCACCAACAACATGCTGAATTACACTCAAACGTTGTTGTACAAAGTTTGACTTACCGTGACTGCGCCCCAGAAGCATTGGCTGGTACATATGACAGAAAAAGATCAAACGGTTTCTCCTTTGTTCATCCAGTAGTTGCAGCATTGTTCTTACCAAGAATCAAATATTTGGATGAACACATGCTTTTAGCAAGCATCTCTGGAATTGTAGCATCAAGATACAACAACATCCCAATCAAGACTCAACCAGACTATGAATTATTCTGGGATATCATCACTGATCCAAATGAAGTTGCCTGCACTGATGACAGAAATATGCCATACTCTGACTTGAAATCAAGAGTCAAACTCCAAGTTGAATTATGGAAGGCTGTCAAGAACTTAAGATTGGGAAGATATTACAACTCTGCTGAAGAAGGTAGTGAATTCATGTCTGCTATCACCAACTGCAAAAACGGTGTCTTTGATTCCCCAGATATGACCTATGTCAAGGATGAAGGTACTATCTTGAGAAAACTCTTCGGAGCATTCTCATTGAGACCAACCATTGTCAACATCTCACCATTATATGCTGGAACTATGACTGGTAACTACAACATCAACACAATGACCATGGCTCAAATCACCTCAATCCCAATTGTCAATTTGAGATTACCATTGAACGTCAAGAGCAAAAACAGCTCTGTTTACCTCAGAGAAGCATTAGAACAACCTGATTTGTTCGTTGAAAACAAGATGATTGTTCCAAAAATCAGAAGCATTGTATACAGCAGAGATGTTATTGTATTCTATGCAAGCCGCAGATACCAAACAATCAACTTCGGAAGATTGAACACCCCATACAACTTCACCTCATTACCATCAACAACTACTGGTTTCGAAACCTTGAACGATACTAACGTTCAACTCGACCAAGTAATGTCTGTAGGCGATGACCAATTCTTGCTCAGATCTGTCGTATTGGTTGAAAGATCACTCGTCAAGAAAGATTTGATCATCGGATCATCTGCTGTTGTAGTTGTTCCACGCGACTTGACTAAAGGTAGAACCGAACCAACCTACTTATTGTATGATCCACAAGGCGCTCTTGCTAAATTCCAAGAAGTTGCCAATGGTCCATATGAAGAAAATCCACCAATCACTGAAATCCCAGGCATGGCTCCATTCAATGCTTCTGATGATGACAGAGAAGCATTCGACAGAATGTCCAGCAGACGTGGTACCATCTACATCTATGTCAAGGATCAATCCCAAGAAACTAGACTCAGACCTTAAGTTAGGAGTTAAAGTCCTTGTATAAAATTTAATTTAATTAAATTAATAATAGTTAGAATTATTATTAATTATAAATATTTGAATAAATTAGAAACCCCAGCTGGTAGTTATTGATGGTAAAGTACGTCTTCCTGCATTATTAACATTTACTGGTCTCATAATAGGTTTTAATGGTTCATTGATTTCCTTAATATAGGCATATTGTTGTTTAATGTTCGTCATCATATCAGGAACAATATAATTGATAACTTTATTGTTCAATTCCTTAACCTGTCTAACCAATTTGTCCGGTAAAAACCTAGCATGTTCTGCATAAACAGCTCTCATTGCAACAAGTAAATCGGATTCATCTTGATCCTCTTCTAAAATGTATGCGCATTTGGATCTAGCTGCAATTTCCTTTTTAATCATTTTTTGTATTCTCTTTGCATTTTCAGTCGAAAAGAATATTTTTCCTAAAGGATCATTTTCTTCATCATCGCAATCGATTCCTTTATTGATGCTACTTATCCCAAGGCCAACCATTTTAGTACTTTTATTTTTTCTTTCCTCTATTTTTTCAAAATTCATAGCTTCATTATATGAATTTATATTGCCATAATTTGCTTGTTGATTTAAGTTAGAAAAGTGCATTATTATAATAGTTTTAGATTTTTAAAGTTTTAAATAATTATTAGTTTTACAAACTTGTAATTATATTTTATAAATTATAATATTTAAATTTAATTTTTATTCACAATATATGTTTCCAACATTTCTTCATCATTCAAACTTCCTTCATTCGGTTTGAAGCTTTGAACAATTGGTTCAGCCTTTGAATAATTGTAGAGAGATGATATTGGTACAACCTTGTCAATTAAGTCAGTTTTTCCATCCTCTTTTGTTAAGATATGTGCTGTTCCTTGGCCTTTTTCTTCAATAAACAACACAAATTTATAAATACCTGAACTATCTTCCAAAACTGGCATTTGTCCTTTGATGAAAGTCTTATGATCGTCGCGTCTAATATTATTCTTTTCAACGTCAGTCAAATATGTTCCAATTCTATTATTCATAAATCTTCTCATAAATTTAAAGACATAATCGCCAACATTTTTAGATACTCCTTGAGATATATCATTTGTGATTGAATCCATAAATGTTGTAATATCCGGTGGTGGCATACATCCGGAATTATCAATAAATGATGTGTCAAATGCATTTCTGTTAAATGCCGTTTTAAATGACTCAAATGTTAATGCATCTATTTCATTTGTTTTCATATCTGATTCTTCACCAAATATTTTACCATAAATTTTATGCGATTTGGCAGAATTTTTGAAGAATGAACTTGTAGATTGTTTAATATCTTTGAAGTTTGAGTCTATCATCACTAAATAACCACAATTTGGTACATAATAATCTATTCCATCAATCTTATATTTCCAATATTTTGTAATTGGTCCATGTATATTCAAATCTTTGACGAAAACATTATCTTCCAATGTGAATTCATTAAATACAATTCCATGTATTTGCATCACATACATTGATATCATTAATTGGAATAATACAGAATACCATTGAATCTCTTCATGATATCCAATATTTATCATTTGTTTTATATTTCCATCTATTTGGTATGTGTTTGATGTCCATCCAAATAAGTTGTAGTGTGGTGATTCTGTTAATACAACTAAAGCTTTTCCAGTAAATGCATTTGGATTCAATTGCATATTAATTTGTATATTGGCACCACCTTCTTGCATTGGAGTTGCTCTCAACAATACTGGAATTTCTTTAACATATTTTGGTTCCTTTACTATTGGAGTACCCTTAATTGTTGCTATTTTATCAAAATCTATTTTCGAGTTTTCTGATATGTAATAACCATATGCTGTTACAAAGTTTGGACATTGTTTTCTCTTAATTATTTGTTCTCTAACATATTCATAATATGCAACTTCTCGCCATTCTTCATAATCTTTGTATTGTTTTTCATTTTGTTTATTTATCATGTATGAACCTTGCAATAGTTTATATATTCTTATGTTCATACCAACTGAATTTTTCGCACACATTACTGATCCACTTACATTATCTCGACGTATTGGGTAACATGACCTATATAAAAGCATTCCATTTGGTAAACCCATGTATGGATTTGGTGAAAATTTATATGTATTATATGGATTCAAGTCCATAAATTTAAGATGACCAAGTAAACTATTATCTCCACTTCCATCCAAATCGACATCTTGACCGTCACCTTTGTTAAACATAATTGATCTCAAAAAGTTATGGATATTAATTCTTTCTCCAATTGTATTCAAAGTACCAATAAACTTTTTACCAGGCAACATGTCTTCATATATCATAGCTAATCTTCCATGGTTATCGGTTGGTCCAGATGTGCTAATGTTATATTGTTTTACAATTGGTGCTTGCATATACGGATAAGCATTGCCATATTGATAATTGAATTGTGGTGGATAAAATGGTCCAGGAACCATTGTTGGTAAAAACATTGATGGATTTAATTTTGGTGGATCCATTTTAGGTTTCGGTGGTTGATAAACTTGTAAATTTACTAATGGATTACCTAAACTACTTTGACCCCCTTGACCACTACCTTGTGACTTTTGTTGGATACTTCCATCATCATTTTTATATACACCCTTTTCATATAATCTGTCATTAAAAATTTGCTTTTGTACATTTGGTATAAAGGGACTATTTTGCGGTTCCTTGTATAAAGGGATTACTTTTTCATTGCCTCCACCCTTCATGTTGCTAAGTCTGACATCATTTAAAAAAAAAAATCATCTTGATTAGATTCTCCGTTTTCATTTACTAATTTATAAACTTTTGGTGCATTACCTCCTCCCATCATTGTTGGCATACTTCCATCAAGAGATTGGATTCCTTGCAATGTCATTGGATCCATAGTCATTGGATTCATACCTTGCATACCTTGCATACCTTGCATACCTTGCATTCCCATTGGATTCATACCTTGCATTCCCATTGGATTCATACCTTGCATTCCCATTGGATTCATACCTTGCATACTCATAGGATTCATGCCTTGCATACTCATAGGATTCATGCCTTGCATTCCCATATGACTCATACCACCCATGCCCATTGTTTCTAGTGATTGAGGTTGAGCAGGTGCTTGTGACATTTGACTGAGACCTCCCATTGGGCCAAGTCCGCTCATTCCGGCAGATCCTAACATTGAGTTACCCATTGACATTCCGGACATTCCTGCTGATCCTAAAGATGGGTTATTCATATTTGGTGCATCACCTGATAATCCGCCTAATGCTCTAAACATTTGGTTATTTTGGTGACTGCCTTGCATACTTCCAAATCTATTTGCCAAAGAAGATTCAAGTCCATTTGATTGTAATACACTTTGTTTTAAATGTTCTGGAAGTTCACCAGAAAATCCTTCTGGTAATTTACCAAGAATACTTTCTTGTACAGAATTTGTTATTAAATTATCAAGACTTCTGTTTTGGCTGCGATGTTTTTTGTTTGATTTGCTAGATTTACTTGATGATGAATTTGTAGAAACAGAATCACTTGATTCAGAAACGCGTGATTTGCTTTTTTTTCTTTTGCTAGATCTATTTAATAAATTCAAAAACTTTTTGGTTGGTATTTCACTTTCACTTGATTCTAAATCAGTGAAATGTTTCTTTGCAATAGCTCTCTTTAATTTTTTAATTTCAGAGTGTGCTTCACTTTCACTTATTAAATCTTCATCAGCTGGTTCACTTCTATTTAAAGGCGATGAGATTTTATCTTGATTTCTGCTCATTCTATAGGCCTTTTCTGCTTTTTCAAAAACACTATTTTCTGACGAATCATTTTTTGGTCTGCTAATTTTTCTAGAACCTTTGATCATATTATTATTACTATTATATAATGTTTTTTTATTTTTTTTATTATCTGTTTTAATTCTTCCCAACATTCTTGGTGCGCTCGAAGATGAATTTGTGATGGAATCATAATCAATTCCATTTTCTTTTATATTAAATTTTTTTACATCTTCTTCAGAGTTTGAAATTGGGGATGCAGATAAATCCATTTTATCTCTTATAAATTCAGTAAAGAAATTATTTTTTTTCAATATTAGTGAAGGAACAAGTACAGATGTTGTGTTTACTTCAAAATAAGATTCATCCAACCCATCAAAGTTATCACTAGATTTAGCTCTAAACTTCTCAGGTAAAACTTCATGTATGAATTTTTCAAGCCCATTTGGCACTCCTCCATTCTTGTCAAAATAAAATTGTAATGACTGAAAGAAATAATGTATGTCATAATATGGATTTTCATTAATTGCCTTTGCATCGCGATTTCTCAAATAATCTCCAGTATAACTTTTATCAAAATCTGTTATTTTAATATCAAATCCCAAATTTGGAATGATAAAATTAAAGTCACCAATTTTATATGTATCACTTATATCACTTGGTTTTTTTTTGTATATGCGTATTGAGGATAAATTCAAATTATTATGTCTGAATTTTGAAAATTTTTCTGATATTTTATGCAATGTGAATAATATTTGAAAAAACAATACCTTCCAATGTTGAGTTGTAAATGTATCAAGAGATTCCAATAGATATTCTTCAAGCGTGTACATTTTAAAATAATGCTCTAATATATTTACACACAAAACAGTATCATTTGCTTCTTTAATGTTTTCGACTAATTCTTTATTAATTTTTTTAAGATCGGAATATTTAATATCAAAATTCATCAATGGCAACATAATAAAACGTAACTTTTCATTAACACATAATTCGGAAAATAAATAGTGCATAGCCATATTAATAATTTCTCCTCTATACATATCATCGAAATTACCATTATTTTTAGTATATGGTGATATGACTATACTATATGGGTAGGTTGTGTCTGAGATTTTTTTATAATTCTGTTTTCCATTATATAATCCCATATATTTGACCTTTCCAGACAAAATTTCCTTGTAATCAAATCCTTCTTGATGTTTAATATCAATTAATTTAATGTTGTTTCTAACAATCGGTCTAAATTTATAACATGCTGTTTTGTCCTTGTTATATACAAAATCGTATAACATATTTATACAATAATCAATTTGTGAATATTTATTCATAACCATAACTGATTTACTTATATATAATATCCAAGAATTTAATTATCACATAAAGTTTTTTATGTGGTAATCATATATCGCAATGTCAATGTTCATAATAATAGTTACTATATTGCTTATTCTTGCTATAATGAATAATGTAATTATGTATAACAAGTGTTACATTACAAAAACAGCAAACAATATCTTTGATGGTAAAATACCAAATAGTAATATTGGTATGATTCCCATCACTATTTATTTTAATAAAAGTAAAGAGATAATAACAAATGGAAAATATGAAATTGAAACAAATGTTAGAAATTTGTTAGGAGCATATGAAGACAAAAATCAAAATTGTGTCATATTATATAATGATTCTCCGCAAACTCAAATCGACAAAGCAAAAAATTTAGTTAGATGAATTTAATAAATCATCCAATTTAATTTCCTCAAGTTCTTCGGATCTGCTACCATACTTCTTTGATTTTACTGGTTTTGATTTGTTTTTAATTGAGTTACTTTTAACATTATTTGATTTTGTTTGTTTCACAGATGATTTTCGTGTTTCCATTCTATACTCGGCAAAAAATGGATCAGTTTTTAATACTTCATCAGGTGTTAAATATTCGTCATTTATTAATATTCTTCCACGTTTGTGGACATACCTGCCATTTTTATATTTATTAGGTACTATTCTATGTACGAATTCTTTTGCCTGTGCTGGAACACAATCATCGGTAAGAAATTGTTCCAAGAATCCTCTTTTTATTAATGTATTAAAAAAGTAATGCATGTCATAATATCTATTTTGTTCAGGTGTTACATTGATAGATTTATTCCAATCGCAATCATATGTAACTTTAGAATTATCTACAACTCCGGGAATTGTGGCAAAATCAAAATCCCATAATTTTATGTGATAACCAATATTTGGTACAGAATAATTGCATCTAACAACTCGGTATGTAAACTTAGTTTTTTTCTTTAAAATTTTGTGAACCAAAATATTATTCGCTTTCATATCATTATGTCTAAATCCTGGAAATTTACTTTGAATTACTGCTAATGTGGATATGACCTGAAAGAAAAATACTTTCCAATGTACAAGTTTAAATTTTTTATAGTTTTTTCTCATAAAATCTAATAGGTCACCGCGATTTGCCCATTCACTTAATAAAATAGATACATTATCATGATATTCTCCTTTTTTATATCGTGTAATAAATTCATTATATTTGGTATTTTCATCATCAATAACTTCATCTTCGATTAAAGTTATGAATGGTTTAATACTAGTATCAAATGTACCGATTGGTAAAACAATATGCGGGGTTTGGCGTTTGATAACAAAATAACTTAATAAACGAATCATCATTAATTCAGCATTTTCTGGTCTTCTATTATCATGTATATCTCCATATTTTTCCTTTTTATGGTATGCAACTACTTTAACACCATAATTGATATCATCTCCGCTTTGGCTATTAATTACTCCTTTAAAAGTATGGCCAAAGGATCCACTTTTATAATAGAGGAGTTTACCACCTATTTGGGTTATTATACTATTGAAATCATGCAATTTTTTATTTAATGAAAATCGTGTATCATGACTATTGGCACTATCATCTAATTTTTCATTATGTTTATTATTCATGAAACTCTCTGTATCGGTTACATCGAAATTTATCAGGGGTTTTAATTCTTTACCACCAAGAAGTTCTTTTATAAATTCTATTCTAAAGCCAAACGTGTCTTGATCACGATCGCGTAATGAACTTATTGTGTTTGCAGTTTTAGATGTTGATATACTTTTTTTGCTTGCTTCATCACTCATTTCTAATTATCTATAATATTATATATTTTTATGTTTATTCTAACAAAACGTACTAATTCTTTTTATAATAAACAAAATTGTTTGATAATGTATTTCTTATGTTTTCTTCTTTAGTTAATTTTAAATTTTTACATGCGTTTATCATTCTATTAACATCTATATCTGGCAATTCTGGTATGCATGTATAAAATTGCTCTTTAATGTCCATATCCAGCCTTGTTTTAACAGGAAACATATCTATAACTGGAGAATCTACATTTAAAACAATACTTTGATATGATTTTGGCAATAAGTTATGACTTTCTGGATGTAATACAGATGCCAATTGAACATAAGGATGTAATGGACCTTCATCTACTATATTATCTAAAATAGTATTTATATCTACTTTATTTATTTTCATGTATTTTGCCAAATCTGATATAAATGGGGCATGTTTATAACAATATTGCCATCTCCACATTGGACATTTTTCAAAATAATATTTACCTACCCATAATAATCCCTCTAAGTATGCTTTGCACATATTATCAACATGTTCTTGCTGATGTTCTGAAACATTAAAGTAATGTTCGTAATATTTAAATTTGTATTGATTTAATTCGTCAACCGAATGTAAACCCTTTTTTAAGTTAAATATATCGGTTGCTGAAAAATTTCCAACATATTTATTTCTATATTGCATATTTTCAAGATACCATAAATCTCTATCATATGGATCTGCTTCAAAACATTTCTTGTATCTCCATCTATTTAATGCCTTTGGTAATATCTCACTAAAGTATACTGTTTCTTTTTCCCCAAGATTTTCCAATAACATCAAAAGAAAGTTATTATTAACTTTTACTTTGGAGTCAACAATTTGGATCAATGATTCCCCAAGTTGTAAAAATACATCTATGTATGAATCAATTATAATATTAAGTCCATCATGCTTGATGTTAATCGACGGAAAATGCGGTAAAAAATCATTACCGAGTAAGTAACAGATGAAAATAAAATCATTGCAATATTCAGTCAATAATGTTTGTGCTATATTTCCATTAATTTCTATTCGCGCTTCTACTAAGTGTCCAAGTTGTTCATTATATTTATCTTTCACGTCGTCAATAGATACATATTTTAATTCTTCAGCAACATCGGTTACTGGATCTATTATTTCTGTTTTATTTTTATTATTATTAAAATGAGATGCTTCTCTTAACAAATATATATTTTTTCTTCTACTTGCCATTGCCAAAAAGAATAAATCTGCATCTAATCCATATATTACATTAACACAATTAGTGTCTTTTCTTGAGCAAATATCTTGCAATATTTTATGTTCACCTTCCCCAGGTGTATGATATGATGAATATGTGTACTTCAATCCTTTATTATCAGAAGATTTTTTCTGAAAATGTTTTATCAAAGTTTTATGAAGGTTTTCCATAAATATAGTTCCCGGGGTTATTACAGTATTACTCCATACATCATTAACATCTTTTTTATGATGTTTCTTTATTTTTATTCTAATTTTATTATCATCAATTGCTCTAAATCTTCTTTTTCTTTGTTGATTGATTTTAGCTAACGGAGCAACTCCGTCTACAGCTATAAAAACTTCATCGGTTGGGTTTGCATGACCAACTAAATAATCAATAAAATTACAAATTCGCTGCATCATATTTTTTTCTAATTTTTCTATATCCGTTTCATTTTTGAAAAAAGCTTGCACCTTATAACATTCCGGATGAAATAAACAATTTGCGTCTATATATAAAACATTTGTTTTATCTTTTGGAGAATTTAATATAAGATTATTTCCGTATTGTTTTAACAGCCATCCGAAGAATCCTGGCACTCCCATATATTTTAATATTAATAGTATAGTCTTTTCATTAGTTTAAATGATATAGCGGTAGACAACAAATATTTCAATTTTAAGAATAATCATTAATATAGGAAAAATAAAAAATCTAATACATATATATAATTGATAATGTCTAATAAAGTTTTCTTGCCAAAAAATACAGAATCTGCCTCATTTAACCAAGTCTTATCTGCAACATCATCCGTTCCAAACTGGTTAAAGGGAGGAAATGATAGCAATGCATCTGAAAACACCATTCAAAGAGAAGTGCGATCATTGTTGAATGAAGCAGTTGAAATGAAAGGTGGTGCTAAAAAGAGATCTGGAAGAAAGGGTGGAAAAAAATCATCTAAGAGATCCTCTAAAAAATCATCTAAGAAACAATCTGGAGGTGCTGGTAAGAAACGCGCTTCAGGTAAAAAGGCTTCTAAGAAAGGCTCTAAGAAATCCTCTAAGAAATCTTCAAGAAGATCATCCAAGAAGCAATCTGGTGGTGCTAAAAAATCATCTAAAAAACAAGTAGCAGTAGTTGCCAAAAAATCATCTAAGAAATCATCTAAAAGATCTTCAAAGAAATCATCTAAAAAACATTCCATGTCTCGTGAATTACCAGCCGCATTAGTAAAACACAGAGAATTTGTTGAATATATTCAAAATGATATGAAACTCAAAGGTGGTCCAGTAACAATTTCATTTGCAAGCAGCTACAAAAGAAAAGCTAAGGAATCGCATCCAAATGCATCTCCAGATGAATTAAATGATATTGCCAAGAAATTATACAATGAAGATAAAAAGAACGGTGTAACTGAAAAGAAATACAAAGCAGTTGAAAAAGATATGGCTGACAAAAGAAAAGCAAAAAAGGATGCTAAAGCTTAAGCTTAACATAAACTATTTGTAATTATTTAATTAAAGTAATAACTTGAATTAAATTATAAAATTTATTAAATTATTTTAGAATATTAAATTCAGAATCATTTAATATTTCCAAAACTTGCGCCTGTCTACTGGTTGTACGATTTCCTGTAGAATTGTTAAAATTTCTGTCAAATGGGTTAAATGCCGCCGAACTTGCGTTATCTACTCTCCATACTGCACTTCTATCAGTTTCTTTAGATGTACATGTTCCATTAATGCCTTTGCTAAATGTAAATGTTTGTGGAGTATGACCAATTATAATACTACCAACATTAAATACTTCTAATACTTTTTCTATATTATCATTACATACATTTGATTGTCGACTATCTTTTGCTTTTGGTGTATATGGCGTATATGGTGCAATTTCGCCAAGTACCCGAACCCAAAACATAGAATTTTTTGCCCTACTTGATACTATTTTATCAACATACTTTCTATTAACTAAACCAAGTAACCATTTTCTTATTGCAATATTTATATTTTCTAGTTCAGTATTTTTATTAATCTTAAACTCTTTAATCAATGCATCTATTATTCCAGCATGTACGAACAAATTACTTCCTATTATAATGGCAGGAACACGTGTACAACCAAGCAATGTACCATATTCATTACCTGGAGCAAAAGCATGGGCGCGTGCTTGCCATCCCGAAGTAAATTTCAAATTTGGATTTTTTGGATCCTTATAGTTTTCGAATTCTTTGAGACCTAAATATGATACATATCCCAATTCTCCCATTGAGTTTGCAATTTCATGATTACCAAGTAAAGAAATAACGCGACCGCCATGTTTTATTGCCAATTTATCCAAATGAGTGAATAATTTTAATATTTTAATATCAGATGCCTCATCATTCATAGTAACATTTGGCTGATTGCATGCACCAGTGGTTGGCCTGCATCTATCGACTTGATCGCCTACTTGTACAACATGTGTATCTCCACCAACCCAAACAAATTCATCTATATCTTCATTATAATCAACAACTTTCGCAATTATAAGCATTTGTACTGCTAACCTATAATCACCGTGAATATCACCGAATACTACTATTCTTTTAACAGATGGTAAAATACTCGGAGTGTATTTATGACTTACACACATCTTAGAAAATTTATTATTTATAAAATCTTCTCTATCAATATCACTGAAAACCATTATATAATTATTATATATTTTTAATATTTCATAAATAAATTAGCTTGAATTCATACCATTTGGATATTTATGTGTTTTATCTAATACTATTTTTCCAATATCAAAAATACCTGCATAGCTACTATAATTTTGAAAATTATAACCATTCATTTTTTCATTACCCATTTGGGATACATAATATGAGTACTTTTGTTTATAATATTGTGCTGGATCAATTTCATTTAATTTTTTTTGACCACAAGTTCCAAATGGCTTTAAATTCTCGTTTCCTGCTTTAAATTTATCAACAATAGACTTATTTTTACATCTAAAAACTTGTTCTTCCTCTGGTAATTTAATTTCGGATGGTTTTATTATTTCATTAATAACATTTGCAAAATTTACTTCATTTAATGGTAATTTTTGTTCTTGTACAATGTCTTTAGAGTTTGGTAATAAGTGTTCCTCCGAATTAGTAATACTTGATATGAACTTTGATACAATTGGTATTATTGTTTCAGTTTCACTAGAAACATTACTTATTTGTTGTTCTTCTTGGACTGGAATTTGTTTTTCAATAGTATCAAAATTCTCAACTTCTTCATTTTCTGATTTTTTAGAATTAATGACGACCATTTTATATTTACGCTTAATATCATTTTCGCTCATGTTATCACTTTCGCATACTTTAATAACAATTTGCGGTAATTCAACAGGTGGTATATTTATTGCAACTGTGCCTAATTTTTTGTCAACAACTGAAACTATATTCAAGCCTATTATTACAGATACAATAATAATAAATAATAATATCATAAACATATCTAATGACTGCATAAAGTTTAATATATCATTGTGTTATAAATTATTTTATAGCACTATAAAATAATTTAATATCAATTAAGTTATTGCTTAAACAAGGGAATAAAGGGAATCTTGTTCAAACGCTTGTATTTCAAAATCAAGTTCGTTTTTGTATGAACTGCTATTGTTCAATTCACCTAATGATTCTGGAGCACCGCATTGAGGTCTAATTACTGCTTCGTTACTAACTTCTGTTTTCTTAACAGAAAATTCTCTAGTTTCAGCTTCAGGAATATAATTGTTTTCTTCACCTATTACTTGATTAGATGCCATTATTCCGGAAGATTCTTCTTGCATTTTCCCCATTTGTCCAAAATGTTCTGCTGCAAATAAGGGGTTTTCTTCCATACGTCTATTATCATTTCTACCAAACAGTGGATCTTCTTCCATACGTCTTAAACTTTCTCCAGTAACTCTTTGACCTTCTTCAGCAAACAATCTTTGTTCTTCAAATATTGTGTTTGTCTCTTGATGGGTTGGATTTGCAAATTCTGAAATATGAATACCATCAGCTCCAATGGGTTCAAGATTATGTGGTAATGGTATAGAATGTTCTTCACCGGTGTTTCCACCTTCTTGATATACTGGTGTATATTCAACATGACACTTGCAATCACATGCTTCCCCAGAACATAATCCACATGAACAGTTCTTTACAACTTGTTTAAATAAAGTATCATTATTTACAACAGCCATCATTTCTTTGTTAAATTTAATTTTATTTAATGTTTGTATTGATATCATTACACCAATTGCCGCAATAAGTGCAACTTTTGTATCTTTTTTGCTTATGTAAACAATTAAGAAAAACATTAATATCTTAAACAAAGTGTTATCAAATAATTTTGCTATAGATTCTGGTAACGCTGGGGCAGCTAGGCCTGCATATAAAACCAAAATTATTGACAGTCCAGCTGATACATATTCATTATCCAAAAAAGATAAGTATTTATTAACAGTATTATCAAATGCTTCCATCTTATAGATTATATATATATATACGTTAAATTAATTTTACTAATATTTATAATTATTACGCTTATATTTGGTATGATTTATATATTATCAAAAAATTGATTACTTATTAAAAAAAGTATATAAGTATTAAATGATATATATTTATTATAATATATATGGTAAATGGAATATTAAATAGACGAGGCTATGTAATCCAAAAAACAGAACTAACAAGTAAACAACTAACAGATATCAAAAAAGAATTAACAGTGCGACCCTATACTCCGGAGAATGATGAGCCAACTTTTGAGATATTCAGAGAAACCAGTACATCAATAACATTACCAAGATATTATGGATTAAAATTATTTGGTCAACCTAAAAAGGAAAATTTAAGACTTAAATCGGAAACATCAAATTTTAAATTCAATGGACAATTGAGGGATTATCAAATAGAAATAGTTAATAAATGTGTAAATGCAATGAAAAAAGATGGTGGTGGGTTATTATCTGTACCATGTGGTTACGGAAAAACGGTTATGGCAATTAAAATGGCAGCAGAATTGAAAGCAAAAACCTTAGTCATAGTGCATAAAACGTTTTTACAAGATCAATGGATAGAAAGAGCTAAACAATTTACTGATGCGAAAATAGGATTTATTAGACAAGATCAAATCGATGTAGAGGGAAAAGACATAGTTATTGGAATGATCCAAAGTATAAGTATGAAAGACTACGATTTAGCTATTTTCAAAGATTTCAAATTAGTTGTGTTAGATGAAGCACATCATTGCGCATCTCGCGTATTTTCAAATGCTTTATACAAATGTGGAGCAAAATATACATTAGCACTATCTGCTACTCCAGAACGTGCAGACAAATTAACAAAAGTATTACATTGGTATGTTGGAGAAACATTACACAAGGTTGATGCAAAAATAAATAAACAAGTTGATGCAAAAATATTTTACTACAAATCAAATGATCCTCTATTTGTAGAAAAGAAAGCATGGTCAAAAGGACAAATGAAACCTTCTGTACCAAAAATGGTAAATAATTTATGTAATATGAAGGAACGAACTAATCATATATTAAATATTTTAGAAACACTCCGCAAAAATCCTGAAAGAAAAATATTAATTTTAAGTAAGAAAAAAGACCATCTTAAAATTTTGAAAACATCAACAGACTTAGCTATTAAAAATGACATTGCTAATGGAAAATTGTTAGAAGATGAATGTATAACAAGTTACTATGTCGGAGGAATGAAAAAGAAGGATGCAAAATATGCCACAGATAAGGCAGATATTTTATTTGCCACATATGATATGGCACATGAAGGGTTAGATATTGAGAGACTTAATACTATAATTCTTGCAACACCGAAGAAAAATGTAATTCAATCCGTTGGAAGAATCATGAGAAAAATATTAACAACTGGAGATCTTAAACCATTGATTATAGATTTTTCAGATCATTTGTCGGTTTTCACAAATCAATCAAATGTAAGAATTAAACAGTATGCAAAAAATAAATACAAAGTGCGAAAATATTACATTAAAAATGACAAAATAGTATTACCTTCATTTCTTAGAAGAAATGATAATAATTTTATAGGTTCTGATATGCAAGAAGATTATAATCCGGATATAACCAATATATTAAATATGGAAGTTGTAACTGCTCAAGATTTACTTGATAACTCATCGGAGGAATCAGTAGAGTCCGATTGTAATGACGATTTAGACGAAAGTGATGATGACGAAGTTGAAGTAAGTTTTAAAAAGCCAAACTTTAAATCATATATGTTCGAGACTGAAGAATAATTGAAATTCAAATAGATAAAGAATTAAGATATTAAATATAATAAGAAGTATAATATGTCTACATTAAATGAACGAATAATACAGCAAACACCATGGATTGAAAAATATAGGCCAAAAGTTCTTGAAGAGCTAATATTAGATTCAAATACGATGCTAAAAATCAGTAAAATAATTGCTGATAAAGATATGCCTGATATGATAGCTACAGGCGTCCCAGGAATTGGCAAAACTACAACAATTAGATGTATTGCACGAGGCTTATTTGGAAAACATGCAAATGAAGCAGTATTAGAATTAAATGCATCTGATGATCGCGGCATTAAGGCAGTACAAGACACTATAAAAACATTTTGTAAAAAAAAATTAGACCTAAATCAAGGAGGAGAAAAAAAATATGCAGAACATAAAATTATTATTCTTGATGAGGCTGATAATATGACTAGTAAAGCGCAACATTTAATTAATACATTAATGGAAAAATATCATAAAACAACACGATTTGCATTCACTTGTAATAGTTCGTCTGATATTATTGAAGCCATACAAAGTAGATGCTTAATATTTAGATATTTTAGATTAAACGAAAAGCAAGTAATAGATAGATTAAAAGTTATTTGCGAAAGAGAAAATATATCATATGATCATGATGCCTTAGTAGCAATAGCGACAATATCCGATGGTGATATGAGAAAAGCAATAAATTCTCTTCAATTAACGTATAACGCATATAATGAAATTTTTACTGATTATGTATATAAGGTATGTGACAAACCACAACCAACAATAATGAAAAAAATATTCTCACATTGTCTAAAACGCGATCATGTAGCCGCAATGCAAATGATGATTAATTTAAAAGAATCTGGATATTCTGGATCAGATATTGTATTGGGTATGCTTTCTACATTGAAATTATCTTCGTTTGAAGATATTGATGAAAGAATCAAAATTGAATTAATTGCAAGGATATGCAAAACTGCATATATAATTTCAAAAGGTGTCGATACAATATTACAACTATCAAGCTTGATAGCTAACTTATGTGAAGTAAAATAATTTATTTATAAGGACAAAGCTGTCCAAATTGTAAAAAATTGAATTTTTAAACTTAAATATATTATGATATATTTAAATTAATCAAACTCAAAGATGACTAGTCAAAGCGCTTTTTGCTTAAATCCTCTTCACAAGCGGATTGGGGATACAATCCACGGCTTTATTAATATAAGCAATATTTCCCAAAGAATTATTGACAGCCCTCGTTTTCAAAGATTACATAATCTTAAACAGTTAGGAACATGTTATAAGGTATATCCAGCAGCCAAACATTCGAGATTTGAACATTCCATCGGAACATACCATTTGGCAGGAAGATTATTAAAAGCTATTGTACTAGGAACACCTCCAGATAAAATACACAAAGATTTAGCAAATATCAAAGAATTAGAATCATATTACAAAAAAACATACAATGGAGTATTTTGTGTTCTTGATGATTATGTTTGCGAATTAGTAAAAATAGCAGGATTATGTCATGATCTTGGTCATGGTCCTTTCAGTCATGTTTTTGATGATGTATTTTTACCACAAACAAAATTTAAAGACAGTCCTAATGCAAAACACGAAGTTAGGTCATGTTTGTTACTTAGAAAAATTATTAAAGAAGATAATTTACTGTCACAATTAATTACAGACGATGAAATACAATTTATGTTTAATCTTATAAATCCTCAAAAAGAACATTCTGGATTTATTTACCAAATTATATCAAACAATTTAAATGGTCTTGATGTTGATAAATATGATTACCTTCCAAGAGATACATATATGACAGGTGTTTCAGAATCATTTGATTGTGATAGATTAGTTGATGAGGTAAAAGTAAAACAAAATAAAATATGTTATCCAAAACAAGCAGGATACGTAATTAAAAAAATGTCGGATACACGCTATAATTTACATACTCAGGTTTATAATCATAAAATAACCATCGCTGCACAAGGTCGCATAATAGATTATTTCAATAAAATAGATAAGTTAATTGGTCTTGCAGAATCAATAGAGGATTTAGATAAATTTTGTGAAATGACAGATGATTATGTTTTAACATGTACAACAAGTTTACTTGGACCCCGTATGAATTTATCAGATGAGGAAAAAAAATTGGCTATTGAAGCACATGAAATAATAAATAAATATAATGCACACAATTTTTATGCATTTGTGGACCATGAAATAAGTCAAAACGATCTAAAAATAACTAAATCTGATTTTGCTAAATTTGGTTTTGATGAATCGGACGATAATCTAATAATTCATGTTGTCAAGATAGGATATGTAAGTGGAAATAAACCACATCCACTTGACAATATTTATGTATATGATACAAAAGATAAGGAATCAGACGAATGTTTTAAGTTAGATAAAAAGAAAATTTCATTGTTGATACCAGAAAATTATCAAGAATATGTTACATACATTTACTACAGAAATAAAGAAAATGAAAAGGTGGAGCAGCTTCGAACTATCTTCAAGAAAATTCTTGAATCGAGAGTCGATGATTGATTCACATTTATTTATTCCAGTGAAAAAGGAATGGGTGATGATTTACGCGATCTTGTTCTCTTCACACCTTTATTAATCTTCGGAGGAGCAGGAGTGGTCGCCTCAACAGATCCGATGAGAACTGCATACCTGTGCCAGAGAGCCTTGCGTGGAGTACGAAAGCTTCTGAGCTCAGCATATTTGTCTGAACAGTCTCGCTTAATAGGCGTTGCTGGAGTGTTGGTCTTATCAGCGAAGTTGATCTTCTTAGGAGTCATGAGTCGATGATCCAACTTGGCGGCATTTGCCTTTCCTGTACGATGACGTTTCTTTTGGCTTGAAGCATCGTCAGTGTCATCAGCCTCATCAAAGTTGAGCTTGATGGGGCTGAATGGAATATCCGCAATTGCAGATACAGCCGACTTTGCCATAGAATGGGCAAACTCTTGAGACATAGTAGTGGTGGAGGACATTTTAGTGAAAGCTTGATTCAGAAAGGGTTCTGTGTGATATCATCCAAAATAATAGGACATTTCAACCACTCCGTATTTCAATTTTTTTATAATTAAAAATTGGCATTTTAAGTATCGAAAATCATTAAAAAGCCTTAAAGGCTAGATGGGCTTATATAATAACTATAATAAAAATGAGCAATTTATCTATTGGTATTGACTTGGGAACTACTTACAGTTGTGTCGGTGTATACAGAGATGGTAAGGTTGAAATTATTGCAAATGATCAGGGTAATAGAACAATGCCAAGTTATGTAGCATTTACTGATGACGAACGTCTTATTGGAGAAGCCGCTAAAAACCAATGTGGTCAAAACCCAACTAATACAGTTTTTGATGCAAAACGTTTAATCGGAAGAAAATTCGAAGATGAAACTATTAAAGATGATATTAAACATTATCCATTCAAGGTTCTATGTGGCCAATTAGGAAAACCAGTTATTGAAGTTGAATATAAAGGTGAAACTAAAACATTCCAACCTGAGGAAATTTCAGCAATGGTGCTTACTAAAATGAGACAAATTGCAGAATCATATGTTGGTCAACCAATTAAAAATGCAGTAGTAACCGTTCCAGCATATTTCAATGACGCACAACGCCAAGCAACAAAAGATGCTGGTACAATTGCTGGTTTAAATATTTTAAGAATTATCAATGAGCCAACTGCAGCTGCTCTTGCATATGGTCTTGATAAAAAAGGGGAGCGTCATGTTTTAATTTATGATTTTGGTGGAGGTACACTTGATGTTTCAGTATTACATATTGATGACGGGGTTTTCCAAGTAAAATCTACATCTGGTGATACCCATTTAGGTGGTGAAGATTTTGATAATAAATTAGTAACTTACTTACTAAAAGAATTTTCAACAAAAAATAGATTATCTGTAACAGATACAACAAAATTATTAAATGACAATAAAGCAAAACGTCGTTTAAGAACTGCTAGTGAGGCAGGTAAGAGACAATTGTCTGGTGCTACAAGTACCTTAGTAAATGTAGATTCATTTTTTCAAACAGAAAGTGGAAAGGTACTTGATTTGAGCATTACACTTTCTAGAGCGAAATTTGAAGATGTTTGTGCCGATGAATTCTCAAGATGTTATGCACCAATTGAAAAGGCACTACTTGATGCAAAACTTGACAAACATAGTATTGATGATGTAGTACTTGTTGGTGGTTCAACTCGTATTCCAAAGGTACAAGAACTAATTACAAAATATTTCAATAAAGTACCAAAAAGTGATATTAACCCTGATGAAGCAGTAGCTTATGGTGCTGCTGTACAAGCTGCTATTTTATCTGGTGTTGAAGATGAAACAACTAGCTCTGTTGTACTTGTTGATGTAACTCCTTTAACACTTGGTATCGAAACTGCTGGAGGTATGATGGCACCAATTGTTGAAAAGAACTCAACAATTCCATGTGAAAAACAGCAACAATTCAGTACATATAGTGATAATCAACAGGGTGTTACTATCAAGGTATATGAGGGAGAACGTGCTAAAACTAAAGATAACAACCTACTTGGCACTTTCGAATTAACTGGAATTCCAGCAATGCCACGCGGAGTACCAAAAATTATGGTCAAATTCAAACTTGATGCAAATGGTATCTTACAAGTAAGTGCTTCGGAGGAGTCAACTGGAAAATCAAATAATATTGTAATTAAGAATGAACGCGGAAGACTTACTAAGGAACAAATTCAAAGTATGCAAGATGATGCTAAAAAATATGAAAAAGAAGATAAAGAACTTAGAGAAAGAACTGATTCCAAAAACTCTTTTGAAAATTATCTTTATAGTGTAAGAACCTCTACGGAATCACAAGAACTTAAGGCTAATATTGGAGAACAAGATTACAAAATATTACAGGATTATGTAACTGAATATCTCCAATGGTTAACCGATAATGGAGATTCTTCATCTAAAACTATATTAGATGAAAAGAGAGCAGAAGCCGAAAAGAAAATCCTTCCCCTCCTAACAAGAGGATACGAGAAAACGACTTCAAGCACTCAAACCTCAAATACACATACAACAACTTCAAGTGATCCATCTACTGAATCAATGGACTAAACATATTAGTCAATTGTTAAATTAATTTAAGTTAATATTTATAATAACTTAAATCATATTAAATACGTCGCAACATATTTTTACGTTTTTGTTTATTCATCATTTCAACCTTCTCATCATAGTTATAAATATCTGTATCATCATATAAATTTTTAATTTGTTTGCAATCACTTTTCTTATATAAACATCCACGAAATCTACTTTTATTCGAATCAACATTAATTTCTAAATTTGAATTTGACATTATTAAACAGTTTCTATCATCAATATTTTTGTCGGCATGCATTTTCAATTGCAAATATTCGCCGTTAATATTAATATCTAATACCAAACACTTTGCATCATATGTTAGTGGGTAAACTCTGTCAGGTAATGAAATATATTTTTCATTAGTTTTTGTGCATTCAAATATATTAATATTGTCATTAATAATAGTTTCATGTGTATCCATATTAATTATTATAGTTGATTCATTATATTTAATATAAATTTTATCATAATATGTAAACTTTTCAAGCCAATCTATCATATATTTATTTTTTTTAACATTTCCAACATATAATTCATCTGGAAAATCATCTAGTGTTAATTTTTTTGTCAAACAGTTAACAATTAACCTTGTGCCACTTAATTTATAGTCTATTAATCTAAAACAAGCCTGATCAATATCAGGTAGGTCATATATTTCAATCCCATTTTCTACAATAAATGGAAATACGTGTGGTTCCCCATGTGATATAGGCGTAGTTTTCGTTGTTAGCACAATTACATCAGAATCATCCGGAGGAATGTAATTATATATTATTATTCCTCTTGAATTACGAGAAGGTGTATGGGTGAGCGTATATGCGGAACCATCTGCTTTTTTTGTAAATAAACCTATATATGAGCCATTACCCCCTAATATAGAATTTGTATAACTATTATAATCCGGTATAATCACTTTTGTTGAATTTATATTACTATGGATAGTTTGCTGTGCACTCATGGGAATTTTATTAATCTGTTTTTTGGGAATGAATTTAAAAGTATCATCTAATTCTACAGGTTCAACTTTGGGAATGGCGTTATCTTTTGACAAAATATCAATTTGAGATAAAATAGTTTTCATACCAGATATTGGAACATTAGGTAGGAACGCTATTTTAGTATTCAGGACAATCGTTTCGATATGCGGCGACTGTTTTTTTAATATTTTATCTTTATGTTTATAAGATTTAATTATTTTATTGCAAACTTTATCAGGTTTTTGTCGAACGTCAAAATGACTGTTAATTATGCGAACAAATTTAACATCATGAACCGTATTATCCATTTCGCGATTAATATTTATTTGTTTAGGAATACTAATCTTATTTTCCTGATTTAATATTATATTGCCAATAATTCCGGAATACTCATAATATAAATATGCAGCAATTGCTTTTTCTGATCCACTTCGATTTGTATCTTTTATTCTATTATCAATAATCTCATTTAAATTTTTAAAAATATAAAACAAGTACTTTTTATTACTTCCACCCATAGTTTTCGTTATACTATTGTTAAGTCCATCAGTTAATGTAATGTCTGTAGGAATATCAAATTCGTATAAACGCATCGCATAATATTTATTAGGTTTATCATTTAATTCAACAAAAATATTTCTGTTAATAAATAATGTGGTATTTATATTTGACCTTTTTGATGCCTCTTTGATTGTTCTGAGCGGGCTTGTAATAGTTCCATAGTAACCATCATCTCCAATTTTATTTATAAAATAACACAAAGTTTCCGGTAATGTATAAATATATTTAGTTTCAGTACAATATTTACAAATATTGTTACAAATATTTTTAGAATTATTATTTTCCAGCGCTAATATTATTTCTCCTGATGTCGAGTTCTCAGCAATATAATTAATTTGTATATTATCCTCTAATTGTATATCAATATTACTTAATGAATTTTGGCTTTCTGACTGATAATCCCATTTTACAAGAATAATTTGGTTTCTTTTTGCTACAAAACATATATTACCAAATTTGTCAATACAAAAAGATAAAATATCAGTGTTAGCATCAATAATACTGGAATTTGAAATAGTTTTCCATAACATAAGCTTTTTATTAAAAACTGCCAATCCAATATTTGTATTTATATTATCACCAACAAGATCAAAATTTCCACTTATAATTAGGTCAAAATCATTTATTAGAATACTTTTTATTATAACAGGTTTATTATCTTGTCTTTTTATAGTAATATTTGGAATGCAAAATTGTTCAATATATTTATCCCATAAAACAATACCAGATTGTTTGGTATTATATAATAAATTCCCAGTTACATAGACATTTCCTGTCTCTCCTAAAGCCATATCATAAACAATAAAATTATTATTATTTCCCATTGGTTTCCAACAATCTGTTTTTAACTCAAGACGTGCAACTCCAGACGAAAAAAAAGTTCCCTTAGATGTAAATATACTTTCAAATTCTCCTCCAATATACAAATAATTATCGTCAACCAATAAACAATTTAAGTATCCGGAGGATAAACCATTTAAATTATCATTAGTAATAGAAACCCATCTGTTTGTTGATAAATTATATTTGGCAATATTTTTAGAATATATACAATAGCCATAATTCTGGAAATTAGTAAATTCGCCAATAACATAGATATCGTCATTAAATATATACATCGATTTTATTTCACCATTCGTCATATTTCTGTAAATAGCATAACCACATCCTTTCCATTCACGTGTTATATTATCATATATTGCCAATCCTGCAGAATGAATTCCGTGAATTGTAGTATAATTTCCGCACATATAAATTGAATTATCATTTGATATTTCAATATGACTCACAATATTATTCGGTCCAGCCATTTGATTTAATGGAGTTATTCCCATTCCATCATATTTTGCAATATTTTCATAAATAATTCCGGTGTCATTAGGATAAATATATGTAAAAGATCCAGATATATATAATTCACTATTTAAAATGGATAAATTATGTATTGTTACATTTGTTTCATTAAAGTACTCCGAAAATGATACCCAAATATTAGTATTACAATCATATGAAGTCAATCCGTTTACCGCTATATTATCGCCAACACATGTAAAAGTTCCGCCAATGTATAATATATCATCAGTTTTCAAAATAGATAATACTGATACAGATTCATTTTCATTTAGAATTGGTCCAATTTTAACACATGACTTATTTGTAATATTATAATTAAGAACATACTCAAAATTTCCGGCAATAAATAAAGTATTCTGATTTGCATACAATACATTAATAGTGTTTTGTATATTAAGATCACTAATTGGTTCCCATAAATTTGTCAAAATATTCAATTTTTTGATATTGCATTTTCCACGTCCTCCAATATAAAGGTAATCGTCAATAATACACAAGTCATTTATACAATAAGTAAGACCATCATTTAAAATATCCCATTTTCCATTTCTCATTCTGACTATATTTTCAACAAAGTTACTATCGACTATATTAAAAACACCGGCAATATACATATCTGAATTTTTATCAAAAATAATACTATTTATAATAGCATTTTTTTGAAATCCAATAACTGCATTCCATGTTTCTGTTTTTTTATCATAAAATGCCAAACCATTTGATTCTATTGTATTATTATAAATATCTGATATCGAAGAAAAACTTCCAGCAACATAAATACAATTATTATGTTCGACAATATAATTTATATTACCGTCTTTATTAACATAACCAATGCACTTATACTCCTTATGTGAACTATTGTAATAAGTAATTTGAGGTCCCACAGTTGCTATATTATTTACAGATGTAAAATTACCACATATATATGTATATCGATCTTTGGTTATTATTTTGTTTATTTTGCCATCTGTTCCATTTTTAATATCCGGAACATTATTAAAACTCATTATAATATATGTGTATATTTTATAATATGTGATAAAATCTTGTTAAGCGATTAATGTTTTAGTAATGCTGTCTTTTTTTCATGTTTTAATATATTAGCATTTCTCTTTTTACTATTTAAAACTAAATTTCTCCTATTATATAAGATAAGTTTAATGTCATTTTTAATATTAGTGTCTGCAGGATCTTCATCTTTTTCTGCTAAAAATCTCTTTAATTTTTTAATGGTTGCTTCACTAAGCTCTCCAGCTTCTAATAATTCCGCAAATTTTCCACTAATGAATTCGGTTTTATCATCCTTTAGTTGACCAATAATATCATCCCTATCCCTTAAACACCAGTCACCACCATCGAAAACCATTGCAAAACTATTTTTAAAATTAGGTATATAAACATTGTGATATTCAGGCTTATCTTTATTAAAATGAACATGTTCTATTAGTTTCGGAACACTTGAGAAGCCCTTTGAAAGAATTTGTTTGCAAATATTATCAGTAATATAACTCATATCTTCCTGTCCAAAAGCAATAAGCTTTACATTATTATTATTTATAATTTGCTGTTTGTCAATAACTACTTGTTTATCAATATTATTTGTAGTTCTATCAGGAATAATATTTGTTAATTGTTTTTTTAATTCTATATTTTCTTCCTTTAGTTGCTTAACAATCTTATTTTCCTCTTTAATAAGTATAATTTCCTGCTTTTGCATTTCAAGTTCCTTTAATAATTTCATAAAAATATCCTCCTTAGCACTGTCACTGTCTTTTTTAACTTTACATCTTTCGTTCGTATGACGCTGAAGTGTATCTTTTCTAGTAAAAATTGCATCACAATAACTGCACTTATGCTCTGATATTGATTCTACTTCTGATAAATCTGGGAAATCGGTGGAAACTGGCGGATTTTTTGGTGGTAAATCGGTGGTCTCGATACCAGGTATGTTCCCCATCAATAACCCTAATCCACACGGATTTTTACGATTGATGTGTTTATTATAATCATTTCTATGTTTCCATAATTTGTTGCATGTATTACATTTATAATTAGTCATAATATACTTTATAATTACTATATATTTTTATTTTTATGGGAATTTACGTCCCATTGTTGGGAAATTGGGAAATTATAAAATTATAAATTTAGATGCTTATTACTTTTGGGTTCCGCCGGCAGTGATTTTCATCGAGGGGGGGGGAACGAAAAAAAAAAATTATAAATCCATAGAAAATTAAAAAAGTAAAATACTTTTTGAAAAACACAAATTTTTTTAACCTTGATTTTTTTATTAAATTTAGGTCTCGTTAACAAAAATACTAATATAATATATGATCTAATTAGGTCTTGCGAGTAAAATTTTTAATCAAAAAAATATATTTTAAGACATTAAATATAAAGTAAAATTATTATAAATATTTTATTAGCTAAATACGTCTCATAAGTAAAATTTTTACAATTACAGACATAGATGACGACATTAACGAATTAACAAAATAATTTATAATAATCAAAGCCCAAGCGCTCTTAATGAGTAAAACTTTCTCTATTGTAGACGCATTTTAGATATTTAAAAATAAAAAAATAAAATCATGTGCATTTGCGTCTGTAATATATTATACTAAAATAATATTAATAAAAAAAATTTACTAATTAAGAGGTAAATCGTCATAGTAATAAGTTTCATTTAAAAATATATATTGATCGACCGTAAGAGGTGGAAAATTATTTATTTAATAATTTTTTTGTTCCAAAAACTGCCGAAACAATACATACAACTCCTGATACAATTTTAACTAGAAAAAGAACACTAGTTTTAGTTTTATAATGTTGGTTTACTAATAGGTCTTTATTGAGACAACATTTATCATATTCAAGTTGATTGTGTGTATTTTTTGTACCAATCAAATAAATACTATCTGATGCAATATGGTATGTATCTTTAACTTCATGTAATGTATCAAAACTCATTTTTACTTCATTAAATTTTGCATAAATTATAGGAATTCTAGTTATATAATTTCCGTCATACTCGGCTGATCGCTTAGTGATAAATTTGGTGTCCGATTCGAATACTGGAGGTTTAACATAACATAAGTTATTACATTTAACAAAATCATGACCAAACGCGGAATCTTTTAAATTAGCCTCAATAAGCTCTGGAATATAATGGTAAATGATATCACCTGTCATAAATCTATGTTTTTCTTTACAATCGTCGCTTAAACAACGGTGAAGCGATTTATTAATTTTGTATTTTTCAACATAAGCATTATCAGAGTTTTTATTTGCCAATTTAATTAGTTTGCATTTATTTTTACAAAGTTTTTTTATGTCACGTTTGATATCAATTGTAACTAGATCGCTACTAAACTTTTGTTTTTCTTTAATTGCTTTATCATAATAAAAGTTGCTGGTTACATTAGCAATATAACTGAGTCCTGATATAACAAAAAAATTCATGTATTATAATACTTGATATTACAACTTTATTAAGTTTATATTAAATTTTCAACTTTTTAGTGAAAAGTTGAAAATAAGATTGCATTAATTAATTCTAAAACTATAATATTAAACACACAATGATATTAACAGACGCAAGTTTTGATCCAAAAACAAAAGTAGCAATAATTGGATTTTTATCTAATAATAAAATTACAACAAAACTTGTGCACAATACAACAAACACAGAAGCTGAATTTTTAGCCATTATTTTTGCTATTGAAACGCTTGATATCAATAAGTATGAAGATGAAATACTTTATACAGATTGTAAAACAGCCGTTGATTTAATACATAAAAATAGATTTACTAAGCCTATTTATGGTCCTTTTTTAACACTAATAAATAAATACAACAAACTATCACTAAAGCATATCAGTGGCCATAAAAAACGTAGTGAAAAAACAGATATTGATATTCTTTTTTCTACATTAGATAAGGCAGTTAGACAGGAATTACGCACGTTTTGCAACATAAGCACTCACTCCAACGCAAACAGCTCCAATAGCGGCAGCTTTGATTCCCAATACTAACCCAATTGGTGTAACGGCAACGCAACCCAAAGCAACTGTATAATACATCCTATTCGTTTTGTTATAAGTTTCCGCTTTAACCATTTCTGTTTCAGCTACGATAACTTCTTCTTTGGTTGTCTCTATTTTTTTCTCTATATCATCGATAATCGGTTGTTGTTCCATTACCATATAATTAACATCCTGAAAAATGTTGTTTAACATACAAATCTGGTTGTCAAATTCTTCTAATATATTTTTTTGATCAGTACATGGAACCAACGTTATACCAAGTTCCTCAAGTTCTAATTTACTCATCACTAATACATTATATCAACATAGTTTTTTAAGTAATCAGTAATAATTTCAAATATTCTATACTAGTAAATCGGTTGGCCACATAAATAGTAGGATGAACTCTCGAATTCTTTTATATTTGGATCCGGTATTACAATATTGTCTCTTTTATATTCTTTTTTAAATCCCCTTATTTTTCCCAATGTTATATGAGGTATGAAATTTTCTTCAAATTTAATGCCGATATTACTAAATTCGCTTCTTAATTTTAAAACAAATTTTTGGAATGATATGTTATCGGCAAAACGTGCAATTATTATATTTTCTTTACCTGGAGGAAATAATTCGTATTTATCAAATTTTAATTTAAACGATTGGATTTGTTGATTCATAATCGATTCATATACTGGCTTTTGTTCTTTTGACAATTTTCTTAATTTATCATCACAAAAAACCAGTGTCATATGCAGATCATTATATTCCATTGGAATAAAGTCGACATTTTCATGAACAATAGTTTTTATATTTTGTGTTAAATATTGACCAATCATATAATATGCATCCCTTGTTGTTTCAGGCAAAGTAAGTGATATCCAATTAGTTTTACCCATTGTATGGTATACTATTGCTAAAAATTGAAAACAAAAGTTGATATGCTTTAATAATATCAATATTTATAGAAAAATAAAATAAACATGCATTCGGTTGCCAAAATTTCAAGAAGAATTCAACCCTTATTAAAACATAACACAATCGCTTTTCATAAACCTTCAATATTATATAAATCATTATCGCAAAATAATATAACTATTAGCCGCCCAATATCATTTAACTTTAGTAAATTAAAGTTAAATGATATTAGCAAAAAAATTAATTTTAGTAAAATACACGCTGAAAATATTACAAAAGCAAAAGATGTTGGAAAATCAATTTTAGGATTTACAAAAGCAAAAGATGTTGGAAAATCAATTTTAGAATTTATAAAAAACTATAACTACTCTAATTTATTAACTAGGATAAATGATTTTAAATCAATTGACATTAAAAAACATTGTGAAGTGATTGACAAATATATGGATATGGTTGATAAAAGAATAAATGGTCCAATTACAATGTATGATAAATTCAAATTATTAGTAGCTGTGATGCTTTTGATCATACTTGCGCCAATCTTACCATTACTTGTAACTATTGTTTCAACAGTAATAAAAATAGTTTATTCAATAATTTTAATTTTTTTGGATATAATTAAATTCATTATATCATTATTTAAATAATTTATATCTCCAAGCATGGACTTAAATTTGAGTCGAGATGGACCATTTCTCTATTTTTAAAGGTTGTAGTAATATATCCAAGATAATCTACTGTATGTGCAAGCTCTTGTTCATCAGCATGAGTCATTGGTATATCTTGATCTCCAGTAAGTTGAGTATTTAAATTAGCAACAACACTACCATGGGAAACAATAATAGTATCTTCTTGAAAGTTACTTATTAAATTGTCAATTATATATTTTCCTCTATTGTTTAATTCTAGTGGGGATTCTGGATAATTAATGGTAAACGCATTACCATTTTCTGCATTATGTATATGTGGTAATCCGTATGGATATATGTCACAAGTTAGTTCCTCCGTATAATTATGTTCTGAATATATGTGATCTATAATTATTGGCAAATATTTAATGGATTTATTTGTTTTTAAAATTCCCCTACGTATTGCACATGCAGTTTGCATACATCTGAGTAGTGGAGAACAATAAATAGCCTTTGGTTTGAAATCCTTGTCATATATACTGATACGTTTTCCCATATTTTCTGCATATGATATTCCATTATTTGTCAAAGGACTATCAAATTCATTAACTACGCATTTCATGAAAAACCAACTTATTGGATGCGTTTTATCCCACCTTTCACTATGTCTGAATACATAACATTTATTTTTTTTCTCATTCTTGTATGTTTGGTGATTTACAGGACTAATATTAAGTGATTCGGTATCATTTGGTGATGGTGAAGTTATGATTTGTATAATCGGTTTAGTATCTTGTTCGCAAACTAAAGGCTCAGAAGATTCAGAATCATTTCTTTTATGTAATGGCTTTGGAATATTTTGTGTTTCTAAATCTACTGACGCAGCATCATTAGTTACAGGAATTTGTATATCATTATATTGTTCAATAATCTCAAATTTTTCAATACATTTAGTTGTATCTGTAGAAAACACAGATTTTGTTTCCTCTTTTTCTGGCTGAGGATTGGTATTAACTTCTGATTGACTTAAACCTAAAGTATTGGTTACGCTTTTATATAGCGATCCTAATAAAGAATATTCCGTTTCTGTACTCATTATAATATGTAATATATTTTAACTATATTATTTCTGTACTAAATAGATCAATATTCATCTTTTTATAAAATTGAATATTCAATTAATAGCTTATTATTATGTTTAAATAAAAATCCTAAATATGGTTTATTACTTATTGAAAATGCATTAAACTTATCAAAAAAGTTTCAACTACAATCAATTTGATATTGAGATAGTCAAATAAAATTGAAAATAATTAACATTAGGATTTCCATTATGTTTTGCAAATTATAAAACACTTGTCGCACAATGAGTGCCGAATCCTGCATATTAACAAGCTACACACAATTAGCCAATATTGACATCTCAAAATGCAAATCTTTTCCAGATAACACATATACAACAGATGATAGCATATTATCAAATGGATTGCTTATGACAAATTTTCACGCCGATTATTTTTTGGCAATTTGGAACAAATCAATAATCAAGGACAATCAAGAAAAAGAAATGAACATATTAGAAAAAAATATTGGAATTCGAAGTCCATGGGCATTATTTGAATATTTAATAAATAACGGCTTAAAATTTAATATTGAAAAAGACAAATTTTTCGACTTATGTGAAAATGTCGCGGAAATTCTTAATCCTTATAATATTGGATTGGTTGATACTGTTAGTATTTTGAAACAGGATGGTACGTACAGAAAATATAAAATGGGATATCCGTGCAAAGATGGATTCACTATACAAATCGAGTCTTTAGATGGAAAATATATTACGTAACTTTTTTTTATTAATTAATACATTCTAAAAAATTGAAATGCTAACTTACATTATCGATAATCAATAATAATTAAAAAAATACAATTAATGCCAAATAGTGTTCAACTTAATAAAACAATATGCACTATATTAAAAACGCCAAGCGACGAGCTAAATTTAACTTTGGAACAGTATGAAGAAATAAATAGTAAAAATGTATCATTGATTCTCAGAAGTTTAGTTAATGATAAATTAAGCGGATTAAATATTTTCGAGTTAAAAAAAAAATGAAAGTAATTTTGATGAAATTGAAGCAGAATATGTTTATTTTTTGCTTTACTCTGTAAAGATTAATATTGACGAATTATGTAAGCACGAGCATCAATATATGTTATATAACACATTAAGGCGTATTCCATATGAATTTCGAAAAACTCATTTGGGTACTTCTGTGCATAATATTTTTTTCATATTAAACGAGTTAACCATTGACGGTGCCTGCGATAGTTCATGCCTAATTGCTGCATGCAAATCTACAAATATAATAATGGAAACAATTACGGAATTATTAAATATGAAAATAATGCCAAATCATGAAACTGTAATATTTGTTGCATTCAATATGAAAAAAACAATAGGTAAACAAATTATAGATAAATTCATTGATTATGGTTATAATTTAACTTTGGATGATTATGCAATATTAACAAATCACAACATAAGTATTGACATATCTAGAGTAAATTGTCCAATAAATGATATTTTCGACAGAATAGCTAATGAAGAACAAACGGCATCGTACATAGAAGATATGTTATTAACTCATAAAGAAATTAAACCTAAAATTTCCATATTACATATAGCTTGCGCGAGTGGTAACTTGAAATTAGTAAAATTATTAATTGAAAAATATAAACTTATTCCAGATGAAATATGTTTAGAAAAAGCATGTACAGATAAGTCCAATTATAACATGTTAAAATATTTAATTGGATATAACTTAAATCCGAATGTTAATTGTTTACTAAATATGTTATCAGCGGTTAATACAAAAACCTCAAATTACTTAGTTGATATATTTAATGAAAAACAAAAGTCAAACAATACCAAATAATCACACCAATTTGTCTACACGGCACTGACATTTTTCTATCAAAGCGCCCTTATAGTTTGATCTTGATAATTTTCTTTTTCCATCAATTTTAATTTCCATTGAATTTCTGTCGTCATTGGTAAAATCTTTAGATAATGTCAAATGTACGGTACAATCATTGTTTTTAATACTAATATTTCTGGTAAATGTTTCTCCAAATTGTCTATAATGTTTATGAGTGATACTATATAATCCATTTGCGTCTTCACAAATGTCTTCAATAACTATATTTTTATATTTTGTATTATTTTTGACAGTTTCTAATTTAAAGCTATTAACGTCATTTTCGCTAGTATATTGCACTGGTTCTAAAGTTTCCATATCTATTATTAATTTTTCGTCACCGCACATAATACTTATATATCTTATGAATGTGTAGTCTTGCATAAATTGTAAACTTTGTTTATTTGTATTAATTTTCTTGAAGTCATTTAATAAGTTTTCTGGCAAAAACCAACATTTGGCGTTAATAACAATCTTATTAGGTGATTTTACTAAAGTATCGAGTAAATTATAGCAGTTTTCTTTATTTTCTAATGTATATTTAGGTCCAAACAATGGTTTAATATGTGGATCACCTCCAACAATTGTACTATTTCTCCAATTTATTAATAGTTTATTGGCTGGTCCGCTTTCTTTGAAGAAGATGGATGCATGACTGTCTGTATTTGGAATAGCGTAAAAATTACCTTCTTCACTTTCATTAGCAATAAAATCAGTTAATCCGCTATAATGTACCATATAAGTATCAAACATACCATTAATTGTTTTATCAGTATCAGTTTGTATAAAATTCCAAACTCGATTGTTATCCCACCAATCATTCGCCACATTGATACTACCTACTGGTTCATCACTTTCTGCGGCAAGTAATATATCAATTGTTGTGTCATTTTCAATATAAACATTTCCGCTTACATTAATACCATTATATTGACTACCTCTATCTGCAATTTGTGCAGAATCACTTATTAATCCAAATACTGTTTTAGATCCAGATTTTAAATTAAGATCTCCTTTAATATATAGCAAAGTTGTAGGATTTTCAAATGATAATTTGCCATTATTATTAATAGTAAGCGAACCACTGGTACCGGTACCTTTCAAAATACCATTATTAATAATCAAAGGGGAGTTTTCCATATTTCCGTTTAAAATTAATTCTCCCATATTGACAGTAGTTTTTCCGTTAAATAAATTATCTTCTTGAATAGTCATTTTAGCATTTCCTAATTTAATTAATTCGGTAAAATTGTTGTTTGGTTTAAATATTAAATCCTCATTTGTAACAACAGTAAGGGTTGAATTACTAGTAAATCCACTAATATCCAAATCATTCGATTCGAGATCTAAAATAATATCTTCGTCTTTATTTTCGCGATTCATGCCCATTTGTAATGCAACATTAGTAATTTCAACTTCTAAATTACCAAATGGTGAATATGGTAAAATTAACTTGCTATTTTTATTACCATTTATTGTTAATTTATTTCCAACTACAAATGAGTTACTGATTAATGTGGCATCACCAATATTTATAGTATTATAATCAGAATAAACAGGAGATAATAAACAAACGACACCAGATCCTGATATATTTAAGTTGTCATATATTCTATTATTTAACATAAAAACTGACGAATCATTTGTATTCAAATTCATTGGAGTATCTTGGTTAAGTTTATTAAACATAGAAAATATAATAGCTCCAGTTCCTTTATTAGAAAAGTTATATTGACCCGACATAACATTTGGGATATATGTATCATTTATTTTATTGAATGCTATTGATCCTTCTGTAATAGTAATTTTATTTAAATTAATTTCTAAAAATCCGAAAATAGTTGATGTATAATTTGTGGCAATACGTCCAGCAGCATCATACCCGCAACCATGTAAAGAACCATCTGCTTTAATTCCCATAAAACATGATCCACCACCAAAAGCAGTTATGAAATTTCCACCATCTAAATTTAAAATTGTTGGTGTTGATGGCCAATTAAAATTACCCCTTCCTAATTCTCCATAATCAGAGGATCCCCAGTTCCACAAGGTATTGTCAAATTTATGTGCATAAATTGAATTTCCTCCAGCATACACCTTATTTGGGTTCCATCCAGTGGAATTTATTTTACTGGGTTTATTAACTGCTATATATGAACCATTTCCAATTTGTCCATATGATCCACTTCCCCAAACGTACATATCATATGATACTGGTTGCGTTGTAAGATTTTTTTTCATTGCAACTACATGAGCGGCTCCACTGTATAAATTTACCCAGTTTTCATTGATGCCTCCACTTGTTGTTACATCTATTTGTCCAAATGGTAATGAAAAAGGTGCTAAACTTGATGTAATTCCTTGTCCAAGTTGACCTGAACTATTCCTTCCACATGACCATAATGATCCATCAGATTTTAAAGCAATTGTGAACCCATCACCAGCAACTGCTTTGGTCCAATTTCCGTCTAATTTTTGTGGTATGGGTGAATATCTTGTAGTAGTACTATTTGATAAATCATATCCAAGTTGGTTATATTGATTACTTCCCCAAATGTAAAGTTCATTATTGATATTAATAGCAACAACATGAAAACCAACACCGTGGACATATTTCCAATTATTATTATTGCCTATTTGTGTAGGTTTACTTCTATGAACAGTATCACCCAATCCTAATTGACCCCAATCATTTCTTCCCCACCCCCACAATGTTCCATAGTTGTTATTTTCATGCCTTTTAATAGCAATAGAAAAACAAGATCCAGACGATACATCAAGCCAAGAATTTTCTTTTCCGATTTGTACTGGTACTCGAGGAACAACATATTTATGAGTATCAATACCCAAAATACCAGTAATATCGATAGTATTACCACTTGGATCTGTTCCAGTAGCAGTATTTGAACCAATTACCCACATTGTTCCATTTTGTTTAATGATAACTGCATTAGCTGTTCCAAGAGATCCTTTTTTCCAATCAGTTGCATTAGTAATTTTTACGGGTGTCGGAGTATAATGTACTTTACCGGTTGTTCCTTGTCCAGAATTATTTTGTCCTCTAAAATATAATTTTCCATCTTTGTCAATTGCCAACAAACCTCCAGTTACTGCAATTATTTTATCCCAAAATGGTGGAAACCATGGATCATCACTATCATTAATTTGTATAAATACTTTACTATTATTACCCGTACTAACTTCTACTTTGCCATTAGCATCAAGTTGTGAATAAGCATTATCTCCAGATCCCCATAATGTCCCATTGTCTTTAATGGCATATATATTATAGAAATCTGCCTGTATATCTTTCCAATCATTATCAGTACCTACTTTGGTAATATTTGTAATTTGAATATCTTCAGAATCAATACCAAGCTGTCCATAAGTATTATCACCCCATGTAAATAATTCATTATTAGAATTTATTGCTGCAATACTATACGCACGAACTGCAAATTTAGTCCATTGACCATTTGGGCATTCTATTTTATGAGGTGAATAATCCATTTCTTCAATACTACCATTACCAAACTCGCCGTAAAAACCAGTTCCCCAAATGTGCAAGTCCAGATTATCTGAATTTTGTGTATTTTTTCTAGCTCCCATTATACAATATAGGCCACATTTTACATCAATCCAATCAGTATTTGAACCAAATTGCGTAAATTTGGAAAGAAGTGGAATATTAACAGGATCTAATCCCATTTGACAATATGTATTGTCACCAGCAACAAATAATTTACCATCTGAATTTATTGCAGCACTAACATTACGTCCAGCAGAAGCTTTGATCCAACTGTCATCAGCAACTCCAGAAATACCTGTTATTTGAACAGCCGAATTCCAAGGAAAATTAAAACCCAGTTGATTAGTACCTAGTTCTCCTTTTGTATTAGATCCCCAACACCACATTGTGCCATTTGTTTTAATGCCAATTATGTGTGTTGAACCAATAGCAATATGTTTCCATTTATCAGTGCCAATTTGTATTGGAGTTGGAACACGTGAATCATCAGTTGGAAATGATATATTTCCAGAATTATATCCCCATCCCCATAATGTATTATCAGTTTTAATTCCAGTAACCATTTGTGCATGTCTGCCAGTACCTTCACGATTATTAAGTGTGCAAGATGCTGCTACCATTTTCCATGAGGAACCAAAATCACCAGTAGATCCTCCATTACCCATTTGTAATATCGAATTATCTTGGACAACTAAATTGCCGTTATATGTATTATTAGCTCCATATATTACCGTACCTCCACCTGAAATAGTTATATTATATTCACTGTTTCCAGATATAATACCATTTAATAATAGCACCGATTGTGGTGCAACAGAGATCTGAATATTTGATGATAAAACAATTGGGCAATCAATTTTAATATTTAATGAAGATGCTACTGAAAGTTTGCAATTACTACCATTTCCAATAAATTCAAATGATTCATTAGATTCTGGCTTAACAATAATATTTTTTTTATTTACAGAGTTAAATGCTATTTCTTGTAAAATAACATTACTGTCCAATAGTATGTATTGATCAGCATTTGTCGAATTATTTATTACTATGCTATCTGTATTTAAATTTTGGGGAAATAAACTATCCATCCAATTGTGTTGTGTAAACCATGAAAGTGGTGATATATTTGTTGAGTGTTGTTGAGAATTCCAAATAAACGCCATATATATATGTTAATAAAATAATACTGATAATATTCCACCCAGTAAAGGCATATCTGATACATTTTTGGACTTAATCTTATAAGAAAATACAAAATTTACTTGTCGTTACATTTAATAAAAATTTTAAAAGTTTTATGTTTTCATTAATTGATAAATACACATAAAACAAAATGGCATTCAAATTACAATTATTTGTTCAACTAGTAATATCTATAATGGTTTTATACAACTCTTCAAGTGGATTAAACACCCCATTTCCAAGCGAAATGTGTTATACATCGGAATTTTTTAATCAAACAATTATGTATATGAACAATTATGTATATTTTTCATTAATTAGTCTCATATTCTCACCCGTTATTATACTCGTACTAATTATTGTTAATAAAAAAGGAAATAGGACAATTTTAGACGCAAATCCTGAATTAAGATGTAAATAAAAAATTGATAATAAAATAAGCTGTGATTTTATATTGATATAATGTAAATAATGCAACAAATTCAAAAATGGGAATGTTTCCAGGTCCAACTGACAAAGATTTACTAAAAGTATTAACTGTTTTTATTGTTTTCATATTAGCATGTTTCGCAGGTGTTCCATATTTAATGTTAAATACATATTCGAATAATTGTGGACATGATATGTTTTACACTGAACAAATTTTATACAGAGAAACCGAAACATTTACAAACCTTAAATGGTGTCCAGATTTAGTCGCTCAAATGAATTATACTAGAGGAATTATGTATAATGGCGTACATGCAAATACTTCGTATTGTAGCAAACAATGTTGTATAAATGACGTAGCTTGTCGAGATAGTTTTGTTACTAACTGCATTCTGTTCTCAAAAACCATTTATTTTAATACAAATGACGTACTTGGAACATTAAGCTATAAAAACAAATTTTGTACAGTTGGTTACAAACCATTTTTGGCATTAACGATATTAACACCATTTTTAATTTTTTATACTGCATTTATGATATTGGTAAGAATGTGCTAGGTGAACAAAAAAGTTGAATAAAACAAAAGTTAAATGCAAACCTTATAAAATTTCTTTATTATAAACAAAAATGGATATAACAGATGAAACACTCTTTAAAATTCTCAAAACACCATTTTCTGAATTAAAAATTCCACATGGGTATACGAATTATATTGAATCCACAGATGATTTGCTAATTGCAGTCAGGTCACTTGTACTATTAAAGTTAAAAAATAAACTGACACTACAAAATATATTTGATTTGATTAATTCCGATGATTGGGTCAAAGGTAAACAAGTTAAAAAGTCAAAAATTAAAAATTATGCAGATGAGGTAGATGAAATTTGCTTACTAAATAAATATATACTAAAATTCTTATACTATGCCATTTACACAACATCAATGGACTTTAACGATATGATTAAATTAGCTAATAACAATATTTATATTAATGAAATTATATGTAAAAAAATATTGGAATTTGCAAATGAATATCAACCATCAGCAAATCACAATGTTTTTAGCATATTGTCTGCTGACCAATTAATAGAAGGATGTGAAATTAATCAAAATTGCTTAATTGCTGCATATTTCAGGATGGATTGTGAAATGGCTGATCAAATTGTAAACAATAAATTTGAGGTAAATAGTAATTGTTTTAAAATTATTGAGGCGCGTCATTGGTATTATAAAAATAAATTAACTACCGAGGATTTATTGAAAAACTTAATTGGACACGGTTATAGATTTAGTAATAAGGAATTCATAGAAATTATACAAATGGGCATATATATCGATCCATTAGATCATAACATTAATTTTAATAACACTTTATTTTTAGAATGCTACAAATCAGGTATTATAGATTATCAAAAATTTATAGAAAGTAATAAATCAAAATTCAACTTAGGTCCAGAAATCCTTTATCCTTTTTGTGAAAAAAACAAAACAGATGAAATTAAAACATTAATAAATAAATATAAAATTGTTCCAGACGTAATATGTTTGGAAAAATTATGTGAAAATCAAAATACTCCGTTAGTAAAATTATTTGTTGACAAATGCGGTGTAGTTCCAACCATAAAATGTTTAGAATTGTCATGTAAGCACAAAACAAATACACCAACAATTCAATTTCTCATCGGAAAGGGATTAAAACCAAATATTACATGCTTAGCTAATATGTTGTCTGTAGACGGTGGCAAGGCTGGAAGGTATTTAGCAGACATTGTTCTGAATCAATAGTTTATTTATATCTAAAAATTGAATTTTTCTAACAATGGTAATAAATTTAATAAGAAGAACTGATAAATATACAATGGTTTTCGATGAGGTATTAACAATAGATGATGCCTATCTTAATGAACTAACTACGGCAGATAATGCTGAACTATACACAAATGCTGCCCATCAAATTATTGCAACAAATTTGTCTAAATTAATAATATCAGATAATGCTAAGGAATTTTTTATGAATAATGAGAAGCTTCCATATAATATTAGAACTATTATTACATATAAATTTGAACCAATCACTCCTCCAACAACGACAGAGATAGATGTATTTATAGATTTACTTGATTATGCTTTTCCGAGCACATATTCAACAAAAAAGAAAAAAGGAAGTAAAGAACACGCACCTGAAAATGTTTTGGAATCATACTTACTATTGTATTCATTAGATCTAAAACTTGAATTGTTTCCTGAACTGGAATATTATGATGACAGATGTATACAAGTTTTTAAAGCTTGTAAAGATATACAAAAAATGTATAAACCATCAATTAATCATCAAATATTTTCGATAATATGTAATCATGACATTTTAGAAGAAGGAAATGAATTTAATGAGTTGTGTTTAGCTGCTGCTTTTTACACCGGTGATATACCAGTTATTGAAAAAGTTTTAAACTATAAAATTATGCCAGATAAACTATGTGTTGATGCAATTATTGACAGTGGAGAAATTGGTGATTATGATGAAATTTTAAGTTTGCTAGTAACAGCCGGATATCAATTAACATCAGAGGATATTGGTAAATTAATGAAAATTGACATTTATCTAGATCCAAAAAAATTTCCAATAAAAATAGACGATGAATTTTATTGTGAATGTTTAAAGAAAAAACCAAAAGTTTATAGTAGATATAAAAAGTCAAAGAAAAAAGAGACTGACACATATTTAGATAAATTACCCGAAATGTTTAAAGAAACACCTCCCGGAATGAAGGTATTACAGACTGCATGCGAATATGGTAATGTTATTATTCTTGATGAATTGATTAATAACATTAAACTTGTTCCTGATCAACAATGTTTAGAATTAGCTTGTAAAAATAAAAGTAATAATGATGTTATGATTTACTTACTTAACATGGATATTAAGCCAACTACTTCATGTTTTATAAATATTGCAGAATCTATTGGAAATAAATGTTTAACGACTTTGTGCAATGCATTTACCGGCACATATATAAAAACAGAAAATTCTGCCTTAATAGAATCAAAAAACCCGATTAAAAAAATGGCAAAGGTTAGAGCAAATAAGAAAACAGTAGCAGTAAAAGCCACTAAGAAAGTAGCAGTTAAGAAAAAAATGGCTAAAGCAGTTATCGAGATAGATTCTGACAGTTATTCGGAAAGTGAAGACGAATATTAAATTTTATTTATATGATCTCTAACGTAATTTTCCAAATATTCTAAACTTACGCAACCTTGATTGAGCACAAGTGAATGGAAATCTTTGTAATTAAATTGCTTGTTTTTGTTTTCGTATGCAAGCTGCATTTCATTACGTAATTTAAACATTGTTCTTTCGCCAACTTTGTATGAAATTGCTTGACCTGGCCATGCGGTATATCTATTCATTTCATCGGTTGAAGATTGATCAGATAATCCTGCTAATTTCATTATAATTTCTTTTCCAATTTCATATGTCATTGGTTTTCCTCCATGCATTGAAAAGTCTGCTGGAATGTCAAGATTACAATGAATACCAATATCAATGATTACACGACAAGCTCTAAACATCGACATCATTAACATACCAAGAACATATCTTAAATCATCATACATATTAACTTCCATCATAAATCTTTCTGTATAAAGCGCCCACCCTTCTCCATAACCTGAGTAAAATACAAGTCTAGACAGCAAAGATAGTTTATTTTCTAAATAAACCTGATACCCGCATTGTAAGTGATGCCCAGGAAATCCTTCGTGATATGCTGTTGAAACTTGATCATATAATGAAATAGGAACATTTTTTTCAAATCCATATCTAATACATCCATTTCTACTGAAATCTGGAGATGGTGGTACATAATATGCAGTGACTAAATCTAAAGGTGTTTGTTTGACATCAACTTTCTTTAATACTTCAGGAATTTCAAAATATTGTTCAAGTTTGTCAATTGCATTATTTTCTAACTTTTGAATATAAATTAGAAATTCATCAATTGTATTTATTTGATAATTTTTATCGTTTTTAATATTTTCAACAACAGTAGAATAATGTCTTTCTAATGGATCAAATGTTGGATCTATTAATTTGCATACCATATTTATTTCTCCGACAAGTTTAGTAACTTCAGTATATCCCCATGAATATGTATCATTAATATCAATATCATTGCCAATATACCTTTTAGCATAATTTTTATATCTGTCAAATCCAACAGCATCATTTACTGTAGCTCTTTTGATATATTCATAACTCAAGAACTGAGTAAACTTAGAAAATATTGATGCTTTATCACATAATGATCTAAGAGTAGATTCATTAATTAAATTTTTTTCTTTATTTTTATTTAATAATTCCTTTCCAAATGATTCAATATATGAATTTGTTTGTTTAATTGCTTCTGTAACTTGTCTAATTGCGACAACTTTACTTTTATTCATACCGGCTCTCAGTGTACTGGTATATTGTTCGAATGCAACATCGAATGTTTCTAATCTTTTGACTATTTTGTTCCAATCTTCGAGCGTATCTGTTTTCATATCATCGAAAACTGTTATCATATTTTGTAATGTTGATGCAAATCCATTAAGATCGTAATAATATTCTTCTAAATTTATAGTGGATAGTTGCATTTGAATAAATGTTTCCAGTGTATATAGTGCATGTTTAGCTTCAGGTGATGGGGTGGGATATTTATTTTTATAACTAGAAACATTATTAACATATTCCTCAAGAAAATTTTTCTTTTCAAAGTATCCTTGTACTGATAAATTATCCCATTTATCGTCATATGTGTTAATTCCCCATCCTGTTCCATATGTCGGATAAAATTTACAAAATTCATTAACGAATTTTTCGCTTAAATTAAATATTTCATTTTTTGAATTTTGACTGTTTTCCATATTAAGTTAATTAACTAAACAAATGTATATATGCTTTGCAATTATTAAAATCAATTTTAAAGACCATAAAAAGTTGATTTTACAATATTCAAATAAAATAAATATTCTATACCAAACTAACCATTATAGAATGCTGACTGTTAGCCAATTAAATGAAACATTTAAGAATGATTTAACTAATTTCAATTATGATAACATTTTAGAAATATTATCATATCCATACGAAGATATTAAAAAAATAAATCTCAAAATTCTCACACATATTAAAAATAATCAAATTTCATTATCTAAAGAAAAATATCTGATGATAATGAGAAAATTGTACAACGGAGTTCCACTTAGCCAAGATTTACGACCATTGATTAACGCTGAAAATAAAGATGCAGAGGAGGAAGAAGTTGAAGGAGAATCTGATGAAAAAACTGACGATGAAGCTGAAGAAGAAACTGAAGAGGAAGCTGAAGAAGAAGTTGAAGAGGAAGAATATCTACCAAAAAAAGGTATAAAAATGAGTAAAAAAAATACTTACAAATATTCTAGTAAAAAGAAGTATGTCACTAGTGACGAAGAGATAGATGAGGAATGCATTGTAAAGTATTCTACAAAAAGTAAAAAAGAATCTCGTGAAGTAATATTAAAAAGGAACGACGATAATTTTATTGCAAGAGAATTTAAGTTTCCTAATAAAACTCGATGCCCAACTTATAATTATGAATTTAGCGATAATTATCGTATTCTTATGAGTGATAATAAAAATAATAAAAAAAAATCTGAACGCATATTAACTGAACTAGATCATTCAGTTAATAATTTAGGATTATTTGAAAAATGTCTGAGAAAAAATATGCTAACAGAAGCATATATGCTATTATATTCATATAATCCCAAGATTATTGTCAAATATTACAAAATGGAGTTGCAATATACATCGTCTCTGTTTACGGAATGTAGCAAAATTTTGGCAAATAAGGGTTATAAACTATCTGAAAACCATTATATTTTTAGCCTAACACAGGATTTATCGGATTTAATTTCAGAACAATTTACAGAATATACAGATGAATGTTTATCGGCTGCATTTTATCTTTGTAACAAATTAATAATAAACAAATTATTAAATTCAAAACTTATTCCAAATAAAAATATAATTGATGTAGTATGTTATAGTCCAAATGTTGCAAGATTAAATATGGGATGCGAATTAGTTGACATATTAGAGAATGCAGGATATAAATTAGATAATGATGATATCAAAAAATTACTTGCTAATGATATTGAACTTGATATTGGTAAATACGATTTTAAAATAGACGATAACTATTATATTGCATTGATGAATTCAAAAAAATCATTGAGATATATTAATAAAATTAAAGAATTTGCTAAAAAATATCCAGCAACATGTGAATCACTCTATGTCGCATGTAAAATGAAAAATCTCGATTATGTCAAGGCTTTTATATTTTACGGAAAGGTTAAACCAGACGCAAAATGTATGGAATTAGCAAGTTGTGGTAGTGATGGATATATGGTGGTAAAATATTTAATATCAAAAGGTTGTAGGATTACAGATAAATGCTTTACTTCATATGTGAAACATACAAAACAAAATAGAATGTTGAAATTAATGATGGAAAATTATGAGATGCATCAATAAAGTTGATTTTTGTTTATTCAATGTAATTATTTTATTGTTTTTATAATATTATTCAAATGTCAGACATTCCAGTTGATTTTATTGAAATACTTAAAAATGGAAAATTTTATTGTCCAGCATCTGCTCATCATGATTTCGCCCATCCAAATATAAGATGCGACAGATGTCAAAAAACTAAACTAAAAACAAGTATTGGTTATAATAAAATGGATATATGTATGACATGTGTAGTTGAACTCGAAAAATTATTACCATGCACTGTACCTAGTAAAAAACTTAAAATGTATGATAAACCCCAAGTCAAGGAAGAAAGTTCTGAATCTGAAGATGAAGAATTTACATTAATGGAATCGCCAATGTTTAAAAGTTGAATATTATAATTTTTTTATTAATAAGGTCATTAGTGATCATAGAAATGTTAACAGTTGGTGAAATAAATGAAAAGTATTCTAATAGTTTAAATCTTTTATCATATGACGTTGTATTAAACTTATTAGCAATTAAAGATGATGAATTATCGAATTTGCATTCATCAATTCGTGAATTTTTAGTAGATAATAAATTAAAATTAAATAAAAACAAATTTGAATTAATTAATAGAAAGGTGACTTCCAATGAAAATTTGTCATATGATGACAAACATATATTCATCTGCGAAACAGTACTTCTTGCGGCTAAATGTACATTGGTTACTGAATATATTATGTTACTATTTAGTTTTGATTCATATATGGATATTTTTTATGTTCATACTGATACTAGTTCTGTTTTTAGAACAATAATTATTAATGAATTAATGATAATGAAAGAAAACGCCAAATCCCTATCGCAAAATCATTTTATATTTTGTATATGCTCGAACAATGATAAGCTTTTGGATTATGTAAAAGATTACGATGAAAACAGTTTAAATATGTGTTTGCTCAAGGGGAAAAAAAAACTTGCTGAACATTTTTTAAATAATAAAATATTACCAACAAATGAATCATTTAATGCAATCAGATATTGGATCACTGAAGAAAACCAGGATGCTCCAAATGCATGTGGTAAAATATTTTTAAAATTAATAAATGATTATGGCTATAAATTAACATCTGAAAATTATAGTCATCTATTTTCGAAGGGTATAATTTTAGATATTTATGAATTTGGAATTGAAATTACAGATGAATTTTATAATGCACTTAACGATACTGATTCATCTGCTTATACATGTATTGATCCATTAAATTGTTTGAGAAATTATGCTAAAAATTATCCTCCTTCAATCAACGTTTTACAAAAGGCATGTAGCGATGGAAATTTAGAATTAGTTAAAATATTAGTATTTCATGGAAAATTAAAACCCGACCAAATGTGTATAGATAATGCATGCAAGAAAGGCGAGAAAGCATATACATTGATAAAATATTTGATTTCAAAGGGATCGAAGCCTGTAACAAATTCTTTAAAGAATTACATTAATTCGAAAAAGCCACCTAGAACGCTAAAATTATTAGTAGAAAATATGTAACATAGTTAAAAGTAAATATCTTAATATATAATAATAACAAATGGCGGAAAAAAATGTCGAGTGCTATAACTGTTTAAAAATATTTTTATACTATGATCCATATAACAGAAACCATACTGAAATTTATTTATGTCCCAAATGCACACAAAATGAAACATTATTATTATCGAAAGCAGTTGCAAAAACGGATTTTTGTATAATAGAGGATGATTTAGAAAATTTGCCATATAATGTAGTAAAAAGTAAAAGCGGACATCTAATTCAATACTATTATAAAGGGGATGTTGAGGACAGAGGAATCGCAAAATATGGTTCATTAAAAGAACTAAGACAACGCGTATTAACTAGATTACTTAATGGTGATCATATACGTAAAAAGAGAAAGGAAAAGAAAGATTATTTGCAAAGTAAAGCAGATGAAAGAGTGCAATTGCTGGAAGAAGAGTTACGAAATTATAATATTGATATTGACTTATACAAAAACCTACATGAATACAACGAATATAAAAATGGGAATCCGGATTATATTTTAAATGATGTTGTTAAAAAGATTGTGGAAGACTATTTTTTACTAAGAAATACAAAATATAGAGTATTGTACAGAAAAAACAAGGATGATAAAACAGATGATGAAATAAAGCAAATGGCAATTGAAGAATATATAAATAAAGGTAATCCAGAGGATTCAATTCCAATAACATTGTTGAAATATGTCACTAAAAGAGAATTACTCAATTCGTAAATTCATAGAAATTGGAATCATTTCAAGTATTTTTTTATTATATCTATCAGTATAATCTATTTTATTGCGTTGTAAATTGAAAAGTATAATTTGTTTAGCAAAAGGCATACCTGCTGATAATTCTGTAATTTTATTTCCCTCAAAACATGCAGTTTCTAAATTATCCATTAAATGAATATTTCTAGGTAATGCAATTAATTGATTATTATGTGTTACTAAGGAAGTTAAATTGCATAATTTCCAAAAATCTTCTTCAAATTCTTCAATTAAATTTATTGAACAATCAAATGTTTCTAATGTTTCCATTTCAGAAAAACTTTTTGGCAATTTTGTAATAAAATTTTCAGAAATATTAAGTTTTCTTAGGCGAAGTTTTGAAATATCTTCTGGAAGTTCTCTTAAATTAGATTTAATAATTGTGATATCTTTCAAATATTTGCATTCAGTAATTGATTTTGGTAAACTAGTCAAACAAGAATTACTAATGTTAATTTCTTTGAGGAATCTTAATTTACCAATAGATTCTGGAAGTTTCTCAAATTGAGGAGCATAGTTGATAAGCAGCTTCGTTAGCATAGGAAATTTTACTGCTATCTCCTCAGGCAGCATCTTAAATTGGCATTTTTGAATTATTAATATTCTCAGATTAGATGCTTCAAATAATCTCAATGGAAAATCATTAAGATTATATAATCTGCAAATTCGAATATTTTTGTAATCATAATTTCCATTTGGATGGTAAACATATGTTTTTTTATCTCTAAAATTAATAACTGTTGACGATTCTTTAAAAATATTTTTTTTTGTTTTTTCTTCCTCAAATTCATCATTAACATAGTTTCTCTCTACAGACAATTGGCGTCTTTTTGCTTTATTAAGTTTATTATCAACAACTGCCTCAAGATCAACTTCAAAGTATCTTTTTGGTCTTTGTTTATTCTGCATTTTTGGGGAAGTTGGTTGTTGGAAGTCTGAAATATCGCTCATTGTGTAGTGATTAAAGATAAATATTTACTAAATTTATCGATCATATCAATGTAATAGAATATCAATTTTTTGTAAAAAATTGATATATTATCATTCATATAACTTAAATAATTAGTAAATATAATTATAATAAGTAAAATGAGCAAACGTATACTAATTACTAGTGCTCTTCCCTATGTCAATAATTTTCCTCATTTAGGAAATATTATTGGCTCCACACTGAGTGGAGATGTTTATAGTAGGTTTAATAAAATGATTGGTAATGATGTATTATATTTGTGTGGTACAGATGAATATGGATCTGCTTCAAGTATGAAAGCAAAGGAATTAGATATATCATGTGAAGAGTTATGTACAAAATTTCATAAATTACACAAAGAAGTTTATGATTGGTTTAATATTGATTTTGACGTATGGGGAAGAACATCAACTGAAACACAAACTAAAATTACACATGAAATATTTAAGAAATTATATGAAAACGGTCATATTGAAGAAAAAGAATCTGAACAAATGTATTGCACGAAATGTGACATCTTTCTAGCTGATAGGTATCTACAAGGTAATTGCTACTATCCAGAATGCAATACTAAACCGAATTGTTTTAATATAACAAACGGTGATCAATGTGATTCATGTGGTAATTTAATTGATATATCAAAATTGACAGCTGCATGGTGTAATTTATGTAAAACTCCATCAGAAATAAGAAAAACAAAACATCTTTATTTACGGCTTAATAATTTTGAAGATAAGCTAAGAGAATACTTCTTGAGTGACAATAAACAAGCAATACTTTCTCAAAATGCAACTGCTATAACTAAATCATGGTTGGACAGAGGTTTAGAATCTCGATGCATAACAAGAGATCTAAAATGGGGAACGCCTGTTCCTGATATGCCAGAACTCAGCGAATACCAAGGTAAAGTATTTTATGTTTGGTTTGATGCTCCAATTGGCTATCTATCAATACTTGCGCATGGCAAACCTGATTCATGGAAAGAATGGTTAGGCAGTGAGTTAGTGCAATTTATGGCAAAGGATAATGTAAGTTTTCACTCCGTTATCTTTCCAGCAACAATAATGGGTTCTGGACTTGACTATCCAGTTGTAAAACAGATTGCTTCTACAGAATATTTAATGTACGAAGGAGAAAAGTTTTCAAAACGACTTAATAAAGGTGTATTTGGTGATAATGTAATGCAAATAAGCGCCGAATTAGGTATTGATGAAGATTATTGGCGCTACTATCTATTAAGAATTAGACCTGAGACTAAGGATTCATCATTTAATTGGAAAGAATTTACTGACCTTACAAGGGGTGAATTATCGTTTAAAGTTGGTAATTTAATGAACAGATGTATAGCTATGACTAACAAATACTATGTGTCTAATAAACCATCTAAATTACCTTTTGATTTTAGTTCTGATATGGAAACATATGAACAATTAAAGGATTATATTAGCAAGTATATCGATAACATGAAAAACATAAGAATTCGCGATGGTTTAGCAAATTTTATAAATGTAAGTGAAGTTGGAAATGCTTTTATTCAAAAACATCAAGTTTGGAACATATGTAGGACAAATCCTGAGGAAAATAAACATATTATGGGGTGTGCACTATATATATGCAATATTATGATTAAAACAATGTATCCATTCATGCCAAAAAAGTCACAAGATTTACACAAAACGATATACATTGAAGGTGAAACATATTCATTCAGGGGTATTGAGGATTTGAAGGTATCTGGAGATATTACACTTGATGATACATCTTATGTTTTGCCATTCAAACAAATTGAGGAAGCAGATGTAACTAAAGTGAGAACTAAATTGAATATTAATTAATTAGAACTATAAGAGCTTTATGTTTATTTGAGCGTAATAATATAAATAATACTTTTATCAAATAATATATATGAACCAAGATAAAATTGCTCAAGTATTTGAGTTATTATTAGATTGTGATCAAGATGTATTTTTACATAATGATTACTTAAGTGATCTAGAAAGAGCGGTTATCGTCAATGATTACGAAAGGGTCAATTTATTTATATCATCAGGCTATTCAATATATTACGATAATAGGTTATGTAGCGGGTATTTAGATAGAAAATATAAAATTCATCCAACAAGTTGTTATAAAAAACTTTGTCATAGGACAGCAGTATACTATGCTTTAGTAAATAATTTTATTTGTTATAAGTCGATATATAATATATTAAAAAAATTAGAAAATAATAACAATAATATATCGTCACTGATTGATGTTTTTAAGATTCTAGAATGTGGATGTAAATCTGTTTATGAAAATGATATTAAGTACGATGATAATTTTATGAATTATTCCTTAGTTAGGGGCAAATTAGAAGAACATATGGATCCAATAATTGAATTAATTGGTACAACCCAAGCTACATTAACAAGTAAAATTCAAAGGTTAAATGGATTTGATTGTTTACATAATTACGATGAACAAGTTGATGTATCTAAGTTATCATATTATTATGATTGGTACAAGTTAAATGTTAAAATAATTAATTTGCTACTAAATCAGCAATCGTATGAACTTTACAAATATGAATTATTAAATAATCCAAGTAATGTTATAAATATAATCGAAGAAAATTATAATAAACAGTTTGCTGACATAAATTATATTAATGCATATGATAAAACCAATGTATTAACACTAACAATTAAACATCAAGGAAGTCCTGGATTAATATTAAAATTATTAAATACAAATGCTGAATTATCAAGCGTAACAAATAGTTTAATAGGTGAGATTATGTCATTAAACAATTTAGAAATTACTGAGCTTTTAATACGAAAATGCACACGTGATCAATTATGTCAGCCCTGTAATGTATTTGATCAATTATTAAATAAACAATTTGATTTGGATAGAAAAATGGACATGTTAAGGGAACTTGTCGAGAAGAAATGTATATCTATCAATAAAAACCTATTCCGTACATTGCTAAATAATATTGATTCGAAAGATATATTACCAATTATTATGGAAGATGATGAGATAAAAGCAGTTGTAGATGTATATGATATTGAACATGCAATAAAATTAAAAAAACATGTAGAATTAGACTGTATATTCAAATTTAGACCCGATCTTGTTAATGCAAGTTGCTGTTTACACGTGTATTTAAGTGAAACTATATACGATGATGCTCAGACATTAGAAGTATTAAATACTATTTTAAAATCAAAACCAAAATCGGACATAATTTTAAATGGAATGAATATCATTCATTTAACTGCTGATAAAAACAGAGTTGAAACTCTAAAACTATTATTAAATAATGGTTATGGTGAAATAATTCATGCAGCAGACAGAGGAGAAAACACAGCAATACATATTGCTCTTAAAAAAGATTACTACGATATTGCTAGGATGTTAATTACATATGATGCTAAAATTTTAGATACACCTGATAGTTCAGATAGGACACCATTGGTTCTTGCTCTAAGCACAAAAAATCCAACTAAATATATAAAAGATATGTTAAACTATGGAAGTCAGTATATAAATATAAATTATATTGATAAAAATGGGGAATATTTTTTGGGCCATTTAATTAAAACTGACAAAATACAATACAATGCAAAAACGGAAATCGCTAATATGATAATAGATTCCGATATTAAGCTAGACTTGTTAGGTGTTAATAGTAAGGATTCAAAACCATTAGTTGTTAAAGCAGTTGAACATGATTTATATGATATAGTTTTGCACATAACAAACAAATTAATAAAGCTTGGAAAGCTAGAAACTGGTACAAATGTTATTGAAGATATTTTAGATAGATCTTATCCAAATGTAACCGCAAAGGACACCAGCTATAATTTTTATCCATTGGTTTTGATATATTTGAAACACGGCAGAAAAACTAAATTAAATGCCACAACTTATTATCAAAGTTTATTAATAATTTTGTTAAATTCTGTTATTGCGCTTATATTGGCTTCTAGTTACTATCCAAACTAAAAAATTTGAATAAGATATTATTAATGATATAATGTACTGTTAATAATAGTAATAAATCAACGAAAATGGACTATTTAAATGTAATGAACGAAGCCAAGCAAAATCAACCTACTATAAATATTGGTATGATTGGACATGTATCTAACGGAAAAAGTACAATAACCAAATGTTTGTCAGGAAAGGCGACACAGCAACATTCTGATGAAAAGAAAAAGAATATAACAATAAAATTGGGATATGCAAATGTAAAAATATTTGAATGTATGGATTGTCCTAAGCCTGAACGTTATCAGCCATTTAAAAGCGAGGATTATGTGAAGAATTGTAATTTATGTAATAAGCCGATGGAATTAGCAAGACATATAAGTTTTGTTGATACACCAGGTCACAATATGCTTATGGCTACAATGTTAAACGGGACATGTGTTATGGACTGTACAATTCTAACTGAAGCTGCAAATAATCCAACAATTCCAGCACCACAAACAAGGGAACATTTAATTGCAACAACTATTACTGGAACACCAAATACCTTAATTTGTTTAAATAAATTAGACTTGGTGAAGAGAGATGTTGCTGATGATGTTGTAAATAAATTGAGATCCTATGTTAAAAACACAATTGCATCATTATCGCCAATAATACCAGTAGCTGCATCAATGAATATTAACATTGATGTATTATGCCAATATTTAGCCAACTTACAAATTCCGGCGAGAAACTTAACAAAAGGTTGTAAAATGATAGTAATAAGATCATTTAATGTTAATCACCCTGGATGTCAAATTAAGGATCTTAAAGGAGGTGTCGTTGGTGGAAGTATTGTTGAAGGTATATTGAAATTAGGCGATGAAGTGATATTAAAACCCGGTTATGTTTCGAAAATAGAATATGACAAATCAAAACCACTAACAAAAAAAGAACAAAAATTAGCAAAAAGATGGCAATATACTCCATTAAAAACAAAAATAGTAAGTATTAATTCAGATAATAATTCTTTGAAATTTGCAATACCTGGCGGATTAATTGGTGCACAATTAGAATTAGATCCAGCATTAACAGCAGACGATGGATTGATTGGCAATGTACTAATGCCGTGTACTGATTTCGACAATTATTCTGTGTACGAAGATATAGCTATTGATTTTGAAGCAATAGAAGAATTATCAAATAATTATATTGTTAAACAAGACGATAAGGTTCAGATAAATGTTAATGCATGCAATAGCTCTTGTACAATAAATAAAATAGTTGAAGAAGATGGTAAAACCATACTTATTCTAAATTTAGATACAAAACCGATTTGTGTCAATATTGGAGATAGAGTTACTTTGTCAAGCACAAAGAATGGAGGTATGAATATCATTGGGAGGGGACAAATTGTTGATGGAAAAACTTCATTGCTTTCGACAAATTAATATAGAAATTTTTTTTATTTGACATTTTTACTTTAATTAAGCATGAGTAATTAAAATAATAGTTTTTATGTTAAATAAATATATAAGCCAATAAATGAATGTTTACTCAGTTTCATTAAAAGGAAAAAGACCTTCAAATGAAGATAAGCACGATATTATAATAAACAGTACATTAGCCGATGCTAATAGAGCGCCTGTAAACTTTTTTTCTGTATATGATGGTCATGGAGGTAAATTTGTTTCAAAATTTTTACATAATAATTTATCAAAATGTTTTATGGATAAACGTGTTCAATATCCCTTGACAAAGAAATACGTCACACAAGTTTATGAAACAATACAATCAACATTCAAAAATAAATTTTTAACAGAAACGACACAATGTGGTTCTACTTGTTTAGCTGTAATACATTTTGAAAAGGAAGGTAAAAAATATTTAAATGTATTAAATACAGGTGACTCAAGATGTGTATTATGTCGAGATAATTTTGGTATTCCCTTAACTAAAGATCATAAACCAGACTGGCCTGAAGAGTATCACAGAATAACCCAACTTGGTGGAAAAATATATCCGGACGGAGATGATTGGAGAGTAAAAGATCTATCGGTTTCTCGCGCGTTTGGAGACGTAGATGCTGAACCATATTTAACTTGTTTACCAGATATATTAAGATATAAATTAGAACAAGGAGATAAATTTATAATATTAGCATGCGACGGTTTATGGGATGTTTTATCAAATCAAGACGTAGTAAATTATATATTACGTGAATGTTATGATAAAACATTGCAAACAAGAACAAATAAAACAATTAACATTGCCCGTAAGTTAGCAGAACTTGCTATAGCAAAAGGGTCTACTGATAATATATCGGTAGTAATAGTATTTTTTTAATTTACTCATCATCACTTGATTCTGATTCTTCAAGAAGATCCATTTTATTTTCCAAATCCGAAACACATGATGGATATTTTTTTTCTTTATCTTCTTCAAATGGTTCCCATTTATTTCTATCATTTATGAATTTACATTTCATAAGTATGCGTTCTTTTTTATTATTGGAAATAATATCTTTGCAAAGTTTACTACATTCCCTAGTAGGAATATGTGCTAGGCCCATTTTTTTACTTTTAAGAATAGTTTTTCCATTTTTGCTATCTCTTTCTACCAAGTATAATTTATAAACATCAATGATTGGTGTTTTTCTCACTTCAAATGTTGCAACAATAGTTTCTCCAGTTTTTGGAACATATTTTATTGTTGACTTTTTCTGTTTTTGCTGTGATGATTCATTATTTTTTAATGTTGAATGTTTTGGACTATGTTTTGATGCATTATTTAAATTTATAGATTGAGATTGAGATTGAGATTGAGATTGAGATTGAGATTGAGATGTTTGTTGCTCATCTCTTTTATCATTATTACATAAGAATATTAATTTTGTTCCTGAATATTCTGGGTAGAATGTATATCCTTTAATTACTGCGCTATTTTGATTTGTTTTTTTGATATCTTCCTTAAGTTTGTCAATATCAGACAATTCATATAATTTATTAACTGATAGTTCTAAATTATTCATGTTTCCTCCATTATTCAAATTTGCTTGGAGATAAGATGTAATATTCATCATCTTATATTGAATTTTGTCATTAATTAAATTTTGACCTCTAAACAAGTAAACATCTGTTATGATAAATGTGCGAGAATTGTTTGTTTGCCTTAAAACCCCATCTAAGATGGATCCATTATAAATTGATGGATCTAATCGGATATTTACAGGTGTAATCTTTACTGTATCAAGATTCAACTGATCTTGATTATAACTTAGAGTTTTTTTATCTATTAAAACCGTGTGAAATCTATCTCTAATTTTGGTAAATACCAGTAAACAATTTGGACCTGAAAATGTGCCAGCAACTTTCTTTTTTTCTTTAATTAAAAGAGGCAAGTCAGATTCAAATTGTAATAGTTTATAATTAAATTTAAAAAGTTCTACATTTGAATAAACATAATTTATTAATTGTTGTTTTAAATTAGTAGATACATCATTGTTGTTGGTACCACTATTAGTATTAGTATTGCTAATAGTGTTGCTATTCCCATTAAATGGCTTTCTAAAGGTATTGAATTGTGGTCTATTGCCGTAGGTTTTGCGTTGATTATCTACTTGGGTTTCATTTCCACTTCTTCTCATCTAATATTAGTAATATTAATATTAAATAGCTATTTATCTTTAAATAATTACATTTCAATTATTTTTGTAATTAAAGGGCCATTTCATGGTTGCCATTTGGGTCATTGGCTTTTATAGAGCCATAAACGATGCCACCATTCATTGCACGGTCTTCTTCATAAACCCAAGTGTCATTCGTGTAGGTTTGTCCATCATATCCATTTTCTTTGTAGCATCCAACCTTGTTAATATTATCAGCATCAATTGTTCTTGCACATTGGCGAGTATACAAATTTGGTCCATTTGTTAAATTATCAAATATATCCTTAATTGATTGTCCCTTGTGATTTCTGCTAATGTCGCTATTACCATCCAAATACATATGATTTACCATATCAACCATATCATTATGATGAGAATTTTCCCAAGTATTGTTTCTGAATCCGAAAAATTTTTCACGATAACTATTTACTTGATCTTCTTCCAGTGATTTAGGAGTCTTGCATACAGATTTATTACCTAATACAAAATCATGGACATATGCATCAACTTCTTTTGTTGTGATATCAATAGGACAACTAGAACTTACGTTGGTATAGCTTAGTTCTCCCATATGTGATTCGTTTGTATAAGTTTGTCCTTGTTGATGTTGTTGAATTCTATTTTGTAAATCACCAGAATTTTCTTGTTTAACTTCCTTTTCTGGTTGCAAACTAGCTGTGACTGAATCCATTCCTTCAATATTATTTGTCAATGGAATATTAGATGGTGTACTTAGTGGCGCGTATTGACATCCTTCGCAATTTTCTTCAAATTTTGTATCATCTCCAACATTTTCAACTGTTGGCGACCAATGTACATGTTTTTGACTGTTGTCATAATTAATGTTATTTGAATCCATACCCTCCTTATTGCAGAATGATTTTGCTGCTCTGAACAAAAGATGAATAATGATTGCAACAATCAAAGCCAATATAATGTAATTTAAAACATGCGATAATTCCATATTTGTTATATATATTATAGACATATTAATTTTATTTGTTTTATAGATAATAAAACCCATGACATCAATAACTATGTATAGTTTTATAGTGTAGTAAAATAAAAATTATCTCATAATAATTAAAAGGATGAGTAGCAAAATGTTTGAAAATATACGCGCATTAGTGGCCAAGCCTTATAGTAGTAATGATGAAGAAGTATTGAAAAATGTTATTTTCGATACAAAAGTTGCAAGTTTATTAACACCTGAATTCTTAAACACACTTCAAAGACTTTCTAAATTATTTGATTTTGACGGAGATGGTAATTTCACCACAAATGATTTTAAATATATTAAAGAAAGAATAAATCTTGGATTCGTATTAAATCTATATATTTATACAACATGTATCATAATGAAGCATCCTGTTTTTAATAAAAGCACATTAAGCAGTGAAAAAACATTCGATTTTGCATTAAAATTAGTATTATATGCAATTTTGAGACCTTTGGTACTTAACGAACAAACAAGATTATCACTTAATGAAAAGCTTGATCCAAATGCTTTTCCAAATATGACAAGTGGAGAATATTTAATAACATTTATTTTAGAACCAATATATGAAATTGGAAAAAGCAATGAATTTTTACAAACACAGCTCGGAAATTTATTTAATTTATTAAAAAAATCATTCAGCTGTTGCTCATGTATGCAAACAGCTGAAGATGAAAATAAAGAAGCAAATACCCATCTTGAATTAAGCGAACAAAACATAGAAGCACATATTAATTCAATTAAATTATCTAAACAACAGGACGCATCTAAATAATATAGTAATTACTAATAAAAAATATTGGTTTATAATATAATGGAACTTTCTATAAATAATGATGTATGTATTAAAATAGGTATTGTAGTTATCTTATTATATTTTATCATTTACAACTTATGTATTAAGAATGATAAATCAAAAATTGAAAATATGATAAATATTAGTGATCCAATTCCTGAAAATCCAAAATACGGCAGAAACAAGTGTGATTACTATATGAATAAAACCATAGAAAATGTATTAGTTGAAAATAAAATAAATAATACATCCGAGAATGATTGGGACGTTTACTTTCCATGCGGTTATGACGACATTGATAAAGAAATAAATGAATTTATTCCAAAATCTGAAAGAGATAAAATATTTATAATACATAATGCAGATAATTTAGCAGCTAAGGATGAATTATGGAAATTTATCAAATTACACAATGGGATAGATAGAGCAAAAACAATGATGCCTCCAACATATATATTGACTAATAAAAATGATTTGGTAGAACTTGAAAATGATTTTAATTCGAATAAATCAAAATTATATATAATGAAAAAGAACGAACAAAGACAAGAAGGATTGCGTATAACTGACGACCTCAAAGAAATTCTTTCAGGTCGTAAATATGGATACGTAATTGCCCAACAATTATTACAGGATCCATATTTAATAAACAAACGAAAAATAAATATGCGTGTTTACATATTAGTTATTTGCAATAATGGAAATTTTGATGTTTATGTTTACAATGATGGGTTTATGTACTATACTAAAGATGAATACAAGCAAGGAAACAAGCTAATGGGTCCAAATATTACAACTGGCTATATAGATAGAAAAGTTTATGATGTTAATCCACTAACACATAAGGACTTTAAAACTTATTTAGATAAAACAGATCGTAACCTAACTGAAATTGAAGTTATTATACGCAAACAAGGATTAAATATAAGTGATTTAGTATTTTCGAGAATTAACGATTTGGTTAAAAATATATTTATGTCATTTCCTGGAAACATATGTAACGGAGGTAAACTTGATAAACATTTATCATTCCAATTATTTGGTGCAGATGTTGCTGTGAATAACGAATTATGGCCATCATTAATGGAAATTAACAAAGGGCCAGACTTGTCAGCAAAAGATGATCGGGACGGAAAGGTTAAATCCAAATGTATAAGGGATATGTTTAAAATAATTGGTGTATTACCAAAAAATCATACAGATGAAAATGGATTTATAAAAGTCCTTGATATTGAAAATGGTAAAATAAATAAAATTTAATTTTGCGAATTTTTTATTCTTCTTTTTATTTCTTCATTATGTTTTCCTTTTTCTATATTTTTTTTATATTCATCTATAGTCTCTTGTAAACTTTTATCATTATATTTGGAATTATCTATACTTGTATCCTTTGCAAGCCATTTTCCAACTTCACCAATATAAATACTATGATTTGGATCATTTATCTGCAGATTGCGCGCTCTTTCCTGGGCTCCACTAATGGTTCTAAAAGTTCCTCTAATTTTAACCGCGTCTTTAAAAAATGAAATGCATGCATAATATTGGTTTTCCAAAATAGAATCATCGATTAAATATTTTACATTAGGATTATTATATTGTTGGCCAGTGTATTCATTATTATTGTTATTATTATTTTGTAAATTTAAATAATGATTTTTTACCTTATTTTCTATATTTTGAGATTTTTCATATCTTTCTGGTGCTTCATTCGGATAAGTTTTAATAAATGTTTCTACAAGTTTTTTCATTGTAATGTTTGGAATAAAATTTTTGTCAATTAATACGATATTTGACATTGGACTTGTATTGTGTTTTTTAAACCATTCAATAATTGCATCATGTTCATATGTATGACCGTCACATGTCATTACTGGATCTAAGAACAGTGATTGTGTAATTGGACACGTTAAATCCTCTACATCTATGTTTATCGTTTTTTTGTTTTCCATACGAAAATATATTATTAATAAGACTTATTAATAATATATTAAGATTATTTAATCTTTAATTCAATTTTACTTGCTTATCAGTTTTGAGAACAGAATATGTTCTTGGAAAAGTAAATAAACTATTAATAAATAATATTATAAAGATACCTATGAATATCGATAATATTATATCGTAAATGCCTCGTACATTCTCACCAATCATTATATATATTATATTAAGATTTTTGTTTATTTGGACGATTTAATTGGCATTTGACTTCCTCTCTTTTATACTTATAACAGACGTTATTGTCATCTATATATAAAGATGATTCTTCATCATCAACAGAAGGCAATTTAACTATAATCTTTGGCGCAGGTGCCGTAATATACAAAATGAATAGTGTTATAAAAACAGCTGCAAAAACATAGATTGGTATAATCATTATGCTATATTATTGAGAAAGAATAATTTTATTGTTGTAAACGACGTGAAAGTGTATCTATGAATGCGTCACTTAATGTCATTTTACCATTATTTTTCAATATGCTATCTAAAATTCCGTTAGTATTGATTCTATCTTTTATAACATATGCATTTTTCTTCATATTAATATTACCATTGTTAACTAATTTACTTTGTGTTTTAAACTGGTGATATACTAATTCCTTGCGTATATTTTCCAATTCATCATGAATTTTTTTCTTATCTTCAATAAGTTTATCTACAGATGTCATATAATACTTGTAAAGAAAATATTATTATATTAGAGTTCCGTAAATGCAGGCTCGATATAATAAGCACTATTTGTATCAAAAGCATTTACTATCATATCATTTTGCTCATTGAATACCAACTTTGTTAATTCATCTAAATTTGCTCTATTTTTATCAGTGAATCTCCCTAGTGCAAATTCATTGTGTGCATTGTAATCATTTGGATAGCCGAGAGGATTCATAAACATAGTATCATGGGAATTTAAGTATGTATTGACATCTCCAGTATGTGTACGGTTAATCGATGTTCCTTGCATATTGATAGGCTGTTGTATATTATCTCCGTAAATATCCCTATGTGTCATAATATTTCCATTAATATTAACTGGAATATTATCATCAAGATAATTTATATTTGATTGTTGTTCGGCAACAGGTATGCTCGGATTAAATTGTTCGCTTTCTTTTTTATCTTGCTTTGTGACATATTTATAATATAAAAATAATGCGATAAGTACGAATATTATTATAACAAACATATTTGGTTCAATATATGTTTTATATAAAGTTTGTGCTCCATTAGATATATTCCCATTATCGGCTGGGAGTGGTTGATTTAATAATTTTTCCAAGGTCTTAACTGTTCTTTTATTAAGAAGATTTGGTTGAGAGTCTGAAAAGTATACCATATTTATTATATTAATAATTGAGATTTTTAAATATTAAGGATTTAAATAAACTTGAAGTTAGTAATTTATATCAATGCTGAGAAACTTAAATACGGCAAAAAAATTAATACAAAATAGTATCAATTATATGAGATTTCATTCTAATGAGATACTGGAATTAACGCGCGACGATACTCATGTTAGAATATTTGGTGGAAGTATTGATAAAAAATTAGAAAAGTTTGATGGTATTGACTATGAACTTGTAAGGAAAAAACAACATTCGGAGTTGTTGCTGATATGCAGCAATGTTAACGATTTAGAAAACAAAAGTAATCCTAATCTGATTTCATTATTCGATAAATGCTATCATTACACGAAATATAACACATATTCTCAATTGGTTAACGATATTGATTCAAATAAATTAGTTTCTGATTATTGGGAATCAAAAATAGAATACATAGAAAGCCAAACACATACATATAAAACATATTTAGACAAAGGACTTGTTATTGGTAATAAATTCATATCAATAAAAGAATCTAGTATAAATATTCTTGATTTGCAAATTAATGAAGTGCAGTTTAAAGGTGGTATTGCAATAGATTCAGGTAATAAATGGCTGGAAGATTTTTCTTCATATTCAAAAAATAAGTGTTTAATAATAACAAATACAATTTGCAATTTTTCAAATATCGACACTTTAGAATACAAAAAAATAGACACATATACACAGACTACAAAATATGATAGGATCATATTACATTTAGATAATAATGTACAATATGGAGATGTTTTTTGGAATAAAGTTATTTGTTTAATATCAGATATTAAGTGGATTGTGGTTGACGCCTTTCCTAAAAATAGAGAAGTTATAATAAAATATATTTCATTTATCTCTGGTAAACAAATAAATAACCCTGTCTATAGTAAGTTAATGGATTTAAATAACATATTAAAAGATATTGTATTAGTAAGAAGCGAAATACAAAAAATATCATCAGATGAAGAAGTAATTAAAATTAATAGATTTAAATATGAATTGACGAATACAGAAAAATCATTTTTGTACAAATTAAATAATAAAAGGAAAATGACTAAATATGATGATGAATATGATATGATTGATGATCTCAATATGCTATTTATTAAACCAATAGGTAGTAATAAAAATAATGACCCTATATATGATTGCCCAATATGTATGGAAGCAACTATAAATATATGTAAGACGCAATGTAAACATTCATTCTGCGTTTCGTGTATTGTCAGATGCATTGTTGACAAGCCGAAATGTCCGCTATGTAGAGAAAGTATTATAATGTCAAATATAGAAATATATAACAATTATGAATCGGCTAAATTGTCATTAATTAAATCGATTATAATTGATAACGATACAAAGGTAATTATGTATATTAAAAATATATTACTCATTAAAGAACTTGGCAAATTAGAAAATGTTTATTTATGTATTGGAACAAAACAAGATAAAATAAATATTATTAAAAAAATAAATGAAATTAAAAAATGTACAGTAATTATTCAATCAACAGACTTTAATATTGCAAAAGATATACACGGAGTAGAAAGAATTATAATAACTGACTATAATTATAAATATATAATAAATAAAGAGGCTTTAGGTTTTGATTTTTATACAAATAAAAAGAAAATACAATTAAATATTTATGAAGTTAATCGAGGATTGGTATAGAACTAGAAATTTGTATGTTAGGTTAATATAAACTTTTATATAGTGTTATTTTATATTGATAATTATGAATACAACAGATAATAAATTTCTTTCGGAAAATTATACGATTATCGACCAAATTGGTAAAGGTACTTTTGGTGAAGTTTATTTGACTAAAGATATAAATGATAATAAATATGCTTCTAAAGTAGAAGATAAAACAAAAAGTAAAAGATTGATATATGAATTTAAAATTTATAGTAGATTGCAAAAAAAACAAGTGAAATGTACTCCACATGCGTACGAACTACTTGAAACTCCTAAATTTAATATATTGGTTATGGATCTACTTGGAAATGGTTTAGATATGCTATTTAATAAATATAAGATATTCAAAATAGAATCTGTATTTGCTTTAGCAATTGCCCTTATAAATTTAATAGAAAGTCTTCATAATGCTGGATTCATTCATAGAGATATTAAACCAAATAATTTTATGTTTGGAACTAACGATAATAAGTTAAAGTTATATATAATGGATTTCGGGCTGTCTAAGCAATATTTAAAACATGGCAAACATATATCATATAAAACTGATAAATCATTTATTGGCACTCCAAGATATACAAGTATTAATGTTCATACTGGCATTGAACCTTCAAGAAGAGATGATCTAGAATCGATTGGCTATATGTTAATATATTTCCTAAGAGGTTCATTGCCGTGGCAAGGATTAAAGAAAAAGAAAAAGGATGATAATAGAACAGAACTTGTTGGTAATGCTAAGTTATGTACAAACATAAATAAATTATGCAGTGATATGCCAACATGTTTTAAGGATTTTATTATATATTGCAGAGACCTTAAATTTGATGAAACTCCAGATTACGAATATTTAAAAAACTTATTTATAGATTGTGCAAAAAAGAATAATATTGAGCCAAAATATGAATGGTCGTAATTATAAATAAATTATATAGATTTTAATTTAATAAAATAATTAAAATTTCTTTAATCTAACAATTTTTCTTCTAGCAACATTGTCCTTGGTATGTGCCATTTGGTAGCCAGTTGGTCTAGATTCAAAGAAGTTTGTTTTGTTAAGCAAACCGATTGTTTCCATAAAATCGAATGGATTTGTTTTGAGATATTTTTTTGGATATCCCAAAGATACAATTAATCTATCAGCAATATGTTCAATATATTGTCCCATAGATTCTTGATTCATACCAATCATTTTAACTTGAATAGCATCATCTGTAAATTTCTTTGCAATAGCAATTGCCTCATCCATCATATCATATATTTCTTTTGTTGACAATTTGTTTACTACATGAGAGTATAATAAACATGCAAAATTAGTATGCATTCCCTCATCTCTTGCAATAAATTCATTCGATTTTACCAAACCATTCATAATATGTTTTCCCTGTCCTCTATATTTTTTTAACCAAAAGATTGCGGCAAAAGCTCCACTGAAAAAGATACCTTCAACAATAGCAAATGCAACTATACGATGTGCAAAACTATCTGAGCTTTCTATCCACTTGAAAGCCCAATCTGCCATCGCCTTAACAGATTCTACATTTTCGATAGCATTAAATAATCTAGCTTTTTCTACTGGATCTTTAACAATATTTTCTAACATTAATGAATACACTTCTCCATGTACATTTTCCATCATCATTTGAAAAGCATATACTACTTGTGCTTCATATGCTTGAACTTCCGTTAAAAATCTTTCACGTAAGTTAAAGTTGACAATACCATCACTTGCAGCAAAAAATGCTAAAATCATTTTAATACACTGCTGTTCGGCAGGTGTAAATTTTTCAAAATCCGAAGCATCACCTGAAAAATCTATTTCTTCTGCTTTCCAGAAAGCAGCAAACTGCAATTTATACATATTCCAAATATCATGAAATTTAATTGGAAATGTTGTAAGTCTGGCATTTGCTGGATCTAGCAATGGTTCTATTGCTTTTTGTTTTTTATTTGGATCATTGTTTTCCTCTTCACGAGGCCTTTTCTTTGTTGGTATTGTAATACGTGGTTTCTTATCTTGTCCGTTCTCATCACTATCTAAAGGACGTTTTTTAATATTTATTTTTTGCTTCATTTGCTTTTGTTTATTTGCAATTAAGTCATGATCTATAAGGTCGTCAAAGTTAATACCAACATCCTTGGATTCATCTTTTAGGGACATATATAGTATGGTATTATTAATAAGAAATTTATAAAATACAATTATTTTTCAACTTTTAATCGGATGTCACGACAAAAATTCAAATATTTGAAAATATGTATTTTTACCCGCTGTGCATCAAATGAGAATTTATAAATATATAGAAAAAAAAGTTGAAATATATATATCGAGACATGATGACATTTATTATATAAAGGTTCATCTTTTAATATATATTAAATAGTACATGAGTGACCATGTAAAACATTCTGATTCGACTAATAGAAACGAGAAAACTTTTTCTTTGAAACGAAAAAGATCATCCTCTGTCTCAAATAAGAATTTATCACGAAAATTATTCTCAAAAAAAACAAAATATTCAAACGATAATTACATATGCGATAAACCGAAAATTGATTATATATTTACAGAACCAATAATATCGTCTTCTGATTACTTTTTTAATAATGAGAAGCTTTGTTCTTTTATTAAAGAACAAGTTGTTGTAACAACTGAATTAGTTACAAATATAATTAATTTTTGTGCAAGTGATGTTGACAGAAAATTTGTTGACTTGGATGAATTAATTAATATAATATGCACAAGCACCCCTGAAAAAATAACACTCAATGACTTGTATAATTTTATGGCTGATAAGTGTGCGTCAAAAACAAGTTATCATCCGGATTACAAAAAAATAGCATCGAAATTGCTTGTCGAAAGATTACATGTTCTAACACCGCAAGACTGTTCAGTCACATATAATATTTTGTATAATAACAAAGATGAAAATGGATGCCACAATCCATTAATTGATGGATTCATTTACAAAATAATAATTGATAATAAGGATGAAATAAATAGGGAATTAAATATGTCAAAAGATTATTTGTTTGATTACTTTGCCATAAGAACTCTGGAAAGATCTTATTTGCTAAAGGTTTATAATCCAGAACTTAAAAAATATTTTAATAATGGTAACATTATTGAACCACCTCAACATATGATAATGAGAATGGCTTTAGGAATACATGGAACGGATCTAAAAAGTGCATTTGAAACTTATCGTTTAATATCAGACAAACTATTTACTCACGCGACTCCAACATTATTTAATTCAGGAACCAAACGTCCACAAATGTCTTCATGCTTTTTATTAAGTATTGAAGACAGTATTGAAGAAATTTTCAATACAGTCCGAAACATTGCATACATTTCAAAATGGGCTGGCGGAATAGGTTTGCACATGTCAGCCATTAGGGCAAAAGGATCAATTATTCGAGGTACAAATGGTTCATCAGATGGTATTATACCACTATGTATTATGTTAAACAAAGAAGCAAAATACATTAATCAAGGTGGTAAAAGAAATGGATCTATTGCAGTTTATCTTGAACCATGGCATGCTGATATTTTCGAGTTTTGCGAATTAAGAAAGAATTCAAAAGATGAAGATGGTAAAGCTCGTGACTTATTCTTAGCACTATGGATTCCAGATCTTTTTATGCAGAGGGTTTTAGAAGACGGTGTATGGTCGCTAATGTGCCCAGATGCTTGTCCAGGATTATGCACAACATATGGAGAAGAATTTAATAAATTATATCTCAAATATGAAAGCGAAGGGAAATACAAAAAACAGGTTCGCGCAGTAGATTTATGGTATCATATACTTGAATCGCAAATAGAAACAGGTATGCCATACATGGCATACAAAGATCATGCCAATAATAAATCTAACCAAAAGAATCTCGGAACAATTCGATCAAGTAATTTGTGCTGTGAAATTATAGAGTACTCTGATTCCAATGAAATTGCAGTATGTAATTTAGGATCAGTTTGTTTGACAAAGTTTGTTACAAAGGTGAATGGCATTGTAGACTTTGATTACACAAAGTTAATATATGTTACCCGTGTTCTTGTAAGAAATCTTAATAAGGTTATAGATAACAATTACTATCCAACAAAGGAAACAATGACATCGAATTCAAAACATAGACCAATTGCTGTAGGTATTCAAGGTCTCGCAGATGTTTACAATATGTTTAAGGTGCCATTTGGTTCAGATCAGGCAAAAGAATTAAATAAAAGAATATTTGAGACAATATATTATGCATCATTATTAGAAACAATTGAGCTTGCCAGAAAGGATGGACCATATGAATCTTTTAATGGTTCCCCCTTTTCACAAGGAATATTACAATACCATATGTGGGGATTAAAGGAATCAGACTTGCTTATGAATTTTGATTGGAAATCTTTAATTGAAGATCTCAAAAAATATGGAGCTAGAAATAGTTTACTGACAGCACTAATGCCAACAGCATCAACAGCTCAAATCATGGGTAATTCTGAATGTTTTGAACCAATTATGTCAAACATTTTTGTAAGATCAACATTGGCTGGAGAGTTTATTGTTATTAATGAAAATCTTGTTGATGAACTACTATCAAGAAACTTGTGGAATAGTGAATTGAGAACAAAAATTATAGTCAATAACGGATCCTTGCAAGATATTGACGATATACCTGATGACATTAAAGAAATATACAAAACAGCTTTTGAAGTTCTGCAAATGGATATTATACAACAATCCATTGATCGTGGTCCCTTTGTTGATCAAAGTCAAAGCATGAATTTATTTTTAGATAAATCCGATTTTGATAGACTGACAAGTGCACATTTTTATGGTTGGGAAGGAGGATTAAAAACTGGTATGTATTATTTAAGATCACAGCCAGCTGTCGACCCAATTAATTTTGGTGTTGATGTTGAAGACGTCGCAAAATATAAGAAAAGAAAACTTGATGCAGAAGAAGACGGTCCCAATAAAAGACAAAACATTGATGTAAAAGATTGCAAGGTTTGCACTTAATTTGTTTATTAAATTTTAAATTATATAATGATTTTTTACAAGATGATAATATAAATAAAAGAATAATTTGTTATGTAATGTGCATTCCTTAAACTTCGATATTTTTTTTTTGTTCAACCACTTTATCATCATTCGGAGAACATGGAGTATCAGGTGCTTTCATTGGTTCGTAATTTTTTGGAAGTTCAATGTTAATTCCAGTAGATTTGCCCCAATTAACCAAACAAGAAATGCACATAATATGCCCACATGCAGCCAGATAGTCGTTATTATTGATTGAACAAATTCCACATCTTCCAAGATCAACTTCGGCATAAATTTTAGTAACGTTAGTAACATCCAAGTCGGTGCGACATTTGGGACATGATACCTTTTTCACACGCATAAGATCATTCAAATAATCAATAACTTCATCTCGTTGCTGATTTTGCAATGGACATTGATGAGGCTTATGTTGGGTTCCACATTTGCCGTGTGTATGTTTGTCAGAGGAATGTAAATCTTTGTTCTTACACTCCTTCCACTTGCATTTTTTATGCTGCGGTAATTTGTCATATTTCGCTTCAGCATACAGTGCATTCTTCCTATGTCTGTTCATACAAATACTGATATCGCAGCCATACTTGTTGCATCCCGAACACTTGTGCCCCAAAAAAACATGGGTAGTCGGATCTTCGCAATTAGGTAATCTGCATGTGCTTTTTGTTTGAACACTCATTATACATGTATTTGGAAATGTCTGGACATTATGCTACTGTCAAAATTTATTGGAACTCTGTTAGTAATAAAATTTCAATTTTTTACATAAGTAGTATAGTATATGCTAGGGCTAAGTGTATAAACATTAGTGTTTTTGCCCTAATTGAATTAGTTTCACATTGAAATTTAAATCCCGTTTGTATAGTTGCTGAAAGAAACATAGAATCAACTAAATCATTATTTTTATTGTTAAATTCCTCTGGTGGAAATGTCGTATACAAAACTGAAAATACAGCCCACAGTACAAAGCTTATTAATAATTTATGTTTTAATCTTTGCAAATCAAAAATAAATTCCATATTTATTGGCTTAGAAAAAATTATATGAATTATCTTTTTTCTGGTGATATGTATTCTAAGCCTAATAAATTGAATATTTCCTTTTCTGATGATACATGTATAGGTTTTCCATTTTCATCAAACAATCCATATTCATTTAATTTATATCCCATATCTATGGCTACTTGTCTCATTTTTTTATTTGTATCTTTAGAACCAGTAAAATATAAAAGTGAAAAATAATAAGATTCATATGGAATCATTCTTATATCAATTCTTCTCATGGGATTTTTGTCCCACTTGCATATACCCATATATAATTTCGTAGTTACAGCCTCGTCCGAGAGGGAATCTATAATAAAGCCATCTTTTTTAAGTTTTGTAACAACTTTTTCGATATAACTTTTTTCTTCAACATCATCTTTTGTTTTAATTTTCGGATGTACCAATAAAATATCAATATCATTTGAAAAATCTTTTAATCTGCGATATGAACCACAAATTATTCCAGATAATTTTTTATCAATAGTCGGTATAATATTTTGTATATATGCGTTTATCGAATCCATTTCACTTCTAGGTATGTGTTCTTTAATATATTTGACATATTTCAACCCTTTTGTTATTCCTTCAGGTAAAGTAATTTTACCTGATTTTACTGCTTTTTTTAATTCACTAATTGATTTTATATTAAATTTATTTATTAATTCATATGCCTTCTTTCTTCCTATTCCATGTATTTTACTCAATTCCTCAATAGTTTCTTCATTTACGTTTTTTATTTCTTTGATTTCACTTAATTTTCCTGTTTTAAGAATTTCATCTATTCTGGATAATGAACTTTTGCCAACTCCTGGAATACCTTTTAATTGTTCTGAAGATGTTATTCTATGCGGATATTCTTCTAATATTTTAATAACTTTTTTTATGCTACTTAATCTATACATATCCACAATAGATTGTTTTTTTGATTCCGAATGATCTATATCATTTTGAATTTGTTTAATTAATTTTTTAAATTCACTAATTATTGTTGAATTTGATACGACCATTATTACAATTAATTATAGGAAAAAATTGAAAATCTTAATATTAATTTTTAATTGTGTACATTACTATTTAATCATATACAATTGACATAATGGCTACTGTTATAAGCACGCAAAACTCCGAAGCTGTATGCAGTGAAGCGGATAAATTGAGCACGTCATCTGAAGATGATATTGAACAAAAGCGTTCCGCGATCACCGAACTAGGATTATCTGGATTACTTAATATTGGAAATACCTGTTATATGAATTCTCCTTTACAATGTTTACTGGCAGACCCGATGTTTTCAGCCTCTATTATTAAGAAACTTTTTTTCGACGATACCAAAAACAATATACAAGACCATCTTGCCGATATAAAAAGAAAAAAAGAAAAATTACCAGATAATCAAGATGTTGATGTGTATTTGTCGGATATTAAACAGGAATACCTTTCCACAATAACATATAATGTGTACAAACTATTTAAGAAAATGTGGGCCGAAAATTGTGCAATAGCTCCCAAAAAATTAAAAGCAGCTATATGTCAGAAAAATGAAGAATTCAAAGGGTTTAGACAAAATGATAGTCAGGAATTGCTGAGTTATGTTTTAGATACAATACATGAGGAAAACAAAACACCAGTTATTTTAGAATTCAAAAATGTATGTATTCGTGTTAAAGAATATATGAAAGTGAGAACACAATATAACCAATTAATTTCGATGGATACTGTTTTACCTGAACAAAAAGAAAAAATGATGTCTGAATTTAAGCGATTTGATAAAGAACATTTACGGGAGTCAATAATATTCAAATCTCTTGATTATTGGCAAAGGTTTATCAAGAAAAATCATTCATTCGTAACGGATATATTTATGGGACTTTTTACTACACACACAATTTGTAAAAGTTGTAAAGAGGTATCAGCAGTTTTCGAACCATTTACGATACTTCCTCTTCAAATACCAGATAATGGTAATACAACACTAGCCGAATGCCTGAAAAACTTTTCAAGTTCGGAAGAAATGAATGGCGATAATAAGTATAGATGTGATACATGCAAAACTCTTACTGAAGCAGATAAATCACAATATATTTGGACACCCCCAGAATCATTAATAATTCAACTAAAAAGATTTAAAATTGACAATAGTGGACGTGTTACCTCTAAAATTTCAACAATGGTAGATTTTCCATTAACTGGGTTATCACTTTCTGATAATTATTCAGAATATCATACACAAGATGCACTGTATGATCTATATGCAATTACACACCACACTGGAAGTTTAGGTGGCGGACATTATATTGCTTATACAAAAAATCAAATTAATAATAAATGGTATGAATTCAATGATGATGATGTAGTTCACGTTCCTGACGAGGCAATTGAAAGTGAACTGATATCGAGAAGTAGTTATATACTTTTTTATAAAAAACGTGTAACACAACCGGACGATTCAGATTAAAAAATTTTATTTATCATTGAATCAATAACATCTGCTACTATTTCTTCAATTGTATCAACTTTTGATATGTCAATAACTATAATCAACATTTTAATTAAATCATATAAAAATATTTTAGCACCACTAAGTTCTTCATTTATATAACTGTAAAGATGTTTTAGGTCATAATTTGTGGGTAGTTTGAATATTACCAATTTTGGAGGATATAATGTTTTTTTTGTATCAGCCAAGTTTACACATATTTTCTCAATAGAAATATCAGATATTGATAATCTGAGATCTTTAATATCCTTATAGCCTTTTCCACCCCAAGGCGGATCAAAAAATACAACGTCTTGTATTTGAATTTTATCAATTAATTTAATGCAATTATCATTATAAACCATAACATTTTTATATCCATATGTACTAACATTATTTGTCAGATAATGAAATCTTTTTGCATCAAGTTCAATTGAATTCACATATTTAAATTTTCTTGCAAATGAAATGGTATCACCACCTACACCTCCAGTCGCATCCGTCACATATGCATCCTTTGGCTTGATTGCTATTTTAGATAAATGTTTTGCTATGATGTTTGTAATTTTCTCAGCATATTCCGGAATAGTTATATACATTATTGATTCTTCATCAATTAATAATTTATCAGTCGTTTGTGAATTGGGGAATAACTTATTAATATATATTTTTTTATTTATGTAGTCATTCATTATTAACTTTAATAAGTAACTTTTGTTTAGGTATTATTAATATTATTGTATTGAGCAACCGTCATTGTTATCATCATCAATTGCGTTTTTATCAATATTTTTCAAATTCCTTAATCTAGACATATTTAACCTATAAACATCACGACTGTCTACTGGATAATCCACTTTGTCCATGTCATTCAATTCATCAATGACATTTTCTGCTCCATAACTTTTTGGAAATTGAATTTCATCTTCCTTAATAACTTTTGGTTTATTTGTAGGTAATTTATCAACATCCACAGATATAGGTACATCTTTAGTAACTTCAATAATTTCCTCTTTGTCTTCTTTTTTAATCTCGGGTTCTTTTATTTTTTCAACTATTTTTCTAAGTTGATTTTCAATAGGTGCAATTTTACTGTCAATTAATTTATTAACAGACTCTATTGATATATTTTCAGCATTGCCACCTCTTTGTTTAGGTCTATTTTTCCTGTGTATTTTATATGTATACGTTTCATATGTATCTATATCCATCATTATAAATTCATTGGAATTCATACTACCCATACCCATTAACTCATTGTAACATCTTTTTGCACCTTTTTTGTAATCAGCTGCTTGATATATTTTAGAACCCACAATTGGGGAAACTAATTGATATTTATGTTGATTATACATTTATACTAGCGTGATATAATTTAACTTAATTTTAAATTATAAAAATTGATAATTACTTAGATTATATAAGAAACTCTATATAAAAATATACTTTATAACAATTGGTATATGGAAAGTAGCATATGCACCAAAAATGTAAACGAATCTCAACTTTCCAATAAAAAGGATTCTACTGGATCTGATATTGAATTTCAAATATTAGATTGGAATTACCACCATGACGAGAACGATGAAGGTAAAAAATATTTTAAAGTAAGATTATACGGCAGAACAAGAGATAATAAAACAATATACGCGGAAGTAGATAAATATAAACCATTCTTTTTCATTGAAATAAAGAAGGCATGGAGGTTAAATATGATACAATTTCTTATGGAAGAAGTCAAAAAGAAGATATGGCCTAAAGAAAACGCAGATGGGTTAAGATCATTTACGCCAGTAGAAAAATATAAATTTTGGGGATTTACTAATTACACAAAATTTAATTACTTACAGTTGGTATTTGATGATTACGATTCAATGAAATCATATGAAAAAGTATTTAGAAAAAAACTAACTATCAGACAATTAGCACCAAAACCATTCAAGTTACAATTATATGAATCTAATATTGAACCTATTTTAAGATGTATGCATATTAGAAAACTTGATGCTGTTGGTTGGGTTAAAATTCCTGCTGGTGAATATAAAACATTCAAACCAAATCCAGACCCAACATGTTGTGAAATTAATATTAAAACACCGTGGACCAGTTTGAATCGAGTTGAAGACAGAACAATTATGCCTTTTGTGATTTTAGCTTTTGATCTTGAATGTACTAGCGGAGATGGTTCGTTTCCACAAGCAATTAGAGATGATGACAAAATTATTCAAATAGGTTGTACGTTCTCAAGGTTTGGAGAAACGGAATGTTTCTATCAGCATATTATAACTTTAGGAACATGTGATCCATTAGATGGAATAACTGTCGAACCATGCAAAACAGAATCTGAAGTATTACTCGCTTTTACAAGACTTGTTAGAAAAATGAATCCAGATATCATCACTGGTTATAATATCTTTGGTTTCGATTTTGAGTACATCAAAGATAGAAGTAAAAAACTAGGTATATATCACAAGTTTTCTAAATTATCAAGAATGAATGAAGAAGAATCGCAATGGAAAGAACAAAAACTTGCATCATCTGCTTTAGGTGAAAATATACTTAAATATTATGATATGGGAGGTCGTGTCGTTGTTGACTTGATGAAAGTAATCCAAAGAGACCACAAATTAGCTTCGTATAAACTCGATTATGCTGCTTCATATTTTATTAGAGAAGAAGTATCTAAATTACATCGTGATGAAGATGCCAATCAAACAACTATATATACAGATAGTGTTTATGGGTTGAAAGAAGAACAATATGTCACAATTTATTATAATGACGGTATTACTGAAAATGCACATATGGATGGTAAAAAGTTTCAAGTAATTGAACTTCATCCAAAAAAATTAGTTGTTGAGGGATTAATTGATGATGATATTATGTCACTAAATTATGAAGTTTTTTGGTGTCAAGCTAAAGATGATATAACACCTAATGATATTTTTAGAATGCAAAAAGGCTCATCGAAAGATAGATCTATCGTTGCAAAGTACTGTATTCAAGATTGCGTACTCTGTAACAAGCTTATGGCAAAATTAGATGTAATCACAAATAATGTTGGTATGGCAAATGTATGTAATGTGCCACTTTCATATCTATTTATGAGAGGTCAAGGTGTCAAAATTTTCAGTTTGGTTGCTAAGAAGTGCCGAGAAAAAAACCATCTTATTCCAGTTATCAGAAAGAAATTCAAAACTGATGAAGAAAAGGCTAAAGAAGAAGAAGAAGCTAAAAACGAAGAATTATTCGAAAAATTTATTAATGACCTTAATAATAAAGGTAAAGAAGGAGATGAAGATGATGACGATGATGATGATGGTTATGAAGGAGCCATTGTATTCCCTCCAGTAAAGGGTGTACATTTTGAACCAGTTACTGTCTTAGATTATGCAAGTTTATATCCAAGATCTATGATTTACAGAAATTTATCGCATGAATATTGTGTAATTGATGATGAAAAATATGGTAACTTACCAGGATATAAATATAATTTAATTCACTACATGACATGTAAAATCGTGGACGAATTACCCATTGGTATATCAAGGGATAGAAAAAAGGAAATGCTTGCAAAATATAAGGAGCAAGATGTCATTATTGAAGAAATAACAACAGATCCAACAAAATTAAAGACAAATATATATGATAAAGATAAAGAAGGTAAAAAAAGGTATTTGATTACTGAACTCATTATCGATAATACAACATTCAAGCTGTTCAAATATGCAACATCAAAGTTCGCTGAAAAACTTGACGGTACTAAAGGCATTATTCCAGAAATCTTGCAAGATTTACTTGATGCACGTACTAAATATAAAAACGAAATGAAAACAGAAAAAGATCCATTCAAACAAAAAATTCTAGATGGTTTGCAACAAGCTTATAAAGTTACTGCTAACTCGCTCTATGGTCAGACAGGTGCGTCTACGAGCGCAGTATGTATGAAGGAAATAGCAGCTTCAACTACAGCAACAGGCAGAGAAATGTTAATTTTCTCAAAGAACTTTATAGAGTTCATTTACAAAACACTTATTAATTTGGCTTTGGGTAATAAAGTCGATATGTTAGAGATATTTAATAATTACGTTAAAACAGATAATCATATGAAATCCGAATTGTTTTTAGAAAAATATTACGATATATTCAAGAAATTTTCGACCAAAAAGAATATCACATATGATGAATTCGCTAATGAAATCTTCCAATTTACACCACTTGATAAGTTTAAGAAACCAAAACAGGGATTTACCAATAAGGAAGAATTAGTAAAAATATTCAAAATAAAAATGACCGAATTATTAACAGGATATGCTGTCAATCAGTCAATTATATACGGAGACACTGATTCAGTCTTCTTCAAGAACGGAATAGTTGATGCTGAGACGGGAGCCGTCTTGGAAGGTAAAGAAGCTTTAAAGAAGGCTATTCAATTAGGAATATGGGCAAGTATTACAATTTGTTTGCTGTTACCCGATTGCCAAGAACAGCAATATGAAAAAGTACTATGGCCATTTATGATTTTAACAAAGAAACGTTATGTAGGTAATCTTTACGAAACAAATCCAGATGAATTTTACCAAAAGAGTATGGGTATCGTATTAAAGCGTCGTGATAATGCACAAATTGTAAAAATTGTATGTGGTGGTATCATTCACGAAATTTTAAATAATAGAAGCAAGGAAGGAGCTATTGAATTCACAAAGAAGATCTTGAAACAAATTTTGTCAGGTAAATACCCCATTGAGAAATTTATTATTACAAAGACATTGAAGCATAAAGATAGTTATAAAGATTACACAAGAATTGTTCATGCAGTACTTGCCGAGAGAATGTATGAAAGAGATCCTGGTAATGCTCCACAATCTAACGATCGTATTCCGTATGCTTTTGTAGAAACAAAAGGTAAGATAAAACTCCAAGGTGAACGTGTTGAACATCCAGAATATATTATCAAAAACAAACTTCGACTTGATTACTTGTTCTACATTACTAACCAAATAATGAAACCTGCGATTCAGTTCCTCGAACTATTTACAGATAATCCAACAGCATTATTCGAAGGATATATTATTAGAGAACAAAATAGAAGAAAAGGTATGAAGCCAATTAATTACTATTTTAATGAAAAGGAAGAACTTAATAAACCGGACACAAATAATGATGAAGAGGAAGATGACGACGATGAAGATAATGAAGTAATGACAATGGACGAACTTGAAACTATTTATCTTGAAAATAAACTAGACGATGACACTATAAACATGAACAGTGATGATGATTCAGATGAAATTAAACCTATTGTCAAAAAAACAAAAAACAAAACCAAAGTCACAGTCAAAGCACCAAAAGCAAAAACAAAAAAAATAAAAGGTGATGGGGTCAGACCCGAGTCACCAACAGTTGACGAAAATGGAAACTTTATTATGTAAGGTATACCAGAATGGTGACTCCGTATACCAGAATGGTGACTCTGTATAAATTTGAATATCTAACGTGCTACAACTTTGTTTATTAATTTATTCATTTATAATATACTAAATTATATGTTAAAAACACATAGAAAGCTTGGACAGGGCTCATATGGTCATATATATCAGATAGATGATGATACTAACCATAATACGTTTAAAAATGTAAAAATAAGCCATACGTTTTTGAACAATGATATATTTTATTTAGAACCAACTTTTATAAAAGAAGTATCTGCTTTGCAAAATTTAAAACATGTGAGTAACATTATAAATATTGGTAACATTATAGTAAATTCCGAAGAAATTGGCTATAAAATGGAGCTTTGTGAAACTGATCTCAAGAAATTTAATGACAAAGAAGAATTATCTGTTTATAATATTAAATGTATTATTTTTCAAATGCTGTGTGCACTTGCTAAATCTCATGAACAATTTATTATTCACCGTGATGTAAGCTCGCCAAATGTTTTAATTAAAACTGATAACACAATATGTTTATGTGACTGGGGCTTGGCAAAGTTTCAATACTGTACCTTATATGATATATACGAAAATGTGCAAACATTATGGTATCGTTCGCCTGAGGTTTGTATGCAAGCCGGATATTATGATGAAAAAATAGATATTTGGAGTGTTGGTATTATATTTTTGGAGCTAATTACTGGACTGACTGGTTATATTTCGGCCCCAAATACTAAAGAATTGGTTAAAACATATATCAAACATTTTGGTAAGCCGTCAAGGGAAAGTTATAAAAATATAGATTCAATACTAAAGTACTTATCTATTAAAGACACTGATATTCAAAAGATAAATTTTACACAACTATGTGAAGATAAACATATGGATAAATCTGCAGCAGATCTTTTAGAAAAACTGTTGTCATATAATCCTGCAACACGAATATCTGCTAATGACGCATTACATCATCCCTATTTTGCGGAATATGTAACTTATATTCCGCAAATAGAAAGTAATATAATATTTAGAATTAATAATGTTGGTTCCGGTTTTTTAAATTTGGAAAATATTAGTTTAAATAAATGGTTTAATAATGACAGTCGTTACGAATTATTTGAAACATTGTGTAAAGCAACTGGTGTTGAATATTTGAGTTTGTCCGAAATATACATTACAATAAGATACATTGATAGGTTCTTGTCAAAACATACTGTATGTGAGCCTGATAAAGACTTGCTAATTGCATGTTGTTTTTTGCTTGCTATGCAGTTACAAGTAAGTTGCAGTTATGAGGGTATGGAAAAAATTAACGATAGTGATGATGAAAGTGATGATGATAATTATTTAAATATGAATACTATTAGTAAAATATTAAATCTTGATTTATCCTCAAGATTTGGAGAACAAAGATTTGTAATATTTTTTAGATATGTATTTGAAGCACTTGATTATAATATTTTTAATAAAACTCCAGTTATGTATTATGAATATTTAAAATCAGAGCTTCCATCAAATTTAAGAACAATGACCAAACAATATATTATTTATGCTGCATGTAATATGTCAGTTATTGACTATACAGATTTGGAAGTATTTAGTTCGTCTATTTATTTAGCATCAATTGAAACTAATTCAGAGATCCCAATTCATATAAAGGATTCATTAAATGTTAATAAACAATTGTGCGTCACTTTGGAGGATATTTATAAAAATAAAAAACTTAGTTGAACTTATGTCAATAAAATTGAAAAACACTTTATTTATCCGAATATTATTAATAAGGTATTATTAATAATAAGTTAAATGACCAGATTTACAGTAACAATTAAAAATTTTATTAAAGCAACAAACAAAGTAAGTAAGCCAAATAGATATGTATATGATACTGAGCCAACACTCTCACATATCATGAGACTCTCAAATGTTAATAAGTTCACAAAAGTAAACAAGTTAAATAATTTGTCAAACAAAACTTATGATAATAGAAGCGCTCTCGCATATATTATGAAACATTATAAAAATTAAAATATTTAGGCCATTCTATTTTTGTTTTGTAAATGTTTGAAGTATTGCGATGATGAATCACTGCTGTAGAATGGCGCGATATTGAATTCACTTGAACCACCACTTTGAGATGTGCTGCTGTATTCATATTGCTTTTTTTGTTTATTTCTATTGTGCTCAGGGGTTAGTGAACTTGATGATGAACTTGATGAGCTTGAGGAAGATGAGAAAGATGATGAGGATGATGAATCATCTAATATTTGACGTGCTAAAGCTTTATCGTCATCTTCTTCTTCTAATTCATCATCAAATTCATCTTCATCGTCTTCATCATCAAAGTCTTCTAATTCTTCGTCTAAATCATCATCATCATCATCATCATCTTCATCATCTTCATTCTTTTTCTTTTTTGGTTTATTTTCCTTTTTTTCTTCATCCTCTTCTTCTCTCTTTAATTTTCTAGCACCTCCATTTTGAAGTGAAGAATAATTTATTGGTTGTGAAGAAGTATCTGATAATTGTTGTACATTATCATCACATGGGCAACCACCACCATTTTGATTTTCCAAAACGGCTTGTCTCAATGCTGCGATTTCTTGCAAATTTGAGTCACTGGTGTCATCTTCATCACCGCCAGCTTGTTGATTTCCCCCATATTGTTGGTCTAAATTTGTTATATCAAATTGTTCATGTCTTTTTCTAACTGGCATTACTCTTAAACGACCACCTCCTGTCATTTTTGGCAGATTTTCAGTTGTCATACCTAATGATGCCATAGTAAGTGTATCAACTTCGCGATCTGCTAATTTTTTTCTTCCAGTTAAGAAAATACTGGCATTTTTAAATTCGTCACCGTTGCTTAATGGCATACCAATATTTTCAGTTGCATGATCCATTCCAAGAGTATCCGAGTATGATTGACCCATGCGTTGGTTCATTTTAAACATGCTGTGAATATTTTTCATTATATCATCACTACAAACTTGTTCATTTTGTGTAGATTGTGTTTGTCCCATTATAATTATATACATATCCTAGAAAATATTTCTATATATCTTTAGTTGTTCGAAATGCATTTTAATTAATTGACCCCTCCATGATGGAATATTCTAATGTTATATTAATATATTATAGATGAATTCGGCTTGGATTATTGTTTTATTATTAATAATTCTTATAATAACAATTTATGTCAGTTTCTCAAATAAAGATTCTGTCTATATAAAATCCGATATAGATGGTGAATATTATTTGGTTAGAGATTTACATGATAAGCAACTAGCTGCCAATATGTTAGCCAAAATTAAAAAAAACATATATCATATAACTGATCATTTATACGCGAACAGAAATACTAATTATAAAGATAAGATATCATGTATAGAACAACTTAATGATAAAATAAGGAATGCTATAATTATTGAAACTAGCTCAGATAGTAAATTCACAAGCTATAGCGTTAATAAAGGCGAACAAATAGTTTTTTGTTTAAGATCAAGAAAAGAAAAAGATATCTTGCATGATTTTAATATACTAATGTACGTTGTCCTTCATGAAATGTCCCACGTAGCATGTAAATCATTTGGACACACAGATGAATTTAAACAAATTTTTGCATTTATTACACACGAGGCGATAAAATTAGGCTTATATACAAAGGTAGAATTTTCACATAACCCAACTGAATATTGCGGAATGACAATTACTGATTCAATAGTATAAATTGATATAGTTTACCATATAGTATTTGTTTTATTAAGTAATAATTATGTTTTATTACTTAATAAATATTCTTAGTATTATATATTAGTAACTATATGGACGATCCAATTAAACTTATTTGGAAATTTAAAAATAATAATAGACGTACACAATACCATATATACGTTTATGTTGGACCAACTGTAGCTAAAGACGTAATGAAAATATTAGATAAAATATCAGAATTATCATTATATGATACTTTAATTACTTTGTCATCGGCCGACATTAAAAAATTAGAAGATACATATGGTACAGAGTGGTATAAAAAATTTTTTAATACTTATCACATTAATAATACAATAAGCTTAGCAAAAGAAACATCTGCTCAAAAGAAAGAATTAGAAGAAAAGCTAGGATCAAAGTGGTTCAAGGAACATATCGAAAGTCATGAATTAGTAGAAAAAAAGTTATTATACAACTATCAATCATTAATTAAAGATGAAAGATCTAGAAAAAATATGAGAAAGGGAAGAACAGTTGCAATTGTTGAAGATGAAACCGATCTCGATTATACAACTCATGTTAAGGATGACATTACAAAATTATTTAATGTTACAAAATCTAAATTAAAGGGTCAGTCTAGACAAAAAATTGACAAAAATGTACAACTTGGTGGCGATTTGCCAGATTCTGATGATGATGATGTTGATATCAGACAAGTCATGAATGAATATGGTAAGGCTGATACCATTATTTCTCCAGAAGAATTAGAAAATACTATTAACTACTCTAACCAAAATTTATTAGTTGGTAATTCATCAGATATATGTATTGACTGCAATAAGACATATGACACTCATGAACGCGTCAATCCTATACAATCCGGAGGTGATGAGGCTGAACAAGGTAACGATAATGATGAAGAATTTGAACAAGGATTGGATAATTCTGAATTATTAAGTGATGAAGAAATTGATTATGATGAAATAGAAGAAATGTATAAAGACGTTGATGTTGCACCAGATGACAATTTAGTCAATACAACATCACTCATCAAAAAAGCACTTAATGATGATAATTTATTCGAAAAACAAAAATCTGCTTTAATTGAATTTGATACATCAAAGGATACCAATATGTACGACGAAAATTTGAAGGATGTATATAAAAAATTCTACATAACACAGCAATATATTTTTATGGATGATACTGTCAAGGCAGTTAAAGAAAAAATTTGCTGTTCACTCAGAAATAATAATAAATTTGACAAGGAATCGCTTTTAGCTCCATCTAGACAATATCTTTGGTCGGAATATTATTATGGAACCAATATTGAAAAAATTATGGTTGGTCAAAAATGGGTACGCAGAAATGAATTATTAAATATAGATGTTGAACCAAATACAAACTTGCGTGTTTATGAAGAATTAAGAGGTAATCTTAAAACATTAAGAGATAATATTAGAAGATACGGTAATAAAATACGTTATGAAAATGACGAAAATAATATTTTATTCGACTACGACGATTATATAACTAACAATGAAATATTTATGATTGATATCTATAATGAATTCGGCAAAGGTTATTCACCAGACAGCGAAGCAATAAAAAATATAATAGATGTTTACCTTAAAGTTTATTTCAACAAAATAAAGGGTGAAGATTTAAAACTTATAATCGAATATTTAACAACAGATCAAAAACCCGAATCAAATAAAATTTCTGTCATTTATGAAACAATTAATAATGATTTAGTCATGGAAAATGAAATTATGAATGTTGTTGAAAATGTAAAAGTTATACCAAATTACAAAACCATTTTCAGAGATAATTATATAACTCAATCTGTTATTCATGTTAATTTAAGACTGGTGGAAGGAACTAAAATAGACTTGTACAGAATTTTCAAGGAATTTGAACCAAATAACCAATATCCATTTATACAATACCAAACTCCTGATGGTCAAATTGTTTTTAGTTTTAGTGAAGGTTCTATTAATGAATACCAAAAAAAGAAAGATAATATGGAAGTATTAAGTAAATGGTTTGAAAATGCACCATATGGTATAAGTTTTAAGGTTAAAATTAACGAAAAAGATAATGACAAGTTCATGGCCATCAACTTAAATGAAAGTGGTAGAATAGAATATAAAACACAATGGAAAGAAGATGATATGGCAACAATTAATGACATCAAGAAAACTTACGCTTATGTCAAGAATTTAATCAAGAAAATTAACGAAGAAAGAAATAGAGTTAAAATAGATATTCCTGATGATTCCGAATTCAAATATGCATTTATTAATACAATTCAAAAGTTCGAATTACCAGAAAATTTCGTAGTAAACCATAATGATTTGTCTGAATTCTCAAGATACTTTTATCCATACGTCGCTTTAGTTATTGAACCAAGAAAACGTCAAGCGAAGGTTCAAAAGGGTGATGATAAAAGTAAATTCGGTACATATCTCCGTTATAAAAGAGTTACTAAATATGAAAATCAAGCACGCCTCGAACAACGTATTATGTACTTTATGAGAAACTATGAATACAGCGATCAAACATTATCTAATGAAATAAGCAAGCAATTTAACATAACCGAGGAAAGAGCAATGGAAGAAATTGAAAAAGTTCGCTCAAGATATCCAAATATTAAAAGATCTCGTAAAATTTTAAAGAAATTAGAAAATATTCCAAAATACAAACCACCAGGAATTGGTATTGATATTCAAGGTAAGCAAAGAGACAAATACAAAATAAGAATTTCTGGTGCACGTGATAAGAAACAACTTGATAGAATAATCTCATTCATGAATATTTTAATTTATTTATATATCGATACATATCTTTACAAAAACCCTGAAAGACAAATATTAAAAGAAAAGCTTAAAAAACTTACAAATATTGCTAAAAGAAGAAGTAAAGTAGATGAAATCGTAAATTATTCAAAAGAAGTTAAAACTGTCAAACAAATGACACATGCAGATAAAAGAAGAATTGGGTTTAAACCAGAAAAAGGACAAAATCAATGGACACGCTCATGTCAAAACAGTGGTAATGATAAGAAAAGACGTCCACAACACTATTTCGAAAACAAAAATATGGGTGAAATGGTTAAGAAAGGTTATGTGCTTAATAAGAAAACAGGAGAATATGAAAGAAAGGTATCAATTAAGGGACGTGGTGGTAAAAAGACAGAAATTCTCCTTAGAACAATCAGACTCCAAGAATTTGACGAAACTGGTGCATCAACTGGTAATGATGTTCATTATGCATGCAGTCCCGATGAAAACGGAGAACATATGTATGTTGGGTTCTTAACAAGAAGTAGTAATCCATTTGGACATTGTATGCCTTGCTGCTTTAAGAAAGATCCTTTAATTTCTAAAAACAAAGAGAAAAGAGAATTCCATTTGAGATGTTTAGGTCAGGCACAAGGAGACAAAACTCAAGAAAATCAAAAAGTTATTGGAGATAGATTGTACATTTTACAAGATACCAATAAAATTCAAGAAGGAAGATTCGGATTTTTGCCAAAATACTTAGATTTTTTCTTTAACAATATGCTCAACAAACAAAGAAAGATTAAACATCACTATTTAGTAAAAACAGAGACAGGTTATTTCTTCAAATATGGTTCCAAACAAGAAGAGTACCAATTTTTAAATTCTATCGGATCACTTCTTGATTTATCATTAAATGATATTAGAGCAAAATTAATTACAGCTCTTGAAAATGATAAAAGCGATCTCATATTTACGGCTATTAATAATGGTGATATTAAAACACAATTCTTAACTAGAGAAAATTACATTGAATTTATAAAATACAATGGCTATTTGGATTTCGAAATATTAAACAATATAATTTCTATTCCTGGTGTTTTAACAAAACATGGATTAAATATTCTTATTTTCCAAAAGAGAACAATTATTATTAAGAAAACATTAGAAAAGGAAAAGACCAAGGAAGATTTTTACCTAACATGCCAAAATAATGAAGACATGCACGCTATTTTTGATAAAAATAGAGAAACAATATTTATGCTCAAAGAAAATAAAAATTATTATCCAGTTGTTATGGTATTAAAAGATAATGAAAACACAAAAAATATGAGTATCAAAAAATTATTTAATTATGAAAATGATCCAATGAATATTGTACACCATGTGTCAGACTTTTATATTAGAAATTGTTTCGGTAATTTCTTAGACGAAATTGTTAACAGCAAAACTGCTTTAACTGCTAAGGAAACATATTATAACTTGGTTAAATTGAATGATAAAAACTATGCACCCAAATATCAAGTTATCGATACCAGAAATAAATGCAAATATTTAATTACTAATAATAATACTATTATTTCAGTAAGACCATCTGGGTCATTGTATAATTTGCAAATTGTTAAAGCAATTGATAAATATATTAGTGAATTCGATGATTTATACAAAAATCTTAATGAAGTTTATACCAAATCGAATAAAAAAATAACAACTAAACCAATCGGAGTTTATTATGATGAGAAAAAGGGATCAAGTGTTAAGGCTATTGCAATTATGACAGAAACTCAAGATATCATTCCAATTAAAACTACAGATATCGAATCAAAGAAACTTGAACAATTGAATTTGATCGCTGAAAATAAACCATTATACGATAAAATAGATAAGGAAATATTAAAAGGTAAAGAGAACTATGTCCTTGATAAACGTATTAATGAAATTAATTATGATAAATATTACAATGAAAGCTATGAATTGTTTAGACTAGAATTTAGCGACTACATCAATAGACAAGAAAATATAACATTAAAGGCCAGACTAGAACAAATTATTTCAGATAATAAACTTGAAAAAAGACAAAAGGTTGATAAAATTCGTTTGATGCTTTATAGATTAATTGATCGTGATTTATATGATAGATATAAAAAGGGATTATATCTTGATAAAGATTTAATGGATGAAATTATTGTCAACGATCATGAAGGCGAAGATGAAGTACAAGATGGAGGTGCAAAATATGATAAATTGTTGCATGTCACTACAAAAGTTCCAGATTTATCCCATTATCAAGTTAATAACGATCGCGGCTCATGCAAAATACATGAAAATAAAGACCAATGCGCAACAAGTACACATTGTAAATGGGTATATAATGGTTGCTATATGTCAATCACAAAAGGAATGGCGGTAACATTTGTCACAAAAATTAGTGAGGAACTTTCATCAAATGATTTGAAAGCATTTGAAATCATGCGTGTTGGTAACTACTTTGTTTCAGATATTGTTGATTACAATAAATTTACAGAAAGACAAGGACAAAAAATAGTAAGAAGTAGTAGTAATGCTATAAAGAAAGTATTATTTGATTTGTTTGGTAAAGATAATATCCCAAAAATTGGTAAGAGACGTGGTATTAAAAGTGCCGATATTAACTATCAACAAGTAAATTTAGAACATCCACTTCGCGATATGAAAGATTTGTATGTCCAAGATGTAATTGAAAATAACCTAAGTATATTTAGAACATATGTAAATGGTTATTATTGGATCAAACATTCTTTCTATGATTCAAATACAAGGAATTTAGGATATTATGGTTTATTACAAACAGATTTAGCAAATTATTTCAAGAGTATGGTTATTGATTGGTTACAAGATAGTAAAAATAAAAAAACAGTTCTTGCCGATATTCCAGATTTTATTGAGTCTAAACGATCATCTAAAGATATAATTCACGATTTTATTGTAAAATTGGCAGATGATGTATTCACATTAACAAATTGCATTGTAGAATTATACATTTTAAATAAAGTACAAAATATACCAATTGTAGTTTACAATGATGATAATGCCCTTATTTATATCTTTGATAATGGACTAGTTTACCATCATTTAAGATCCAATAATATCTCAAAGAAAGAAATCGAAAAATATACTGCAGTTGGAAAAAGAATAAAGAACATAAATATGAGATTTAGCTTTATTACAAATGGATCTATACCAGATGAATTGGAAATACTTTATTACAAAGAATAATTACGTTTAATCACTGATATTTTTATCACTCATATATAAGAAATTTTTCATCACTCAGATATAAGATATTTTTCATCTTTAATTATATGAAGATGAAAGAAAAGAGTTCTAAAACCAATCAATTATTAAAAGAATTGGTAGATAAACAACTCAAGTCTATACAATCAAACAAACGTCTACAATTTAATGATCTAAAAAGAATATCGAAATATGTTGATACATCCATTTTCGACTCAAATGTATGTGCGATGTGGAATGGTTATATTACCAATATTAATAACGCCGCAAAAGGAACATACATTAATTTTTATTTTAGACAAAATAAAGTTACTCTTCATCGCTTACTTTATTCTAACTTTGTTGGAGAATTGTCAGAAAATGAATATTTAAAGTTCAATTGCTCAAATAAAGGAAAATGTTGCAATATTCATCACATGACAAAATTTAAATACAATACTACAGATGTTGAAAATGATAAAATACAAGAAAAGAAAGTAGCTAACGTACAACAAGAGAAAATAAAAAATAAAGAAAATAATATGGAAATTATTGATTTCAATTTGAACTTTGATTAAATTTTTTATTTAAGTATAATATACTAAATATTATGGCAAAAAATGAAAAATATTTGGAATTATTAATGAAAAATTATCCACTAGTAACCGATATTCCTAAAAAAAAATTACTTAAAAAACAAACTGGAGGCAGTGGTAATGGTAACGGTAACGGTGATGAAACAGATTTTCCTATTGGAGGATTCCCACCTATTTTTAATTGTGAAAATGCTATAATTATAGCATTTGAAGAATCTAATAAAAATAGAGAATATAGTACACATAAAACATCAGTTTCAATTAGTGAAATAATGACAAAAAGAAGAAACAATGATTTTTTTACTCTTTAAATTTATTATAAAACCTTTTTTATATTGATATAAAAATAAATTATATATCAATATTAATACAAATGGCTCAACCTGTAGCTCTAGTAGCCGATGCCCTAGAATATTATGATATTAACTCCGAAAAATATTCAAATTTCTTCAAGTCAATACATTATATTAAGTTCGAAGAATCGTCTTCTGATCTACATAATAATTTATATATGTATGACTCCAATAAAAATTTATTGTTCAAATCTAGATACGAAGTACTCGGACTTTATGCTAGCGCATCTAAAACATGGACATGGGCATGGTCCATCCCTTATTATAAACGAAACAATACATTAATTTCTAAGAAAATACTCAACTATGGTATTGATTTAGATCCAACTTATAAATTCCTTAAAACAGAACTTGTTACATCTAGATTTAGGATTAATGATGCCATACAATTAGATATACATGTGGCAATTGCTTCATATTTATCTAAACAACCATTCGTTTATAAATATACCGTATATTCAAGCAGTGATGTGTATACTGAAAGCGAAGATAAATTATTTAATATAAAAGATAATAAGCCAACTGATACATATTCAACATATTATATGTTTTTATTAGACCAGTTACCAACAGATATTTATAAAAATGGATTATAAGATAGATCCATTTGGTTATCAATGACCACTTTATATTCTTTATTAATTACTGGAACAGTTACCATTTCTCCTCCATATAGTTCTCTCTTTTGTTTTTCCAGTGGCAATTTCATTTCATTACCACCCATATTTGCTATAACATAATAGTCATAATTGTTGCTTCCAGGATATTTTTGTCTACCAAATAAATTTAGTATTTTAATCGAATCACTATTTTGCAATGTTTCGTCTAATAAATAACCTTGCTTTGAATAAGTATCTGGGTAGCCTCGAGTTGGCACATTAAAATGAGGACTTGTAACTATGTTGTCCATTATATATCTAGGTGGTCTTCTTCTTGGTTCAGATAATGGATCTGCAAGAGTTCTGTAATCATATTCAGTTACTGGATCAGATACTACTGGAACATCAACTTGCTTTATTTTTACATTGATGTTTTGTTGTTTAGGTTCATCTGATTTAACAATCGGACATGGCGCACATGGAGCACATGTTTCTGGATTTTTATTATCCTTAAGCTCGTCAAGTTGCTTTTGTTGTAGATAATGATTATATATTGCTAATCCCGATACTACTAATAGCATCATTAACAAAAATGTTCTATCAAAACAAACTGTTGTCATATATATTCAACAAGATAAAAAATTATATTCTTCTTTTTTATCTTACTATTATATAACTCCATATGTCACAAGAATTATTATCATTATTTTTAGGTATGATTATCGCCTTTATATTATTTTATTTTATAAAGCCAAATGATGTCTATCGTGGGCCAAATTCAAATATAATCAGAAAAATAATTTATGAAAAAGATGGAAAGTGCTATAAACTGCATCCAATTGTACATATTTGCACCATACATTAATTTATTATAACATATACTAATATATATGGTACTTGTTTGTCATATTGTTGGCTTAAATAATCTAATAAAACCAAACTTTATCCGATATATTGATACTATCAATAAGTCACAAGATATAATAATAAAAGATCTTGATCAAATAGCAAAAAATTTATTTGGAGATCAAGAACTTAATAAGCTTAATGAAAAATTAAATAAGGCAACACAAAAAGAAAAACAAGGTATACAAAATTCTATACATACTAAATGGAAAATATTATTTGCACAAAAAACCGCAAATATAATTAAATTATATTCAAATAAATATCTAATTTTTATAGGATTATCTACATATTACAAAAATCTTAAAATAAATATTAATATTCCGACAAAAGTAAAATTATTCGTAAATATTAATCCTGGAACAAATGCTAAACAGATTGTCCGATATAATTTACAAAAATATCTAAATTTTGTAATTAATGGAACATTTCCATTAGAATATCTGGATCATAAATTTATTAAAAAACAAAGAGAACTTTTGAAAAACACATATGTTAATTATGGTTATACAGAAAGATCGTTTGATAGCATTAAAAAAATAATTAATATGTTTGTTGTTAAAACAAATGAGCAAGATGTTTATTTCGCTTCAAATGTTAGATATGATAATGTGATTAATAAAAATACTTCTAAATTATTAGAATTAAGAAAAATAATGAATACATCAACAAATGACAAATTAACAGCATATTCTGATAAGTGGCTGGCTCTTGTCACCTGCATTAATACTAAAAATAAAATAGCCAAGGGATTCTCAGAAAAAGGTACTGATAAGGTTCCATATATAAAAGAACTCGTTTCTGGAGCATTTGATGACTTGCATACTCATTGCTATTTATATTCAATTAATAACTCCGAATTTAATAGAAGTGGATATAAATATACTACGGAAAAATTAGTAAATATTCGCCAAAGGGAATACATCGCAGATATTCTTGATGAACTTGTGAAATTAAATGTTATTTTAATAAAAAAAGTATAGTACGTTACAATCAATTTCTAATTATCTAAATTTATTTTATATGACATCCTCATTTAAAATAGCAATTATTAAACCAAATAAATTCCAGTTGGCAGAATCAGATTTATGTTTCGCAAGATTGAATACCGATAGATTACATTCAGAATTGGAAAAATATATACAAATAACTGAGGTTGACGGTCAAGAAGATATGATTAACAAAATTGTCGAACATTTGGAGTTAACACCAGAAATTTTGGCCTATACTGATCCATGTTTTGATACTTGTGATTATAGTTATAAAATTTGCTATACCATGGAAAACAGAACTGAAAATAACCTCAATGGTATTGCAACTTATTTATTAGGAGAAAATATAGCTATTTGTGGAACTGCTATTGTAATTAAAACTTATATCAACTCTGATAACACATGCGCTTCTAAATCATTGTCACTCGATGAAACTATTGATGTATTAGCTTCTAAATTTATTCATAAAGGTATTGTTATTACACCTTCTGGCTCGGTTGATGAAACTAAATACATATATAATCCAGTTGATTGGATTTCACCAAGTGATATAACAAATATTATTAACTATGAAGTTTCCATCTTAGATAAAGTTCTTATGATATTTATTGAGTTAAATCCTAGAGATAATAAAATCAACGAAAAAGCTTCTGTATTACATGGAACAAGTGCTATTAATGGAAGGGTAGTACTTGGACTCAAACAGTCATCTGATAACCAACATTACCAATATATTGATCTTGATAAGACAACATTGGATAAACTCGTACAAGTATTTAGCAATGAAAATCAAACAAGAACAATGACTTCCGATGAAGATGTTAATGATAAAGTAGTTGATAACCAAAAATATATTAATAATTTTTATAGAATTATCCATAATAGATTTTTAAAATTAAATAATGACGCAATTCCATCTGTTTTTAATAATATTAAAGATTCCCAATCACTTAATAGTTTAACTCTTGCTAAAAAAACTGCTGACAAATAGATTTATAATTTTATACTTTACTAATATAAGATGAATAACGATTCATTTAATGAAAATAATTTAAATGGGTTTAATCAAAATACAGGATTACCACCACAAATGACTCCCCAATTGTTACAACAATTACAAATTATGCAACAGTTGCAACAAGCAGCACAACTACAACAACAAAATCAATACATTGGTGAAACAGGGGGAACATCCATTGCTGCTTTAAGAAATAAACAAATCATAAACCAACCTCAACAGCCACAACAAGCAGATTATCATATTAATAATAAAATCGAAACACATCAACAACAAAAAGATATGGCATATTTAGTTTCTGATATTAATAAATCACTTGATAATTTATCACCATCTAGTAAAATAGATTCTGAAATCGACACTGACACAGAATCAACTGAAATTGAAGAGGTAAATGAATCCAAAAAGAATTTATCAACATACTTTCCTGATTCAGTTAAAGAAATTGTTTTATTAGTAATTTTGTATGTAACATTATCTTCTGAATTTGTAAAAGGTAATGTTGGTAAATACATAAAATATATTAATCCAAGACAAGATGGAACTATTTCAATGATCGGAATATTAATTTATGGAATAATGCTAGCATCTGTTTTTGCATTAAGTAAAAGAATATTATTAAAGTAAGCCAAAAAGCTTTTTTAATAATATTAAATCTTTTATTTGAGATTTTATTTTTGATTTATCTAATATAAAATTTACACATATGCGTCGATCAATTCCATTTTTTATGAAATCAATGCTAATATCATTGATTGTATATCTATTAATTTCCTCATCACTTTCATCATGGTACTTAGACAGTATTGGAAATTGATTGCTTTGAATATCTTTTATTTGCCATATGCATAATAAACCATTATTTGTTTCAGTTAATATATTTGTTTTTACATTATATAATATATCGCTGTTTACAATCATTGTCATATCTCTGTAACGATAAGTTTTTACATGCATGTTTGTAACATTATATTTGCTAAATTTCTTTTCAAATGTATCAAATTCAGAAATATTTGTGCCTATATTACCATATTCGCCTTTTATTTCGCTAGTCGGATACCATTCTAGAAAGAAACCATCGTATTTTTCGATATAAGACTCGAAACTCATTTTTAATTTAATGTACTTAATTATATATATTTGCTGTTTTTTTAAATATCAATTTTTCATACCAGCATGGTTGTCCCACATAACCCAAAAAATTGAAAAATTATTCAGTTAATCTATAAATATACATATATTATATCCAATTACTATACAAAATGTGTGATTTTCAAAAAACGGAAATAAGTGCATCGACTTTCGATGTGTTCGGAAAAAAACAATTTTCGTCTCCATCAATGCCACAAAATATTTTTAATGGACTTAATATTTCCAATAATTTAGAACAAGACTTCCTTAACTTATGTAAGGATATACTAAATGGAAATAAAACGGCAAATCAAATATTAATTACTAGACTTGTTACCTCTCTTTCTCAAGTTAATAACAATATTATTACAAATATATTGATTGATGCATTTAAACATGTTTCAGAAAATTTTTATAATTATATTCAAGAAATGTTTAATAGTAACACGTTTACATTTTCTGCATTCCTTGAAAGATATCAACAACTTTACAACAATACTATGCTTCTTAAAAAATCACTTTACTTTTTTGAGTCAAATATCTTTTTAGATAACAATGAAAAAAATAAATATTCGTACATTATATTGATCAAAAATTATGTATTATATGACACTATAATTAATAGAAAATACGCATTTAATGGTAAAAGCCTTTATTTGTATGAAGTTTTATCTTCGTTTGTTAATGACACAACTGATTTTACACATATTATTGCACTATTTAAAATATTCCAATTTTATAACAAGTTGAGCTTTACAGTTAAACAAAATCGTGAAAAGTACTTTAATATGGCTTTAGCTGAAAAATTCAGCATCTCATCAACAGGTATTGGACAGAAATTTATCACAACAATTATGACACAAATAGATTCGCTTATAATTGAAGTTTCCAAAACTACAGATACTAACAAAGCAGCAACAATGCTGGCAAGTATTAGAGATGCTATAACAATGGGTCTTGCACTCACTGATAAGGTTACTTTTTTGGTTACATATAGAAAGCATCTAACTCAACGATTGCTTACACAACAATCAGATGCCGATATTGAACTCGAACTTCTAAAAACTTCTATCAATTACAAAGATGATCCAGAAATTTATACAAAAATGAAATACCAAATTTCGGATATTAGTATTGGAAAACAACATTATGAATATTACAAAACTCTTGATGTACGACCAAAACCAAATTCAGAATACTCAAAAATAGATTTTACCACACTTAAACGCGATGTATGCAAATTTACAACTCTTCGATCATATGCATGGGATGATGTAATTACAAAAACAGCACAAGCATCTATGCAACTACCGACTGAACTTCGCATATATATTGATATTTTCTTGGGATATTATTCACAACGATTTGACGATAGAAAACTTGCGTATAACCATGATACCAGTAGCGGAATTATTAAAGTAGAAATAAATGGAAAAACATATGAGCTACTAATGACATTATCACAATTGGCAGTTTTCTCCGCAATCAACACAAACATTTCTATTAGTGCTATGGAATTGCAAAATAAATTAAATATTCCATTACCTAAATTAGGACCAATTCTTAATAGTCTTATTATTATTAAATTAGTACATCGTAATAATGGACCAGCTAATGATCCAAATGTTTCACTAGTTATTAATAGACAATTTACACACCCAGATAATAAACTATCTTTAATCGGAATATACAATAAATTGCTTTCAATGCCAACTTCAAAAGTTCCCGCAGGAGTTAACGAAACAGTTGCAAAAGCTAAATTACTCGCAATTATGCATAGCAAGAAGGAAGCTAGTTTAATTGAAATAAAGAAAGAACTTGACAGTAAGCTCAATACCACATTGCCAGATGGGTTTATTACCTATTTACTTGACCACTTTATTAAAGCAAATAGAATCACACAAAATAATGATACATATTCATTCGTTCAAACAAAAACAACCGATAGCGACTCAGATTCTGACGACTAAAAAAGTTGATTTTTTATTTATATAATCCACAATAGATAAGATATTATAGTATATTTTATAGTAAAATGTCTTTACTTCTTAACGATAATAACGACCTTGACTTTGGTATCATCGATGACGATCTTTCCGTTAAAATAGCTACTGATGGTGAAAATCATGTAATTATGAAAGAGGGCGAATGCGAAAATCCATTTTTTGTTGGCCTTCATGAAATACCGCTCAATAAATTAAACGAAAAAACACTATATTCGACTTATAAACGAGCATTTGTACTTTGTATGCGTGACTCTTTTAACAATGAAGAAGATGCCAGAAATATTTTTAAATTCATTACTACTAACGATGAACTTAAAAATCTTGGTAATTTTTTCACTTTGGTTCATGTATCAAAAAATTTACTTAAAAATAATATGCATTATAATCAAGCTGTAATTGTTAAAAAAAATTATCTTGAACCGTTTAATCACAGTGGTATTGATCTTGAACAAGACGAAATAGTTATACCACTATATGAACTTAGGGAAAAATATGCAAAACTTTATTCAGCCTTATATGAGTCACAATACAGTTTAAATAAATTGGGGGATGCTATATCATTGACAAACTTTTATAACACAAACTATAAAACTCCAGTTATTAAACAACTAAGTCAAATGATTCTTAATATTAAGGAAGCTGATTTTTGGACTAATAAGTACAATTGCTCAATTAATATGACCGATATTTTCAATAAAAGAAGTTTTCAATATAAAGAAGCAAATGATGCAGGTGTTAAAGCATCAACGGTGGCTAAAGGTAATTTGTCTAAAGATCAAGACGTACTCAACGTCATTAATAAACTCAGCAAACTTAGTCCAAGAAAGTCAGACTATTTAGATCATATCTACAAGCCAGACTCATATACTGACCTAGCTAGCTTACTACAAAATTCAAAAAATAGAACGTACTATGCTATTACAGACAGTGATAAATTAAACATAACAAAAGAACAAGTAACAGAATTAATGTTAAACACAACCGACGATAAATTATTATACGATATGTTTAATACTTTACTTGTTTCTAAAGATTATTGTCATATGGTACTCAATAACAATCGAGTACTTACTAAAATGTCACCAATGATTGCAAAATATAAACCGCTTTACAAATATCTTTTTGGATACCCATGGCTATCCTTCTGTATTGAAGCAGATTTGTTCAAAACTAAGGCCACAAAAACAAGCAGATTCGTATTCGATATTGACACAGCAAGTAAATTACCTTCTTTCCCTTTTTCACCTGATGACTTGTTTCAAAATCCTTACTTATCTTTACCTGTAGCTGAGAAATCACTAAACGGAAAGAACAATTTGCTTTCACTTTACATGGGAAATGCAAATAGCGGTTTTGAAATATGCACACTCGATGAATTTAGATGGAGATTTAATGTGTTTACGACTAATAACCCAAATAAAAATATACTCGATGGGATTAATTGGGACTGTTTTGCAATTTCTGGAAGTATTATTCCGGCATGCTCACAAAGAAATCCACCACTTTTAGAATTGGTTGTTCCACAAAACAATACACTTTCCGAAGCAGAAAAATGGTCAACTTACTTTAACCATTATTATGCCGATTCAGATATTGATCTCATGTGCAATAAATCATCTGTTTTCGAATTTATGGATGAAGTTCAAAATACACGTACAACTATTAACAAACAGTTAGGCACAGAAAATTCTTCAAATAATGCATTAACGGTTGAGCCAATCAAAACATTGTCTATAATTGTTAATGGTTCATATCTCGCAGATAAATTAGAAGAAATTAAAGATTATATTAATAAACCTGAATGGAAGGTGGATGATATTATTAAAAATATCTCATCGAATGAGGTTAAGGAATATTTTTATGAATTATATACAAACGCTAAATTTAAAACTAATCGAACACATAGAAAAACTTATGGTGAAAAATGCAAATTGAATCCACTATATGAAGACTTCTTTAAAGTAATTTCAATTGATGAAATGAATATAAAACTCGTGACATATGAACTTGATAAAGAACAAGTTGTTACACAAGATAGCGACGTATGTTACTATGCAAGCGATTTTAAACAAGAGGTGGCTGTAGGAAGAAATTTCCTAATGCTTAAAATATCAGAAAATATTAAGTTCAAGCTCAAATCAGCACTTATTGCACATCCTATTGAGGTGTTCAGAGTTAAGGCTGACGATTTCTTCTCAGTAGTTGCAAGATTCCATCTGTCTTGCGTACGAGGTTATTATAATGGAAACAATGTCTATCTTCTACCATCATGCATCACTGCACTTAAAACAGGTATTAATATGGACTATAAATATTTCGCTGGAGTTAGAGATCCAATCGATATACTTAATAAATATAGACGCCGTGGGTTTGGTACATTATTAAATGAAAACGAAAAGCAGCACTATGCTGTTTACAATCATGATATCCAAAAGCCTGGAAATCCATTCTATGCGGATATTAAAAATAAAGAAAATGTTATTAAGCTATTCGGAGCCAGAAACATTAACGATGATATGTTTAAACCATTGGTGTTTGATAAAGGTATGCCAAAAAATATTTACAGAGAACTTTCTAAACAATATTTAGTAACCTCGGACAACCTTAAAGAATACTACAAAACTTATCACAATTATGACCATAATGCTTCTGAAATTAATATGTTCAGATTTAAATCCATTGATGAAAATGGTAATATCACTCCACTTAAAAAATGGGTTATCGATGCTTTTTACACATCAACAAATTAATTTATTTATGAGCTATAAGCTTTAATATATACTTGATAATATTCATATATTTGCGATAAGCCGTAAGAGGTGGAACATCTTATATTTTTATATATTTTTTAGTAAATATATTAATTTCAACCGTATATGGTCTTGATTTATAAATTTTATTTGTCAAATTTATAAGACGCTGACCATAATATATAAATTTTACTCAAAAGATTTTACTATTGAGACCTAAATAGATAATAACAGTAATTTACACTTTAACTTTTTGGCTATACAAATAAAGTAAAAAAATCATGTTAAAATTTTACTAATTTTTTATAAAGTATTTTACTATTTTGGTTTTCTAAAAAGTTTAAAATTTTTATATACGCTCCCCCCCCCTCATTAAAATGCGTAAAGCGTAAAATTGGAATGGTATACAGCAGACTAATTAGCAAATAAATTACGCGTATTTAGAATCCCGTTTAAGCTATCTAAAAGAATATATATAGTATATAATATAAATATACATGGTTGAATATAAATGTATCAGATGCGCCAAAATATACAGCAATAAGTTTGATTATAACAGACATGTCAATCGTAAAAATCAATGTGGAATCAAGTTATCGGATGAGTTAAATTCTGATTTACGCAATCTTATAGAATCCAGTGAAGAATCCTCAAAGAATCCAATAGTAACAGATTCAGACGTAAATGCACAGCTTATTCAGGTTTCAAATAAAAATAATTGCACTTATTGCTCTAAACAATTTTCAACAAATAGTAACATGAATAAACATATGAAAAAATGTCCCGAAAAAAATAAACCAGATATCAATAAAGAAGCTATTTTTAATACATTACTTATGAAATTTGAAGAAAAATGTAAGGAATTAGATAACTTTAAAGAAATGTTTTTTAAAATGAATACGAATCCTGATAAAACTATTAACAATATTGATAGGCAACAAATTAACACCACAAATATTGATAAGCAACAAAATATAGATAAACAAATAGTAAATAATAATGTAAAATTAATTGCTTTTGGAAAGGAAGATATGAATTGTATAGCAGATAATATTTGCAAACAAATTCTGTCTAAAGGTTTTCAAAGTGTGCCAAAACTTATTGAACATGTGCATTTTAATAAGGATAAACCAGAATACCATAACGTTTATATACCGAATTATAGAAACAATTTTGCAATGATTTTCAATGGTGATGAGTGGGGTTTAAGCGATAGAGATGAGGTAGTAGCACAACTAAAGGAAGAAAAAACAGAATTTATTAATGCCAAATTTAATGAATTAATTAAAAGTGGAGAGCTTAGTGAGTCAACTATCAAAAAAATTAAGAGATTTTTAAGTGAAAAAGACGAAGATCCAGCTGATACTAACATCAAAAATGATATTAAATTAATGCTTTATAACAAACGTAATATCGTCTTGAACAGTATCAAGAAAACTAAACAAATCCAAAGGTTGGAAGCATAAGTTAAATATAATTTCTTTTATTAAATAAAGGAAATTAGTAATAATAAATAAATGTTTGTTAATTAATTTCTGGTTACAGTACTGTAGCATGTCAAACATGTGATGAATGTAGTCATTGGCTCATCTGCACCCCTGATTTGTAATTGTGTAATCTTGGCTTTTCTGTCACCACAGTTTCCACATTGTTCAATATCAGTTGTAGCCATATTGTTAGCCATTTCCTCACATTTTCTCTTTTTATTCAAGCATGATAACCATCTTTCTGGATGCAATTGAGATGGTGAAAGGAATGCTACAATTTGTGGATCAATCTGATTTTTTTGCAATGATGGAAATAGCGTTTTATTTTGAATGAATTTATTTTCAGTATCCAAATTACCAAGTATATCATTAAACTTGTCTGTATACGTGTTTTCAACAAAATGATCTGCTAAACTATTTATTGTGACATGTGTCAGGGAATACTCAAATATACCTAACTCTAATTTTAAAGCTTTGTGAATATTATTAAATAGATTACTTAGTTTTACTACGTGTTCGGCTCTATCTATCAATCCTTCAGCCATATTTATAAGTCTCAAGCTGACATCTTTACTGTTGCCAGTCATGAAATCATATCTGTTTGCCAATAGATTAGCTATAGTTTTATTATAATCGAATGTTTTAATATCAAAGGCATTTAGAGATTCCATATTTAATGTATTATACTTACTCGTTATCTCTTTATAGTCATTTACATTTTTAGTAGCTACCGATTCCATTAATAAATATTTATTACTATAAAACAAATAAATATTATGGTGAATGTTAAATTATCAATTTTTTCGCATTATATAATATAACGATTTATGGCACTCTATAAAGATTCTGATAAATTACTAATGGATGAAAATGTTAGTAAACTACTTGATGAAGTTAAAAGAAAAAAACTTATCCAATTAGAACCAAGACGCGATGAAGTCGAACAAGTTACTAATGTTATACTTTCATATATAAGACAAAATAAACGTAAAGCTTATGGTGGCTTTGCATTGAATATACTTGTTAAGGATCGTAACATTAACGATGCTATTTATAGCGATTTAGACATACCAGATATAGATTTTTATTCTCCTGAACCAATGAAAGATCTCATCTCATTATGTAATTTACTACATGCTAAAAAATTCAAAGACGTACAGGGAAAAGAAGCTATGCATAAGGAAACATACACAATTTTTGTTAATAATCAGCTTTATTGTGATATTTCATATGTACCTAGAAACATCTACAATAGAATGCCCTTTAGAGAACTTAATGGTTTACATATAATCCATCCAAATTTTATGACTATCGATTATTTACGTATGTTTACAGATCCATTAATTAGCTGGCAACAACGTATAGAAAAAGCATTTAAGAGATTTAATTTATTACAAAAGTACTATCCAATACCTAAAACAGATTCTCCTATTAAATTTAATCCACATGAGGGTTCTTTGAAAAAATTAATGGACGATATTCAAAAATTTATTGTTGGAAAAAGTACTTTAATCACTGTAGGATTTTACGCTTATAACCATTTTTTAAACGAAAGTGGTATACTTGATAGTAAAGTAAAATCTCATGAAAAATACTCCCTATTAGAAGTACCATGTTATGAAATTATATCAACCAGATTTCGTGAAGATGCACTTGAACTTGTTAATGAATTGAAAACTAATCACCTCGAATTAACAGATAAAATTCATGTAGTTGAACACTATCCTTTCTTCCAATTTATCGGTCATTCAGCATATATTTATTTTGAAGACAAATTGATTGCTAAAATTTACCATCACAATAAAAAATGCTTACCATTTCAAAGTGTACCAGCTCATCAATTCCGTAATAAACAACTTATTAAATCAAATGAAAAAGTACAAATAGGTTCATTCTCTGTTACCCTCATGTTTATACTTATGGTTATTATGCAAACACGCACACTTCCAGATGACGGAACTAAAGAATTATACCATGTAGTTGCTACACATTTATTGGAATTTAGAAACTATTTTTTTGAAAGAACAAAGAAACATTTCCTCGACAAAACATTATTCCAAGATTTCATTGTCGAGTGCGTTGGAGAAACAATAACTGCTGATCGCGAAAAAAGTTTACTTATTGCAAGTAGAAAGAAAAAAATGAAGAAATATAACTTTGCATATAGACCAGCTGACAAAATAATGACAGAAATACCAAATTACATGTTTGCAAACTCTTCCGGCGGACCTGTACAAAATACTAGAAATCTTAAATTAACTGTTGAAGAACCTGAAGATGATATAGAAGGAGATATTGGAGATGATGATGAGAATGAACAACCATCCGTAGAAATAAAACCTGTAATACCAAGAACTAACCTAAAAGGGGCAGTAAAACCAGATGAATCCAGACAACCTGAAAAAAATCAAGATGAAAAAAATCAAGATACTAATAGAAAAGCAAATAATAAAAATAGAAAGAAATAAATAACACTAATATAATTTATTTTAATTGTAATGTATAAAAAAATAGATTTTTACAAATTTATTTTTTAAATGATGATATTATAATGGAGAATCTTAATATTTTTGGATTAATGCACATGATTGAAAATCCTACATGGCCTCCACGCAATGGAGATATAATCGTTGTTAAAAGTCCTCATTACCAAAATTTATTCGTCGGTAAAGTATTAAATACTGTGTGGAATAATAGCGCTTCTGCAATACTTTTACTCAATAATAAAGAATACATAGAATCAGCAATATCAGAAAAAGAACTTCATATAATTTCACCTTCACTAACATCATCGAAAGGATTGTTTTTGGTAATGCCAACTTACGCATGGAAATATGTTGACGATAATATGATGAGTTTATTAATTAATGCCAAATCACCTAATGTCACTGTTGATGTTAACAATAGTGTCCAGACAAAATATGACACTTATGTTAAGACCATAAATCCAAATGATAAACTCGTTCATGGTGACAAGCCAGCAATAGTATCAACTGGTGATAATGGTGAGCGTTTATCTGTCAATCCACCTATCAGCCAAAATGATTTGGCTAATGAAGCTATCTATACAGACCCAACAAAAGATAAAGGAACATCATGTAAAACAGATGATAGCTTTAAGGAACATAGTTTATTAGATGATAAAGGCGATCTAGATTTAAATGATTTGATGAGAGAAAAGGAAGTGAATACAGTGTTGCAAGATGTAGCAAATCCTTTTACTCCTCCTGAAGATTTTGTTAGAAAAATATTACTTGAGAAATTAGATCCAAAAAACTCAACAGTAATTACTGAAGAAGAACAAAAAATAATAGTTAATAAAACAGTTGCTGTTCGTAATATGATTTCTTCTAAAGAAGATGAAATTAATGAAGGCAAAAAAATTATTGCATGGCTAATGGAAAATATTGTTGATAAAGAAACAGATGGTAATAAAGTTTTCGGAGATATGAAAATGAGCATATTTAATGGTTACGTTCATATTGCCAGAAAAGGTATTGCGGTTGAAGATACAGTTACTAAGGATTTAATACATGATTTGCAACATTTCACATGGCAATATGGAATACCAATAAACTATGATACTTTGAAATTTACTTTGTTCCAGAATAAACTACAAAGAGAAATGAAAAGAAGCTCAAGTGAACAAAAGGAAGCTGATCAAATATTATCACTAGAATATCTTATTGCTTTACAACCAGAACCAAGATTCCAAATTTGGACCCTTAAAAGATTAATTATGGCATGGTACGCTGATGTTGATTTACAAAATAACATACGCAAAATCAAGGTTTTAATAAACCAATGGAGAGCACGAGCCGACCAAGATTTTAATAAAAAAAATAGCATATTACCATCAATTGTTGTATATCCAAGATATGGTAAGAAAAGCGCAAAAATTGTTATGTCATCCCTCGTAAAATACTTTGCTTTATACCAAAATATTGGATGGTCTTGTAGCACACCAAGTTACTTTGTCAAAATGAATAATTTAATTTGGTACACAAATGGGTCAACTGATCTCAAACTATATTTTAGAGAAGTATTAAAAACTCAAGAAAAACACAAAACAGACCCTAATATAATTGCCAATAAAACATTTGATACTAATTATAGTAAAGTGAATGGAGCAAAAGACCTGATGTTCATGAAATGATAAAAAAATTGATTTGAATATTATATATAGAATTATTACATATATATAATAATATTAATATATGTCCAGATACCTTTCTAGAGAAAATTCCCCCATTGAACTCTCTCCAGCTAATACTGAAAGAATCGATTACGTTTTATATTTATTAAATGAAAATAATAAATATATCACAAAAAAGTTTATTGAAGGTCTACTCAAAACCTATCGTGTTAACTATAAGATTAAAAATTTGCAAACATTTCAACATGCTATGACACACATTTCATATCTCAAACGAGACTATGAAAATGACAAAACACTTAAGAATCTTAAAGAAAAAAATATAGAACCTATTTCCAACCCAAATGATGCAATTCCTTTGCAAACTGTATCATATGAAAGACTTGAATTTTTAGGTGACTCGGTTATTCACCTCGTTTTAGCAGATTATCTGTTTAAAAGATATTTAGATGAAGATGAAGGTTTCATGACACGTCTAAGAACTAAGATCGAAAACGGTCAAACTTTAGCTGAATTAGCTAAAAAAATGAGACTACATGAATATGTTTTAATTGCAAGGAATGTTGAGGCGATTGGAGGCAGAGATAAGAATCAACATATTTTTGAAGATTCGCTTGAAGCATTCGTTGGCGCTTTATGGTTAGATAGTAATTCTGATTTTAGCTTACTCAGATCATTTGTTACTAATCTTATTGAAGATGAGGTCGATATTCCTACTTTGCTTCACAAAGAAACCAACTACAAGGATACACTACTTCAATACTACCACAGAATGAAATGGCCAGATCCACAATATGAACTTATTGAAAAGGTCGGACCAGATAATAAAATTTTTAAAATGTGTGTTAAGGATGCTAATGGCGACATCGCTGGGATAGGTACAGGTAATTCTAAAAAGAAAGGTGAACAAGAAGCTGCATCATCCGCATTATTAAAATTCGGCGTCATACAATTAGATTCAGATGATGAAGACGAAGATGTATATGAAGTTTATGAAAATGAACCACCCTCGTCTAGTCCAAATATGAGTGGATCAGATAGTGAAATTGAAATTATTGATGAAGATAGTGACTAATTTGTTTATTTAAAAAAAATGAATTACTAAATAACTAAGTGCCCCATTTATTTTTGCGTTATAATCTATAACAGACTCTCTGATTCACGCTTTAAAATTCCACAACAAGGATGATCACTAAGTTCATCAAGTCGTGTGTTCGACTGCAAATCTTGTTAACAAGATCAAGAATGTTGATTTAGTCTTAATCAAAGCTTCAAAGATGATGAATATGCCGCAACATATTCAGAACCCTTATAAGCTTACATTCGGGAAACTCGTGAAATGGTGTTTCACCGGTCAATATCCAAAGATCAAACCATCAATTCAATCGTTCATTGATTTGTATAACACGTTTATCTGGATTGACAAACATAACGATGCTCTTCATACTGACGAAATTCCCATTCTGTCAAACCCGCCAATGCTAATTTGCTATTAGTAAGATACCAAACTTTTAGTGTTTAATATCTTATTGTCTGTTATTAATTTTAATTTTATAGGTGTTTTTAAGACCTGAAATATATATTTCTTCGCTAAACCTTCTCTAAGAATAGCTTTGGCTCGACCACCAATAATACACATTTTTCCCTGTGCACTAGTTACATTAAGATTTCCTTTATTTATATTGATCCCAGCAGCGATCAAATCTGATAAGTAAAACCGTTGTACATCAACTGTTTCTTTCCAAACACGTGATATTTTTGAATTATCTAATATTTTTTTATTGTAATCGTATTTTTTGCTAAAAAACAATCCTGATTTGATTCCAACAAAGTAAGCGCGATACTTATATATTGTTACAAATGTTCTGCCAAGATGTTTAGCATTAGTTATACTGATAGTATTTCTACTTTCTTCTTTAGCTTCTCTACATGCGGTAAATGCTGTTGGTGATTTATGTTTCATATCGCTTTTATCAATAGTACCACCTAAATCTTGGTAAAGTCCTCTATGTGATTGGAATAAAATAACTGCTGGTTCTTGTCTACCTTTATGGTTGTTATAATTTTCTACAACAACTAATCCGGCACCATTATACACCTCTCCAGAAGTGCTTATATAAGTAGCTCCACCATCTTGACTATCTGTTATGTCCATATATTTTGCTTTATAAATAAATTATGCTTCAATTGATTCTTCAACTGATTTTGTTTGTTTGGGTTTGACTGGTTTCTTACCTTTGACCTTAACTGTTTTTGTTGGTTCAGGCTTTGTAAGAGCAACTGGTTCAGCTTGTTTAACTTCAACCGGTTTTTCAGCTACTTTTTCTGTAATTTCTTTGGGTTTATCATTGTTCATTTGATCAGCATACTTCCACGTAAATCCATAACCTGATTTCTTTTTACCTTGGCAGCATTTAATGATATGCATTGATGATTTAACGTTGAATGAATCGGCTGCCATTTGCGCGGACGGAAATGTTTTAATAACTTCTCCAGTTTTCATATCGCATTGATTAATAGGTTTTCCTCTAGAATGGGTTATATTTTCTTTATTTGTTGTCCATTGTAAATTTTTGTAATGATTGTTAAGTTTATTTTCATCAAGATGGTTGACATGTGTTTTGTTATCATTATTTTCTATAAATGTTCTTGCAACAATTATATGGACTTTAACTGGCCATTTTTCTTTAGTTGTATTATCGACAAAAACTAAAACATAATATCCTTTATTGTCAACAGATGGTTTTAAATATAGGCCTGTTTTTCTATTTCTTATTTTGCCATGAGTTGAAACTTCATATGTTGAATAATCACGGTCGTTAATTGTTCCTACATTTTTGAATATTTCTCCTTCTTCTATCTTAATTTCTTCTTTAACTCTTTCATTTTTAAATTTCCACGAAAATCCATATGATAGCGCATGTTTCCCATTAATACAATCCATAATATTCACTCGTTTGTATGTTGAATTTTCTTTCCTAATTTCATCAAAATTTTTCCATTCTTTTATTAGCTTTCCATCTTTGTCATATTGTAAAACTGGATCTATAACTTCAGCTTTATGATTATCATGGTAATTTTGACTATTTTGTGATGCTGTTACCCATCTTAAATTTTTATAGTGACTATTTGTTTTATTACCATCAATGTGGTCTACGATTTTCTTATTTACTAAATCGTTATTATCAACAAAATGCTCCGCTACTAATATATGGGTATACCTAAAATGTGCCTTTACACCATCACTGAATTTTACTCGATTATATCCTCCAGTTGTACCATTTTTAAATAATCTGTCATGTGCCTTTGATTTTATATTGCCAAAATTTGACACAGCATATCGTGCTTCAAATCCTTTCACATCTTTCCATATTTCCGTTTCTATTTTTGTTTGCATTATATAGTCAATGTTATAACTCCTTATAGGTGAATCTTTAAATTATTCAATTATTTAGTAAAATGGGGTTATTTGATTGAATTTTCTTTTACTATAATATAATATATAATGTCCGATCGAAATGACAGACAAATTCAAAATAGATATATAGATCCTAAAATAAATGGTCGTCTATTTCCATCATGGGTTCTTGCTAATTTTAAATCATATAAGTTGCCAGAAATTATTAGACAAGATGATGAAGATCCTTGCGCACCAAAAGGATCTCATAAACTTGAATTGAGAAAATATCAAGAATTTTTGGCGAGGTACATGGATTACAAGTCTCCTCATCGCGATATACTCATTTATCACGGATTGGGTGCAGGGAAAACATCGAGCGCTATTAACATTTACAACATGTTGTACTCATACACCCCTGGCTGGAACGTGTTTGTGCTCATCAAAGCCACCCTCAAAGATCATCCATGGATGTCAGATTTAGAGGAATGGTTAAGAGGAGATGAAAAGGAGTACAAAATGAAGAACATTATTTTTGTAAGTTATGATTCTCCGATAGCAGACAAAGCCTTTATGGATGCAGTTAAGAACTCTGATACCTCAAAGCGTTCGATGTATATTATTGATGAAGCGCACAACTTTATCAGAAACGTATATTCGAACATCAGCAGTGGTCAAGGTAAGAGAGCCCAAACAATCTATGATTACATGATCCAAGACAAGAAGGAAAACGAAGGTGTAAGAATTGTATTATTATCAGGTACTCCAGCAATCAACAAACCATACGAGTTAGCACTTATGTTTAATTTATTGAGGCCAGGTTCATTCCCAAAAAGTGAAGCACAATTCAACCAATTATATGTTTCATCATCAGTCTATTCAACAATTAATGAAGCAACAAAAAATATGTTCCAACGTCGTATAATGGGTTTAGTTTCCTACTATATTGGTGCAACACCAGATTATTATGCCTCCAAGAAAACCGAATATATTGACTGTGAAATGTCTCAATACCAAAATGATATTTACACATATTTTGAAGAATTGGAAGAAACAATGGCAAAGAAGAAACGTCAAGGAACATCTGGCGGTTCAGAAACTTATTTATCATACACCAGACAATCATGCAACTTTGTTTTCCCAGCAATTAACCAATGGGTAACAGGTGAAGCAAGACCTCGTCCAAACAAATTCAAAGTATCAGAAAGAGAAGCGCAATTATTGGTAGAAGGTAAGGATAAATTAAAACAAACCAAAGGCTCAGACACAATTATGAACGTTGATAAATATGTAAAAACATTACAGCAATATGTAACAAGCTTTGATGATTTCTTACGTGAAAAGTCAGACCAAGACAAAGGTTCAAACTACACTATTGACGATGATATCAAAAAATATCGTACAACATATAAAAGTAATTATGAGGATTTTTTCAAGAATGAAGCCAAAAAGTCTACATTATTTTTAGCATTACACCAATGTTCAGCAAAAATGATAAATGTAATATTTAACATATTAAAGTCTGCTGGTCCAGTTCTTGTATATTCTAACTATGTATTGATGGAAGGTATTGAAATTTTTAAAATCTATTTGAAATATTTTGGATTTAGTGCATTCAGCGACAAATTAGAAGGAAAAGATGGATTTAGATACATGGAATATCATGGTGGTATTGATCGTGAAGAGCGTTCGAGAAAACTTGTATCATATAACAAAAAGGAGAACATGCATGGTGCAGTATGTAAAATTATTATGATTTCCCCAGCAGGTGCCGAAGGTCTCAGTTTAAGAAATGTCAGACAAGTCCACTTGTTGGAACCATATTGGAATGAAGTCCGTATGGTACAAATGATTGGTCGTGCAGTTCGTCAATGTTCTCATAGAGATTTGCCAATGGAAGAGCGTCATGTAGATGTTTTCAGATATAAATCAGTAAGAAATCCAGAAGGTAAGAAAGGAAATAAATGGACAACAGATCAATTTATTGAAAACATTGCGAGAAGTAAGGATGGTTTAATTCAATCATTTACAGATACAGTAAAGGAAGTTGCAATTGATTGTGAATTAAACAAGAACCACAATATGATGGCACAAGAGTACAAATGTTTCAAATTTGAAGAACCTGCATTATTCGAAGAGCAAATTGGTCCAGCATATAAAGATGATATATACGATGATATGAAGGTCGATAATGGTAGCAACAGTACAAAATCAATAACTGTAAAAGTAAAGGTAATGAAAATAAAAGCAGTAAAACAATTATCCCCAGAAGATGATAAAGGGATAGCAAAATATTCGAGAGAAGAATTTTACTGGTACAATCCTGAAAACCACACAGTATATGATTTTGAACTACACTTTGCGATTGGTAAAGTTGCCACCGATGATGATAATTTGGCAAAGAAAATCAATAAAGATGTTTATATAATAGATAGATTGATTCCAATTCCATTGATAAATGAAAAGTTTGGTGAAAGCAAATAAAGTTGAATTACTAAATGTCGGATTGTATTTACAATATAATGTATAATATTATAACTAAGCGAAGATGGCATGTACAGATTATGCAATTTCGTTGATCGATCCACTGAAGGAGTTTTTGGAAGAAGGAATATGTGACCAAACTGCGATCAAACAAATGAAAAGTTTAGAATACAAGCAATTTGAAGGTATAATTAATATACTTTCAAATCAAACTTCTGTTAATTCAATATCACCAAGTTATTCATTATACAAGATTGATATTCGTGAAAGTAAATTTTCGCATCATCTTGATATCGGTGGTGATTTGCACGGAATGTATCATACTACAATTCAGGCGGACAGTGACTTTATTTTACTACATACACTTTCTATTGATAGTATGATGTTATATATTTCAGAGAATTGTAAAAATAACAAGCGTTATGTGTTTATTCCGGTTGTTTTCACAATGAATGGTACTAATTTTGGCCACCAAACTGCACTAATTTTTGACAGTATCCAGTATAAGGTATTCTTATTTGATCCTAACGGTAGATCAACTTATTTTAATTACATGTTTGTTCACCAGGTGCTAGGTGATCAAAAAAATAAAACACCAGAAGAGCCATTAGATTTGTCAAAGATAGATAAGGATTTGATAAATGAATTGTATATTGAAGGTGATAAATTGATAGATGACATGTTAAGCGGTTATGTTAAATTACTAAATGATATGTTTGATACAAAATATATTTTTGAGTCGTCATACGTTTGGAATCCGAAGAAATTTGCGATTAATCCTCATTTTGCAAACTCTTTAATTGGTAGTGGACATTGTGTAATAACAACTATTTTGATTTTGCATTATCTGCATGTAACGAATATGGATATAACAGATGTGTTTAGTAAATTTGGAAATTTGAATCAAACCGAGCTATTATATTTGATTAATGCCTATACTCTTGGTATTTTTAATATTGTTAAATATATTAAAAAATAAAAAAGATGAAATTTGTTTATTATGCGATATGCTATACAATATATAACGAGTAGAGCATACAAGCTATTATAATCTTAAAATGACTTCTGCGTTTGATGTAGTCTTTGGTGCGCATGTTACAAAACGAGATAGGTTTGAATCTCACTTCACAATAATCGCACATGATTTGACATTAGATAAAACACTAGAGAATCTTAAACATCATCTTAATATAATAGACAAACTATCAGATCGAGTCAAGCGGAACTTTTTGTACGATAGGTTGAATAATTTCAAAACTAATTTAGAAAAACAGCCCATTGAAGGAAAGATAAATTGTATTTTTCTAATTGGAGAAGAAACGGTACAAATAGCTTTAATTATTGAATGGTTGGCTATTTTGAAGGAATTTTCAGTAGACAATTGGATGTTTAAATATGGAGAATATTTTCATATTGATTATTTAAGAAGTTTACTAACGGATCACATATTTGCTGATGTGATATCTGTTAACAATACTAAATTGCAACACTGTCAAGTAAATTCCACTAAACGTAAGGTGATATATTCAGCAGACACCAAGAATGTTGACCTTACGCAATATTTACAGGAAAATGTAAAAACCAAATGTGTTATTCATGGTGTTTCATCCGTTATAAAGAATTTCAAGTCGGATAAGCACATGGTTTATACGCGTGTATTGAAAGACGATGAAATTATGGAAATATTTGAGAAAGCAACATCATTGGAAAACAACAAGGAATTTGAAGAATGGTTAAATAATATGCAAAATCCAAAGCTAACACATAGACTAGTTTTTGGGAAGGATATTCAAAAGAAAATGTCAACACGTGAAATTAAGAAAGTTTACTGTACTGATGATATGAAGAAAAAGATCAAAAGTAAACTTCCAATTGAATTACAAAACTTTGATATTTGTGTTCTAAAAGAATATGAAAGAGGAGATTCTGCAAGTCGACTACAAAATGATTTTGGTGGAATAGTTGGTATAACTTATTATTGATTTATTTAATATTCTGGTATGCGGTTTTTAAAATGTCAACAGCTGATTCTTGCAAACTTTTAACTCTACTTAATTCTTTTGTGCAAGTTTCTTTATCTATCACAACAAGTTCTTTTTCTTGCAACTCTGTTTCTTTTTTATTTAGTTTTACTTCTTTTTCCTTCATAAAATTATCTTTATCTTGTTTCTCTTTCCAATATAAAACGCTAATAACGGCGGCATATATAACGAGTATAATTACTAATATATCGTATAATTGTGTTAACATCTAATATTATAAAATATAATATGTTTACGAAAGCTTAAAAATTGAAATTTCTTTTTATATATAACTTAACTATCATATGAATAATTAATCATAAAATGTCAATAGTATCTTATAAAAATTTATTACAGGAGTTATGTCACAAAAGGAAAATTAATCAGCCTAAATATTCAAGAGAACGAATAGGTGGTCCAGATCATAAGCCATTATGGAGAGTATCATTAAATTTAAATAATGATACGTGGTATGTTACTTGTGATTCGATTCCTAACGGTGAGCAAAGTTTAGCTAAAAATATTTGTGAACAATTCGAGGAAAAAATAGTTGAGGTTTGTAACACTGACTCTGTCAAATCAAATACAAATCCAATTGTATATAACACTCTTGATGAAATACTTGTGTCTATTGAAAAAATCAATACTACATTTATCAAACCATCAAAAGGAATAGTTTTTGTTGATTATGAAAATGTTAATTTAAGTGATAGTGATGTTGCTAAATATTCTAATTATTTGTTCATACTGATATCAGCAAAGAATTGTAACAAACCATTATTTTCAAATTCGAATACATTAAATATTGTTTGTAATTTTATAGGCCGTGATGTTGCGGATACAATGCTGATTTGTTTGAGTGGTATATTGTACGAAAATATGATTGATAAAGAAAAATACATATTTACACGTGACCACTATGGTGATGGTGCTGCTCGTATATTAAATGGTAAACACATTTGTAACTTAAACGAAATATGAAATGTTGAAAATAATAATAAATACTCGAATATCTTATTATAATGTTGGTTTATTTATAAATGTCTATTGATTATACTAAACTACATGATTTTGTGAAGGAAAGTACAAAACATTTTGATGACTCGCACAACTATTCGCATGCATTAGCTGTAACAAATAATGCAAAGAAAATAGCAGTAACATTTGATATTGATTCAGAAGATGAGTTATTAAATTTTGCATCAATGTTACATGATGTTTGTGACCATAAATATCCACAATCGATTTCTAAAGATGCGCTGTATAGTTTTATATTTGATAATATGACATGTAAAACAAAATCTGAGCAAACTATTAAAATAATAAATAATATTTCGTACTCAAAAGAGGCGAAAGGTTTACGTGAACAATTCGATCATCCCTACAATATATATTTGGATATTATATCGGATGCTGATAGACTTGAAGCACTTGGTAAAATTGGGATTGAAAGATGCATTGAATTTACAAAAACATACAATGGTAGAATCCCTGAAGATGTTATACAGCATTGTCATGATAAATTACTAAGATTATTGCCAGATGGTTTTATAAAAACAGAATATGGCAAAGAATTGGCCAAGCCATTGCATCAGGAGATATTGGACTATGTAAATTCCCATTAATTTATTCGTATTTTGTCATAGTATTTATTTCACTTTCTAATACACCAAGTACAAACGAAACATTTATTCCCATTTTTTTATTTAATATTCTTAATGAATCTAATGCTTCTGTAGGTAGGTTAGCAGTGTTATTTTCTAATTGTGAAAATAAAATTTTATTATTATCTTGATCAATAGGTTCAAGTAAATTATTTGAGTCATCATATATTTCCAGTGTCATTCTATCTAAATTTCCAAGAAGTGAATTTGGAAATACTCTTGATGCACAAGTCGACAACCACATTTTTGCATTGTCCCCCATATCTCTATCTGGATATAATATGAAGGAGCAATCGCTTAAATTGTTTGTAGAAAATACGTGATTATTAGTAATCTCTTTAACTTTCAAAACAACATATCTTAGATTTGTTATATCGGTTGTTGTTGCGGTATCAAATATATTTCCTTCTTTAACAACTTTGAATGTTTTTGGTAATATGATAAAGTCGAGTTTTATGTATTTTATATTTTTAAATTTTCTAGATATTACTGGATTAGGAGTGCTATCATATGTAATTCCATTAATTGTTTGTCTAGATGATGGTGCGAATATGACGCTAAATTTGAAGGGATTTTGATATGCTGTTAAAGATCTATCATTACTGTCCATGAATAATTGATATTCTGTAATTGCTTCAGCAAAAACACTTTCGTCAATATTATTATGTAAAGTTTTCTTTGTATTTTTAAAGTCAAATTTATCAATAATAGGTGTATTTTGTTGAAATGATTGATTAAAATTATATGAATTCATCTTCATTTGGTTTAAAAATTGTTGTGATGGTGCATTAAAATTACCAAAGGGGTTTCCATTTGAAGGAAATCTATTAAATTGATCCATTATATATATTATGATACATAAAGAAAAAATGGAAATATACGATACTATAATTTTTGTATTTATAAGAAAATGATTTCCTATTATGTTTATTTTTCTTATATGATGGGTATTGTGTTTATGTTATTTATTAAATTATAAATGCAAATAATATAAGCATGGATAATTATTTCTTTTCAGAGAAAAATATTGATAAATTATATCATCAATTAGAGAGAAATCTTAGAATAAAAGACACCCCTGACTCAAAAAGGGCATTTAAAAAATTATTAGAATCACAAATGAAAACAGTATATAATAAATATGGTGATAGAAGACCGAAAAAGGTTCCAATTCCTGTTTTTATAGATAAATTAAACCAAAAAAGTTTAGATGAATGTGTAAAAGCATGTGAACAAAGAATGGCGGGTAGAAATAATTCACAACCCCAAAAGGGTGACAATGTTTCGAATGCGCGTAGATCTCGTGATGAGGAAACATATGGAGACAGGAAAGTTGGAATGATGCGAAGACCTCAGCAAACACAACAACCAACTCGTAATAGTGGTCTTCCTGGTATGTTAGATGGTGCCGGCATGGGTGGCTTTGCGCCCGTTTCATCTATTAATGGTGGTTATGTTACAGCTACTGGGGAAGCCGGAAATAATATGTTTTTTGGTGGCGGTGAAGAGAAATATTCTGATAAAAAAGGATCAGGTGAAGAACTTGAGCGTAGGATGTTAGAAAGAGCGTCAGAATATGATAACCCCGCAATGAAAGGGGGAATGGGAATGCAAGGAATGGGTGGTATGCAAGGCATGGGAGGAATGGGAGGCATGCAAGGCATGGGAGGAATGAGTGGTATGCAAGGAATGGGCGGCATGCAAGGAATGGGTGGAATGAGCATGCCAGGACTTGGTTTGGAAACAAGAGGTAGACAAAAACCCCCAGAAATTAATTTTGCATTGGATGGAACTGATACTAGAAAAACCCGACAAAAACAAGATGCCATGAACCAATTAAGTGAATTTGGGGATGTTGATCCAAGTATGTTGGCTGCAATGGGGTTAGGTGATTTTGCAGGAATGGGCAACATGGGCAACATGGGAGGAATGGGAAATATGGGAAATATGGGAAATATGGATTTGTCAGGAATGGGCGGCATGGGAGGCATGGCTGGTTTTGGAGGAATGGAAGGCATGGCTGGTTTAGATATGGGTGGAATGGGTGGAATGGGTGACATGAATACCTCGAATAACCATTCTAACAATAAATCTGGTTCTGACACAGTTGATTTTGCTGCAAAAATGAACCAATTGATGAACGACAGAGACTCCATAGACTCGACATTTGGAAATAAGCCACGCGGGGATTTCAATCCAAAAGTATCTCCAGTAGCTCAAAATAAAATGGCAAACATACAAAATAAAAATATTCCAAATTTTGGTAATATGCCTAATTTAGCTAATATGCAAAATATGTTTAATATGCCAAATATGCCAAATATGCCAAATATGCAGAACATTCCTAATATGCAAAATATGCCTAATATGCAGAATATGCCAAATATGCAGAATATGCCTAATATGCAGAATATGCCAAATATGCAGAACATTCCTAATATGCAGAATATGCAAAATATGCAAAATATGCCAAACATACCTAACATGTTTAACGTGCCAAATACCCAAAATACCCCAAATATGCCAACAATGCCAACAATACAGCAAATTTTACAATATCAGCAAATGTTATCTGGCGGGCATAATCCTAATTTAAATACGACAGGAAAGTTAGGGTCATACGATAGTTTACCTTTACAAAACCAAGCGGATGGTTTAAAAAAAGGTGGTATGATGGGTTTAGATCTAATGAAGCTCCAGCAAATGAATTCGAAGCAAATAGGAGAGCTTGTAGACCAAATGAAAAAAAGTATAACGAATGATTCAACGTCTGATCAAAAGCAAGAGCAAGTTGAGCCAGACGACAAACGCAAGTTGGTCGAGATAATAAAACAATTAAAAAAAGACCAACAAGAAAAGGAAAAATCTTTACATAGTAACATAGCAAAGGACATTAAGGCTTCTATTAAGAAGAAACCGTATAAAAAAGTTGTTCGTATAAAGGACGAATTTGACAATGAATTAAGTGATGATTCAAAATTAAATTTATCAGAAAGTGATAGTGATTCGGAACCTAAAAAATCGAAATTAAAACAAACAAAAAAGTCATCATTAAAAAGTAAGTCCGAAATTGTAAATATCAAACCCATTGAAACGACAGAGCCAGAATATTATAATGATTATTTAATAGAATTACCAAAGAAAATAGAAAACATAAAGGCAATTGAGCTTATTGGTCACAAATTTATTTATAAAATAGATGATGGTAAGAATGAATTTGTATTTAGTATAGGAAATGAAGAAAAATGCATTGAAATAGAAGCAGGTGAATATACAATTGATGAAATTATTGAATCAGTTCAAGATGGTTTTGATCAAGAGGAATTAAATCTCCATATTTATTTAAACAAAAATAATTGTACAGTAGTAGAGAACAAAGACAATGATAATTTTGAGTTAGAAAATTCTGAAACAACGATATTAAGTTTACTCGGTTTTGACAAGGAGTTATACAAAAATAAGACAAAATATACATCAGAACGTTCACATGTGTTTGGGTCAAAAATTTATATGTATTTGGATAATATTTCAACAAAGGAACCATTTGGAATATTAAATATGGCTGATTCTGGTGAAACATCGATAAAGAAAGAATTTGCAACTCCAATAAAAAAACTAAATGATATGATTATCAAGTTTAAAACTCATGCAACTGCGGAAAGTAATCCGAAAGACCTATTTGATTTCAAATGCCAACCTCATGAGTTAGTATTCAAATTTGATTATTAAAGCATTGAAATAATTATATCTCAATATAAATATAGAATCATAATGATTGAGAAGATATATTTTGCAACTATTATAATAGTTACACTTGTTGTTTTATATTTATATTTGACAAATGAGAGAAGCCATAAAAGGGAACTTGAAAGAATAGAAACTATTGAAAGAAAATTAGTTCAAAAACAAAGAGATTTAGAACTAATAAGAGCTCGTACGCAAGACTGTCCAATACCTGACTTGAATGATCCGCGTAAATGTTATTTTGATTCTGCGTATAAATGTTCATGGAATGAACTAGCAGATAGATGTGATTTGTCTCATTAAAGTTTGAGGTATTTGAAAAGTTTATCCATTTTATCATCATATTTTTTAGGCATAATGCTAACATGTTTTTGTATGTTATTATTAGTTGGTGGTGTGTGAACAATTAATTGTTCATTTGTTGCCCTTTTATATTTAGATATTAATTTTTTAATATTATTAGACAATTGCGAATTATTAACATCAATTGCGCGATTGTCTTTAGAGTTACTTTCAAGTAATTTAGGATTTGACTTATTACTTTCAATACTTGATGATATATTAACGGGTTTGTCGCTACTATCTAAAAGTATTAAAATTTCATTTTGTCTTATTTTAAGTTGCTTATATTTTTTTTTAAGTTCTTTATCATTTTTAATATTATCGATATTATTTCTAAATTCTGTGAATATTTTATCTTTTTCATGATCATATTTGGCGTTCTCGAGTTTAGTTTTTGTATCTTGTCTGATAAGTTCTACTGTTGTATTAAGTTTATCAAGTTCAGATTTTATACTATGGTATTCGTCAAGTAAATCTTTCTTAGACATTATATTTATATATACATTATTAATGAGAAAAATTAATGTTTATTTTTTATTAACGTTACTAAAATAAACACGTCTGCATTTGTTAATTACATTATCAGGTACCTTGCTATCACATATTTCTTTAAAGGTATCTCCTCTTAACATCCTAACTATAAAATTAATTGAATAAACTCCGCATTCGCTATTCTGGTACTGATGTCTGGTTTTATTATGGTCTGCAATAATATTTTTCTTTTTATAATCATCTGCGAATTTAACAACACGTCTCATAAATTTACGGATACGTGGTTCTGGTGCTGTTCCGTATGAATCGAAAAAATAAACATGTCCTTCCTGAAGGTTAGCAAAAGAAGCTACCCAATGTGATCCAGATTTATAATGTTCATCGAGATTAAAAATGATACCAATTCTATTAATTCCATTTTTTTGTAAATCGGCAAAATTTAGATTTGCAATACCGAGAGATGGTAAATCGTCGAAATCTACTGGAACTGCACCTAAAAATTTAAAATCTTTGTATTTATTTTGGTATTGTGCCATAACGTCATTAATGTTTATGGTATTTAGCCATTCGAATTTTCCCTGTGGTCCGGAAGGTCTAATAATAGTGGTACTCATTTCTTCTTTAATTTTCTTTTCCATATTTTTTGTCCATTTTTGTTTGGTCCAGCATTTTTGATTATCACATACTGGTTTCAATCTATTTTTAAATTCCCTTACAATATATCTTTTATATTTGCTAGGATTTAGGGTTTCAAAGTGTGGATGTAATTTAATTTTACTATTATTTTCCATATTATATGCTTCAGCCATTTCGATTAAAATACGTAATGACATGCAAGATCCATCTTTGAAATCAATTCCTGGTGCACATTTTTTATCTTCGGGATTTTCTGGGCAAATTTCAGTTGAACGAACACTATCAATTTGATCGATCATATATAATCTATAGTTATAAAGAAAAGATAGAAAATGTTTTTATTTATGAGCGTAATGTGAGGTGTTTAATTTCACACTTGTTGCCATCGTTGATGTAATAGATGTAATTTCCCCCTATAACTTCAAAAGCTCCAGCCCACTTTAAATTTTTATCCCAAAGACAGTCAATATTATCGTCTCTGTAATAACTTTTTCCATTATATTCTATTTTTGTCAAAACAGTTTCATTTTGTGGTTTTTTAGTTTTATTCTTAATCATTTGATCAAGAATATAATTTTTATCTTTAGCTAATTCTGGATAAAGTTTACATATGTTATTAACAAATTGTTCGGTTTCATTGATACTCATGTTGAATAAAATAATTTATTAATAAGTGTTTATATGTTAGTAAATAATGATTCAATTTTTTTAGTCAAACATATATGTTTTGAATGAACTACTTTCATTTTTTTGATTTATTTTCCTTTGTATATGTTGTTCCTTTGATATAGTATTTTTGGCCATATCCTCATTAATCTTTCCTTCTAATAATTTAAATTCCTCATTAGTTTTGCAATTATAAATATCTGCAATCATTTTCATAACTTTTGTATTAGTTTTCATTATCATACTGTCGAGATAATCAGTCAGCAACTTCATTTTATTTGGATTACTTCTAAAGAATAGAACGTAGTCCCACATTTTCTTGAGAATTGGTAATTTTTCTGCGAACCATTCTTTTTCACGTTCAATAACCACATTATGTGCTTTGCGTAGTTTCCAGTAAATTACCTTGTCAAAAACTAGTCCTGCATATTTTTTATCATATGGCAAATTAGCTAATGTTTCATTAATCCATAAATCGCATTCTTGTGGAGACATTTCTATTTTGGGCGGGTAAATGAAAGATGCATATTCATAAATAGTTTCCTTATATTTTTCCTCATCAATCTCATCAACATCAAATTCTTCGTTATTTTTAATTATTGTTTTTGTTTTTACTAATTGAGATAAATATTTCATTGGTAATAATTGTATTAAACAACCTTTTTCTTGTCCTTTAATTCCATTTTTAGGTCTAGTTCTAAATGGTTCAGATGCATCTGTATCATCGATAAATTCTTTTCTGTTTTTATAATGCTCTAATTCACATTGCCAAAAGTCGCATTCGTCAAGATCGCAACATTCTAATTGTAATTGTACTTGATCCCAATAATATATTGGACAAATGTGATCTTTAATTGGACCACTTGTTTTAATTTTTCTGGATAGTGGACATTTAATTTCTATCATTCTACCGACATATTTTGTTAAAGATTTTTTATCTAATTTATATTTTCCAACAATACCATCAGGACTTGCACCTAAAAAGTCATATGTTGGATGTCCTACTAATCCGAATTCTTCAACATAAACATTCATTCTATATTCGTAAATCATTGTTGCAATTCTTTCGAATTTTTTTCCATTGTAACATGCTTCTCCTCCATTAAAAGGTGGTTTATTAACTTTTTTCAAAAGAAATTTATATTCTGCCTCATAACTATTATCACCCAAGACGCAACCACCATCACTTGCGGTAATTTTACCATCTCTCATTCTAAACCATCCTTTAGATCGTTGCTCTGGATATTCTATATCAAGTAGTCCATCAAGAACGTCAGATAGTCTTTTTTCTTTGTCTGACAAAACATCGTTGGTTTGTTTGTCATGTATCCATTGCGTACCATATGGTCCATACTCTGGTTGTGTCATTTTGATAGGGGTGAATGGCTTTTCAGCCGTATATATATACATTGGATAATCATCCATGTCATCACTGTCAGCACTTTCAACGTTAAATGCACTTGCGTAAACTTTTTTATTATCAAGTGGTTGTTCTTTTTTAGTTTCGACCACTACTTTCTTTTCAAATACATTTACTTTTTTAGGCAAAGTTTTAGGTAATTCGTTATTTTCTTCGACATTAAAATTGGAAGCATATAATGTTTTACTTGGTTTTTTTTGTTCCAATTGTTTTGCTTCTGGTTTCGTTACAGCTTTATTAGAAGGCTCGTCTTCTTCCACATCAAATGTAGAAGCGTATGTTACTTTACTTGGTTTCTTTTTGATTTCAACCGATTTAGGTTCAGTAGGCTTAGATTCAGTAGATTTAGATTCGACCGATTTAGATCCTTCAACAGGCTTTGGTTCAGTTAGTTTATCTTCGGTTGCTTTTACCTTTTTTTTAACTTTGATAGTTACTTTTGGCTTGGCTAAGCCAATCGAAATTTGTGGTGTATCTGGATTGTTTTTGTTATTACTTATAGAATTATTACTATTATCACCACTTTGCATATGTTTATATTTATATAGCCTTATGTTTATATGTAAAAGAACGAAATATCAATTTTTATAGTTAAAAAAAATTGATTAATAAAACAATAGTGAAAGATTACAATATTTAAACTAATATTTATATATTAACATAATGGATCAACAAAGTGATAAAGCAGCAACCACCGACGTAGCCTTTGCGGTCGCGGGCTCGGTAGATTCTGGCAAAAGTACCTTTGTTGGTGTTTTACTATCTAACAAGCTAGATAATGGTAATGGTTTAACTCGTGCATGCGTTGCAAAACATCCGCATGAAATAAAATCGGGAAAAACTTCTGATGTATCAACACGTACGATACGTTTTGATGACAAAGCAGTTACTCTTATTGATTTGTGTGGACATCAGCAATATTTAAAAACTACAACATTTGGTATAACTGGTCATTTTCCAGATTATGCCTTTGTAATAGTAGCTGCAAATAGAGGTATATTACAAATGACAAAGGAGCATCTTGGTATTTTATTCCATATGCAAGTGCCAGTGGTGATACTAATTACCCGTATTGATATCGCACCTGACGACATTTATGAACAAACTATAACGAAAATCAAAGGTATTTGCAAACTATATAATAAAAAACCAATATTTGTAAATGGTAAGACAGAGAGTTCATTAAGTGAAGAAGATCTGAAATTGAAGGAGGATGCTGCAAAAGTGCAAATGGCAGAATTAGCCAATCAATTAAGAACGTCTCCAAGTGGTCTAGAATCGGATGAACTATCTGGTTCAGAATCGACTCAACCTACTGCATTAATTCCTGTAATTACTATTTCCAACAAAACAGGTTATTTCATTGAACCAGTAAGGGAATTTATTAAGCATGCCCAGCCAAGAAAATTGTGGGATGCATCGGAATTAGACGGATCAGTATTTTATATTGATTCAGTATTTAATCCCCCTGGTATTGGTTTAGTGTTATCTGGTATTGTGAAAGGAAAAACTATAAAAGTAGGCGATACATTATATTTGGGACCCAAGGGTAAAGATTTCGTCCAAGTAAGAGTAAAATCTTTACATAACAATGTCAGAGAACAAGTAAATAGTCTTTCAGATCATCAAAGAGGATGTATTGCAATTGCAACACTTGACAAGAAAGCTGATCTTACACGTGAAAGCATACAAAAGGGTATGATTGTTGTAAGCAACGAGAAAAATGTTAAAAATATATGCTACAGATTTAAAGCAAGAATTGAAGTTTTACATCATCCTGCTACTATTACAAATAATTATTCTCCAATGTTACATATTGGTCCAATTCGACAAACTGCTAGAATGGTAATAAATAAAGAGGATAATGAAGGGAAGGATTCTTTTGCTGCTAAAGATATAGCGGTCGTAACATTCAAATTCAAATATAAACCTGAATTTATGGAAATTGGTTCTACATTCTTTTTCAGAGAAGGTACAACCCGTGGTGTCGGAAAAGTAACAAGTGTTGTTTCAATCCAAGAGGATACTGATCCGAATCCGGATCCAATCAAAACACGTTATTTCCGTAATCGAAGAAATAGAAATAAACAAAATGCTGCTAAATCAGTAAAGATAACAGCATAATTACTTTACAAAGCTAATTAGTTTTCTATAAGACATAAGTCTCATTTTGCAGCAATATCTGCTCAAGCCGAGACTATTAACCAATTCTTTCTTTTGTTTATCAGCCTCATCTGTAGTAATCTTATTCATTTCTACCTTTTTGCATATTTCATCTAATTTAGCTTCATAGATGAGTTGTCTGTTACCAAGTAATCTGCGGCATGTTGGACAAACTATATATAGCATAATAATAATATATATATACTATTAATCTGCTTTTAAATATGATAAAATAATTTCAAATTTTTTCATATATAATGGATATATTAGCCACATGAGTAATAGTAAATCACCCGATAAAAATAAATCGAAAGAGGATGATGCTGAATTTAATGCTAAATTTAATGCCGAATTTGAGAAACAAAAGGCGGATAATAATAAAAAAAACAAAGATAATGAATTAAAACGTTTAAATAGTTTAAATCAAGAAGTAGATACAAGAACAATTTGGGATTTAAAATTTAATGAAATGTTAATTGGAGTAAAAGATACATGGTTTGAAATCCTAGACGATATATTAATAGGAAATATATCATCAAATATTTTTATCAAGAAAAATAGGTTATTTTTTATTGGTCTGACCATAATTGTGATAGTTATAATATTATACATATATGATGTTTTAACAAGAACCAATGATATTAAAAAAAATAATTCAAATATAAAAGAAATCCATCATTATTATCATAAACGTAACAGTACAAGTTCTAGTGAACCAACAAATGCATTATCAACAGCCGATACAATAACATCTATTGAAACAGAATCGAGTGAATAATTTAGAATGGAGCAAATCCGGTATAACTTTGTGTATTATTAAGTAATTCAGATCTTGTACCAGAAATATCTTCACCATTTGGTAAATCAATAAGTTCAATGTCAAATGTATTGTAAACTTTATGTTCGTTTTGTTTGCAATTTTTAATTAACGCATTATATTTATCAGTACTATATTTTTTGACACTTGATTCTAGAATTACTCCATTTTCATTAATCAAACATTTACGCACACTGTATTTATTTGTCCATGGATTTTTGAATCCGCAAATTTGGTAAAATTTGTAAATCTGTGGCTCTGGATTAAATGTCAACTGATTTTCCTGAACTGTTTTAAAATTAAACTTTCTGCTCATTTGTGATATATGTTAAGTGTATATATAATTATTTATATGTTAAATTAATAAAAATCGTGTGTGTACTTATCATCGCTATAAAAATTCCTTTCTTTGGGTCCACTTGTAAGAAATATAGTATCAATATTTACTCCATTATCGTATATGTATTTTTTATTTTTATCAAACATTTCATCAAGATATTTGTCTAATATATTATTTAATTTTTCTGTTGCCTTATTGAGTTTTGACGTATAAACATTATTTACAGAACATGGTAGTGAAAATATCATTGAATGTAAAATATTAACTGCATTAAGTTTTTTTTCTTCAGCCAATAAAAAATTCGTTCCATACAATGCATTATCATTATTAGCTTCTTCGTATAAAGTAAAAAAATCATCAATAGTATCAATTAAATTTTCGTAAACTGGAGGATTATAAACATAAAAGTCTTGAATGCTAAATAAAAAATCAATAATATCAGAATACGATTTAATTTTTTGTGGTACTGGTTTAATAATTTTATATTTTTCTTCATATTGTTTATCAGTTTGTTCTGAATCTATATTTTTTACGGAATTGAAATATAATATTATAATTACTGCCATTACAATAGCGAATATTATATTAAGGCCAATTTTTAGTCTTGAAAACACGCCAATGAATATTATTATGATACAAAAGTACACGAATGTTGTTTTTGCATCGGTATTTCTGAAGTCTTTTATAATTGTTTCCATTAATTTAAATTAATATAATAATGTAACAAAAATTGATTTATTAAGACATAGTGTATATATGATATAAATAATGACATATATATAAATATATAATGTCAACAATCGATAATGATTTAGAATCTATACGTACTAATTGTATTTTACATAGATTTAATAATGAATATGCAAACACAAAAGATGAGCAAAGAGTAGACCAAATTAAAAAAATATTGGATCATCACAATGGAGTGAAGAAACCTGTACAGAAGGTTGAAAATGCACACGCAAAGATGTTTGATGAATTAAACAGATTAGTTTTTATGCAACCGTGGAACAAACTGCAAGATTTTCATAAGAAACTAAAAATCGAGGAGTTTGTTAAAGAAAAATATTCAGATTATCCGAAAATTAAAGAATTAGAAGAGGTGTTAATTAAAGCATTGAATGATAAGCAATTAACAATAAAAGTTGTAAATTATAATCAAAAAAATTCTAAAATTGACGATATATCACTTCTTGAAAAAAACGAAGCAGGAGATGTTATATTAAAAAATCCAAAGAAGAAAGTTACAGTAAAACCTAATATAAAGAAAAGTTAATTTATTTAATTAAGGAATGAATAGTGATGACATTGATAAGATGATGGCAGAATATAATGGAATGCATATAATTGACCAACCGGCTTATTATTATGAAAAGGACTATTCTGGAGAGGTAAATCATGAATTATACGCAAAATTAATTAATGCAAATGTACATAAAATGAATACAGAGGAACAAAAACTTATGTTAGGAAAACTTTTTTCTCCAGAAAGGATACGTTATGAACTATTGAGGTATGAATTGAAATATTATAAAGATGAAATTGTAATAAATACATTTGATGAATTTCTCATCGCAACAAAGTCAATTTTAGATAGATATCAAGGAAAAGCAGGTGGTTTAGTAATGGAAGATAATGACTGGGGAATGCATACATCTAAATCAGAAAAATACGCATTATTGCGTGATGAAGTAGTATTTGATAATTCTATTAAGCAATTAAATATGAATGATTACGAAACTTTATTTTATTTAAAAATGTTAGTTAACAGACTAAAATGTTTATCTAATAAAGTTATTGTCAAATATAAATTGGCAAATGACAAAGATAATAAGATATGTTGGGTTATAATAAAAATAAAAAATAACTTTAGCGAGTAAAAATAATTGAAATAAAAAATTATTAGCTAATTAGTATACCAAATTATATTAAATAATATAACTATTTAACATGAGGTATTTTAATAAAAAATTTCCATCGGAAAACGATGTGGTTATGGTATCTGTTGAAGATTTTTCAAACAATATAGAAAATGACGGTGTGGTTGTTAAATTAATTGAATATAATAATATGGGTGGTTTAATTTTGCCAACTGAAATATCAAAAAAAAAACATAATATGCATAAAATTTTCCAAAAACAAAAAATTTATCCGTGTGTCGTTGTTAATATTGATTCAAAAAAGAATCATATTGATTTGTCATACAAAAAAGTTACACCTTCGGATCGAGAATTATATGAAAAACGTAATTCAAATATTCAGAAAGTATTGCATTTTGTTGAGGATGTCGGTTCATTATATGCGACATATAAAAATGTTTCAAAAGATGAGGTAATGGAAGAATTGTATGACAATACTGTTAGACAATTATTTTCCTTTAATGATCTCTCAAATGTGGAAAATAATGAATCAGAATCTGAATCAGAATCTGAATCAGAATCTGAAGACTCGGAAGATGAAAATATTGAAACAAATTGCAGTATAGATACACATGATGGAATTTACTTACGTATACTTGAAAATCCTATTGTACTATTTAAACATAATAAAACTGTACCAAATGAATTTATCGATATGTATACCAATGAAATGGCATCAAAAATAAAGTCATCTAATGTTGTTATTGTGCAAGAAATTTCTTTAAAAGTAATTAAAGAGCAAGCAATTAATATATTAAAAAATATACTAACAGAAGGGATCCAAGAAGGAATCAATATAGAATATATAGCAGCACCAAGATATAAAGTAGTGTCCACTTCCTTTTTAGAAAACGACGCAAAGGAATTATTAGATTCTAGTATTAAAACAATTAGACTAAATACTGAAAAGTATGGTGGTATATTAACGGTAAGTAGTACCGTTAATGAATTAAGTAAAAAAACTTATACTTATACCAAATAATAATCAATTTATTTATCAGCATTAGTTTGTTTTCCACGAACAATTAATTTTTTGCCTTTTGTAGTTTGAACATATCCATCTAGTGAAATTTCGTTATTATGTAGTTTATCGTGGCATTTCTGACACAATACTGCTAAGTTTTGTTTCGAATGTTGAGCTATATGACTTTTATTTTTAACAAATCCATTTTTGCAATCCTTCTGAAAATTGATGTGATGTGTTTCCAAAGGACTGACATGTTCTTTTGCGTCCTTACATCCACAAATTTGGCATTGATAAACATAAACTTCTGGATTATATCGTGATTTTTTACCCGAAATCATTGAATCATATGATTTAGTAAGTTCATTCTTAATATCAATAGCCATATCAATAAAATCTTTATCATGTATGAGGTGTTTAGCAACAGTTATACCATAAACAGATTCCCCTGATCCTTCTTTTAGTTTTCTGTCATAAATTAAAGTATCAGCCTCGGCATCATAATCTACAGATAAATGGAATGACTTTACATTTTTGAGATCTTTTATTCTTTGCAAATTAGGAATTTCATGTAAATGTGTTGCAAATATAAAACTTGACAATGATTTAGCTAAATTAATAATAGTTGTTGCAACAATAGCATTACCAGAAATATGTTCAGTACCTCTACAAACTTCATCTCCAATAATAAGAGAATATGGTGACGCTCTTTTCAATATTGCTTTTAATTCAACCATTTCTAAAGCGAACGAAGATAATCCTTTAAACATATTATCGTTACTAGTGATTCTGGTAAATAATGATTTATATGGTGAAAATGTAAACTTTTCTGCGGGAACAAATAATCCAGCTTGAGCCATGACTATACTTAATCCGACTGCTTTCATAAAGCTGCTTTTGCCGGCGCTATTTAAACCAAAAACAAGCATTCCTTTTAACTCGTTTCCAATACCTGTACTATGAGGTACATATTCATGTTCAATAAGTTTTTCTATAATTGGATGTCTAAGATTAACAGCATCGAAAAAACTTTTGTTTTCATCATACTCTATTACTGGTCTCACATAATTATTAATGCATGCTGTTTTCGCATTTGATTTAACTAAATCAATGATAGATATGAAATTATTGCAATTTTTGAACATTTGTTTGTAATCAGTATAAATATCATTTAATTCTTTGATATATGAAGTCTTCATTAATTTACATAATTTTTCTTTGATATCACCCATTTCTTCTGATTTTTGTTGAAGATCTGGAAAAAATATTTTTGTAGGGCCTTTAGCTTGTTCCTTAAAGACTAGTTTTTTAGGATCGAGTTCATAATTATTTACTTTAACTGATTCTAATTTGTCTAATTTTTTAATCAGTGCAGTTGTTCTTATTTTTGTTAAAGATAAATAATGTCCATCTCTATCATTTTGTTTAACTGTAATTTTTTCAGTGGTAGTAACTTTTTTAACTTTGCTGTCAGGAATTAGTTTGGATAATTCTCTACAAAGCTCAGTCATAAAGTTCATACCCGTTTCGATACTTTCTTGTAATTTATCTATTTCTGGATAAACGTTTTGTTGGTAAAATGATTCTGACAAATCATTAAGATTATATTTTTTAAGTTCATCAACTTTAAATGTTTTATTACATTTTTTGATAAATGCTGAAATTTGATCAGAGAATTGTTTGGATGGTATCGTTGACTTTAAAATATTAGCTTTATTTAAGTATTTGATTACTTTTTCTACATTCATGTAACTTTGTACTAAAGTGAATAATTCGTAAGGATGTAACATGCAAAGTGATAATTTTCTTTCTAATCTTTCAATATCAGCAATACCGGAAAGAATTGATTCAAGCATTATATAATTTTTCTTTTTAATTAATTCATCTGTGTAGTTATAAAGTTTATTTAATTCATCATGGGATACAATTGGTGACATTAATTTATCTTTCAATAATCTTTTTCCGAGTGATGTAGAAGTATTATCAACAACACTTAGTAAACTTTTTATTTTAGATCCTTGCATATATTGATAAACATCTGATTCAACAATATTTAGTTGATAAATTGCATTATTACCCAAAATTAAATGGGATGAATCCATATACATAGATGGTTTATTGATATTATTAATTATTTTTTGATTATGTTCATATGCAAAATCAAGTAATGTAACAAATGATATTACTGCATAAATATATCTATTAAGATCCAAATATTCTATAGGGGATACCATTCCTGATTCTTTATAAACATTTTTAAGGAATTCATTTTGATATGAAAGCTTTGAATATTTTTTATCAATAATTTCTTTGTAGTGATACATTTTATTGTCTAATTCTAAATAGCTTATTAGTTGATCCTTATCCATTCCTTTTTGTTTTTTGATATTATATAAAATAATTTCTTTTGGTGAAAGACCATTAACGAATCTAACAACTTCATCTAATGCAAGCTTAGTATCAAATTGATTTGAATATGCCTCATGAACATAGCATTTTCCTGTTGTAAGATCTGCAGCCGCTAATCCAGCACATATTAGAGAAGAACCGTTTTTTTGTACTTCTTCTTCGATATAAATTGAAACAATATAATTAGTATCAGCTGTTTTAGCACCTTCAATATATGTTCCTGGAGAGTATATATTTGTTATTTCTCGAGTAACCATTGGAGGAGGGCTAACTTGATCTATTACAATGACTGTTAATCCAGCTTCAATTAACATATTGGTGTATTTTGTTGCTGATGCTACTGGAAATCCAAGAAGCAGTGGATTTTTAATATCCACTTTATCTATATTTGTGTTTTTTCGTGTATAAACAATATTAAGTATTTCGGATAAGTTAGTTAAACTTGGACCTCTTTCATTAGTTGAATATGTTTCGTAAAACATACCAACTTGCATTAAAACGATTGATTTATCTTTTCCGTATTTCTTTTCGAATTTCTCATGATAATCAAAATATTCTATTACGATGCTATTTTCGCTCATTTTAATTTATTAATAAGACGACACAGGTCTTTAAACCTATTAAAATATAAAATATAAAATATATATTTTATAACAGTGAGGCAGAAATGAAATAAATTTTTGATAGATTATAGTAATAATCAATAACTATGTCACAGAGTAACAAAAACATATTGTTATTTTTACTAGATTTTACTGTTTTTCTTCCAGTAACATTAATTAGACTATTTTGCATATATTTTTTCGGTTCAAGATATGGTATGAGTTCACTAAATTTTTTAGATGTTATGCAACATGCTGAGGATATATACTTTAATCAAAGTAAAAGTGCTTCAACTGTAGATACAATTAATTTAAGTATAAAACAAAGCATAAATGAAGTATCAAGATTAATACCTGCACAAGTATCAGAATCTGATAAGCAAAAAGTACAGTCAATAGCTAATGAATTAGATGATTTGAGAAAGTTTAAATTTGAACAAGAACAAAAGCAACTAATGGAGTTAAAAGAATTGAGAGAGTTAAAAATAAAAAAATCATCGGAACAAATTTTTGAGAATAAACATAATGTAAATATAGCTATCGAACACAATAATCGAAATTTATCTAATGTTAATACAATTAAACATGATGATAGTGAAAAATCCGAAGTTAGTAGAACAACTAATGAAGATTTAGATCTTGATGAAGATGTAGATCAGTTAGTTGGAAATTTAAATGAAGATAATAAACGTGTAGATGAGGAAATAAATTCAATATTTGATTAATTTATTTAGATCCTTGTTCTTTAACAGCATTTTTTAATTTTCTTTTAAGATAGTGTTTGATAGCATCTCTAACAAAATAAGAGTTTTTGTGCAATTCACTCCAGTTAGTATTGGTTTCTTGAACGTATTTTTTAAGTACATGTCTGACTTTATCAATGGTTAAGATATATCTATTGATCCAGTCTGTTTTAAGTTCGATATTTTTTAAGGTATCAGAATCTACTCTATCAGACTTGTATTCGTCAAGATTTTTAATTAATCTTACCTTTGTTCCTTCAACAACTAAATAATTAAGTAAATCACTTAATTCATCATATAACCAAACGTCAAGGGTTTTGTATAAAAAGTGTTCACTAACTATTTTATGAACATCTGGATTATTATTTAAATCAAGCGATGGATGTAATGGCATTATAGTATTTGATGGTACTTTAATACTAATTATAGGATTAAGGCTAACTGAGGGTACGAGTGGAAATGGCGAATCACTTGTTATTAATATATTTGGGGACAAAGCAGATGTCAAAGTAAATGTCATTATTAATCTATATCTTTAGTTCAGAAAAATTAATTTGCATCAATTGTTAATTTTATTTTATTGTATATATAATCGGATAAATCATTTTGAATATTATTCGAATGATTTCTAATCGATCCCCACTCTGATTTTCTATGTTTTATATATTTATTTATGAATTTGTATACTTCTTCATAATTAATAAATTTTTCTATTAGAAAGTTAGTTCTATTTACTATATAGTCATTGATATTTAGTGTGTTTTTTTCTGGATCGATAAATTTAATTGTTGTTTCATCAGAGTAAATATATGTATTAAATTTTTTATAATATTCCTTGATCCATTTTCTTTTGATAACATCAACATAAAAATCAACAATTCTATCATCAATCAATGTCATATCTTTTCCATATGCATTCCACGCACAATCTACTATTCTTAATTTGGTTGTGAGTGTTACATATTTTTTTTTATTAAGCCATTCAATCGCATCTTCAAATGAATAAATATTATAATATATTTTTAAAAACTGTTCGGAATTGAAATCTATATATGGAGTCAATATGTTTAATTCTAATTCTTTACCTGACAGATCTTTATTTTCTACAGGTCCATAGCAAGTGTCTAAATATCTATCTGTTTTTTTTCCAGTAGCAGGATCCTCATATGTCCATTCTTTGACAGGACAAAATGGTTTTTCTAAATCTGTAATATATTCTAATGTTATAGGGTGAATAATGGTTGTTCCTGGCTGATAGCATGGTCCCAAACACTGAAATTTATTCTTGCTTTTAGGATATTTATTCTCACTATTATTGTTCATTATAGTATAAATATAAATTATACAAAAAAAAATAATAATATCATGATTATTTATAATGAATAATAATCAAGTACAAAATATAACCGATATATTAAATTTATCTGTTGAATTTGATAAAGAATTGTTATCAAATCCTCAAACAGAGTATGGTTTAATGCATATTTTAACTAAACTTAAAAATTTGGAAATAAGTGTGAAAAAATCTGTTAATGACGCAAATTATTTGGGTAAAATTTCTAATTTAATATCGCAATGTGAAAAAATTATCAATCAACGTTATCAAAGTAATAGTTCGTTTGAAAATAAAAGTAAATCTGAGAAAGAAATTAATGTTAAAAATCCATTATTGGTTTTATTTTATAAGCCAAAATGTGAATATTATTTAGCATTTGAACCAATTTGGAGACAACTTAGAAATTCTATAAATAATAGGGTAACCTTGGCAGATATAAACTGTGAGAACTATTCAAGTGTATGCAGTACATTTAATGTATATGAATATCCTACACTTAAATTTTTCTATAATGGCAAAATTTATGAATTTAATGATGCAAGAACAACGGATAATATAAATAAATTTGTTAATGGTATATTAGAACTTAATTAAATCGTCATCAGTTAATTTTGATATAAATTTTAATTTTTCCTTAATAGTTTTGCAAACACTTTCCTCACATGTGTTTGCACAAAATACTACTCTTTGCAGTACTGGAGATTTAGTACCTTGTCTATGGCATCTTCCTAGCGCTTGAACAATTTCAACAGCACTCCAACTTGGTGATATTAAAGATACACGGGGATACTTTCCCGTAACGTCATGTAAACTAATCGATTGACCACCAGCTTGCATCATACAAACGATAACTTTTACTTGGTTTAATTGAAATAACTTAATATTAGATTCTCTATCCTCTTCTGACTGTCCTCCTTGTATTTCTGCATATTTTATATCCTTTGATGAAAGTTGTAATTTAATTTCATTTAATGTATCTGTAAAATTTACAAATACCGCTATTGATTTTCCAGATTCTAAATATTTTTCCAATAATTCGAATATTATCGGAACTTTAGTTTTTTCAATTAATTGTCTGGCATGTAAAATTTTCGTCAATGTGTTTTCGTCCTTTGTATCACTTTTCGCTAATTTTATAGTATTATAAGCCTTATCGATTTCCTTTTCTGCACTTTTCTCTGAATTATAACATTCTGCGGAAATTTGATTCTTTGGAAACTTATCGCCAATATCTGCTATATTCATTCTTGATCCCTTTGCTGGAAATATATGTTTATTTAAACTACTTGCACTCTTTTTTCCTAATTTATTTTTATCTTCTCTTAAAATTCCCTGAATCCAATTTTTTCCTTGTTTTAGATTATTATATAAATCCACCATATATCCAAATACATGGAAATTTTCAGGGGTATCTGAAATGGTAGCACTTAATAACATAGTATTACAAACACCTTTAGTAGATAACATTAATTTGCCATTGAGTGATGATTTATTTTTACATTTATGTACTTCATCAAATATAATAAGTACTTTGTCACTATTTGCGAAATTCCATTTATATCCATCTTCTGTTTTAGTAAGATATTTAAACTTATTTCTTTTTCCGTTATCATCATAATAGCAACCATTTCTTGCTGTTTCATAGTTAATAACTGCCAATGGTGTAATACCAAAATGTTCACAAACATTTTTCCAAGCAGTCATTATATTTTTTGGACAAATGATTAAAGGCTGCAATCCTAACTCATTAGCTACAGCTAATGATGTGTATGTTTTTCCTGTACCGGTATTGGATCCATCTATAACTGCTTTATTTTTCTTTAGGGCGCTCATTAAATTATAAACATGTAACAACTGATAATCGAGTAATTTTTTTGTGGTTTTTTCACTTAATTGTATATCAATAAAATCATTGTCAAAAGACCTTTTCTCGAACATATCATTGATCCGGTCATTTAATTTTTTAAACATATATTAATATAATAGTAATAAAGATGTTTTAAAGTATGTTAATAAAAAATCAACATTTTTAGTGATTATTTTACCAATATATTTTTCTTGGTACTATTTATAAATGTCATATAAATTTGTGACAGAATCTTTCGAAAATGAGATTTATAAAAATGTAATTGGGAGAGTTTTTCCAAACTTGAATTCTACTCATGGTAAATTATTATTAAACTATTTAGTAAAATTATTAAATATAATATCTGTTTCATTTAATCAAAAACATGATAATTTTGAACATCAAATTAGGCAAAATAATTATTTAGATGCAACCACATTGATGTTACAACTTTTACCATTTATTAATGACGATGAAAGTGTAGATAAACGAGAACTGAGGTCATTAGACGAATTATACACTGCCAAAATGAAAAATGTAGATATAAATAAAAATGAGCCAAAGTATGTTTATTCAAATTTACAATATGGAAGATGTAATAGAGATAATGGAAGGGCAAGTGAAATAAATTTTAATAAAGAACACCTTGAAAATAATTTTTATTTACTAGTTGAAACAGTTAGACGCTGTAGTAACAAGCTTTATGTAAATTGGATAGATGTAATACCATATACAAACGATGATATTAAAAATTCATCCGTTTATAAAATAAGTTCAAAACGTCACGAAAATGGTACCCATGTTGATTTCGACATTATTAACGATACAAATAATTTGGATGATAGTAGTTTAGCTAAATTAGATGGATTATATGTTGGTGATATTTATGATACATTATCGAATGAATTTTACTATAATATTAAACAGGTAAAATGGATGTTATATAGCATTAAATTAATAAACAAAGCAATGCCTTATTATACACTTTTGCCATATTTTATTCCAGTGGATGGAATAAATAAAAATATGGAATGGAAGGAACAATCAGATGAAGCAAGAAATGAATTTACTAATAGATGGAATAAATTTATAGAAATTGTTGATAGTGGATCTGATTTAACAATACATGGGAATTTATCAATAACCAATAGTCAATTAAAAGAAATTACGAAAAGTATTACCATTTTTTTTAATAATTTTTATGAAAATATATTAATCGCCGAAAATAAAGGTTATAAAAAAATAAATTTTAAAAGAGACGGAATGCAGGGTGAATTTGATATTGAAGAATATGAAGATGATAAATTAAAAGACATAACTTATAATACGGTTCGATACAGTTTTAAGTCAATTAGTGGAGAACATATATATACATATTTAAAAAACTGTGAGTCTAAATTACAACAAACTTGGTTTCATAAAGAATTCGAATTAAGATATGCAAATAGTGACGATCCAAATAGTGAGGGTATTGATCTTAATATTGTAGATAATGCACCTATAAAAGCATATTATAATTTTGCAAAATCTATGTGTCATTACGATAAAGATGGAGTTTTTACAGAATACCCAAGATATTGGGTATCGTTAACATCGGTACAAAAGCGTGAAATATTAAGTAGATTAAATGAAAAAAATAACTATATGAATTGGTTTAATATAAATAGATATATTAGCAAAACATATGGTATATCAAATAAAGCTGATATAAATGCAAAACGTAAAATTATTTTTACTAATATTCATGGTAAATTAATTGATCATATATTTGACAGTTTACAGAGAAGAGGAATATTATCTATGTTTCAACCAAATAAAAATTTAACAGATGAATCATTTGGAGGAGATTTGCGCGAAAAAATAAGAAATAACACCAGACAAAAGTACACAATTAATAGTAAATATAGTACCGAATCTTATTATTATTTAACAAGCAAACCATATGGAAAAATGGCAGATTATAGTTATAAAATCAAAAAAGGTGAAGAAAAGGAAATAGTCAAAGGACATTTTTTTTCATTTCTTGCTGATGATTCAGGTGTATGGTATAATGCATATGGTGTAAATTGGGTAACACAAATATGTTTTTTCCATAAATATTATAACAACCGTGTGATATATGTAACTGGTTCAACCGGTGTTGGTAAATCTACACAGATTCCCAAATTATTATTGTACGCATTGAAAGCTGTTGATTATAAATCTGCTGGTTCTATAGCATGTACTCAGCCTCGTATAACTCCAACAGAAAGTAATGCCAAACGTGTTTCAGAAGAGTTAGGATTGCCCGTAACGGAAGGGAATTATTATATTCAGTATAAACATAAGAAAGACTCCAAAGTAAAACGTGTTGATCATTTATCATTAGAATTTACTACAGACGGTTCATTAGTCCAAAAGCTCAAATCTACACCATTATTAAAGAAAACTTATCAGGATAATGATTCTGGAGGTACAATGTATGACATTAGTAATTTATATGATATTGTTGCTGTTGATGAAGCGCATGAACATAATACCAATATGGATATTATTTTGACGTTGGTAAAATATGGCGCATATTATAATAATTCAATAAAATTAGTTATAATTAGTGCTACAATGGCAGATGACGAACCAAATTACAGAAGATATTACCGTGATATTAATGACAATAAAATGTTTCCATTTTCAACAACACTTGAAGAAAATAAACTTGATAGAATAAATGTGGAACGTCGTTTACATATTTCACCTCCTGGAAAAACAACTAAATGGAAAATTACAGATATTTACAATAAAACAGATCAACCAATTGACATAATACAATCCATAATATCCAATGATACTACTGGAGATATATTATTGTTCCAGCCAGGTGTAATGGAAATTACTAAAAGTATGGAAGAACTAAATAAAGTTTTACCACCAAATATGATTGCTGTTCCATATCATGCTGGCCTTAATGAAAACCAGCGTACATTAATAGAGAATATTGCATCAACAAAATATTCAATAAAAATGGATAGAAATATACCATTTACAGAAATTGATGATCCTACACGAGGCGATTCATCATATAATCGTGTAGTTATTGTTGCAACAAATATAGCTGAAGCGTCAATTACTATTGATAGTCTTAAATATGTTGTAGAAACAGGTAATCAAAAAACAGCTATCTATGATTTTAAGAAAAAATTTAAATCACTAAAGCTAACACCTATTTCAGAATCAAGTAGATTACAGCGCCGCGGTCGTGTTGGTCGTGTAGGGCCAGGTACTGTTTACTATTTATATGAGCAGGGTGCCGTTGAAAATCAAAAAACGCAATTTAAAATTTCAATAGACAATATAGATGAGAATCTATATGCTATGTTATATGACAGGTCAAATGAATCTCCGTTATTTGATTCAAATACGGACCCTAATAAATTACGTTCGGACCACAAATTGAGTGGAACTGCTATATTACCGATCGTTAGTGACAAATACAAGTATAATTTGAATCTAATCATATCAAAACAATATTTTAATAATGGAAACTACATAAGTTATTATGGCAACAATTCACATTATGACTATGGCAACAATAAACTAAACCATCTTGTATATGAAACAGGTTATTCTCTAGAATCATTAAGTGATAATGATGGAAATTTTTATATTATTCATCCAGATGAATTGGGGTTTGTTAGAAATATTCTTGGAAATATAACGGAAATTAAAAAAGATTATAATGGCTTACATTTGGATAATGGTAAGCTTGTATCTGATAAGATAAATTCATTTTGGAAAATAATGGAGGATCAATTGTATATAACGATTCATAAAGAAGGCGGAAATTTAGTTGTCGGTAAAACAAATATTGGGTCAAAATTATTTGAAATGAAAGAATTATTACAAGTGGAAACTATATTTGATAATACAAACAATGTTAAAACATATTTATACAGTTTATGTTATGGTTGTGATGAAAAAATTATGAAACTATTATCAATATATACAGCAGCTAATTATGATATTAGAATGAATTTAGTATCAGGTATAGAATTACCAAATGGAAAATATATGAAATACACTGATCTTGTAACTGATACATATGGTAATACAAAATCAGATAGCGAAGCTTTATTAAAAATTATTGAAGATTTAGATTTGATGTTATTATCGAACAACGTAATTGTAAATCCGGATGATCCATCATTTACAACCATACTGAGAGAAATAAAAAAGAATTTCGATTACAGTGTCATAACAAGAATTAAAAAAAAGGAAGTAGATACAAAAAATTTAATAAAAGGTGATCAAAATCTCATAGAACTTATTGAAAAAGGAGATTTGACAAATTCTCAGGAATTAACAAATGAAGATTATAATATATTGCGTGCATCCAATATTATTTCTAACTTTATTATTGATTCACTTTCTTCTGGAAAAAACTATGACTTAATTTCAGAATGGTGTAACAAAAGAAAACTAAATATCAAAACCATAATGTCATATATATCAAATTATGTTTCATTTAAAACAAAAGTATATGGAATAAATAATCAGCTTGTAAAGAATAATACATTGACACTCAATGATATGAAGATAATACTTTCAAAATCAATTGACACAACAAGTTTTACCGAATATGAAAAAATAACATTATCTTTCATGCATGGATATTCATTTAATGTTGTTAAAAAAATAAATGATACCCCGTTTTATCTATCCGCATTAGATCCAGCAATTGATACTACACTAACGGTACAACAATTTAGTGGTAAGTATAATACCTTGATGGATACCAAATACTTGTTTAATTATTTATTATTTTTAAGTATGAATCCTGAAAAGAATATAATGTCATGTTTGCATTATATAACTCCTAAAATGATATCAGTCATTGGAAATGTATATTCGAGAGACAGGATACAATCCAATTTAATGACGTATTCTATTTTCGTACCAGAAACCTCTGAAATAAAAACAGAACTATTAAAATTAAGATCCACAATAGATAGAACTCTTCGTGAATTGCATTATGATTTGATTAATTCCCATAATATTAATATATGGGATAAATTAAAAAATATTGCGATTATTTATAACAAAATAAGGATAAAAAATAGTTTAGAAACTAAAACCGTTATTGATTTAAATTCGAGTAATTATGATGAGAATGCAATTAAATATATTCGTTATCGTGAACAAAATGATGTAAATTATAATTCACAAAGTGGAGGAGGCTCAGCAACTTATTCATCTCCAAGTACAAGTCTTTTGCATTATTTATTATTTAAAAAAATTGATAAGCAAAGATATTAATGATTAATATTAAGTTGAGTTATATATACATATTCAACATATTGCTATGAAGGCTTTGGCATATATAGTTAGTAAATGTAATATATCTCCATTTAAATTTTGGAGATCGTGTAGCCCTGTTATAAAATATAAAAGTGGATCATGTATAATAATTAAATTTAATAGTAAAAAATATATTGTAACATGTGCACATGTAGTAAAAGATGCAATATCTTCTACTATGTATATAAAATTAGAAGGCGATGTTAAAAAAATGGAATTAACTCGAGTGATGGATTTTGATGAATTTGATATTTCAATATTGGAATCGTCTGAAGATATCCCATATGATGATGAAATTGAGTTGTCTAAAGAGGTGCCTTCACGTTTGAATCAAAAATTATCTATATCGTATTATGAATTCAAAAGTGAACTTATTAGAGGAATAGTAGAGTGTATATACAATGGTCCAAGCTTAATAAAATTAACAAGCTTGATGTTACCAAAAATTCCAATATTAAATGTAAATTTAATATTGGAAAATGCTGATGATTATGATTATTCTGGTTTGAGCGGTAGTCCTCTATATAGTAATAACGAAATTTTTGGAATAGTATCTCTTTATGATATTAATGACAAGTACATTAAAATTATTCCAACTTATTGCATATTGCAAGCATTGGAAATGTCACAATCCCACAAGCCATTCAGAAACATCTTTATCGATACAAACATATGCGAATTTTCAGATGATGATATTTCTAAAACTGGTCATATTATAACAAATGATAATAACATAAATTATGACCTTTATAAGTTAACAAAAAGAAAAAAAGAACACAAGTTTAAATCTGGAGATATGATATATGAAATTGATGGTAATGAATTTACTCCTGATGGAAATATTAAATGTAAGGATTTAAATATGAATATTCCGTATGATACATATATCTTTCTTCAAACAAAAGATAATATTGAGATAAAATATTACAGAGACTCTGGTTCTGGTTACCAAAAAAAAATTACTGAAATAGTACCAAATAAAATAGATAAAATACTTTCGATAGACATGACCCAAAGTAAAAATCATATTATTTATAATGGTTTAATTTTTGTTGAGTTAAGTGAAGAGCTTTTGAAGTATTACAATAATACTGGTATAGATTTTGTTGGTACATGTCAGGAAAAATATGACAAATGTTATACAGGATTGACAGAAAAAATTATTGTACTTGTTGATGTTGAATATGGCATTGTTAGTAAACAAACAAGTGAAGTATACAAACAGTTGGGTCTTCCATTAGTTAATTGCGAAGGTAGTAAATATTACTTACCAATTTTAAGTAAGTATAATAATAAAAAAATAAAAAATATTTTAGCATTAGAAGAAATGATAAAAGAATCTCCAAGGACTACAAAAAATGAATCAAATATACATCTTACTATGAGTGATAAGAGAAAATATAAAATAAATTTCGATGCTACAAATAATGCATTTATCCTCTAAATTTTGTCTAAATGTATTATAAAATGGTAAACAATATTGATCCAAAAATATGGGGTCGCCCTACGTGGGATGCTCTATATTATATAGCATTTGCATACTCTGATAATCCATCACAAATTGAAAAGACCTCAATGCATTCTTTTATGAATTTGGTTGGCAAAGTATTACCATGTGAAAAATGTAGATTTAATTATACAAACCATATTCAGATGCATCCACTAACAGATTTGCAATTAGCAAGTCGATATAATTTAGTAAATTGGCTTTTGTCAATAAACAATGAAGTTAATTATTCTCAAGGCAAACCTAAATTAACATACGATGATATTGTAACAAAATATTTTAGTGAAAAAGAAGTTTCTTTTATCATAAAACAAAGTCACTTAACTGTATTATTAATAATTGTAGCCATAATAATTTTAATCATATATATGAAATTAAAGCATCAGTAATGGAGTTTACTAATTTCATTTCGAATTTCTGCTACAACGATATTTATTTGTTTATCTGTATGTTCATCATTTAACCAATCATTAATATCCATGTTGGCTTTAGTTAAAATTTTATCTCTTATTGTTATAATACCTTTAGCATAATTTCTAATCATATTTTTAAAAGATATGTTTTGTGATCGTATAATCTTAATCATTTTGTGAACCAAATAATCTCTTGAAAGATTACTATAAGTTAGTCTCATATCTACATACCATATTACCCATAATGCACAAAATCCTCCTGGATCACCAATTTTCTTTTTTTTATTTTCATAAATATCCAATAGTTGAAATCCAACTTTTGGCAAATAATCTTTCGGTCTAACATATTTTATATTTTCATTAATTTCTTGGAATCTTTTTTCCAGAATATCATCAAGCAGATTAGGATTATAATTGAGTCCAAGTGGTGCATTAGCTCCATGTGGTTCGAATCTTTCTATTTCATTATTTTCTTTATCATAAATTAAGTAATTTGCGTGACTACCTTCACGTAATTCGATACCTATTGGTACTATAACAAATCTTACTTCTTTTTTATTGTTACATTTTCTAAAGTTTTCGTAAAAGTTTTCGATTAAATGTAATTTTTGATGTACCCAAACTATTTCAAAATTTAGAAATTCGCATTTTGTATTCATAATAATACCCATTGATTTATAAAACTTACATAGTTCCTTATTTTCATTAAAGTTTTTTGATAATGTGCTGCATGTATTTGGATGTTTTTTTAGAATATAAATTAATCCTAATATGATATCGAGGGTCGTTCCAGTAAATGTACAAACTCCTATATTAGTTCCTTCTGATACCTTCAAACAAATACTACCTGCTTTATTTGGGAATGATTTAGAAGTCACCATTCCACTGGATTTTGTCATTTCCATAAGTTTATTATAAACCAAATCTCTGCACACATCAGTTGTTTTTGCAGTTATTTTAATATTTGATTTTTCAATAACATTATTTTGTTCAGGTGTCAATGATTCATACATTAATTGAGTTTTACACATGTTTTCCCATTCATTTTCCCATTCCCCGCGAGCATTTTTTAATCTATAAATATAACTATCAGTTACAATTTTTATAAATTCGGTTAAATCTTTATCAAGTATAAAATCAATTGGTCGTTTTTTGTAAGTATTTGGTATAAAAATATCTAATTTTTTTTTAGAAATTATTTGTACAACGTCTTTCCAATATCCATGCAAACAAATTAAGTGAAGACATGTTGTTCCTGTATTATCTTGAACATTGAGGTTACTTTTTGATAGGACAATATTAAGATAATTAAAAATATCATGTGGATTTTGTTCTAAAATAATATGCAGTGGTATTTTTCCATCTATATTCCATAAACTGTAATTTACCTCATACTTTTTTACAGATAGCGTGTTAATCATAACAAGAACCTCGTAATTATTTTCAAGTAAACAGTAGTGCAATGGTGTATTACCGAACATATCCTGTATATTTGGGTCGGAATTATTTTGTAAAAGTAGTTGGATGAGTTCTTTATTATTTAAATTAACTGCATAATGTAAAGCAGTAAAGTCATGGTTATAATCTTGTAAATTTACATCAATTCCATTAGCAACTAATAATGCGCTTATTTTAGTTAATTGCAAATTACATGCAAGATGCAATGCCGATTCTCCTGTATTACATTTTGCATTTACGTCAATATTATGTTTAAATATTAGTTCACAAATATCAAAATTTCTACTATAAATTGCGAGATGCAAACTATTATATCCATTTTTTTCTGTTAAATTTGGATTTGATCCATTTTCAAGTAGTAATTTTACGATTTCTAAATTTTTTAAGATTATTGCGTAATGTAATAATATATTTTGGTTTCTGTCACGTATATCTAAAATTGATATACCTATTAAAGATTTATTATAAAGTAAAAATAATTTGATTATATCAATAAAATTAAACTTGATTGCCATAAATAAAACTGATCTTTCTTCACTATCAACAATATCTATTCTTGCACCCTTTTCAATAAGTAATTTTACAACATCTGGCTTATTAAAAATTATTGCATATGTTATTAAGTAGTTATTTTGTTCATCTCTAATATTTACATCAATATTAGATTCATCTTTATTGAGATAGTTGTAAAATTCTGTCCATTTATGGGCCTTGGCCAATTCAAATAAGTTATAATTATTTTTATCCATTATTATAACTATATATGTGATTTTTATAAATAAATTTAATTGTTGTTTTCCACTGTTTCTTGTTCTTTATCATCCATATTTTCAATAAGTTGTTCTGCAATAAACATATATAAATTCGTTAATAATTGTATTCTGCTGGTATGATATGATCTGATAATTTTTATAGCCTCGTAGTGCGCAAAATATCCTATATCTCCTATTTCTCCGGATTGGTTTAAGTTATTTGTATTAATTGCTGGCATCTTATCTGAAACTGATAAACCGATATAATAAATATGTTTATATTTAACGCCATCAGTTCCAAAAAATTCTTCTTGTAATGGTTTTATATTTTCTAAAATAATATAATCATTTTCTCCAAAACCTGATTCTTCTTCAAATTCTCTTTTTGAACATTCAATATTGGATTCCATTTTGTTTCGTCTTCCCTTAGGGAAGCCCCATTCTCCTTGATTCCATTTTGGTTTTACATGTTCTGCGTAGAATTTTATGTTAAATTCATCGGATGTTGCCAATTTTGTGAATTTTTGTTTTGATCTATTATATTCTTTTTCGTATAATTTTTTTTTATTTTCGTCTACCCAAAAATCATCCCATAACTGGTCAAATGTCATAAAATTAATTTTATTAATTTCTTCTTGGGTCATTTGCTGAAATAAAAATACTATGCCGTCAATATTATCGGGTTTATATCTTCCACGAATAAATTCAATATATCCCAAACTATGTTTTCTTTTAATCATTAAAAATTTTATGGAGCTGCTGATAAATGAGAAATATTTAATATCTTTTTTATTTTTTATCTTAATTCCTTTATTATTAATTTCTATTGCAGAAGGTTTATTATTTATATTTTTAATAAATTTGAGTTTATGATCTATATCTACATTCAAATTAATTAATATTACACCAATACTTGTAATTGCTTCCCTACATTCCTTATATTCATGTCCTTTTTTTCCGCAATTTGTACAAATTTTGTTATCCTTGTGTGTCGTACTAAAATATTTTCTTTTATCGAATGCATACTCTACAGTAGCCATTATGTATATTTAATATAATTAAATAGACATGCTTTTATATATATATAAATAAATTTAGCTTTCCATTTTTTGTTCATTATCTTCTTCATTGTCTCCCTTGTTTTCTCCAACTTGATCCAAATCCCTTTCCTGTTTACTATATTCTTCATAGTCAATTATTTTACCCTGTTCTGTATCATATTCGTCGCTATAAAATTGTTTAACTTCTGTTTCATTTGCAACGCCTTCTAAATATCCAAGAGCCATAATTACATTATCCATATCGTTAAATATTTTGGAATGTACTGTTATTTTAACATATGTTCCTAATGTGATGGGTACGGATTTGTTGTCAGTCTTAGACAACAGTACACCTGTTTTTTTATCTTGGAAGAAATTATTGTTATTTATTCTATCCATTGTTATGACAATTTTAATGGGGCCATTGCTTGCGATAATTAAGATTTTATTTATTTTATCTACCTTGCAGATTATTTGCTTTTTACGTAACGGGTTGCATAATCTACAAGAAAATTTAACCTTATATGTGGCAGCTGCCATTGGATTTTCTGCTATAATATTTCCATTGCTTCTATCCAATATTTGATATATTTTAGAGATATATCCGTAATTTCTATAGCATTTGTTACTTAATCGATTCACCAAATTTTTCTTTAAATGATTGTAAATATTATTATCCATTTGACTTGGCAATAGAGTTACCGATGCATATAGAACCGTTGTGATATATGGACTTGACATACTTATTCTATAGTATAATAATATATGTTTTTAAGTTTATATCTCTTATATTCAATTTTTAATTTTATTCAAGTGTAATAATCCATTCATTCTTTTCTTTGACTGCATTGTGCTTTTTCAAGATAGATTCATATTCGGATAATTTTTTATCATCTTTAATAACGATCTTATATATCGACATACCCTTTTGTGGACCTGTTTTGACCTTATCTGTTTTGACTTCAATGTTTAGTTTTATATTGATGTCTTGTTTTAATTTACTGATTGTAAATGTTAAGTTATCTTCTATATTCAATGGGAATCTATATTCAGGGTGATTTGATGGGACCATTATGTATGTTAATTTATTTCCTTCTTTCTTTCTTGAGTATTTTTCTAGTAACAACATTTTATCTTTAATCTTTCCACAAATGTCATCTCTTGTTTCATTACCGACAACTTCAACACCAAGCTCTTTTGCAATATTCTCAAGATATTCTTTATTCTTTGAAGTTGCGCAAACAGCACCTTTGATAGATGGAATACCAGTACCTCTTTTCTTTTCCAAGATTTTTGCTCTCTTTTCTCTAATCTTAAATACATCTTTGACTTCTTCCATCTGTTTGTTTTTGCGTCGGCTAACTTCTTTATCAATAATACCAACATATTTGAATTCATCTCTATTATCATAATAATCCATAACCTCGTCAAAGTTGTAAACCGCGACTTCTTTTTGTTCTTCCTTTGCTTCGTCGCTCTTCTTTTTCTTTGAGCCTTTATATGCTTGATATTGTGTGGTATTTTTGAGATAATTATACAAACTTAATTTTTGTACGATAGGTTTATCAAATGTTGTTCTGTAGTACATTGGAACATCTTCATTTTGATCAAATGGTTGGAAAATGTAATATTTATTTCTGAAAATCAAATATCCAGCTCGATTAAATTTATCGAGAATTGTATCTTTGAAATTATTAAAGTCATTTTCAGTCACTGGAATTAATTCATCTAATGCTTTAAAAATGAAAAATTCATCAAAGAGTTCTCGTTTTTCATCGTCGTATGTATTTTGAACATATTTAATAATTTCATTAATAGTAAATTCATATTTTTTCATAAACATTTCTTTTATACGTTTCTTTGCATACTCAATTTCATTTCTTGCTAATGCATGTGTAAATGTAGAATAGTCCAATTTATCTTTTGGTATTCTTTTGTATATTTTTCTTTGTGGATCATAATATTCTGCATTGAGTTTTATATCATTACATTTATATTCACATGACGAATAATCACAAATTGCGGGACAAGGTTCCTTACCAGGTTTTCCACAGTCTTTGAATTTTTCTACTTCCTCTGGGAAAATATTACCATGTACGTTTAATGGACAATCAATGGCAATTTCTTTCATAGCTCTTTCTACCTTTTTAATTAGTAAATATTTCAATTCTGCTTTTTTGTATAATTCTTCTTCTGTTGATAATTCATTGTCAAGAGTAACTACATATTTGTAGACATTTACAAGTGGAAATTTATTTTGTTCGTTCATTAGTTTATAGTGCGAACAATGTCTAATTGCTCTTCCAACAACTTGATCTACTTTGCCTAAATTGAAATATACGTCTAATACATGTACTTCGCTTACATGTCTTAAACTAATACCTTCGTTCATAACTTTAGATCCCAAAACAAATTTAATATATTTTCCTTCTTTATTTTCAATGGTATTAAATACTGTATTTAATATTCTTTGTTTGTCTTCGGGGATAAATTCTGCAGTTTCTTCACTAGTTTTACCAGTAACAGATACGAATGTAGCTGGATAGAATTTATGTGGTGGTATATTTCCAATAACTATGAGTGGAGCTGTATTATGTTTGTCGTTAACAATAGGTGATTTTGATGTCGTGCTCAATACAATATTACTATCGTTACCTTCTTCACTTTCTAATACAGGATCAGATAAAGCATCATCATCCTCTTCATTATTATCAGCATCTAAAGATTCCGCAATTTCCGACTCAATAAATCCACCTAATTGAGCTGATTCGACATGTTTTTCATGATCCTTATGCGCCTTTCCGCAATAATAACATACAGTGTTTGGTAATATTTGATAATTACTTTGATTTTCTTGAAACTCTAAATATCCATTTTGAATAAGAACTTGTTCAAATAATTCGATACCTACTTTTACCAAGTTAGAATATATAAATGCAGTTTTTGCTCCTTTTTGTCCCCAAACTAATCTATTAAGCTTTGTGAGCGCCTTGCAGAATTTAGTTGAAAAATACTCTAAATTTTCGAGCTTAAGAATTTTTCCTGAAATAGTTTTTCCATCTTCTGTACCATAAATGAAATCTTGATCGCCTTGTGCTTTCAATATATCTGTTCCAATTTTTTTGTTAATTAAATCGAAATTTGATTTAAGTTGATTTTTTACCAATACAATACCTTCACGACCATAATAACCCTCTATTTGTTTTCTATCTTGTGATAAACCTGGAAAAACAAAGTTTGCAACTGCTTCAGAACGTCTATCCAAAGTATCATCCTTGTCACGCACAGCTTTCTCATAAATTTCTCTTTGGAAAGGCAACATTTTACATTGAATAACTTTTGTAAATATAAGACCTTTTGGTTTAATACCCTTGTCAACACGTCTGGCGAAAGTTAATGGATCTGCACCTCTCACATGTGATACATAGCCGGAAGCCATTTTTCTGAAATAATCTAATCCCCCTGGTTTGATATCCATTAAGTGATTTTTATTGCTATTGAAAATTTTATCTCTTTCCATTGGGCTTGATTCTGGTCTTAAAAAGTTTAAAAGCTCTACAATATCATCAGCCAAGTTTTTCATTGGTGTAGCTGATAATAATACAACTTTCAAATTTGTGGAATTTTTAATAATATGTAATAAAGCATCACCATATGCATTACCTGTCAAGTTGTGTGCTTCATCGATGATAATGATAGAATTATTCAAATTATAAAGTCTATCTACTGCAATATCTCTTTCAAATTCACCTTCTTCTGTTTTCCTGTATGATACACGCACCTTTTCTCCCTTGGTCACTTTCTTTTCTACAATCTTTTCTCCCAATACTCTTTTATAAAAACTTCTGTAACTCATAAATCTGTAGTATTGCAATGCTTGGTTTAATGCATTCTTATGCTGTTTTGCTTTTTCGACTTCATCAATATAAACACTTTTATCTTGGTATTTTAAATAAGTTTCTCCAGTACATATCAATAAGTGATTTTTCCAGTTTTCCTTAATAAGAGGACCAGATACTAATACATAAATTTTTGTGTTATATTTTTGTACAAGTGATTTGAATTTTTCACCAATAGCAATAGCTGCACATGTATTATGACATAAGATACCTTCAGCAACGTAGTTATGTGTTTCCTCAATTTCCAAATCATAAACAAAATCATCACAGTTGACATATTCGATACTTTCAATCATTGTATAAATCACATTGTTATTTTGATATGTTGCTACAGAATCGCCAACAACAAAATCATTTGCCCAACCTCTTTCCAACAATAATTTGTGTATTTGAGTAACATTTATTCTTTTTCCATCAACTAGTGTAATTCTTTTTACTTTTGCATTAATTTTTTCTCTAAATAATCTAGCTACATTTTTGGATATGATAACTCCTTGTTCATTTATTGATTTAACCGTTAAGCTTTCAGATGGTATAGACCATTCTCCAGATTCTGGATCGGCAATAATTAAAGTTTTAAATCTATTCCAAATTTCTTTAATTTTCATTTTAAAACCATTTACGTCAACTAATGATTCTTTAGAAATGCACTTTCCAGTACCAAGCCCGTGATATATAAGAACACCTTTGTATGGAGTATCTGGATTAATAAAGTTTCCTAATAATGCTTGATGTTCATGCAATGTAAATGATCTTGCACAAATATTATCTCTGTATTCTTTAATATCGTTATAGTCATTTACGTCTGGACGAGGGGGTATTTTATGATAGTAAAATTCACGTTTTGCATATAATTTTTTTTGTAATTCAGGATCAGATGGGTCTGGATAAGTATAATCCTGTTTCATTAAATCATTCAGATTCTCATCGATTGATGTTTCGGATAAAGAAATTGATGTATCTATATTATTATCACTCGTATTTGACATAATTATATCAGAATCTATTGTAGACATTATTGATGCTATATATCTAAGTAGATATAATTGTTACGAGAATTTAATTTAGAAAAATAATTTTGATTTAATATCAGAGTTTCTAATTGGTTCAGGTATACGGTATTTGCACATTTTTTTAACAATATGTAAAGCAGTATTTAATTGTAATTTGTGTCCGATAGAAACATAAATTGGATTTGAGTTTTCAGTTGTACTCATATATGCCATACCATATATTTTTCCACTCGTTCCTTTTAATTCGTAAGTATAAATACCTTCCGCCGCTAATTTTCTGGATTGACATTTTATATCTTTTTCATTTAAACCATCTATATGTAAAATAGTTTTACCTATACCAATAGTTGGTATATCAGACAAAACTCCCAAATGAGAAGCACTGCCGAAACCACGATGATGCAAAATTCCAAATCCATCGACCATTATGACATCTGGCAAAAATTCTGGATGTTCTTTACGTAATTTATCTACTAATGTCAAATAATATTTAACTTCTCTGAAACCCAAAAATCCAGACAAATATGGAACATCCAGCTTAACGTTCACATGACATTCGTAAACAATATTTAAAGTTTCAAAATCGACTATTGTAAGATAGGCGCATGCATTATTACTATCTTTTTTGTCAAAACTTATATCAACACCTCCGATATATTTTATTTTTTTAATATCAACATCATTATCAAAATCTATCTTCGTTTTTAATAAATCTTGATGTGTCGAGAGTATGTCTTTTAATTTATTTGTGTTTTCATCAGAATCAAGATTATTATTGATTTTGATTATAATTTCTTCAATCTTATCCTTGTCATTTTGTATTAACTTGATAATATTATCCATTGTAATTTAGTATAATAAATAAACCATTGGTATTCATAATTTTAACATAATATTTTTTCAATTATTTGTTAAAATCCTTTGCCTAATAAATATGTACCTTTACATTCTTCTTTACAAACTAAACATAGATTTGTTTCATTTATAAATTGTCCATCATATTCTCCATCATTTGGTACACATAATGATTTTACTGAATGGTCCTTTTTGAGAGTTTCCTCACATTTAGTATTTTGACAATAAGGTATACAGCATACAAATTTATTAGATATTGCATCAGCAAAGTCACTTATATTACTAACTGACTTAATTGAAGATACAAGTCTATTTTTTGCAGCATTGTACATTTCTTCATGGATAATTGATAATTCATTTGATATATTGGCGCCAATATTATTCGAATTTATTTTAGTTTTTGTGCCAGTAATTCTTTTATACATTACAATAGTTTTATTAGTAACTTCAGATGGACCTATTTCCAGTCTAATTGGTATTCCGCGTGTTTCCCAGTAATTATATTTCCAACCAGGTCTATGATTAGTGTCATCAAAATGAGCACGTACATTATTTGATTGCAGATTTTCTAAAATGCTATTAATATACTGTTGGGTATCATCTGTCATTTTCTTAAAAATAATTGGAACGATTACAACTTGAATATCAGCTACTCTTGGAGGCAAGATTAGTCCTTTATTATCACTATGGGTCATAATTGCAACGCCAATTGATCTTGTTGTAAATCCCCAGGATGTTTGCCAAACTTTATCAATATTACCTTCTGTATTTTGAAAATTTACTTCGAATATCTTAGAAAAATTTTGACCGAGATTGTGAGCTGTTGCACATTGTATAGCTTTACCTGCTTCTTTAATAAAGCTTTCAACTGTCAAGGTGCTTGATGCGCCGGCAAATTTTTCTAGTTCAGTTTTCTTGCCTCTTATAACAGGAACTGCTAACACATCCGAATATGTTCTTTTGTATAGATTGATCATATTCAATACGTTTTCATTTGCTTCTTCATTAGTAGAAAAAGCACAATGACCTTCATTCCATAGAAATTCTCTGGATCTTATAAATGGGGTAGGATCTGAAAATTCCCATCTTAAAACGCTACACCATTGATTCCATTTCAATGGTAAATCACTATGGCTCTTAATTATTTTTGCCATAGTTGGATAAAACGCACACTCGCTTGTTGGTCTTATTGCCAATTGGCTATTAAGTTGAGAATTTCCTGCTTTTGTTACCCAAGCCACTTCTGGTTGAAATCCCTCAATATGACTTGTTTCTTTAGTAAGATTTGACTGACTAATAAGCATTGGAAAATAAACGTTTTTAACACCATGTCTTTTAAAATTTTCGTCTAAATATTTTTGTAAAAATTCCCATATTGCATATGCTTCTGGTAAAATAACATAACAACCAGAAATATCATAATATTCAAGTAATCCTGTTTTAAAAACAACTTGTCTGTACCATTCAGAAAACTCATCAGTTTTGCTAGCAGTTATTAAATCTTTTGATGTAGTGTCTGTCATCCTTTATTTGATTATAACGTACATTATATTCAAATCTTTAATTAATATAATGATTTCAATTTTATTTTGATTGTGTTCAATTCATTGCTCTATTATATTATAATAATATATAAGATACACAATGAGTAGTGAACAAATTTATACATTTGAACAAAAAGAAAAGTTAGCAAGACGAATTGGTAAGCTAAAAACCAAAGAGCATTTTGAAACTATTGGCGATATTATAACTGATTGTAACGAAGGCATATCAGTTACACAAAATTCAAATGGATCATTTGTTTGTTTTCATAATTTGACTAATGAAACATATATCAAGATAGAAAAATTTATATTGAGCATTGTAAAAGGAAAATCTATTTCTGAGGCAGATCAAAGTACATACTCTTCTGATTATCAACCGTATTCTCAAGATGACTATCCCTTTGAAAACAATGCAAAATTGAGATATAACAACAGAGAAAGAAATATAATAAAAAGAAAACTTATTGATAATAAATTAAACGAAATAAGCGAATTAGAAACAAACGACCAAAAAATAGAAGCAACTATTATTAAAAATGAAGCGATTTTTGTAAAAAAACAAAAAGCTTTAAAGCAATAAAAATTTGAAAATTAATATAATAGTTAAAGATTCACTAGTACTATTTATTATTTATATATGGCATCTATCAAATTAGTTAGAACTAATTATAATACCAATAACAACCACAATAGTCATAACAATCATAACAATCATACAGATAATGATAGAAATCAAATTAGGCTAACAACTGAATCATTGTTAACTTATATTAAAAAAAATATACAGATTATTCAAAATCCTCCGACTGTTGAAGCTACATATGACAATAATGATGCAGACGAAAAAAATGATAAAGAGTATGATGAAACAAATTTCAGTCCACAAGAGAATGGTAATATGTCAAGTATGAAAAAATTACCTGCAAATTTGCACACACTATTTTCTGATTTTTATTCTGATATTAATAGAATAGGTGTATTAAAAAAATTAAATCAAAAGTCACAAGATAATGTATCACTTTATGTCAGCGTTTTAGTATGTTGTAAAGATGATTTTGTTGTTATGCCTCAAAAAAATCAAGAAGCATACGTGAAAAGTTTGATGGATAAAATGACAGTTTCATTAAAAGGTGAACATTTTACAGATATGGGCTACAAAGCAATGGGATGGGATAAAAATTCATTATATGAAGATATTCAGAAATGTTCGTCATCAAAAACATTATTAAGATTTTTGGCAGATTATTTCCATGTTAATATATTCTTACTGGATGTTGAAAATGATAGTCTATATGTGACTGGCGGAAATGGATATGTATCATTTAAAAAGAATATTTTACTTTTACGTACTAGTGAAAATTCATATGAACCGCTATTTTATGATAATGCGAAATATATTGATTATGATTCTCCAATCATTAAACACTTATTAAAAAATAATGAATATGTTGAGGTTTTGGATGTTAATATGAAATCTAGTGATTTAAGCATACCATTTGTCGAAAGTGTAGAGCTACTAGATAAATATTTAATCGACAAATGCAAAAATAAATTGGATCGTATTGTTGAAAGATTACCTTTGCCGTTCAAGGCAGTGCGCGTATTTAAGAATGACGACGATGACGACAAACCGAATGAAGAAAATATCGTTCCACAACCGTTAGAAACAAATAAAAATGTGGTAGAAAATCAAGTCGAAGAAGATGAATGTTGCGACTCAGAAGTTTCAGATTTTGAAGAAAATGAAGTTGAGGAAAAGATGCAGGCTACTGATAGTGTAAATGTATTTTGCAAAAAAACTCAAGAATCGCCTAAAAGCAATGTAAATCAAGCAATGGAGAAGTTGATGAAAGAAAAAATTACAAACAAAATGAAACTAACTGAACTTCAAGAATTTGCAACTTCTGTTGGATTAAGTATTTCAAACGAATCAAATAAAAAACTAAATAAAGAACAATTATTAACAGCAATAAATAATGCTGTTACTGAATACAAAAATTCACAAAAATAAAAAATTGATTAATTTATATAAATTACAAATTGCCTAATTAATAATTATTATGCAATGTCAAAAGTAATATGTTCCCTAAAAGATAATATAAATATTCATTATCATGATGATTATTTTAAAAAAAGAGAAGCTGATAGACTATTCAAATTATTTGAAGAAAAAATAACATATAATACCGACGATGAATCGCAAATTTTCATTTATGGAAAATACCATAAAATACCACGAAAACAAGTTGCATATGGCGAAAAAGGAACATATTATACTTTTTCTGGACAAACAATATATGCAATAGACTGGAATCAGGATGATCCGATTTGTAACGAATTAAGAAAGATCAGGGATAGTATAAAATTGTGCTTGGGAGAAGAAGTAAATTTTGTTTTGATAAATAGATATAAGGACGGAAATGATCAAATCCACTATCACAGTGATGATGAAAAAGAATTAGGCGAAAATCCCAATATATATGGTATAAGTTTCGGTGCAGTTAGAGATATACTTTTTAGACCTACAAAAAATAAGCATAATAATCATATACCAAAAACAATAACTTTGCCTCTTGCGCATGGAAGTTTATTTAAAATACGGTATCCAACGAATTCATATTGGGAACATTCAATTCCAAAAAGGGCGAATAAAAAGGTAAGAATAAGTTTGACATATAGAAAAATGATATATTAATATATTAATATGAGTATTCCAACAGACAGCGAAGTTAAAAGGAAATATATTGTTTATAAAAATGATCTTAAATATAAAAAATATAGAGATTTAAATGTTAAAGATATCGAATTTGCAAATAAGGATGTTGAGGCATTATTTCATAATGAAGATTTAGATACTGCCGATTATAGACTTGCCGAATGTATAAAAGAAAAAGGCATATCATTAGATTTTAAAAATCTTGATTTAGCAGTATTACCAGTCATTCCGGATGTATTATTTAAATCCCTAAAACATTTATTTATTGGAGACAATGATTTGACAGAAATTCCAGATCTTGATAAATTTGTTAATTTGGAAGTTATTGATGTGAGCCATAATAAATTAACCAAAATAAATAAACTACCAAGTGCTTTAATTGAACTAAATTGTGCAAGTAATCTTATTACTGAACTTGATATGACATACCTTAAAAATTTGGAAAGAATTGATTGTTCTGGTAATAATATTATTGAAATAAATGAATTTACAAAATTAAAAGTTTTAAATTGTAATAATAATAAATTAAATAAAATTACCGGAATGCAACAATTAGAGGTATTAAAGTGCAGTACTAATGAATTAACTAAAATAAATAGTTTTCCTAACTTAAAATATTTAGATTGTCGAGAAAATAAAGTACAACAAGTTAAAACATATCCATTATTGCGCGAACTTATATGTAGTAATAATACCATTAGGGAAATTGGAATATATCCAGAGTTAATTTTTCTTGAATTTTTTAATACAAAATTAGAAAAGTTACACTTTATGAGTAAATTAAAGGAAATAATGTGTGATATTGAACAATATAAAAATTTAAAGTGTTCAAATAAGTATCAAATTGAATCAACAAGAATTCATAAAGAAAAACATATTGACATTCTATTCAAAGTGCATAAAGAATAGTAGTTATATTATATTATAATGGACAATAGTATTTTTAATCCTCCGCCAATAGAAAATGAGGAAATGAAACCAGAAAACATACCTGATTTGGAATCTCTTACTGGGACAGTTATTGAAATCCTTGAATATCTTGACACTCCTGAAATGATTAAACAAGAAAAAGAAAATAAAGAAGCGTTTGATAAACATATGGAACAAAAATATGAAGATTTCTCACTCAAAAACTTTAATGTTTTTAGACTTTTGTTAGAAACTAGAAATAGAGAGGAGAATATTGAAAAATTATTAAATGTATTTTCTACATTAAATAAAATTAAACACGGAGAAGCAGATATTTATAAGGAATTCGAAAGCTTTCGAGAAGATAGATCAGAAAAATATCTATATCCAACATTTGGAGGTAAAAAAGGCTTTGAAAAAGCAGTTACAAAACACGGTATTAAGACAAAGAAGAGCTAATTAGTCATAAGATAATTTTTCTTGTAGTTCTTTTATTACTACATTCATTCTGTCGATTTTTAATTTTGACAAAGTGCTAATATTTTTCTTTGCTTTATCAAGCTTTTCAGGATCTGGTAAATATGTTTCGTTCCAATAAACACTTGCATCTATTTGCATTTGTCTATGTAATTGATATGTATCACCATGGTAGTTTTGTGCATTAATGAATCTTACGATATCATTAATACTTTTAAGTTGTCTATTTGCAACATATGTATTTGCAACTGTAAGTGCAGTTTTAAATTCATTTTCAATTAATATTTCTGGGAATATGTCTATTAATTCTAATTTTTTATTTTTATGACATTCTTCCAAAATTTGGTCAAGTTTCGATATGATGTTTTTGTATTCTTTATCTTTTTCATCATATTTAAATCCCATACATACAATATATTTTTCGGAATTAGATGGTCTGCTCATTAACGGCTTAGTAATATGTACTTGGTCATATAGGGCATTTAATATGTAAATAAATTTGCAGGAAATCATTGTGAATGTTTCAAAAAATTTACATACAAAATTTCCTCCTTTCTTTTGTACTTTTATAGCACCTAACATTTGGGCGTAAATTAATCTAAATGCTTCTTGTTCTTGAATATTTTCATTTTTCCAATCAAAACCACCATCTGCAGTTACTAAATCTGCTTTTTCATTCATTGCGCCTCCAAATAATCTTATTGTTTTTGGATCTGTCAAATCGCCATTAGTTTTATCGTCATAACTACCAGCAACTTGTTTAGAGTATGTTTTATGTTGAACAAATCTTTGAGGAGATTCCTTTTGATAAAAATTTACGAATGTTTTTTCCAATTCTGGAACATGTGTATTTCCCTCTTCTGAATGGAGAGTTATGGCATAAAATTTATCATTTTTCGAAAGACCTTTTTTTGTATAAATATCTCGATAAAACATAGTTGCTTGAATAAATGATCCAGGTCCTTCAGCTAAATGTGCGGAAACAAAATTTGGCTTTGAATTATCAATCAAATCATACATCAATAATAATTCCCATAATTTATAAAATCCTCTGCTTAATATATCTGGTTTTCCTTTATCTCCAGTACCAAAAAATTCCTTTGTTTTATTACCAATATTGCTATCATAATTGTCAACATATCTTTCGAACTTATTCATAACAAGATAAACTTTTTTCTTTCCTTCAAAATCTTTAACTATTGACATTTTATCTTTATTCGCATGTATAAAATGTTGGAATCCTAATGCAAACATCGGGTAATCAATATTTGTTGAGAATTTAGGTGCTGCATCAACACTAAAAAGATTATGCTTATTTTGTGGCAATTTAAGAACAAGTGGCGCATAATCACCATTTATATCTATTTGATTTGATGGATTTGTAGTTTCACTTACATTATTTTGATTATTAGAAGGTAGTTCTACCTTTGTTTTTGGTTTAGTTGCCATATTAGATACTATAGTAATATATTAGACTATTTATATTGTTTTAAATAGATTTTCATTTTTTTTAGCTATATTAGTTTATTGGTATATAGAATAAAATATTTATATACCATTTTCTACCAATAAAATGTTGAAAATTAAAATAAAATATTAAAAAATAAACAAGATACTTAAGAATTTTATACGTATTATTATTATAAATGTCCAAAAAATATTCCGATGGTATTATCGGCTCGATGATAGGAAGTGACAAAATGTCAGGAGTTGAAGCTCTGTTTGACAAAATGACACCAGAACATGAATTTGAATTTATGTTTTTCAATTTCAACAATACATTGATGAGTTATGAAAAATATATATCAGTCATGAATTTCCTTAATAAGCGTGCAAAAGCTCAAAAATTAAAAATAATAACCGAGGACACTATTGATGTTTCATTTACTAATATTGAGAAACAAACATCATATCGTGTTACTATTAACGGAATCGATGAAATAAATAAATACATGAAAATGTTGCATAGTAGAAAAAATCACGTTATCTATAATAAATTAATAGAAATATATCAGGATAAAGATCGACGTGGTAATATAACGGTAATTAAAAAAATTAAAGATTCTGACAACGTAGAAGATCTTCTTAATTTAAATATTCGTACACGTTTGGCAAAAGAACAATCACTCACTAAAGACGAGTTAAAAAGTTTGTCACAATTAACATTCAATGATACGGAGAAAATATCATTCCGATTTAAACAACGTGTTTCATTATATATCTATGAAGATGTAAAAACAAATGAATTCGTAAGGGTTGATTTGACATTGACAAAAACTACAAAAACAATTAATAGAATGGATAGAATGGTACCGAGATATGAGTTAGAAATTGAGTATGGCCAGGGATCTAGAAAATCAGCAGATAAGGAAAAGTTGGGATTAATGTTTAAAGAAATTGAACTACTATTGAAAATTATTCAACAAAGTAATTTTATTACACCAGAATCTACTAGAGAAAAGGCACTTACTGCATATGCAAGAATATTATCATTAGATATTACTAAATTGACAAATCTTGAAGGTAGACAACCTCAGTCATTAGAAATTCAACATGTTACAGAAATTTTGCCAAATAGATATGCCGTTACAGATAAAGCAGATGGTGACAGACATGTTTTAATTATTGTTGAAGGACATGTATATTTAATTTCCACGAATTTGGCGGTTAGAGATACTGGCATACAATTAAGTGATAAATTATCAAAATATAACGATAGTATTATTGACGGAGAATATATCTTTTTGCCTAAAGAAAATAGACATTTATTCATGGCATTCGATTGTTTATTTAATGGTAAGGAAGACGTAAGAAAAAATCCGGAAATCATGCAAAGATTGGCTCAAGCAGATGATATAATTGAACATTGTTTTGTATTAGAAAATCAAGTTGGATATAATTTTTCTAAAGAAGAAAAGGCAATTGATGATAGAAATAAAAATGTTACAGAATTTAATTTGAAATTAAAATTACAAAAATATGGTGAAATGATTGATACTTATATGAAAAATGTTAATAACGATATTGCCATTGCAAAGAAATTTCCATTAATTCGCAGAAAGTTTTTCATTCCTGCAACTGGTGCAAAGCCATGGGAAATCTTCGCATATTCCGTATTAATGTGGATAAAATATACGGAGGATAAAAATGTCCAATGTCCATACCATTTGGATGGTTTAATGTACCATCCACTGAGTCAAATTTATACAACCAATGCAAAAGAAAGCAAATATGCAGAATATAAATGGAAACCACCTAATAAAAATTCAGTTGATTTTTTCATTGAATTTGAAAGAGATAGGGTTACAAATAAAACATTAACAGTATATGACAATTCAAGAGCGAATACAGGAAAAGCAGACACATTTGAAACTATTGGTGATGATCATGTTAAAAATAAGTCATATAAAATTTGTAATTTGTATGTGGGTAAACGAGGTAAATTTGGAGAACAACCAGTATTATTCAAAGAACAAGAAGATAAATACAAGGCATATCTATTTTTAGATAAAGGAGAAGCAAGAGATATTGATGGTAACATATTACTTGATAAAAGTGTTGTTGAATTTTACTATAAAAATGATCCAGAACTTGACGAACGCTTTAGATGGGTGCCAATAAGAACAAGATATGATAAAACTGAATCAGTATTGCGCCATGGTAAAAAATATGGTAATTACATTGACGTAGCTGATAAAGTATGGAGAAGTATTATTAATCCAATTTTAATATCAGATATACAAGATCTTGCAAAAGGTAACGATGAAAAGTCAAGAACATTTTTGTACGATAAAAAAATGGAATCATTAAGATCAAAGATTGGACACGAACTTATTGTTTCAAGTACGAAAGAAAACGTATATTTCCAACTTGTAACAAATTTGGCTAAACCAATGAGACAATTCCATAACTGGATAAAATCTATTATCATCTATACACACTGCCATCAAATGTATCAACATGATAAGCAATTATCTATTCTTGATATTGCATGTGGTAGAGGCGCAGATATTATGAAATTTTACTATGCAAAAGCAGCACTTTATGTGGGTATTGATATTGATAATGAAGGTCTTGTTTCAATGGTCAATGGTGCAGTAAGTAGATATAATCAAATGAGAAAAACACACCCTAATTTCCCAAAATCATTCTTTATTCAAGCAGATTGTGGCGCATTATTAAATTATGATGATCAAGAGCGAGCATTGAATGGTATGACTAATGACAACCGAAATTTACTCAATAAATTTTTCCCAAAAGGAAGTGAGACAACCTTTGATAGAGTAAATTGTCAATTTGCTCTTCATTATTTCCTCAGAAATACAGAATCGTGGAGCAATTTCAAATCAAACTTAAATACCGTTTTAAAACCAGGGGGATATTTTATGACTACATTATTTGATGGTGAAAGCGTCGCAAAATTATTGGCGGATAAAGATCGTCATATTGTTTACTATACAGATGCTAAGGGTAATAAAAAAACACTATTTGAACTTATTAAGAAATATGGTGTATTGGACATATCAAAGCCATTTGGAGTTGGTATACCAATTGATGTCCACAATGCATGGATTTTCAAAGAAGGAAATTATATGGAAGAATACTTGGTTGACAAAAGATTTATAACTCAACAATTACTTGATGATTGTGATTTAGAATTGGTAGATACTGATCTTTTTGGAAATCAGTTTGAAATTCACAGAGAATATTTTTCAGAATATGCAAAATATGAGGAAAATCCAGAAACTAATAAATTCTTGGGTAATGTTGCAAGTTATTATAATAAGAACGATGACGTAAATTCTGGATGTTATGAAAATACTAATTTAATTAGATACTATGTATTTAGAAAGAAAGACAAATCAACTAATGCTCCTACAAAAACGGTTACAGTTAAGGCAAAAGGAAAACAAAGCAGAGTCGTAAAAAAATTGGCAGCAATAAGTGGAGGCTCTAAAAATGAACACAGACTTGACTTGGACGATAAAGATCATTTTTCAGTTGGAACAATTGAAGATGCTAAAGCTTCATATTACAATTCTATACATAATATACTTTCAAACCAAAATATAATTCCAAATACGTTAGATAGTAAAACCTTCTATAAAGATCTGGGTATAAAAGTATTATCCGATGATAAATTAAGTGACAAAAAAATATCATCACTTAATAAAACGATACAAATAGAACATCAGTCAGATAATAAAAGTAAACTGGTTGTTGATGGATTAAGTAGCATTATTGTTGAGAAAGATTGTAATGGATTTTATGATATTAGTAGGGTTGGTAAATTTTCATCCAACGAACAGGCCGTAATATTATACAAAGAAAACAATATGTATAGACCTGTTTACAGATTGGAAAATGAAAAGAAAACAGGATTATTCAGCTTATCTGATCCACTTATTAAAACATTGGTTGACGAATCCGATGATTAATTTAGTCCAAGTTAAAGCAATCAAAAAAATATTTAAAGATTTGTAAATTTATGTTACTCATAATATGCAAAATTACAGAGAATTATTAGGTGTCGGTGAAAACGCTACTCAAGATGAAATTACTCGTTCTTTTTATAGAAACATTAAATCGTTAGATGATACAAATGATCCAAATTTTAAAGAAAAATTTATGTCATATCATGATGCATTTAATAATTTGACAAATGTATCAAATAACATTAAATTACAATACCCTCAATCATTTCACAATGACTTTAATTTAGATTCATTTAGTAATAATTTACATTCATTTAACACTTTTTTAAATTATGACCCTTTTGGAAGTTTTAAAAAATCGCATGATATGGCAAATAGGTTATTCAATACGTTTAATGAATTTCTAGAAACTAACATTACAACGTCATATTCTAAAACATTTAGTGGCATTAGTTATATTGACGAGAATGGTAATCGAAAATATGAAACCAAAAGTAGAACTGATAAAGTTAAAAATGGTAAAAAAACCACAACAGAGGTCACAAAAATTCAAGATGGTAATAAACTTACTACAATTGAAAAACTTGCAGATGGTACTGAAAAGAAAACTGTAAATGACGTATCAAATAATATGTTAAAAAATTGATATAAAATCGACATATATCAGTAATTAAACATAATATTACTAACTATTCACGATGTCGTATAAGCAATCAACTAAAGAACGACTATTAAGCAAGCTTGCAGATAAGGCAAAAAATTCTAATAATGAAAAAATGATTGAATCCGCTTTAAATAGCGAGTTCATGAAGGAATATGAAAAGGAATTTAAGGTTGCTGCAAATTCTTCCGAAAAAAAAGAATTCACTCGTAATGAACAAATAGAAAGGTTGGTAAAAAATTACACCTTTTGGCAATCTCGTATGCCCGTTATTGATAAAACAAATATAGACAATAGTTATATGAAAACAAAAGAAAAAATGTGTAAAGAAGCAATGGCAGAATTATTGGATAAAGCAGAAGATCAAAAAATACTAGGGCAAGTTAAAAGCTCATTAAAGTTACTTTAATGACCGTTTATTTATAAAAAATTTGATTTTAAAAATACCTACATAAATACTTAATTATTATGACAAATATAACAATGAAAACATTCGACATAATAGTTGCAGTTGATAAAACTAATGGAATTGGATCACATGACGTTGAAACAAATTCCTTCAATATTCCTTGGAAAATTAAGGGTGAGCTTGAATATTTTAGGACCAAAACAACATTGACCGAACTTCCTGGAAGAAAAAACGCTGTTATTATGGGAAGAAATACTTGGAACTCAATACCAAAAAAATATAGACCTTTACCAAATAGGGTGAATATAGTTTTAACAAGCGATACTACTCAAACTGATGAATACTATCGAGCAACAAGTTTAGATGAAGCTCTAAATATAGCAAATAATTTACAGGAAGTAGAAAATGTATTTGTTATAGGTGGTAAAAAACTATATGAAGAATCATTAACTCATAAGATGTTACGATTTGTATTTGTGACAAAAATAGATGACGATTTTAAATGTAATATTAATTTAAACATGAATCCTATGCATTTAATCGAATTAGATTCTATATCTTCAAACCTTTTAAATGAATCAACTGGAAATTTGGTAAGCACAACATTTTACAAATATCAACATGTTAATAATTTACATACGTCAACAAGGCATCCAGAATATCAATATCTTGATTTGCTAAGAAAGATTATGTATAAAGGCAATGAACGACCAACAAGAAACGCTATAACAAAATCACTCTTCGGTTACCATATAGTATTTGATTTACGACCAATTGATAAATCACTATCAGATGATGGCTGGTGTGTTTTTCCACAAATTACAACTAGAAGCATGGGCATTAAGGGTGCAATTGAAGAGCTTAAATTATTCATGTCTGGAAGTTCTGATTCGAAAATCTTAGAAAAAAAAAATATTAACTTTTGGAAAGGTAATACAACTAGAGAATTTTTAGATTCTGTTGGACTAGAGCATTTGGAAGAAGGAGATCTCGGAATGCTTTATCCGATACAGTGGCGGGCATTTGGGGTACAAAAATATGAAGGAAAAGCAGTAAACCATGTTGGCAAAGGTTTCGATCAACTACAATATGTTATTGATACACTTAAAAAAGATCCATATTCAAGAAGAATCATAATGATATCATATAATCCTGCTCAAATGAAAGAGTGTCCAATATTCCCATGTCATTCTATTGTGATACAATTTTATCTTGATAATGATCAAACTTTGTCAATACATATGTATCAACGATCCGCAGACTTGGTTGTTGGAAAACCAACGAATTTCCAAACAACAACATTATTACTTCTTACCATAATTAATATAATAAATAATTCTTCTGATTATACTGGACCAAAGTTTAGACCAGGGGATGCCTTATTTTCTGGTGGAGATGCGCATATTTATGAGCAGCATTATGATGTCGTAAAGGAACAATTAACTAGAAAACCATTTCCTTTTCCAAAAATCAAAATAATGAAGAATATTACAAGTTTGGACGAGATTAATAATATTGATTTTAAAGACATTGTTTATAAGGACAAACAATCGCATCCAGCGCTAAAGGCAGAAATGGTCGCTTAATTTATTTATATTAGAAAATATTGAATATTGTACAATTAGACATAAAGTTACTTAAAAATAGAACAGTAAATAACTATTATCTATGTCCTTGGAAGGTAATAAACCAAATAAATATTTACTTGATGTATTTTTAAAATACAAGGAGGTAAATCGTCAAGTACCATCAGAACTTGAGGTATATAGCATCCAGGCAAATTTGGATGATAAAAAGACTAATAAGAAACTCATTGAACCGGTTATGATTAAAAAGGGTGATGTTAAAATGAAATTAAATTTTATACTAACTCAAGTAAAAGAAGACCCAGTTGATGAAAAACTTTATGATCAAATGCGCAGACAACTTAATATTATTTCTGAAAGGAATTATGACGACATAAAATTATGTTTAATTAATTTACCTTACAATAAAATGGACCATTTTCATAGATTAAGCGAACATATAATTAAAAAAGCAGCAGATGAACCGCAGTTTTCTGGATTGTATTCGAAATTATGTTTTGATATGGCACCTTATTTCATTGAAATAGATTCAAAAAAAATCTATTATAGAAATGTACTTGTTGCAAAATGTCAAGAATTTTTTAATAAATATATTGCAAATCATCAATCTGCAGTTAAAAATAATGTTGTCGGAATGATGAAATTTCTGTCAGATCTTTATAAGAATGGTTTATTAACTGGTAGCATTGTTTACGAATGCACTGAAGTTTTAACAAATTCATATAATAATGAAAATCCTATAACGTATGCAATCGACGGAATACAATCATTGTTGTTAGAAACGTTATCTACAATCAATAAAAAAGATAAATCATTATATGCGATTATAAAAATAAAATTGTTGGCTTTAGAAAGTAACAAAGCACTTGGCATTCGCGAAAAAATATTAATTATGGACGTAATGGATGAACTCAAAAAAATAGGTTAATTTATAATAAAATATTGAAAATATAAGTATATATATTAAGACATATTAGTATCATATTAAAATTATTAATTTTACTATGAGTGAATATAATTGTATAGATTTACATAACCTTAATGAATCTATCCTAAATACAAACATTCGGATATCAGGAAGAGTACATAACGTTAGAAAAACAGGAGCAATATGTTTTATTATTTTAAGAGATCAATTAAGATCTTTACAAGCCGTAACTACAAAAAAAAATATTGGTCCTGAAAGATTTAAGGATCTTTACAGTATTCAAAATGAATCTTTCGTTGAATTATATGGACAATTGACACAACTGCCTGATACTATTGCAAGAGTTGAGTCAACATATTACAAGAATTTTGAGTTTAAGATTTCAGATTTTAAAGTAATATCAAACTCGCATAAAATTCCATTCCCACTTGATGATGCAAATCAACTTGATGAAGATTTAAGTGACAGAAATAAGGTTCTTCTCAATACTCGATTAAACAACAGATCATATGAGCTCAGAACTCCTGTAAATAATTGTATATTCAAATTGCAATCTGGTGTTACCGAATTATTTAGGGAATATTTGAGAAGCCAAGATTTTATGGAAATTTTTACACCAAAATTAATTGGTACTTCATCTGAAAGTGGATCTTCCGTTTTTCCAGTAAACTATTTTGATAAAAAAGCATTCTTAGCACAGTCGCCACAGCTTTATAAACAAATGTGCATTAATTCAGATTTTAAACGGGTATTCGAAATTGGTCCAGTTTTTAGGGCAGAAAACTGTATTTCACATAGACATTTATGCGAATTTATAGGATTAGATGTTGAAATGGCATTAACCACTGGAAAGGATTATTATGAACTCATTAATATGTTATGGAACATACTCAGCTATATTTTCGACAACCTTAAAACAAAATATGCAGAACAATTAAATTATGTTAAAACAGTACATAAATATGATGATCTTATTTATAGTAAGGAGCCACTAATAGTAAACTTTAAGGATGGTGTAAAATATTTACAAGATGCCGGGTTTAAGCAAGATTTACACAGTGACTTATCTACAGAAAATGAAAAACAATTGGGTAGAATAATTAAACAAAAATATGGCTATGATATATTCGTATTAGACAAGTATCCAACATCAGTGCGACCATTCTATACAATGCCATGCGAAGATGACAAACTCTTTAGTAATTCATTTGATGTGATTATGAGGGGAGAAGAAATTATATCTGGATCACAAAGAATTCATGATTACGATATGTTAACGGAAAATATTAAAAACAATAATCTTAGTACAGAACTTTTATCTGATTATCTTGAATCTTTTGCAGCAGGATCTCGGCCGCATGCTGGATTCGGTATGGGATTGGCTAGAATTATAATGTTATTCCTATCTCTCGGAAATGTCAGACGTACCTCTATGTATCCTCGTGATCCAAATCGCATAACACCTTAATTTATCACCTCGAAAAATTGATATTTAAATTTTTATGTTATATAGTCTACCTAATGACATATTAAAAAATATAATGCTGAAGATGTTAAACTATCGAGTTTATATTTATTCATTTGTCCATATATTGACATTTTTTATAAGTTTAAAATTATATAGATGGGTTGTTGACATTGTATCATTATTACCGCAATCTGTTGAATTAATAAATAAGGATGAATTTGTAAAAAACATAATTTATTTTTTTGTTTCAGTAACTATTGTTAACATAATAAACAGAATATCACATATTTGTATTAAACGGAATATACATTTAGCAATATCGAATATATTTGGAACAATATCAAAAAATATAATTAATTGTGACATTCCTATGTTAGACAATGTTTCAAAAGATACACTATTGACATATATGGAAAATACCACAAGTTTTGAATCATTAATGGAAAAATTAATTGTAACTCTTCCAAAAACAATTGTATATTTGTTTTACTATTTATATACAATATATAGCTTTTCATTACATGTTGTATATTTTCTAATAATAATAAATGTAATAACAATACTACTGTCAGATAAGTTAACAAATTTCAAACATCACTACTTTAATAAGTTTGCAGAACTTGATTTGAAATTTAAAAATAGTCAAATTGAACGAATAACTAATATTAAAAATTTAAAATTATGTTTAATGACAAATGATGAAGTTAATAAAATAGATCAATTTTATAGTGCTAGAACATTTTTAAAAAATAAAGATACTTTATATTCGTATCTATGTGTTTTGCTCACTGACGTTACATCTGACCTTATATCAACTGTTATATATCTGTATGGTATAACTTATGTAATGGCGGGAGAATTAAAACCAATGCAATTACTTTTTATTGGTCTTCATAGCAGCAATTTTATTCATTATTGTAATGAAATAAGATATTTGTATTACGATGAATTCAAAAAGTACTCTAAGCATATAGATAAAATGAAAATGTTATATAATTTACAAGTGAGTGAACATTCTAAATATGATAATTTGAGTAATATTAAAAATATAAAAATAACACAAAATAATAACTCTTATCTTTTAGAAAATAAATCAATCAATGTTATCACCGGACCAAATGGTTGTGGGAAAACCACAATGATCAATACACTTCTTGGATTTTTTAAAACCGACGTATATGAATTTAGTATTAATAATAAAAAAATAGATATTACTAATAAAATTTGGACTAAAATTTCATTTGCGTTACAGGATGCAGAAATTTTTGAGGGGACTGTAATGAATAATATATTATATGGAATAAATACACAATCAAATAAATCAATACATAAGCTCGCTAAAAAAATAAATATAAGTAAGTGGTTAAAAAGTAATGAGAATAAATTAATTAAAAGTAATGGTGCAAATCTTTCTGGAGGTGAAAAAAAGAAAATTCAAATATTGCAAGTTTTAGCACAAAATAGAGATGTATATATTTTTGATGAACCAACGAATAATTTAGATGAACTAGCAGTAGATTGGTTCAAAAAAGTAATTGATTATCTAAAAGAATCGAATAAATTAATAATAATAATTTCTCATGATATTAGGATCATAAATTATGCTGATAATGTTGTAACATTATCCAAAAGTATTTTTCCAACAGCAACAAATTCCCCTTTAAAATCTCCTTTAATTATACAATAACTTTTATTTTTAATATGAAATTTATTATTCTTAATAAATTTTGCTTCTATTATTGATTCATTTGTTCCAGTCACAAGTATTGGTTCAATTATATTATCAACAAATAATATATATTGATGTCCAACAGTCGGTATTTTATTAGGGTTACTTAATACAATTGATATATTATTAGATATGTCATTGCTGTCTGATAATAATTTCATATATGTTTCATTTATTATAAGTGCATGTTTAGTTATATCACATTCTGAGGCTGAAAACACAAGTTCCAATGATCCTGTTTCAGGACATACTATTGAACTGCTTTCTGTTTGTTTTTTATGAATCATTCTTATTTTTGTCGGATAAAATCTGTTGTCGAGCATAACATAATATAATCCGTCAACAAGTATTTCTCCACTAGTCATAATACCTGAGACCACACACCCAGCTTCTGGAATTCTATAAACATCATTTATTATAAATTCAGTTATATTACTATTTTTTTTTACTATATTTTCTGGTACTGTTAACTCATTTAATAGTGAATACAATGAGTCATAACCTTGTCCATACACACTTGATATAGATATAACTGGAATATTCGTTAGGGTTGTGTATTTTTTTCCTTTATTATATATTTCAAATGAAAGTGAATCAAGATATATTGATTTCAGTGTATCAAGTGCCAAAGTTTCATCTGTGTAAATATCTGATTTTGATAAAAGTACTGCAAACGGAATATTCAAATTTATTGATAATTCTATAGCAGTTAATGTTTCATCTGGAATTACTAGTTTATTTTCTTCAGTTATACAATCGGTTGGACTAATAAATATCAGGTTATAATTTGGTTTGTATGACATAAGACCATACAAAAGTGTTTTGACATATTTTTCAGACCCAGGCATATCGTACATACTTATAATTTTATCAGAATTTTTTACTATTTTTTCCCAAGTCATAAAATTACCTGATTTATAATTTATAATGGTCCCAGATTTTGATCCTATTATTTCATGTTTAATACATGATGTAATTCCAGATGTTTGTTCGTGTACGTGCCTAAATATTAAAGATCTTCCTATTCCATTTCCATTATCTTTTTGCTGATATGCCAGATAGCTCATACATGTGCTTTTACCATGTTTACTTGCTCCAAGAAATGCAATTCTGTTTTCTTTAATGAATACGTCATATGGAATTTTTGTAATAGTGACAATAGCAAAATGAGATTCGTCTATTTCATGTCGGGAAATATATGCGATTTTTAAATGGCATTTAATAACAATATTTTTTAATATTTCGAGAGATGATTCTATAATATCACAACTTATATTTCCTAAAGTACCATCGTCATTAATTCCAATTAGGTAAAATGCCTCATTTTTTCCATACATTTCTTTTCCCTCTTCGACCCTCCATCTCATTTGAGAACCCATTTTCCGTTGTTTCGTTGAATCTTTTTCATCCAATCTTAATTTATATTCAATATTGCCCTCTTCAATTTCTTTTGGAAAAGATTTTGTTTCACTATTAAATGCTAATTTAGTAAGCATGATGATTATAATACACATACAAGTTTATATGTACTATGACATAGCTTATTGTACTTTCAATATTTTATTTTTAGTGGATAATATTATAGGTATGGTTGAATTAGATTTAGTAAAAGTGGGAGATAGTGATATAGGTCCAATTGATACTTATAAAAGAACAACTATAACATCTGCAACTTTATTGAATACATCAAAAATTCTATTATCCCTAAAGGGTACGAGGTTGCCACTCGTTATAAAAACAATAAATGATAAGTATGAATTAGGAAATGATACAAAGACCGTAAACAATTTATCAAATGTCGACATTAAATATGTATCTAAATTTATTAATAGTGTGATATTAATACCCAGAAATAATTTTAAATTTATCTATATAACAGATCCTGAAATACCAAATTCAAATATATATGACCTTATAAAAACTAAAGATACCCTGAAATATCTCGTAATTAATGCAATTTTATCAAGTTCGTTGTCTCTTAACTTATGCAAAGCTCCTGAATGTTACAATTTGGTTGGTGGATGTTTTCATAATTTATTGAATATTAATGTTGACAAAACAGGTGATAAAATGACGATGTTTGTGCAATCTATTTGCTCACATAATAAAAGAAACAGGAAATTATTTGTTATATCGCATAATATTGATTACGCAAATATGACACTTGAACCAATAATTGAATTATTATCGGAATATGATTTATATCATACATTTCGATTAAATGGTTTGGATAGAACTACATCATCAAATTTAGTAGTTGTGGGATGTACAATATTTAAAAATGATGGTTATATTCTTGCAACATATAATGACATTGGGTATATATTATCATTAAAATATTATCCAATAATGAAAATGTTATCAACAACAATACAATTCGTAAAAATTAATAATACTGATTCAAATTATTTAACTAATAAACCAGTATCTATATCATTTATTGACGCCAATACCCTTATTATCATATGTACAAACATAAATACAGATGACAAGTATGCCTTCAAATACTATATATTGAAGGTCAAGGAATAAAAAAGTTGAAATTATATGTTTATAGTCTATCCTTTAGCATATCGACAATAGTATCACTGAACATTCAACAGATAAGGATTTATGCGAAACTTTATCACAATGACTACCACAATGCCCACTGAAAAACGAGAAACAATTGCCGACTTTATCGGTGCCTGCCGAATTGTCCAAAAAAGTGAATTTAAGGGAAAATCTATCCTTATTGATATGAATAACTTGCTATATGCCGGATGTATTGGAGTAAGAAAAACAACAGGTACCGATTTTACTACTACTAGTGGAAAGAGAATTAGTGTAGGTAAAATCTTGACACAAGCTGTGACAGCAGCAGTTAATTCTCATATTGTCCCTATTTGCGTATTTGACGGCTCTGCTGACAAAACCAAGGATGATACTATCGAAGAAAGAAGAAACATAAGACAGAAGGCTGCTGATAAGTGTGACCAGATTGGCGATGAAACAAGCGATGAATGGCATAAAAATTACAGAAAATCATTTAAACTTCATCCTAGTGAACTCAACGAAGGTAAAAACCTTCTTGATAAGATGGGTATGCCATATAATAATTCACTTGGTGATGCTGAAGCACAGTGCGCTGCAATTGCAAAAGCATATCCTAAAACGTGTGCCGGTGTACTTACAGAAGATTATGATGCACTACGCTTTGGATCTCCATATGTTTTCAAGAAGAATCCCAATGATAGTCATACACTAATCCAAATTTCATTGAAAGATTCGATCTACAATTTGCAACTAAGGGCTAATCATATCCGAAATGATCACAATATGAGTCATATAACTTTCACGTATGAAAACTTTGTTGATTTCTCGATCATCGCTGCACCCAAGCTGGTATCTCCGATTCTACACAACGATGGAACTAGGCTGTCACTTTCCGAGTACTTCACCATCTTTGTCATTAATGATTGCAATGTAGAGAAGATGATTGAATATTGCCAATTCAAGATGGGATACACTCGCGAAAATCCAGAAATTCCACAAGAGGAAATTGAGCATGTTTTTTCATCTGACTATTCAACTATGTCAGACATGACTACATATGAATATCAAGTGCCTGAGGCGTATGTTCAGAAATGGAAAGTCAGTCATGATTATTATCTTAATGTCACTATCAAGCATCCGAAGAGTGAGGAAATCCAACAGCTTATGCAACTCAAACCTATTCAATATATTCAATTGTATAGTGTTTTGTCTGATGTATACAACTATACTATTGATGAGATTGATGTCATTATTCGCGATCTTGATAAGATTCACTCAACAATGTCAAAGGTCAATTCAATGAAAAGTAATTCAGACTTTTCAAGTTTTGTTAGCTATCAGCTCAAGCATAACGATGCAAAATACTCTTCACAGAGATCTCAAATTTGCAAATATGCTAGGAACCAATGGGAAATACACACGGAAAACCTTTTGGCAATCAAGTCAGGTAAAATGAGTATGACTGCTGCAAGATCTCTTGAAATTGCTGAAAAAAATGTTATTAATTTTGCCAAAGAACTGATTGATGCTTTTAACGCTGAAATGCATAATAATTCACGCCCTCAATGTAAGGATACGAGGGAACATTTCAATAATCGATCAGAAAAACATTGGAGATTGCCAAAAGAAAAAGACCAACAACCACGTCAAAAGCTACCCATTAGCCATACAGTCACAATGGGTAGTTCCCCCACAAGAATGACTAATATGTGGGATGTTCTTGTGGAGAGAGAATAAAAAAATTACAATCCTTTCTTTTTATTACGCATTAGGATTGCCTTGAAAAAAATCTACATGATCCTTAACCATATCATAAAATTTATCTTTATCAAAAACTACTTCTTTATTTTTATCGATTATTTTTAGTCTTATTTGATTTGCCGCAATTTCACAGTCACCAATAATAATCATATATTTAACTTTATTTTTAAATACATATTCAAATTGATGAGCCATTTTGGGTGCTCTGTGATTAGACATCATACATACTTTATTTAATTTTCTTAATTGCAAACATGTATTAATTCTCTCTTTTAATACAGCTTCTGATTTGCCAATTGATGCAACATAATATTCTATATTATTGACAATTGGTTTCTCATTTTTGTAAATCGTTTCTTTATAAATTGTACAGATTCTTTCAATACCTATTGACATACCTATTGCCCTTACCTTATTGTGGTTTCCAAGTTTTTCAATAGTATCATCATATCTTCCTCCAGCAGCAATTGTAGAAGAAATTATGTTTGAATCAGTATATGAAACTTCAAATATTATTCCAGTATAATAATTCATACCCCGTACAACAAATGGATCAAAAATATAATTTTTTGATGTATTAAAAAATTGAGATGATTTTGTGAGTTCTGTATATGTTTCATCATCACATATTTTCATTTCATGTAATTTTTTAATTGTCGTTTCCATACTTGCTTTTTTATAATCTATTGTGTTTATCATTTCAATATATTTAACTAAAATATCAACTGATTCTTGCGAGATAGCTTTTTTAGTTAGTAATTCGTTTTTAATTTCATCCCATGTACATTTGTCAAGTTTATCAAGCGAAGATGCAACAGTTTCATATTTTTCTAGTGGAATATTACTTAATTTTAATAAATTATATATAATTTTACGATGATTTAATCTTACAATAAATTTGTCTCCCAATAATTGTGTCATTACATCATTTAAGAGATCTAAAACTTCAATATCATATATACATGTATCTTGATCATCACCAAGTATATCAAAATCATATTGTCTGAATCTTCTATAGCGTCCACCTTTTAATTGAGGATTATCTCGCCTATATACTGTCCCTAATTGCATTCTTCTAAATGCATTGATTGAGTTATCTGCAGCATATCTAATAAATGGAACAGTAAGATCATACCGTAACATGAGTTTTTCGCCGCCAAAATCCTCAATATTATATACAAGTTTGTTAAATTCTTCGCCATATAGATCATGAATTGTTGATTGTAGTTCTAATTCAGGCGTATCAATGGAATTACCACATCTTAATTCATAACATCTTTTAATAATTGAAGTTACTTTGTCAACTATTGCAACTTCGAATTGATCATTATCCTGCATACCAGTTGGTGTTTTGGTACTAGTCATTTGTATATTTGTATATTTGTCTCGTTAAGTGTATTAGCAATTCCATACTATAATTTAAGTTTTTCAATTTTAATTAAAAAAATTGAAAAATAATGTCAGAAATACTATAAAGATATGTAATTAGTTATATTATAATACAAAATGTCAGGAGATAGCAGTGACTATTACACGATCCTTAATATTGCAAAAACTGCAAATCAGGATGAGATTAAGAAGGCTTACAAAAAATTAGCTATTAAATGGCACCCTGATAAAAATCTTAATAATAAGGAAGAAGCCGAACAAAAGTTTAAAGATATATCTGAGGCATATCAAATATTGAGTGATAGCGAAAAGCGCGCCATTTACGACGAACATGGTAAAGAAGGATTAAAAGCAGGGGGAGGACATGGATTTGATCAAAGCCATATGCACGACATGTTCAAATCTATGTTCGGTTTTGGAGGCGAGGAAGACGAAGATGATAATGTACCAGATGTCCAAATTTCAGAAGAATGCACATTAGAGGAATTGTATAGTGGAAAAACGTTAAAAAAACAAATTTCACGATATTCACTTTGTGCACACTGTAATGGAACAGCCTCAGAAGATGGTGTAGAACATAAATGTGGCGATTGTAAGGGAAATGGTGTTGTTATGAAAGCACGCCCTCGTAACGGTATGATGGAATTATCACAAGAACAATGTGCTAAATGTAAAGGTACTGGTGTTGATGGTAAAGTTAAACTGTGTACAAAATGTGATGGAAAAAGAGCTGTAAAGGAATCATATACAATTGATGAAAAAATTCCATCAGGATCATATAATAAACATGTAATTACTATTGAAAATCAAGGTAATGAAATTCCATTAAATGAAAGGAAAAATGGAATAACACGGTCTAATATTTCAATAATCATCAGAGAAAAACCACATGAAACTTTCAAAAGAATGTTTGTGATTAGAGGTAAAAAAGATGAGTTAGACCCAGCTGATCTTCTTATTGATCTTGAACTTACATTACCAGAATCATTATGTGGTTTCCAAAAGAAAGTCAAGAATGTAAACGGCCATGATGTATTGATTGAACACAAAGATATCGTAAAAGAAGGAGATTTACTTGTTGTCAAAAATGCAGGAATGAAAAGACTCGAAAATAATAATGAAAGAGGAAATTTATATGTACATATTAAAAATATTAAAATTGACCAAAAATTAGATCAAAATACAAGAAATAGAATATGGCAGTTACTAACAAAATCATCGTATCAAATAAAGGAAACAAGTGATACAAAAACACCAAAAGTACTTACAATTGACGAATTTAATAAAGATAATAACTCAAATAAAAAGAAACATAACAAAGGACATGGAAACATGAATGATCATCCATTTTTTTCAAAAATGAGTGGTATGGGTGGAATGCCTAATATGGAGGGGGGTCAAGAATGTAAAGTTCAATAAATTAATCATCACCTTCATCTTCTTCGTCATCCTCCTCTTTTTCTTCTTTTTTATTTATTTTTTGTTGAGATGAACCAGACCCTTGTTGTTTTTTCTTTTTCTTAGAATTTGATTTATCCTTTTGTAAGTACCATTTATTATAAGCATAATATGCTACAATTAATACTAAAAATATTGCAGCTATCCATAATGTTGTTTTTGATATGCTGTGACCAAATAAGGCAATATGTGTTGATGCGCTTGCTACAGCAGTTTCAGTAGCAGATGCTACTTGAACTGCTACAGGTGCCGCTACTGCTACTACTGCTGCTGTAGCAGATGGTGCGACTGCAGAACGCTGAGCGACTTTATTACGATATGTTTGAGCCAAGTTACCCGAAGATGGCTGACTAACAGCATTAGTTTTTGTAGGAGCATTTTCGTGAATAGTTGCTAAACCATTATTATCTACACGGACAACATCATTTCTACCAAGTTTGCTTTCAAATAATTTATCTAATTGTGGATCAGATCCATAAGTTTGTTGATTTGGTACATTTGCGGAACTCATATCTATATACAATAAAAAGATATTTTTATACTGAAACTTACACACACACAAAAATTGATATTATTTTCTATTTTATCTTATAGTAAATAATATATAATATATCACATGATAACACAAACTTATACGGATCAAAATACAGAAGTTGAATATACCATTTTTATAGGAAAAAATAGTCAAGAAAATTGGGATATTATTGATAAAGCAAATCAGCGTGATATATGGTTTCATTTAGGAGGAGGGCTTCCATCTCCACATGTAATATTAAAATTAGATACGCCAGAAAAAGTATCAAAAACATTAATTAAACATTGCGCTCTACTTTGCAAACAAAATAGTAAAATGTATAATGTCAGAAAAGTTAATGTTATATACACCGAAATAAAAAACGTTAAGAAAGCAGATAAAGTAGGATCTGTTTATACATCAAATATTAAAACATTGCAAATTTAAGCCAATGATTTAAGCCAATGATGTACAGCATTATGCAAATCTTCAACAGTTGTGTTATTAGTAAAATCCTTATCAACAACTAATGTTTCAATAAGTTTTTCTGATTCATGATTATCTACGTTATTTACTGATTCTCTTGTTACTCTAATTACATCTCCTCCTAATTCTTTCACTAAATCAACTTCATTTGGAAATCTTACATCTGAGATTACTATTTTTGAATTTGGATTTTTATTTATGATATCGTAAATTTCTCTTTTCAAACACATAACCCAAAAATTTTCTCCCAATCCAGGTATTAATTTACCCATTTGCTTTCTGAACAAATCAGTCCCAATATATTGGAATACATCGCGTGGAGTAACCTTCCAAAATGGATCTTCGACTTCTTTTAATGAACCATATAATTGCTCATCCGTGAATTTGAATAAGTGCTTACATATATCCTTTAGTAATCCAGCAAATGTAACTTGGATATAATCATATTTTTTACAAAGTAATTCTGCTATGGTATCTTTTCCATTAAATTTTCTTCCAGTTACTCCAATAATCTGAGGACAAGTCATAATACTAACAATAACTATTAGTATTTAAATACTATTTATTTAAATTCAATTTTTTTTTAAATAATAAAAAAGTCCAGCTAAACAGAATAAAGCAATTATTAGTAATATTTGCACTTTCATTTCATATTGTATTTTATTTAAATTAGTTGTATGCTTATTATCTAAAGATTTTTTCTCTTCCTTTAATTGATTATTTTCGTTCGTATAGGCATCAATTATATCAACAAGTGCTAACATTTGACCACTTTGTTCTTTTATCATTTCGGTTTCAGCATTACACATATTTCCATTAACAACAGAAGATGGAATATTTTGAGGGGCAACTGGAATATTTCCTAATGGAATTTCTTGTGTGGAATTAGTATTACCCAGAATTGGTACTTCTTTATCTAAATCTGTGTCAATAGTTGCAAATTGATAATCAAAAAAACCTTGCATTATATAATTTCAGATAACAAAATAATTGAAAAAATTATTGAAAATAATAGTATATATATAATTACCTAAAGATGTACAATTATTTAGTTATTAATACCTTATGAACGAATTTTTAGAAAATAAAAATAATAAAAAAAATTATTCCGCTTATAGAAGTAATATTAAAAATAAGTTACCTTGGGTAGACAAGTACAGACCTAAAAAACTATCGGAAGTTATAAATCAAGATGAAGTTGTTAATGTTTTGAAAGAAACAACAAAAACTGGTAATTTGCCACATCTGTTACTATATGGACCTCCTGGATCTGGTAAAACATCAACTGGTCTAGCAATGGCATATGAATTATTTGGACCAAAAATTTTTCATGAAAGAGTCATTGAATTAAATGCATCAGATGAAAGAGGTATTGGAATTGTAAGAAATAAAATTACCAATTTTGCAAAAACTGCAATTGGTAATTCTGATCCAAATTATCCATCTCCTCCATATAAAATTATCATATTAGATGAAGCAGATGCTATGACAAATGAAGCACAATCCGCATTAAGAAAAGTTATGGAACAACTATCTAATATAACTAGATTTTTCTTCATTTGTAATTTTATTGGTAGAATTATAGACCCAATTGCGTCAAGATGCATGAAATTTAGATTTAAACCGATTAACATCGAATCTATGGGGAATAAACTTGAAGCAATTGCAAAATCAGAAAATATACCAGTAACCGAAGAAATTACAAATAAAATTTCAGAAATAGTAAAAGGTGATGCGCGAAAGGGTATTATGACTTTACAAAACTTAAAATATAAATATAATTATAAAAAATCAATAACATTGCAAGATGTTTATGAAATTACAAATTATTTACCATTAGAATATATTGAACCAATGTGGAAAATATGTATGGATACAACATCATCTACAATTAAAGATATTGTTAATGAAACAAATAAATTAAAAGCGGAAGGATACCCGTTACATGCTATTTTGGAGCAAATAAAACAACTGGTTATTACTAGCGATGCACTTGATGACAATAAAAAATCATTAATTTGTATGCAACTCGCTATAACAGAAAAAAGATTAACAGATGGTGCTAATGAATACATACAACTATTAAATGTATTTACATATATAATGGGAATCAAGAGAGATCAAATTAGTTTTATTCCATCTTGTATATGCTAAATTGTATATGCTAAATTGTATATGCTAAAAAAATTGATTTATTTGTATAATAATGTATAATGACTATATTACTTATAATATAGTCGCTATGTCGTCAAATATAATTACATTCACTGATTCTACTGGAATCAAACGTACACTCGACATATTTTTTGATCTGAGTGGTAATTTATATCTCAATTGTGGAAAATATTGTTATGAGGTAACAATCACAGGGTCTAACACTCTCGAATTGGATACCATTGATAAAGATTCATTAAATGAAGTCAATCAAGAATCTATTGTACATGGAAAAATAAAATATTCATCTGATCCTAAATCACTAAAAGGTAAAGCAGTCCAGAAAAAACTTGAGGATAAAGAATTAATAGAAAATGACAGCGATTATGATGAGAATGAGGATGAAACAGTTATTGATAAATATTTTAATGAAGATCATGCATATTATGAAGATTTGGATGAATCAAAATTGAATAATGATACAGATAACGGATACTTTGTTTTTAGCTCAAATGGCACAGACGTACCAATAAAAAAAATCACAGGAATATTATCATTATATGAAACACTCGTATATTCCGGAGATTTAGAGTCGGCATTCATATGCTTTAAAACAAAAATAATGAATGAACCAATTATATATCGGATTATAGTTTATTCATCAGGATATATTTGCCTCAAAGTTATTGGAGGTATTCAAACAACATATAAATTTGATTCAGATAATGAACTGACAGATATGATAAAATTAATTAAAGTATAATTATTTTATCATGTCTTTTAATTTTTTATATTTCGAATCAGTTTCTATTTTATTTTTTTTAAACACAGCTAATTCACTAACTATGTTTTTCATTTGCGTTTCAAGAGATTTCCCAAATTTATTATTTTTACTCAAGGTAGCCTTTTCATTATTCTTATTTGGAACAGATTTTTCAGACTCAGAATCTTGTTCTTTCGACTGATTTATTTTATGTTGTTCATCCATTTCTAATTTATAAATATCATGAACACTGAGCGGCTCTTTAGTAATTACTTTTTTAAGAGCAGTAAGTGGATTTGGGGAAGAAGGCTCTTTAGGTGTTTCTTCTTGAACGTCTTTTACTTTTTTTAATTTCTTGAGTTGCGATAATAAATCATTTGCTGTAGGTATATACGATCCTGTATTTTTAGATGAATTTTGACTATTATTTTGAATCGGTTGACAAATCACCATCGGTTGTGTATTAACTTGCATTATTGGTGCTGGAGGAGGTAAGATTATTGTTGGTTTAACTATCTTTGGTTCAACCATTTGTGTGAAATTGAAAAATGATTTACTAAAATCTATTTTTTTATTTACCTTTACTTGTAATGCTGACCAATTTAACCATGCAGATTTATTATTTAAAACACATTCATTTAGCTCGAAATACATAGAAATACTTGATCCTAGTTTTAAATTATCTGGCAATATATTATTTTCATCTTCATCAAATATAGCTACGCTATCAAAACGTAAATTTATTTGCGACGGCAAATGCTCAGTAGTTTCGATACTTGGTTTTATAGTTTTAACATTGTGTCTTTTTTTTATTATTTCCAATATTTTATTGTCCAAATCAGTTATATAATTAACTAATTTTTTATGTAATTCTGAACTACTAAAAATTATTTTAAATTGTGATTTACTTTTTGACATTATCTTAACATTGTCAATATAAAACCAAAACTTATGTAATGGTTGGTTGATGTCCGCATTGTATATGTTCAGTCGATTGAATATTGAGTCGTCTTTGTCGCTTGTGTCAATTATTATATTTTTCTTATCATTTTCTATATTCGTTATTAATTCTGATATAGACATATTACTATATATATATTTTTGTATATGTGTTTATATGTATTATTACTTAAAAAGATCTTAAATACAATACATTATAATATAAATATAATGGATCTTAAGAACCTATCAAAAAAACAAATTGAGAGACTTGTAACTTACATGGAAAAAACAAAGTCTAATGAAAACGTAGAAAATTTTAAAATTACACCACCAAAAACACTCGACGAAGCAAAGCAATGGAAATATGATTTTTGGACAGATAAACCAGTCCAAATGCTCGATACAAATGCTTCGTCTTCAAAACCATTTGTTGATAATTTAAATGAACCAACTGAACCATATAGAATGAAAAATCCATATGAATGGGTTGATTTTGACATTAATAATGAAGAGCATATGACAAGTGTAGCTACTTTTTTACAAAAGTATTATGTCGAAGATAGTAAGTCAATGTTTAGATTGCATTATTCAAAGGAATTTTTGAAATGGGCTGTTGGAGATACAGGATTTATATTTGGCATTAAATCAAAAAATACAGGAATTCTAGGAGGTATTGTTGCCGGAGTACCTGGAACATACCAAATTTTTGATAAAGTAGCAAGAGTTGGTGAAGTTAATTTTTTGTGTTGCCATCCATCACTAAGAAATAAAGGAATCGCAGAATTAATGATTCAAGAAGTTACTAGAAGACATACGCTTAATGGAATTCATAGCGGATTTTTCACAACTGATAGATTTATCCCAACTCCAGTAGCTCAGGTCCAATATTACCACAGAGCTCTCAATCTCGGTAATTTGTTAGATACCAAATACATAGCTATTGAGGGATCAGCAAATAGAGAAACTGCAGTTTCTATAAATGCAATTGGTTACCCAGTTGATGAATCATATGTTAAAATGGAAACAGACGAACATTATCAAAAGGCATTCGAGTTATACAATGAATATATCCAAAAATATAATTTCTATCAAGTATTTACTTTTGATGGATTCAAACATAGATTTGCAAACTCATCGATAGTCTCAAGTTATATCATCAATGATGAAAACAATATTCCAGTTGATTTTTTAAGCTATTACAAATTACCATCATATGTATTGGATAGTGTAAAAAATAAAAAAATTCCTCAATTTGTAAATAATGCATATATGTTAATGTATACCAGCACTACAACCACACCACTTTCTTTATTTAGAAATGCATTTGCATTGGCTAATGCAGAGAAAATGGATGTTTTCACGGCATCAAATATTATGGAAAACGATGATGTATTTACTTCAGGAACAAGTAAATTTTTACAAGGAAGTGGCCAACTATATTATAATTTTTACAATTGGTCTTGTCCAGAAATGTTAGGACCTCAAATAAGTAAAGTAACTCTTTAATTTCTAATGGTATAAAATAATTCATTACCATTTAATTTAGAATTAATTGAATAGTCAATTGATTTTAAGATACATCTAACAAAAACTATTATTTCATTTTCACCTATTTCATCTGTATCAGTTTCATCATTTGGACAGTCTATTACTAAATTTAATTCATCAATAAGTTTTTTGCTATATTTTTTTAAAATTCTTTTATTATGTTTATTATCTGAAAGAATTCTCTCTGCAGAAATATTTTTAAATTCAGTTAGTGATGACATATTTAAGTTGTAAGGCTTCATCCATTCGTTTAAAAAATTTAATATTTTTTGATATTTTTCTTGTTTCATATAAATGTTATAAGCTTCGACTTTTCTTAGGAATTTTGTGAGTGATTCTTTGCCATCATAAATAGGAACGTTAACTTGGGTCATTTGTTATATATATATGTATGTAATACTACAGTTTTATATACTATTAACTTCAAAATTTTGATAATTTAAATGAATATATACATAAACACTAATACATACGAATATATACAAATGCCTTTCCTAAAATCCCCAAATGATAGACGCCGCTACAAAGAAGTTAAATTGTCGAATGGATTGCAGGTTTTATTAATAAGTGATAAAGAAACATCAACGACATCAGCCGCTATGTCCGTCTCTGTCGGATCAATAGATGACGAAGTTCCAGGACTCGCTCACTTTTTAGAACATATGTTATTTATGGGAAGTGAAAAATATCCAGATGAAAAACATTATCATACATATATATCTAAGCATAACGGATCTAGCAATGCGTATACTGCACATGATCATACATGTTATTATTTTGAAATTCCTCCATCATCATTTAGAGAAGCTCTTGATATATTCGCACAGTTTTTTGTAGAACCATTATTGAAACAAGACTCGTTGTCTAGAGAAATGAAAGCAGTTGATTCAGAACATAAAAAAAATTTAACATCTGATTCATGGAGATATCATCAAATGCAAAAGAAACAAGTCAAACATACACACCCATATTCAGGATTCAGTACGGGAAGTTTAGATACGCTTGATATTCCTGAAATACGTGATATTGTTACAAAATTCTATTATAAATACTACTCTCCGGATAAAATGAGATTAGTTGTCATCAGTAATGAAACTATCGAAAGTCTTGAACCATATGTGGCAAATATATTTTCACATGTTCCAAATAGAAATAACATAAAAGAAGTAGTCCGCAAATATGAAACACCATTAATTGTCAAAAGTGCACTAAAAGTAGTTCCAATTAAGTCAGAAGACCAATTGAGAATAACATGGCAGTTGCCAACATATGACAAATATAGAAGATATATGCCTCTCACATTTATGTCACATCTATTAGGATATGAGGGGAATGGTAGCATATGTAACTATTTGAAACATTTAGGACTAATCAAGGCATTATATGCAGGGTCTGATACTGTTATCGGGGAAACAGTATTATTTAATGTTGTTATTGAATTAACAACAGACGGATTTCGGGCAAAAGATAAAATTGTGGATATAATCTATGAATTTATTAATAAAATAAAAATTGGACTATTTACCAATCAATTCAAAGTATTATTCAATGAACAAAAATATCTCATATATCAAAAATATATTAATATGACAATGGAAGACCCCAGCGAATATACACAATATTTATCGTCAAAATGGTGTACGTCTAACATTTCTCCACAAGAAATAATTGCTGCTAGTGAATTAATAGAAACATATACAGATGTAGTAAGTGAATTAACAAAAGATATCCTGACATATCTAACTCAAGATAATTCTACTATTATTGTCGGTTCAAAAAATTACGATGGATGTACAACTCATACCGAAAAATGGTACGGGGTAAATTATTCAGAATCAAATATATCTAATATATTAAAGGAAAAATCTGATAGTAATTTAACAATTGATTACACTCAATTATATTTGCCAAATTCAAACAAATACATATCATATAATTTAGCTACAGCAAAGTGCCAAGATGGCGCAGGTGTTACAGAATCCCATAAAGTACCAACTAAGCTTGATTCAGTAATAGACGCATGGTGGAAGTATGATGTAAGTGATGGTTCAGGAAATGTACAGGTATTCGCAGCAATAAAGCTGCCTAACATGCAACAAAACATAGAAACGTATATATCATCAGAAATATACATAAAATGTTTGTTACATATGCTTAATCCAGAATTATATGACTGCAACATGGCAAATTACGACGTAAGTATTTCACATTATGAAAGAGATACATTATTAATAAGTATTTTTGGACAACCCGAAAATATAAACAATATTTTAAGTTTAATTGTTAATAATTTAATAAATGTCAACTTTGATAATAAAGTTTTTGAACTTGTAAAAAATATGCTAAGAACAACATATGTCAATTATATGTATTTGGCACCATATCAAAAAACAACATCAGTGCTAAATAAACATATTATAAATAATTATTTCGATCACCATGATATATTACTCAAATTTAATGATATAACATATGAAAATACTAAAAATATTATGAATGTTTTACGGGATAAAGTAAATATTAGGTGTTTAATTCAAGGAAATATTAATAAAAAAAATAGTCTAAATATATTAAATATTCTTGAAACTATTTACAAAGATAAAATAAACTATGTTACAGAATATCCAAAAATCGTACAGATCCTTGAACAAGGTAAAACAACTTCTCTTTTGAAAGATGTTGAAAACGCTAAAGAAACAAATTCTGTATCACAAATGGTATTTATTATTGACTACATAAAACTGGGTCAAACAAATAATTGGGAAAATTTAATATCATGTTTAAGTATTGCTGATGCAGTAATAAGCAAAGAATATTTTAACCAATTAAGAACAATTAAACAATTAGGATATATTGTACAATCAACAATAAGAAAATTTGGACTTGCCGAATATCCAGTTTACACATACTCTTTCTTAGTACAATCTCATCATACAGCAAGTGATGAGTTAACACATGAAACAGAAAAATTTATTAACTCAATGGAAACATTGTTCGATAATATATCTGATGACGAATTCAATGAATATGTAAATTCACAGATTGATTCATTAAGTCAACCAGATCAAAATATGCTTGAAAATTGCAATTTTAATTTTAATGTTATAATGTCTACTACATATCTTTTCAATAAAAAACAATTATTAATTGATGCAATGAAAAAAGTAACCAAAGCCGATGTTGTCAATTTTATAACAAAATACATAACGAATAAAAATACATCAGCTTCTTGGATCGTTGAAATAAAAGGGAATAAGAATGCAACTGTATAAAAAATTGATATTATAATTATTTGTTACTATTATTTATTTATTATATAACAACAACAACCTCGTAACAATGTCTACCGAATCTCAAATGTCGTCTAATACTGAATCTCTCGCTCTTGATCAAGAAATTGACTCGATTGATCAAAAAATTAATAACCTTGAAAATGTAAAGGAAACAACTGATGTACAAACACCTCAAATACCAAAAGAAGCAATTGAAAAGTTACTTGAACAACTCAAACAACTTCCAGAAAATGAGCGTGCAAAATTTCTCGCAAACTTAATGAAAATGCAATCCGTCAATCCTAATGGAAAAAAGTTTTCATCGGTTAATCAAAATCAACAAATGACAGCTCTTGAGAAACTTAGACAAAGACGCGCTGGACTCAAGCTTGAAAGAACAACTAAACAAACTAAGGCAGTTCTTCGAGAAAAAATTAACAAAAATGCCGCACAAGAAGCAGAATCAAAAACCGAACAAACTGAACAACCGCCAGCTGCAGAAACCGTTCAAAAACAAACAAAACAAGTCACGCAAACTGGACCTCTCACTCAAATGCAACGAAGAGCAAAAATGAAGTCTCTTAATCGCAAAACAAAGCAAAATGATCAAGAGCAAGATTCAACTGAGCCAGAAGAACAAACTTCTACAACTGAACCAAATACAGTTGCGTAATTTATTTATTTAACATATCAATTAACTTTGATATATTAATTATATTAAATTGTATATAAAATTATTGAGTACCGCCAGTTGCAAGTCTTCTTGTTGATGCAATATTTTTTTCGATACTTCGAATTTTTATTTCGAACTTTTCAATGAGTTGATCAATCTTTGGTCCAAATAATTGCACTAGTTTGTCAGTATCACTATCTGTATTTTCTTCCCTCTTCACTGCAACAGGAGTTTTTACAATTGCTTGTAGGGCTTTAATATCAGAAGCAGTTTGTGATTTTAATGTTTCAACTTCTAAATTAAGTGAATTTAATAATTCTAATATTTTCAAAATATCTACTCTCATTTCCGAAATAACTGATGCCATTTTATGAGGACTACATTGGACTTCGGTTTTAGATGCAGATACATCATTTTGTCTGCTTACATGCACCGGAGAGCCATCTGGAATAGTAGATGCATCATCATTTCTTTGTTGATGCCTTTTTTTGGCACTTTTATTATTGGTATTGCTATTATGAATCATTTTCGATAATTTTTCTGTCAAATTTGTTGAATCTCCAACAGGCGTCATTGAATCATTTACAGTTGAAAAGTTATCAGTATCTGTCATATTAATATAATATAATTAGAATTTTTATATTATATTTTATTTCCACCTTAAATAAATAAAATTGATATTATATTTCACAAGTCTGACTACAAGTTATATAGCATTCAATATACAAAATGAATTCAATCGTTGAATCAAAACAATATTATACTAAAAAGGCACTTCCAAATCCAATACATGCACAACCATATCATTTTGCTTCAATTTGTAATTTATTAAACAAGGACGAGTTAATAACAATATCTCCAAAAGCTGATGGTATTTTTAAGCAGCTTATACATAATAATATAAAATTGGATGCAGAATACATTAAAGAACTAGACTTATATTTAATTTTAGATACATCATCGTACCCAATAGCACATAATGATAATATTGTTAATAGGAATAAATGGATAAGATCACTATTGAAAATTGGTACAAAGAATTCTAAAATAAGTTCATTGAGTGATCTTAAAAAATTTATAGATGATGAAAATAACGATATCATGAAATATATTTCTGAAAACAAAAATCCAATAAAAATATTCCCAAAATCTCATTTTGAATTAAAAGTTACTATTGATGAATTAATAGCAATACTCGATGAAACCCCAAATACTATATATCCCAACGACGGATGGATTGTTATCATAAATAATTCAAAATATCCAATAATAAAATTCAAACCAAAATGCCACTTATCTGTAGATCTTTTATATTCAAATAAAAAATTATACACTTTGGAACAAACTGAAATAACATATAATGGGGTTTCTAATATGAAACAGGGAATTTGGAGATGTTATTGGGATGATAAAATAAATACATGGTATCCAAAGGAATATAGAGATGATAAAAAAAGTCCCAATCCAAACTTTATCGTTAGTAATCTTACTAATACTCATCTAAATTATTGGACAAACAAAGATGTTAAAAAATTCGTGGTAGATAATATATATTATACACATTGCAAAAATACTAATTTAGATATTAGCGTTGTAACATTTCTTTCTGGAATGAATGACGCTATCACAAATACCATGTTTAAGTTATCACAAATGATAAGCGATCAGTTTACAAATATACAAATACTCGAGCTGGGTTGTGGTTCTGGGGCTCAATTAAAGAATTTGAAGAATTGTATCAAAAATGATTTCGTTTACACGGGTATTGATATTGATCCTTTGTGTATAACAAAACTTCAATATTATAATAAAAATTCAAATTATAAAGCTATCTGGGGCAATCTTAATGAACCAAATTGGGGATACTTTGAAAATATTACAAATCTTAATAATAACCTAATATTAATGATTAATACAATTCACTACTTTATGGATAATTTCGAAAATTTCTCAAAAAATTTATCAAAATATTCAGTCAAAGGTGCTTATTTACTAATACTAACATTACCTTCAGATAATATTACTGAAGATTTAATGTTTAGTGATAAATTTTCAATAACAAAACAAGAAAATAATATATATAAATTTAAATATCCATGGCTTAATAAAGAATTTACTGAACATTTATACACAAAAGCTGATATGATTGATAATTTCAAAAATACTGGATGGGAGCTTCAGTCTGAAAGTTTAGTACCAGATATTAATATAAACGAAACATTTAGTAAATTTACAAATTTTCATAATTTTATTTTATTACAAAAAACGATTTGATGCGTATTCTGACACTTAAAAATTAACTCATAATATATTAGTAAAATGCCATTTAGGAAATCATCGTTAATTGATAATAGCGACCTACATAATTTATATAATAAGGCAAAAATTATACTTCAGGGAATAAAAACACTTGAAGATGCTTATAATTTCATTAATAAATTGAAGGTTACAAAATATGAAAGAGATATGTTGTTTAGTTTAGCCCATTCTAAAACATATAATTTAATTTTGGACAATAATACTTTAAATAAAATAATAACGGACCTTAATGGATGTAAATATAGAGAAGACGTATATGATAATATAAGTCAATTAATGAAAAGAACTGAAGATATTGCACAAATAAGAACATTTGCACGAATCGCAAATTCTAAACCACTGAAGCCAATGTATATTTCATTAAAAGATATAAAAAATAAACCATTATTGCATATGGTTTACAAAAAATGTCCACATTGTTCACATAAATGCATTGCATCTAAAGAAACAGAATATATTGTATGTGGTTATAGTGATAGTGGATATGATTGGGATGGATGTGGAAAAGATTGGTGTTTTAGATGTGCAAAAATACTTTGCAAATCATGGGAAGCAGATCAATTATATTTACAGATGAATAGATCACATGATAATAAATGCTGTAAAAAACATTCCGGTATAAATGGAAAGAAATACCCGGAAGACTATTGTCAATGCCAAAATAATTTTATCAAAAGAGAAAAAATAATTATAACGAATTAAGTAATGCGTCCCATTAATATAGTTTAAATATTGGTATAGTATAGATATGAATTTTTTTATTCAAAATAATGATCTTCAGGAAAAAGTAGCTATCGATTTTTGCAAATTATATTACGGACATATGACCACCGGTGGATTTAATTCCGTATTATATTTATTTTCACCAACATCAACATGTACATTAAATAATGATTCATATACTGGCGCGTATAATACACTAATAAAATTTGGCCAAGATGGTATACGTAATTTTGGATACCACAAAGTAAGCGTAACATTTCATACATCCGAATCTAACATATTAATAAATGTTAGCGGACATTGTTGCAGTAATACATTTTGGAACACTCAATCAAAATGGATACGATTTAATGAAACCTTTTTACTAGCATCACATCAAAACAACTTTTACATTAAAAATCATATATTAAAGTTAAACTAAAAAATTGAAAGTAATAATACATTGACTTATTCATATAATTTACAATAAATTATACATCTATTGTAGATAACTCAGGCTAACAATTCAAAATGTCGTCTGAAGCTCAAGTAACTCAACTCCCGTGTGATCCATCCTATCATGGACATGAAATTAAAATTATGGAATCATTCGATTCTATTGATCTCATCGACGAGTTAAATTTAAAAAACAAAGATGGTCGCCCAGTTAATAACTGCGATGGTCCACCGTTTGTAAGCTCTGACAGTCTCCATTTCGGACACTTGCTCATTGCTTCAATGAAAAGCTTCCTGTTTTGGTATAATGGAATGAATGGACGTCTTATCAAAAATAAACTCGGTTATGACTGTCATGGATTACCGAGTGAACAAGCCGCTAACAAGATTCTAGGTATTTCTACACGAGAACAAACTGTTGCTTACGGAATTGGTAATTATGTCAAGGTATGCAAGGAAATGATTTCGAAATATTCCAATGCATGGACGCCAATTTATAAGAGAATTGGTCGTATTGCAAATTACCAAAATGTTTACAAAACTATGGATACCAACTATATGGAAACTACATGGTGGATCCTCAGCGAACTTCACAAAAGAAAACTTGTTTACAGAGGATTCAAGGTAATGCCGTATTCTACTGCATGCGAAACCGAATTATCTAATTTCGAAGCATCTCAAACTTATAAGGATGTCAAAACCAAAACTGCATATGTATTTTTTCCTCTAAAGGATAATGCTAATATTGGATTTGTTGCATGGACTACCACTCCATGGACACTTCCATCTAATTTGGCACTATGTGTGAACCCCGACGCTGATTATGACAAAATCACCGACAAGGATGGTAGAGAATTTATCATTGCACGTGAATGTGTCGAGAAAACAAAAATTCCATTCGTTAAGCAGGAAGCTTTTGGAAAGGGCTCTGAACTAGTGGGACTTGAATACATTCCTCCGTTTAACTATTTTAAGAGGGATAAGTACACGGTATTGGCTGATACATATGTTAAGATCACACCAACTGGTATTGATACTGGAATTGTTCATATTGCGCCGGCACACGGTGATGATGATTATCGAGTATGTTCAGTAAATGATATTGTTAATACGCAAACTATTGGCCAATTCTGTTTGATCAATAGCTCTGGAAATTATGTGGATTCTGTAACAGATTTCGCCGGAAAGAATATTCATGAGGTAGACACAGATGTAATCAACTTTCTCAAAACTAAAAAGGTTGTCATTAAAACTCAAACATTTGAGCATAGTGTACCCACATGCTGGAGATCAGAATTGCCACTAATTTATAAGGTGATGCCATCATGGTTTATTCAAGTCGAGAAATTGCGCGAACAACTTATGGAAAACTTCGAAAAAACATCATGGTTCCCCTCTGCTGTTGGAGAAAACAGATTTAGAAAATGGCTCGAAAGTGCTCACGATTGGGCCTTCTCTAGAAATAGATATTTCGGTACTCCTCTCCCAATTTGGGCTTCAAGTGATTTCGAAGAGATTGTTGTTATTTCAAGCATCGATAACCTTTGTGAACTTGCCGGACTAGATCAAAGTGCACGCCCGACTGATTTGCATATGGATTCTATTGATCATATTCAAATTCCATCAAAGCAAGGCAAGGGAATGCTTACACGCGTACCTGATGTCTTCGATTGCTGGTTCGAAAGTGGAGCCGCACCCCTCGCTGAAAAGCATTACCCTTTCGAAAATAAAGAAGAGGTTGAAAGTACTGATTACGCATCTGATTACATTATTGAAGGTGTTGATCAAACAAGAGGATGGTTTTATACACTTCATGTACTTATCCCCTTTGTCCTCAACAAACCAGCATATAAAAATGTAGTTTGCGGAGGAATGATTCTTGATGAAAATGGTGTTAAGTTTTCAAAAAAGCATGGCAATTTCAAAAATCCAATGGAAGTCCTTAATAAACATGGTTCTGATTACTTGAGATTGTACCTACTGAGCAGTCCAGCCACTCGCGCTGAACCACTTTGGTTTGATGAGAATAATATTGACAAACTCAAGCAAAAAGTAATTCCATGGGTGAATGCAACCAAGTTCTTCTTCGAACACTGTATTAACTTTACTAAAAAGGGACACAAGTTTGATGAACTCGCTTATCAAGGATCAGAAAACGTCACTGATCAATGGATTATTTCTAGACTAGGAACTCTTATCAAGGATGTCAACACTCAGTTGGAAAAGTATTCGATTGACACATCTATTAACTTGCTGCTGGAATTTATTGATGACCTTACCAATTGGTATGTCAAGTTTAATCGAGACAGACTAAAGGGAGACGCAGGTATTGATGACTGGAAGGTTTCACTAGCAACACTATACAAGGTGCTTGTTGCATACACTAAAATGTTGGCTTCTGCTACTCCATTCCTCTCACAGCACTTGTACAATCACTTGAGGGTACTATCTCCTCAGTCCAGTCAATGGATTTATCTGACTGATTATCCAAAGTGTGAGGAATTCCTGAATAATGAAGATATGGAAAGGAAAATGAAAAGACTTCAAGTAGTTTCTAAACTTATTCGAAGCTTGAGAATGAAAACTAAAGACTCGACGTCTATTCGTGTTCCTCTCAAAAAAGTAATCATTTCTCATAACGATGGTAAATACCTCGAAGACATTCAAAGCTTTGAAAGCTTCGTACAGGATGAGCTAAATTGTATCAACTTTGAATATAACAAATTGGATGATGCTGTTAAATTCAAGGTAATGCCAAATAACAAATCACTTGGAACAAAATACAAGAAGGCAGCAATTGATATCAAAAAGGAACTAGAGGTTATTCATTTGACTGATGGTTCTAAAGATATGCTCAGAAAGTTTAATAATAAAGAAATCGATAACATTGATGTTACGGCAAAGGGTGTTGCATATCAGCTTACGTCTGAAGATTTCACACTGCAAATTGAACCTATTGCTAGTGATAATCCAGATATGCTTTGCATCATCGAAGAGGAACTTATGGTTTCTATTGATCAAGCATACGATGAAGAGGTTCACGATCTTTATATGGCAAGATTATTCGTGAAAACTGTTCAGGATATTCGTAAGTCATCGGATCTCAGACCATGGAACCCAATCACAATTTATGTTGATGGAAATAACCATGTTGCTTCGAAAGTTGAACAATATAAGGATAAAATTCTAGCAAAGATTAAGAATACGATTGTTTACGGAGTACCTTCGGAAGAACTTAATCTGAAGGGCAAGAATGAATTCGAATGGCCAGAATTTAAGGGAGTTGGGGTTCCATCAACCATCTATGTAGTTAGAAATCAAGACTCATAATTTATTTATGAGTTATAATACTTTTTTTTATTAAAATTAATTTGTAAGTTATTTATAATATCAATATGGTACGTGTTTCAATGTCGTGGACGAGCCCTCACCCTTATTTTAAATATACTAAAATAAGATCTGTACCGCTGTCAAGAATAAATTGTACACCAGAAATTCTTTCGATTATTTTATTGGACAATGAGCTTGAAAAAATTAATAAAATTATAAATGCAAAACCTAATGTACCCATACATATTTACAGTTCTAAATCACTACATGATGAAGATTTTGAAAAAAAGATAAAGAGTGTGTATGAATTATGTTTAATAAATAATATCCCTGTAAAATTATTCAGCAAGACAAAAATATATTAAAATTTAAATACTTTTCGATAATTTAATTATTAACAATCAAATTATTATTGGATAAATTAATTTTGTTCTATTTTAGCACATACTTTACACCATTGATTTTTTACCATAAATTTTTCAGCAACTAACTCAAATATGTGGTTATTTTTGCATTCGAATTGCATCACATCTCTACAATGATTATAATTATCTGTTAAACATTTTCCGTCTTTCTCAATCGCTTTATTTTTAATAGCTTCTAATCTTGGTTCAATTAAATTACATACTTTACACCAACTATTTTCTGTTAATGAACGTTTAGTCAATTTAAATTCATGATTACGTTTGCACTTAAATTCTAAATATGTTGAACTATCAATATATTTTTCAGATAAACATACACCACCTTTTTCAATTGCCAATTCTTTTATTTTTTGCAATTTAAATGTATGATGTGTGTCAATATTAGGCAATGATGTAATATCCACTATTTTTTTATTTTTTGGAATATCGTATCCCAATTTTACTAATTCATCAATTATAAATTTATGCATTCTATTAGAACGTATTTTATAGGGAACAACTAATAATTTAATCCCTTTTTCTTCACATAATTTAGCTTTTAATTTGTCTGCTTCTACACGTTTTTTAAAAATTTCTTCAGTTTTGTGATAATATTTTACGAAACGATAATGTTGAATACCATTAAATTCACATGCTAATTTTAATTCCTCATTATACATATCTAATTCCATTTTATTACCGTCAGTATTAGTTAACCAATCATACCTGCCTTTTTTAAATGGCTTATCAAAAATATATTCTAATAAAGAGGTGCAAATGCGCTCACTAAGGAATCCTTTACATAATTGACATGATTTATTTTTATTTAAAATATTATTTGGAGTATCCACCCAAATATGATTATTATTACACTCATATGGTAAATTAATATTTGGTCCATAATATTTATCTGTTAAAATTTTAGTACCTATACCGTCAAACAATTTTAGCAATTTATTATAATCGTCATCTTTATTAACACTTTTATAAACAATTTTATTATTACATTCTTTACAAAAATTTTTCTGACAATTAATAATATCTTCATATTTTGCGCCTGTAAAATGTCCATTAAAACATTTGAAATAAATCAATCTATTTTCATTAACATCTTTTGTATATAACTCATATTTTAATTTGTCCATTATATTTTTAACTTTTTCAAGCTTTTGGTTAGATTCTATTTTATTTTTCCTTAATATAATTGGTTTTTCTATTAAATTTTGTCCAACTGGTTTTACAATTTCTAATTCATCTGATTCTTCCTTTAATAATTCTTTAATATCTACATCGATATCCAAACGATCGAGTCGCCTAGCACACATTCTACACCACGAACCTCTCAAAATATTTGATGCTCTTACAGACCATTGATGTCCTTTATCGCATTCGAGTGTCACAACAATTTTATTCGAATTATTTATTTCTTCTATTTCTTCTGTCAAGCATTTTCCACCTTTTGCCTCAGCTATTTTCACAATGTCATCTAATCTAAATCGACGTTCATCATAAAAACAAACTTTACACCATGTTCCTTTTTTAATTCTTGTATCTTTTATATCACTTAATCTTAATGAAAATTTATGTCCAGTCTTACATTCGAAATCATATTTTGTTCTATTATTGACATAGTCTAATGACAATAATTTACCCCCTTTTGATTCTGCCGTTTCTTGTGCTTTTCGTAAATATATATTCATGATACTTAATATAATCCATAATATTTTAAGTATTATTGGTAAAATGTTTGTGCGGGGATAAATTAATTATAGTGCATGTTTTTTAAATAATACCAAATATTTCTGATGCACCTGGGTCTGTGAATAAATCATGTGTTCGTCATAGAGTAATGTAGCGTTAACATTGGCCTTTGTTAATTTGCCGTTAGGAATTAGTGTGTCACCAATTTTAACACCACCACTTTGTGTCCACTTTCCTTGTCCCCATGTTGAATTGGTACCCTCCTTTTTCATTGTTTTATCACTAATATAATAATCCGCATTAATTTTCATTAAAGGTTTTCCCAAAGCTGCTTCGCATAAAAGCATAGCACCAATACCATTTGATACTTCTGTGGCACAGTAACCAACACTTTTAGTATGACATGAGGCCAGGTAAATAGATTGTCCGAACATTTTTCCCGAAACATAGACGCCAAGGCTCTCAGGATTTAATAATAAACCCTTTTGCATAATACTCGCAAAGTTAACAATTCTTGATCCATGCCAGAGCAATTGCACATTTCCAACTTCTTTTCGAACTTTATCAAATTGTTCTTTTTCGCCTTTACGCTCAATATCATAAATATCCATTACATCTATTTTAAATTTATGGGTTGGTCCTTGGGTGTTATTAATATAATCAATGATGTATTGCCATTCTTTTGAATTTTTGTCCAATGGTTTTATTTCTGTGTTAAGCTGGTCATAAATTGCATCACATGCATGTTTGGTACCATCATTATTACCACCATTTATAATTTTGACTGCAACAACAAGATTTTTAAGTTCCTCTAATAACTCTGTAAATTTTGATACCAAATCTTTATCATTAATTAATGGCGGTTTACTTCTCCCAGCAGTCGCATATGGTATTAATGTGTAGAATTTTGAACATAATTTAGTTAATTTACTCTCGACATCATCAGTAGTGACATCTTCATTTTTAACAATTCCATTAATTTCCGTAAGTAATGTATTGGCTTGTGCAATTTGATCATCGCCAATCTTACCTAAAGGCATTTTCTTAGGATCGACATTTAATTCAACTAATGATTTATTCATAGTTTCAACATCACTGATTAGTTTAATTAGTGTTTGAACACGATCATCCAATTTAGATTTAACATCTGTTTTAGGTTTTTTAATTTCTTCTTTAGCCTCATATTCTACTTTTGCCATAAAATATTTCCCTTCCTTGTATTTGAATTCTGTATTCCACGTATTGCCCGTTTTTGATTTAAACTGTTTGGTGAATGCCGCAATAGCAGACTCTTTAGTTGTATAGTCATTATAAGATATTTTTCCGACTTCTCCAGTACGACCATACCTAATAAAATGAGTATACTTACCACTATTTTGAATCAGCTGCATGATATAGAATTTGTTCTTATTTGTTTCGAGATCGGTTTGATTTAGTGTGCATGTATACGCTACGTCATTTTCTATAAAAATAGATCCTTGTACTCTACTATTAGAATCTACCGGATATACAATAATTTTATTATCCTTTTTAAGGGTAGCCATTTGTTATAATTTACTATATCTAAATACGACCTTTATATATTGGCCTTTAAGTTTCAATATTTTGTGTTATTTATTAGATTATAATAAGGTACTATACATGCTAGTTAATCTCTTTTTAAATCCCACTTAGTTCTTGTAAAGCTAAAATAATTTCTAAACAAACTTAAATGGACCAAATACACGACGTCACCAATCAAACATATTGCTTTGATTTGGTAGATTATTCACATATAGTAGAAACTTATAATGCGTCTGAACCAAAACAGTTATTAATATTTGACATTAATCCAAAACTATATCAGCCATCATATGATATTTATTTATTAAAAACAACAATTATATTACCACCATTGAGTTATTGTTATGACTTTGATGAAAACATAGAACAAATAGTTAAAGAATATTCATTACATTAATTATTATTAATGAACGATAACGACGATGACATATCATTAGAGATATTTGCCTTTTTTGCGGCATATAATTTTGACAATTATGAGGATATAACCAAAGACTCGAATATAATGGATTTTTTTAGTCCAGAAACAAATAATATGTCAAAAAAACTTAGGACAAAAAACGAAGAATTATGTGATGAAGAAATTGAATGTTACTCTTTAGCACTTACTCAACTGTTACTTTATTTTATTTCTACAAACTGATATAAAAAGACATTACGTCTATTAATTATAATGAACTCAGAAAGTGAGCATGACGATATAATGAATATTCAACTTGAAGATTATGTTTCTAGAAAACCAATATTATTTTATGATTCAGATCGTGGAGAAACTTTTAATTATTATGATTGGGATAATGAATCAACTGGCACTCAACCTAGACCATTGTATAATGGAAACTATGATTCAGATGAGGAAGGAGATGAAACTTGTGCAAAACTTAGAGAAAAAGTCAATAATCTAAGACGCCAATAAAATATAAAATATAAATTGTTATTTATAATATTAACTTTTTTTTAATATTGTTTTATAATAACAATGGAAAATATTGGAATTTTGGATCCAACTGGGATAAATATTAATCCTCTCAATAATAAACCATATTCTGAAGAATATAAGACATTTGCAAAATCTTGGAGCAAATTACCAGCTTATTCTAGTGCAAAAGAGATAATTAATGGAATAAAAGAAAATCAGGTAGTTTTACTTAATTCTGGAACTGGTAGTGGCAAAACTGTATTATTACCTAAATTTGCACTTCATGCATTAAATTATCAAGCCAAAATAGCAATAACATTACCAAAGCAAATAGTAGCCCAATCCGCCGCAGAATATGCAGCTTTAACTCTTGATGTAAAACTTGGAGAGGAGGTAGGTTATAAATATAAAGGTTCTGACAAATCTGCTTACAGCAAGGACAATAAGTTATTATATGCAACAGATGGAACAATTGTTGCAAAGTTATTAAAGGATCAAAAATTATCAGAATTTGACGCTGTAATAATTGATGAAGCACATGAAAGAAAAGTACAAATTGATTTCTTGTTGTATTTATTAAAGGAAACACTCATTGTGAGACCAGAATTTAAATTAATAATTATGAGCGCCACCGTAAACGAAGAAGTATTCGAAAATTATTTTAACACTTTTAAATTTATTAAATTTAGTATCGGCACAAAACCTAACTATCCAATTGAATCTATTTTTCTGGATAAACCACTTAATGAAAATTATTTAAATAAAGGTTATGAAATAATTAAAAAAATTATGAATGAAGATAAAATAACAGATCAAAATAAAAATGATGCACACGATATATTGTTTTTTGTTGTAAGCTCAACCGAAGCAAAGGACATATGTATGCGTGTTAACAATGACAAACTTGACGGATATTGTATAGAAGTATTTTCTAATATGCCTAAAGATAAGCAGGAATTTGCACAAGATAAAACAAAATACAAATCAATTAGTAAAAAAAGTAGAAAAATCATTATTGCAACAAATGTCGCAGAATCATCTTTGACTATTGATGGTATTAAATATGTAATTGATTCTGGTAACGAATTATTTGGATATTACAATCCAGAAACTCATGCAAGGGCTTTAGATAAAAAATTAATTACACAAGCACAAGCCAAACAAAGAATGGGTAGATCTGGTAGAACAGAATCAGGTATTTGTTATCATTTATATACCCAACATGATTTTGATAAAATGGAAAAATATCCAGAACCCTCAATAAGAGTCAGCAATGTTTATACTGAATGTTTAAAATTATTGGCTATCGAAAATATACACACTGTACCAAATTTACTTAATATATTAAATAATTTTATTGAACCACCTAAAGAAAAGTATGTAAAAGATGCATTAAAACAATTAACACAACTTGGTATCATTGAAAATGACGCTTTATCAATATTGGGCAAATTTATTTCTCAATTTCAGCTTGAACCAATGGAAGCAATATCATGTATACTTGCATATAAACTCGGATGTGTTAATGAAGTATTGTCAATCATTTCACTTGTTGAAGCAACAAAGGGTAATTTGAGCGAGTTATTCGTAATCCCATCAGATATAATCAAGCCAACCGAAGATAATAAAAAACAATTATTTAGTTTAAATGACAAATTTACAAAAGCTAAATTAAAATTAAGACATAAATATGGTGACCATCTTACATTATTAACAATATTTAACAAATTTAGAAAACATAAAGAAGCAGATGGAGATAAATTAGAGGCATGGACGTACAAATATTTCCTTAAATTAAGTGCATTAGAGAAAGCTCACAAAACCTATAGAAAAATGAAACAAAATACAATGCATTTACTACATGAACGTAAATTATCCAACATTCCAGAATATGATAAAATGGAAACTGATGATAAAGTACTTTTGTCAATCGCATATGGATTCAGATTAAATATGGCATTCTTAAAGGATAAGGATAAATTGTTGTACAGCACAAACTATGTACAAAATGTAAAACCAAAAAGAGAATCTTTTATTTTGGTTAAAGATAACATTCCAGGTCAAGTTGTATACAATGAATTATTTAGTTTTAATGGATCAAATGAATTGAATATAATATCAAGAATACCCGTTGACATTGTACAAAAAATAGAGAATATTACACTCTTGTAAAGTGATATAAGAACCTGGCAATTAATATTATTATAATGGGAAAAAAAACTAAGCAAGCTGTAATACCTGTATTTCAATTGAAACCACTTAAAAATTCTAATAAAGTGAAAATCATATATGCCGGAAACATATCACCAAATGAAAAACTTGGTGATAATTCGCTCGAGTGTGCAAAAAAAGACGCTGATGATTTTATAGATGTTAATACGTATAAAATTACAAATGATGTATTTGGTAAAATATTTCAATGTAATATTTTGGGGGCATTTTTAATGTCTACCAAAAAATTACCCGTCATGTATGCATCAATAATGTATAATAAAAAGAATATATTGACTGGATTCTTATGTAGTATTTTTGTTTACTTCGTTATTGAAGAAAATATAACCTCTGAAAAACAATTAATTGGAACCGAATTAACCGGTAAATATGTTATGGAAATTAAAACAGATAGTGGTGAAAAATCTATTGAAATGGAAAATTTCACATCTGTGGAGGAAACAATAGAAAAATTAAAAGCATTCACAACTACAGAAAGTATGATTGAAATTATTGGAACATTATTAGAAATTAGAGATAAGGAAAGGTCTAAAGAAATGGGTGCTATTGAGGAGGATTATGCACCACCTGTAGCTAGAATCAATATATCAAAACTCGCAGAAAAACGCGCACTCGGCCAAGATATATCGGCAGACTTAAATGCAATTTATAACTGAGTTCAATATATCTATAAAAAATATGATATAAGTATAAGAACATAATGTTTTATTATATTGTAAGCAAACTTCCATTTATAGCAAAAGCAGAAAATAAGATCTTTAAAACATTCCTTATTGGATCAATCTGCTACATAATTTTACATACATATCTATTCTCAAGTTTGGGAGATTCAAATGAATTAATAGTTAAGTATAGACAGTATATATATTATTTGTTTGCAGCAGATTGTTTGTTAACTGGAATAATGGACAAATTTATGAATAAAGATAATCAATCAGAAAATGATGATGAAGATGCAAGTGATGATTCCGATAATGAATCAGAAAATGAAAATGTTAGCAAGAAATTAGCAAGCCATGCCAGTAATCAATCAAGTAATCAATCCATTGATAACAAAACTGATATTATGAATAAATTATATCAAATGAAACTTAAGCAGCAACAAATTAAAATGGAGGAAGCGCGTATGATGGCGCTAGCAGCAAAAAAGGATGATAAATCAGTAGAGGGTGTAGCCACTAAAGAATCACCTTTTATGAAGAAAAATGAAACCGTAAAAGCAGCTGATACTGCCAGAACATTATCATCTATTAAAGAAATATCTAAGGAACCAGATAGCGAAAACGAATTTGTTGAAGATAACGAAAATCATGATAATGACCCCGTTGTTGACAATGATGCCGGAAGTAAGGGAACTATACCAACATATAAACCCAAATCAGAACAATCAGAATCTGATATACCTGTTTATGAAAGCAAACAGTAAGTATATTTAATTGTAATAACTATATTTGAAAATATAATTCTCAAATATCATATTAATTATAAAATTTAAAATATTGCTTTGAATGGTGCAGCAACAACATCAAAAATTGGTTTAAGTGGCTCTAAGTAGTGACCAAATTTTTCTTTCGCATAATAGCAGCATGAACATACACAACAAATACATATTAAATACATCAGTATTTGAATCATAAATGGACTCATTATTTTAGTTTTTATATACTATATAAATAGGTTATTTTTGCACATTTGGCACCCAATATGTAGTACGCCCTTTTATTATTTTATCAGCCTTAACTTCATTGTTATTTTTGTCCTTCTTCTTTTTATAAACTAAAAATTCGAAAGTTTCATTTTCTTTTATTTTAATATCAGAATGATAATCTGGTAACATTTTCTTTAAAACATTTTTCTTGTGTTCATCAATGTAATCTATAAATGTTTCCATGTAGCCTGTTTTATTTGACATATAACATAATTTTAACACATATCTCATTGTATTTGCTAATTTTTTAATTTCTTGATTACTTAAACTTATTAAAGTTCTATGAGGCGAAATTTTTGCTCTATACAAAATCTCAACAGACAAATAATTTCCTAAACCACTACCAATACCTTTGTTATTTTCCTGCTCCATCAATATCTTAATTATTGGCAGATTACTTCTCAGTTCTGATTTTTCAATAAATCTATCAACCCATAATTGAAATGTCTTTTCATTAAAAATAGTTTTCAGTAAATCTGGAGCAAGTTTATCTAGTTTTGATTTTACATCACTGTATTTTGAGGTTATCGCAATAGTACCAAAATTTCTATGATCGGTAAAATATAAATCAAATGATTTATTACCATCAGCAATGTTAAATGTTATTCTAGGTGTATTCATTTTCAAAGACCACATTCCTGTTAAACCAAATGTATTCATTATATATATTCGTTTTGATGGATCATTCACTGATTGCAATTCAAACCACATAAATTTTCCTTTCGAGTCTATAGATAAAATTTTTAATGGAATGTTTTTATTAATTAATGCTGAACCTTTCATTTTTTGGTGTGTGTATCTTCCACTGTTTACTTTCATTCCAGTTATTGATTTTCCTATCAAAATAGATGACAAGTATTGTGATGTCAATGTAATCTCAACAACTTCTGGCATATTATTTATATTACATATAAATTTCATTAATTAAATCGTAATATTTGTCGGAAATATAATTTCTACGCAATTTCATTGTTGCCGTAAGTTCGTCGCCTACTATAAATTGGTTTGGTACAATGGTCCATTTTTGTATTTTTGAGGCATTAGATACAGAATTATTATTGATCATTTCCATTTTCTTATTTATGTCGTCTTTTAGTGGTTTACTTTTAATTGCATCAATAAACGAAATTATACTATTATCTATTTTTTTTGCTTTTTTACAAATAGCTCCATCTTCTTCAGTTTTCAATACTAACAACATTGATAAAAACTTTCTTTTATCACCTATAACTACTGCATGATCAATATATGATATATTACTTTTTACAGATTCTTCTATCGGGCATGGAGATATATTCTCTCCACCAGCTGTAATTATAATTTCCTTTTTCCTTCCTGTTATAAATAAATAACCATCATCATCTATATAACCCAAATCCCCCGTTCTAAACCAATTGTTAGAAGATTTATTATACGTAGTTATTATTTTATTATAGTACCCATTTGAGACTTGTTTGCCTTTCAACAAAATTTCACCATTTTTTAATATTTTTAATTTTATGCCATCAACTAATTTTCCAACACTGCCAATTTTTGTTTTATTCGGCAATGATATAGTTATAGGGCCAGATGTTTCGCTTAAACCATATATGTCATATAATGGCAACCCTAAATTTCCAAAATAATTTTTGACCCCATTAGATATCGGAGCAGCACCTGTAAAACACAATTTTACTTCATTTAAGCCAATTTGTGATACTATTTTAGATTTTCCAAAGATTTTTGCAATTTTGCCTTTTAATCCTATTTTCTCTAATTTTAATTCTATGTTTTCCATTATTTTTTCCCAAACTCGTGGTACTCCTAAAAATATTGTCGGCTTCACATAAATCATCGTATTAACTAGTGATGATTTTAATGCATCCTTATCCGCAAAATATACAGTACCAAGTATGTATATTGGCATGTATATATCAAATAATTGACCAGCTATATGATTGAGAGGAAGATAACTCACTATTCTTTCTTCAATCGTTATATTTACGTTTTCTGACGAAATTAGTTCTTGTGATAATGATGTTAAACTTGCCATGATATTTTCGTGGGTAATGACAACACCTTTCGATTCTCCAGTTGTGCCTGAAGTATATATTATACTCGCAATATTTGATGGTTCCGGTTTTTTTAATTTAACATTGTTTTTATCATCCATAAATACTGACATGTTTATTACCGGAATTTTAAAGTTAGAAATCAAATTCTCACTAACAGTGCTATAATATAATATAAATTTGATTGATGACATATTTAAATTTGTAAACTTACTTAGTTGTTCATCGCTTTCTACTATTAAAACATCTGGAGAACAATCATTTAAAATATCTTGACACATTTTACTACTTGCACTCGGATATAATCCTATGGAAATTCCATTATTCATAATTGACCCGAGATAAGCATATACCCACCCAACACTATTTGTACCTATTATTGCAACTTTACTTCCTTGACCAATCCAATGATTTAAATTATGCGCTATTTTTTTCACATTATTGTAATATTCCTTATAGGATACACTAACCCATTCATTGTTACGACAATATTTTAATGCAGTATTATTTGGATATTTTTTCCTGTTAAATTCAAGTAAATCTATTATTGTTTTGCTATTTGCTTTTTTATGTTTTTCAAGCAATTCAACAATTTTATTGTCATTATATGGTATTTTTTGATGTTTATATAACAAACATAAACTTACAAAAATAATACATATTATAATTAGCGTGTATTCTGCCATCATATTATAATATTTTTATATTATAATAACGATGTTAACACACATTGACCTCAATAAAGATATTAATTCTAAATGTATATGCAAAATAGGATTAATATGGCTAAATAAACCAATTGTTATGCTTGATCCATGTGAACATATTTTACATATAGATTGTTTAGAAGAAAATCAAAATAGTTGTCCAATATGTAAAAACAACATTACTAAAATTAATACTGTAAAATCATTAAGGAAGCAATATAAAAAGGATAAAACAAATATGGCTGCATACCAAAGATATGTCGATATTAGTTGCGTTAAAAATTTTGATGATATGTCTTCATATGATATAACAAATATAATCTTAACAATGCCAATGCTCGCATCTGTATTATATGGACTTTTTGTTGGAGATGGAAAGGAACATACATTAAATATTTGTAAAAAAGTGTTTTCATTGGCCAATACAGAATTAACAATAAAAGGTACACCAATTAACGATGTCGATAAAAAATGTATTTTTATATCAAATTACACAACATATTTTGATTATTTTGTATTATATTACGTCTTACAATGCGGGTTTTTAGCATCTACAAAAATTAAAGAATCATTTTTCGGTAGAACTTTTATTAAACATATTCCATTTGTTCTTACAAAAAGAGGTAAGAATGGAAACACTGTAAATAAAATCGCAAAATATGTATCAAAAAATGGCCCAATTTGCATGTTTCCTGAAGGAATGCAAACAAATCCACTTACAATTGCCAAATTTAGATCAGGAGCATTTAATGTTGGAGTCCCAATATATCCAATAGTAATAAATTATGATCCACCAACACATGCTGACGGAAAATTAGATTTTATATTTAAATTACAATCCTCTAAAAAATTAAATATTACCGTCACTATAATGAACAAAGAAGTAGGACCATTTGATGAAAAACGTATCGAAGAAGTAAGAACAAAAATGTCACGGGTTGGTAACTTACATAAGTCGCGTGTTTCAAACAAAGATGTTATAGATGATTAACATAACTCATATAAAAAGTTAAATTAATTATATAATAATGACAACAATTAGTAAAATAGATAAAAATACGTTTATCAAAGTTGAACAAAACATGTCATCAATACATAAATTCGAACTTGATATTAACGAATTTCCAGTAATAACAAATACAGAAGTAATTCAAAATAATGATAGATTCGGAAAAAACTTAGTTACATGTGACACCAAATTAATAGAATATACTATTTCTCAAGCAACAGATCGAGATATTGTTAATAATCGCACAGATAAAATTAAACCTGAATCATATGATGATTATCTTAAAGATACTTTTCCAAAAATAAGTATTTCAACAGGAGCAGAATGGGTTTATAATATTCTTGATGGTATTACGGAAACAGATAAAGTATTACATACTGATGATAAGTTTATGTTACTACCAGATTTGCGCTGGAATGGAGATGTATCTAAATTATATTGTTTAGCTATTGTTAGACAGCGTGATATATTTAGTATTAGGGAATTATCTGCGGATCATGTACCACTGTTAGAACATATGAAAAATACATCACTTGATATTATTGAAAAACAATTTAATGTCAAAAAAGAAAATCTGCGTATGTACTTTCATTATCATCCTTCCACATGGCATTTGCACTTACATATTAATGTGCTTTCACTTAATACAAGTTCGTCAGTTGAGTATTCATACGAACTCGGACAAGTAATCCAAAATTTAAAAATAGATTCAAATTATTACAAAAAGATAATACTTGACGTAAAATACTAATTTAAAATTTTTATTCACGCGTTTAAAGCGTGCAAAATTAATATAAATTAATATTAATAATGGTTAAAATTAACGGATACGAATTAGACATCATTGCAACATCAGCAAATAACTTCAATAAAAATTCCTTTGATTATGTTTCACTTCAACATAAAGCAGAATACAAAGTTAAATTAGTCAATACTAAAAGCACCAACTGTGATGTTCAATTATACATTGATAATGATCATATTGGAACATGGAGATTGAAACCATACCAAACTGCAACTATCGAACGCCCAGCTAATGTTAGCAGAAAATTTACTTTCCTTAAGGAAACAAGTTCTGAAGCATCAAGCACAGGTATTGTTGCAGGATCTAATAACAATGGCTTGGTCAAAGCCATTTTTACCCCAGAAAAAGCTTATGATTATACATTATATAACGAATGTATGATGGATTCTTGTAATAGTTCTTTCGAATCTTTACCAAAGAAAAAATCAATGTTACAATCCAATTTTTGCAATACAGATATGTTATACAGAAATGGCTTGGAAAAAGCACCCAGTCTTGATTCTTATAGTAGCACCAATAGCGTAAGTGAAAGGCAACTTTACAGATCTGGTTCTGTTAAACCACAATCAATGTCTGCCGGCGCAACTTCATTAGGTGCTCACAGTGGACAAACATTTACTACAGTTGGCGCTTTAACTTCTATCGATACTGCAAATATCACAACACTCAATTTGAGACTTGTTGTTGATGATTCCTGGGAAAGTGCATATGTACCACTAAAATCGGCATCACTTTCAAACCCTGAACCACCAAGATTTTATTAAAAAAGTTTGAATTTTTATCAACTTAAATCAAATGCTAAATATATTTAAAAACTATCAAATGGCATTTAATTTAGATAACACTATTAAACAATATGTAGACGACGCAACTGATGTTAATACTATTACATCGTTTATCGATCACTGCACAAATAATTTGCCATATGGGAAAATTCTTGTAATTCATGGAACAGGTAACAACGGAAAATCCACTTTTATAAACAAACTAGAAAAGTGTCCAGGTCTTAAAATTTCGTATGATACAAATATTCATCATTTACTTACAACACGTGGATTAAGTTATCATATTCAAAATGAAAGTAATTTAGTAGTTATTGAAGACAGCGATGATGTACAAAGAAATTTGACTGCATATGAGCTTAATACACTTCAAAATATTCTTATTCATGGACATGTACAATATAGACAATTATATAAAGAAGCTAAACAGGCAAATGCAAAGTTTAATTTAATATTTGTAACATGTCGTCCTAACCTTTTAGAACATCTTGCAAATTTCACTCAACTAGTAGCATTCCCAAAAACTTTTTAATTTATCAAAAAAACTGAATTTATGAGTTAATATTTACAAATTATTTATGGATACTAATATAAATAATGAATACCTTAATATATATAGTCATAATATTAATGGTTGTTTACCAAATACTAAAATGGTTAAATAGTAAACTACTGTACCAACCAATCAAAACAGATAGAAAGGTAAATCATAAAGTATTAGCTGAACATTTTGAACAATCTGGTGTTAATGTCACTAGTAAGGATTATTATCTTAAAACAGCTGATGGTCATAAAATACATTGTGTACTATTAACAAATAATTTAAAAAATAATCATGTTTTTCTTTACTCGCATGGAAATGCTGGAAACATTGACGGTAGATTAATATGCAATTTAGTACTTACAATGCTAAACTATGGTTCTGTCCTATTATACGATTACAGAGGATTTGGTAGAAGTTCAGGCACAGTAACTGAAAAAGGATTACATTATGATATCGAAACTATGTGGAATTTCTTACTAGAAAAATATAATCCAGAAAATATTATCCTTTACGGAGAGTCAATGGGATGTACTGCAAGCTTTTGGTTGGGAAGTCATTTAGTTCAAAGTGGTCGCGGATTACCAAAGGGTATTATCGCGCAATCAGGATTTTCAGATATACGTAAAATAGCAGATAAAATTATACCATATTCGCGCTATTTAATACTTGGTAACTTTAATAATGTACAATATGTTAATACAATTGCACAAAGCATTCCCATGTATGTCCTACATAGCAAAGATGATGAGGTTATTGATATCGACCATGCTTATGATTTGGCAAATACAATGAATTGCACTTTTTGTGAAATCACTGGAAGACATTCATCGCCACAATTTAATAAAGAAGTTTATGGAATTTTCAAAACATTAACCTCATAAAATTGAATTTTATTTTATTATCGCTTTATTTATTTCATATGGATCATAAAATGAATACTTACGTATTTGGAATAATTGGGATAACATGTATCGTTTTGATATCATATAAAATAATTAGATATATTAATGATATGCTAATTTATCGTCCAGTGAAAGCAACTGACAGAATAGATAATATTTCTATTGAAAAATATTATGCAACCAAGGCTTTGAATATAACTAGCAGGGACTATTTTTTGACAACACCAGATAATGAAAAAATACATTGCGTGTTACTAAAAAATAATAACGAGAAAACAATATTTTTGTATTCTCATGGAAATTCGGGAAATATAGATAACAAAATTTATTCATCTAAAACTTTTTCACTCTTGCAACATTCATCAGTTTTACTATATGATTATCGGGGTTATGGAAGAAGTAGTGGATCACCATTTGAAACGGGAATGCATGCTGATATCGAAACCGTTTGGCTATCATTGTTAAAAGAATATTTAGCAAGTGATATAATTTTATATGGAAAATCTTTGGGATGCACAAATGTTTTGTCACTAGGAAGTGTATTAGTGAAATTGCGTATGGATTTACCCAGAGCAATCATTGCTGAATCCGGATTTTCAGATGCAGGAAAGATTGCAGACACATATTTTCGAGGATTAAGATATTTAATGTTGGACAACTTTAATAATTTAAATTATGTTAAAAATATCAATGTATTTGTACCAATATATGTTTTCCATAGCAAAAACGATGAAGTAATTGATATTTCACATGCATATGATCTTGAAAATACAAAATATTGCGCATTTTATGAAATTACAGGTACACACTCAAAGCCAATTTATAATGAAAATTATTATAATATAATACGTCATTTAGCTGAACCAAAATGTATAAAACATTAAAAATAATAATGTTTAAATTATATAAATAAATGATTGCAAAATTAAAAATATTATTGCTTGTTTTAGTTATATCTGCCGCCTTTTATAAATCACTCTCGTATACAAAGTCACCACTCTGGTATATTAATAATAAAATAATTTACCATGGAGTAAAATCAACTAAAAACATTAATCATCAAAAAATTAAAAATTATTATAATAAACATGATTTGGATATCATTTCCACTGATTATTTCTTAGATACGGAAGACGGGGAAAAAATACATTGCTTACTATTAAAAAATAACACCAAAAATACAATTTTTCTTTATTCTCATGGAAGCATGGCAAATATAGATAAAAAGTTATATTCTGACAAAATTTTGACACTATTAAAAAATTCATCAGTTCTCATATATGATTATAGAGGATATGGAAGAAGTTCTGGGTCAACATCTGAGAATGGAACTAATTTAGATATTAAGGCTGTCTGGAATTCTCTTTCACGTATGTATCAGCCAAATAATATAATTTTGTATGGAAGATCTATTGGTGTCACTGTCACACTTTGGTTGGCGCAATATTTAGTTAAAGAAAAATTAGAACTACCAAAAGGAATAATTGTGGAATCAGGATTTTCTGATTTAAGAAAACTATTCGACTCATTTGTACCAATGTCTAGACATTTGGTATGCGATAAATTCAATAACTTAAATTATGTTAAAACCATCAAGGATACAATACCAATATATTTATTACATAGCCCAGATGACAAATTAATAAATATTTCACATGCTGAAGATTTTGTTAATACTGGTTATGTCAAATTCTGTGAAATATCCGGAACACATTTAAAACCAATTTATAATGATCAAGTTTATGATATTATTAACACTTTGACTAATAATTAATAAATAATTGAATTATTTGTTTATTGCTTATAAACAAATATTACTACTAAAAAATTATATGAGTGAATCTCAAGATTATACAGTAACTGAAGTAAATACGTTAGTCAAGGAAGCACTTGGAAGTTTATTTGAAGATTCAATTACTGTCATCGGTGAAGCCTCAAATGTTAAAATATCAAATGGTAACCTATTCTTAACACTCAAAGATGCAAATTCATGTATAAGCGTCATTTCATGGAGTTATACTAAATTAAAATATAAAGAAAAACCTGTCGAAATAAAGGATGGCGATAAACTTGTTGTTACTGGAAAAATAACCACATACATTAAAAACAGTAATTATTCATTAATTGCATCAAAAATAGAATTGGCGGAGGGTGAACAAAAGGGTGAATTACATTTACAATATGAAAAAATTAGAAAGGAATATGAGGAAAAAGGATACTTTGATGATACTATGAAAATGAAATTTCCCTCTTCAATTAATAAATTAGGTATTGTAAGTTCTAATGGGGCAGCTATTGAAGACGTTATGTATGTTTTAAAGAAAAATAATTTCAAAGGAAAAATTATATTTAAAAGCTGCACGGTACAAGGCACAACTTGTCCAGATTCAGTTGTCGCTGGCGTTAAAATATTACAAAATTGGAAAGATGAAGATGGTTCGCGACTTGATTTAATTTTAATAACAAGAGGGGGAGGATCTTTCGAGGATTTAATGGGATTTTCACATAGAAAGGTATTAAATTGCATCATCGATTGTGATATATTTACTATTTCTGCTATTGGACATGAAATTGATTTTATGTTGTCCGACTTCGCAGCAGATATGAGATGTCCAACTCCAAGTATAGCAGCCGAACATATTTCTGGACATCAAAAAACACAATTAGATATTTTAGAGAAGTATGATTTACATTTCAAATCAATGACATCACATTATTTAATTAATTCTATACAAAATTTAAAACACAAAAATGAAATACTGTTGTCTAAACTAACCGATCCAAACAAAACTATTGACGAAGCTATTAATAATTTGGACTCTACTAAAAAAGCCATTTGTAATGCAATGACAAAATATATATCATTATATAAATTACAATTGTCATCATTAAATACAGAATTATCTAAATTTGATGTCAGTAAAATAATGGAGCAAGGTTATTCAATTGTACTCAAAAATAATATTCCTGTAAATTCTGCACAAAAATTAAAGTCTGGACAAAAACTAAAAATTAAAATGCACGACGGTGATGTTGAGGTTACTGTAGTTTAAAAGTATAAGTTGCATTATTTTTTTTATCATAACAAATTATCAATATTAATATTATATTGATATGAGTAAACTTATAAATAAAGTTAGAAAAGGTCAAGTTGGTATATTGTCAAATATATGTAATCCAGCTTCAGAATTAGATATAAAAATATTACTGGTAGGTAATTACACAGTTAAAAAATTAGACAAACATGGTATCACATCGACAACGGTTAGTGCTATTATTATCGGACCAGAAACACATGTTGCTTTATTTTCTGATGATAATTTTCAAGGCAGTTTAGAAAATATTTTTAATGATACAGACTATGTAAAATTTATTGATTGCTCAAAATTCAAACGTGTCAAGTTTGTTTCTTTGCAAATAGATACAATGTCATCCGAAGCATATGCACAAATTCAAAATTTAAAAAGAAAATTAGAAAATCAAGAACAAGCACTTTTGAAAAAGGAAAATGAATTGAATAATCAAGCGTCTGGAAAATATTTCACTAATGATCAAAAACAATTCGTTGTTAGCCAAGAAGATGATTTAATTAAATGTAATCGAGTTAGACAAGAAAAGGAAGCTGAGTTAGCTAAAATTTACTCAGTCACCCAGGAGCAACAAGCCGATATGGCTAAATTTGGAGTTATGAAAAAGGATTATGAAAATGATATGGCTAAATATCAAAAATTAAGAAATGAACAGGAACAAGAAATCGAAAAACAAAAACAAATTTTAGCAAAATTAAGCGATGATCAATATAAAAAACAAATTGAAGAAACCACTCGTTTGGAAAAGATTAGAGAAGAACAAAATATGATCAAAAGATTAGCAACTGAACATGATGATAGATATAATGAAAAATTAAGAAAGTTACAAGCAGATGCAGATCGAGTAGAAAAAGACCGTTTGGCACAATTTGAAGATCAATTAAATCAAAATAAATATAGAAATGAGCAAGCTGAAAAGGATAAGGCTAGAGATAAAGAAATCAAAAATGAACTCGTTCGCATACAAAATATTAAACAGGAACAGGAAGAAGCATCTAGATTATTAAAGGAACAAGAACTTAAAAACCAACAAAAATTGGAAAACCTTAATAAAGATAAACAGGAACAACAACAAGCTTTAATATTGTTAGCCGAACAGCAAAAAAAGGAAACTGAAAAACAAAAATTATTAAAGGAACAAGAAGATCAAAAAGAAAAGGTACGTCAGGAACAAATTATGCAAGATCAGTTAAGAATTAACAAGGAAAAGGAACTTTTGTTACAACAACAAAAGGAAGCAGAACTCAAAAATGCTCAAGAAAAAGCAAAATTGGACCAAGCTAAAGCTGAATTGCAAAAACAAGAACAATTAAGACAGGAAGAAGCTAAAGCACTTGTCATTAAACAGGAAGAGTTGGCTAAACAACAAGCAATTGCTATGCAAAATGCCGATCAAGCTAAATTAGAACAAATTAAACAAATGCAACTCATCGAGCAACAAAAGGCTGAACTCTTGAGACAGGAACAACAGAAAGCTGAAGAGCTTAGACAACAGCAACTTATACAAGAACAACAAAGACTTGAGGAACATAAGAAGGCCATGGAACAATTAGCTGCAGCAAAAAGACAACAGGAAGAAGCTGAAGCTATCAGACAACAACAACTTGTTGAAGAAAATGCCAGAAGGGAAACCGAGGAAAAACAAAGACAAGAGGAAGCCAGAAAACAAGCAGAGCTATTGGCAGCACAAAAAGAAGCGGAACTTCAAAAACAAAAAGCGTTAGAAGCTGAAGCTAAAAAAGTCGCCGATGAACAAGCTAAATTGGCTAAAGAAAAAGCAGACGCTGAAGCTAAACATGCTAGAGGGTTAGCTTATAATGATGAATTTTCTAAAAGACGCGGAGCTATACTAACTATGTCACTGGGTGAAGTTCTTAAACAAGTAAGGGAAGGGGAAGCTGTTTTCGTCGCTGAAGGTAAATTTTGGTTAGCTGGACAATTATATGATCCTGTTAGCAAAATATATAATGAGAAATTAGTTAGTGTTTTTACTAAAGGACTTGAGATGCCAAATGATGCAATTACAGGTGTTTATATTGGACCACATACAACAGTCACCGCAACAATGCATGATTGGGGGTTTGTACCAGCAAGTGTTGAAAATAAAGGAGATGCCGTCAAGTATGCATCTTGTGCAGAATTTGGATTATGTCAAAATATAAGTGCATGGCAATTAAATAGACATAATCCTCGTATTGAAACATTCGAAAGTATAGAACACTTCGAATGCAATTCAAACGACTTTATTTCACCAATTAAAAAATTTATAAGAGAAACAATCAATTTTCATTGGATAATATTTGTACTTTTTGTCATTATTGTAATTGCTGTATTGCTCATGAAAAGATATAATTTCAAGTTTTAACAAATAATATCGCATCTTTTATTATAATCACATAAATATGGCAAGCCCATTTGATAATTTAAGACAAGGTCAAGTTGGTTTCACTACTGAAAAATGTATGCCGGATTCATCTGATGATGTTAATGCTTTACTTGATGGAAAATATAATAAACAAGATCTCGAAAATAGAGGTATACGTAATATACAAAATATAGTTTTGGGACCTAAAACATCCTTACAGTATTTCACTGCTGATGGACATCAAGGTAATCCAACACAATTCGATAATAGTGATCTCACTACAAAGGTTATCGGATGTGAGGAACAAAACTCCAAAATAGCTTCAGTTATTGTTAATCCATTAATGACTGATAATAATCCAAACACTAAATCAACAAATGGTTTAGTTTCTGATGCTATTATTTCTGCAACTTCTTCTAAACATTTACAAACAAGAAATTTTGAACAACATATCAAAAATAATCAAGTGGCTTTTTTAACCCATTCGCCAGTTTCCAGGGATTCTATCGATATGAGAGTACTTGAAGAAGGTAACTATTTGGCATCACATTTAGGACTAAAGAAAATTTACGATAATGCTATCATGGCAATAATAATTGGACCTAATACCAGTATACAATACTTTGATGAGGATAATTTTAGCGGAAACGGTATTGTTGTAGATAATAATTCAAGTTCAAATATTAAAATATTAGGTTATGAGGAACTTGTCCAACAAAATATGTTTAAAAATATTAGCTCGTTAGTAATTCAAAATAATATCGATAATCAGCAACAACCAATCCCACAAGAAACTAAACAGTTACCTCAAATACAAATTCAGAAAGATGATCAAGCTAAACAAACTATTAAATGTATGATTGGTGATCAGCAAATTACTGGAGAGGTAGAAATAGTTAACGGTCAAATTAATGGACATGTTATAAACAATGAAAAACCATTTATTAAACATAATAGTATTTTACCTCAACCACCACAACCTGAATTAAATTTTAAACCTTTTTGTGAGGCAGATGGAAGACAATATGTTCCAAATACAGCTAATAACTTTCCTCAATTCAATCAACAATGTACCGATATGAAAACAAATCAATGTTCTGACCTGAAAACAAATCAGTGTAATAGCCAGAATCTAGAAAAGTGTGGCCAGTATGATTTAATAGAAGGATTCGGAAATAAAAATCAATCATATTTATCAAAATTCATCTCGAATCCTTCTTTACCAATTTATATCTTAATACTAATTGTCCTTCTTATGATATTTTATTGTTTAGCCTGTAAAAATTAAATATGCTATTCATAAAAATTAAATATGCTATTCATAAAAATTAAATAAAATTGAATATTCTATTCACAGTATTAATTACCAATCTAATATATGAATAACAAATGCAAAACTTCGTTAATACCGATTCTATTTCCAATGAAATAAAATTGCTCGAATCAGTCACCAATCTTAAAAAGAAGTTGGCTGCACATAGTAAAATTAAAAATGATATTGACAGTAATTTGAAATTACTTAATGACCTTGAAGATAAATGCAATAATTTGCAACATGATGAAACCGAAAGTGCTATATTATCTGACGCTGAATTTAATGCAACACTTGAGGAATTAGACACTTTGAAAGCAATTACTAGTACACAAACTAATGACCAAGATTTACAACAATTACTTGAAGCAATGTCTATCGCTATCAAGAAAATAAATGGATGTAAAAGATATTTGGAACAACAAAAGCTCGAAGTTGTCAATGTCTAAAAAAAATTGTTTTTTTTATTGAATACATAAATACTATGCTTTTATAGCCCTTACACAAGCATATGACAGATAATAACCGTTATAATCTACGTAAACGCAAAAATGTAAGCTATGTTGATAATTTAGAGGAGGATCTTGATAATGTACCTGTTGTTAAGAAACAAAAAACATCTAATAATTCCGGTACTGATGGAGGTAAGGCTAAAGTAGAAAAATTAGATAAGAAAAATATGACAAAGAAACAACTCAAAAATATCTGGGATGAATTAGCAAATAATATCGCTAAAGATTCCGATAGTTGGATATCCGCAACAGCTATCAAAAATTATTTACTTAATGATCCAATTCTTGATTGGCTAGACCTTTACTATGAAGATGCTGTTAAAAAAAATCCAGATAAATTTGCCGTTAATAGATTACTCAAACAACTAGATGAAGAAAAAAATAAATTAACAGTCCTGTTCGAAAAAGGTAATAATTTTGAAGATCTCATTTTCCAAGAACTTGATCAAAAGTTTCCAGGTAAAACTGTCAAAGTCGTCAAACATAGATCCGAAATAAATATCGACAACCGACATTTAACATTCAAATATATGCAAGAAGGTGTACCAATTATTCAACAAGCTCTGCTTTACAACGATAAAAATAAAACTTTTGGTGTAGCAGATCTTTTGGTTAGAAGTGACTACATTAATGACTTCTTTGATGTACCATTAGTAATTCAGTCAAAACTTAAGGCGCCAAAGTTAAAAGGCAATTACCATTATCTAGTTATCGATATCAAGTGGACTACTTTGAATCTTTGCGCTGATGGCGTTCATATTAGAAATTCGGAAAGAATTCCAGCTTACAAAGGTCAGTTGGCAATCTATAATTGTGCATTGGGTGAACTTCAAGGTTACACTCCACCAGAAACATATATCATGTCTAAAGCATGGAAGTATGAAGCTAAAGGTCAAAAAGTATCTGGTTACTCATGTTTCGATACATTAGGAAGTGTCAATTATCTCACATTCGATTCCAAATATATTAAAAAAACTAGTGATGCTATTAATTGGGTCAGAAAATTACGATCAGAAGGTCATGATTGGGTTTGTGTACCACCAAGTGTACCTGAACTATATCCAAATATGGCTAACTCCAATGATGCACCATGGAATAAAGTTAAATCAAATATCTCCAAGAAAATAGATGAGTTAACTATGCTTTGGATGGTAGGTGTTAAGAATAGAACAATTGGTCATGAAAATGGTATTCGTAAATGGACTGATAGTGAATGTACCGCCGAATCATTAGGTATTAAAGGTAAAAAAATTGGACCCATCCTTGATAGAATTATTAAAATTAATCATCCAGATTGTAAAAAAACAATGGAACCAGATATTGTCACAAATAACCTGAATGACTGGCAAACTAAAAAGCCACTCGATTTTTACATAGATTTTGAAACCATTAATAATTGTTTCAAAGAAAGTGTTATGGATATAAATTATTCAAAAACAGATAATAACCTTATTTTCATGATCGGGGTAGGTTATGAAGACAATGGAGCTTGGAAATTCAAGAAATTTTATATGAATGAACTATCTGTTGATGAGGAAGCTAAAGTTATTGATGAATTTAAAGACTTTGTTGAGCAACGTGTCAATGATTATATGATGGAAAACGGTATCAAGGATAGATCTAGTGTTTCACCAAACTTTTTCCACTGGAGTAGTGCCGAGGTAACATGTCTGAATATCGCCAATAAAAGAAACAATTACAAATGGGATCATTGGTTTAATAATGTATCATTCGTTGATATGTATCGCGTATTCCAAGATGAACCTATCGTCATTAGAGGTGCTCTCAAATTTAAACTTAAAGAAGTCGCTAATGCTATGTTTAAACATGGTATGATTAAAACAACTTGGAACAAAGAAGGTCCATCTGAAGGTCTCGGCGCTATGATCGATGCTATCGCATATTATACCGCTGTAGAGAAAAAAGAAGTTACATATGAACTCGAAAAGAAGTTTAAACTTATTATCGATTATAATGAAATAGATTGTAAGGTAGTGTGGGAAATTGTCAGGTTTTTACGCACTAAGGCTCAGTCTGATGAGGAGTAATTTGTTTATCATTACTTTTTATAAAATTTAACATAATTTCTTTTAGCTCTTTATTTTCATTTTCTATTTTATTAAACCGATTTTGCAAGATCATGAATTTTCCAGTCAAATCATCAAATTTTTCAAAAAATTGATTAATATCATTTTTCTTTTTAATTGTTGTATCATGTGCTTGTCTTTCCTTACATCTGCTATCTAAATGTCTATCTAATGAATCTTTTCTAGTAAAAGCAGTAAAACAATATTCACAATCAAAACCTGTTTTCTTAATCTGTTGTACATTTTCGGGACCTTTCTGTATTAAAGCTACTATATTTTCTGTTGGAATTTGTATTGGTTTTAATTTAACTAAATTATTTTTTTCATTTTCGTCACTGATAAGAAGTTCACATGGAATTTTACGGTTAATATGTCGATTATAATCATATTTATTAACATATATTTTTTTGCATCTTTTACAAGTATATGATTTTTTATTTTTAATAATACGTATATTTTTTTTATTAGTTGGTATTGGCTTTTCAACACACAATATATTAGCAATGTATTCATTTTCAATAGTTGGAAATTTAATTCCATATGCTTTTTTATGGGCTAGTGACTCTGTGTGATCCTTAAATGTTTCATTTCTATATGCAGAATATTTACATATATGACATGTATTTTTATCTAATTTTGTGTGGATGTCTTTAACTAAATGATGCGCTTCAGTTATACAATTATTGAGATCATCGTCAGTAAAATTAAACCATTCACCTTCCATTTTATTTTTTTTAAATATATTATGTAATCTTTTTTCTAGAACACTGCAGTCCCTACATTCGAATAATTTTATGAGAAATACTTTGCCTGCATTTGAAGTTTGAAGTCCCTTAAGTCTGCCATTAATATCTGATGTTTTTCCTATCTTAAAATGTTGTGTGTTTTCAACTTGGACAAGGTAAACACCCTCCATATAAAAATATAAAAGTTATATGTCTTTAAGGCAATTTTCCGTAAATTTCCGTAATCATAGTTATTTGCAAATAACTATGATTAGTGAAAATATCTATAAATTTAAACGGATTACGTCTCAATTTGTTTTATTGGTTCATCGTGTTTAATAAGTCCGTTAACTACTCTCTTTTTAGTATTCAATGGTATGTTTCGTTTATTGTAAAGAAGCATTTTGATATCATTTTTCAAATTAGTTTCAGCAGGGTCCTCGTCCTTTTCTTTAAGGAATCTCTTTATTTTTTTAATAGTCGCTTCGTTTAATTCTCCAGCTTCCAGTAATTCTGCAAATTTTCCGCTAATGAAATCTGTTTTGTCACCTGTCAATTGCTCAATAATCCCATCTCGGTCTTTTAAAACCCAATCATCTCCATCAAAAACCATTGCAAAATTATTTCTTAAATTGGGAATATAAACATTGTTATACTCAGGCTTTTCTTTATTAAAATGTACATGCTCAATAAGTTTTGGAACACTATTAAATCCCTTAGATAAAATTTGTTTGCATATATTATCTGCTATGGAGCTCATATCCTCTTGGCCAAATGCAATTAATTTAACATTATTATTGTTTATGATTTGCTGTTTCTCAATATTTTGTTGCTTTTCTATATTATTATTTGTTATTGTGGCTTGAGATTTTTCATTAGTTGAGTTTATTAACCGATTTTCTAAATTTTGATTTTTTTCTCGTAACATTTGCATTTCTTGTTCCATCTTAAATAATTTCATAAAAATTGCCTCCTTTTCATCAAGTTCACGCGTATTTCTAGAATCATTTTCTTTCTTGATCTTACATCTTTCATTAATATGACGCGTCAGTGCATCTTTTCTTGTAAATATTGAATTACAATAGTTACATTTATGTCCAGATTCCTCTTCATTTAATTTATTATGATTATTCGAGGTAGATCTGTCTGCACTCATTGGTGGTAAATTGGTGGTTTTGGTGGAACCTACTGGTGGAGGATTAATTGAATTTATACCCTCTGATAAGGCCAGATCACATGGATTTTTTCGATTGATATGTCTGCTGTAATCACACTTATTTGAATATAATTTAGTACATCTATTACATTTATACTCAGGCATGCCTATAATATTATAATTACTATATATAATATTTTTTCCGTTTTTGCGCGTAATCTGGTGGTAATCAAAATATGTTAATCATTTAGCATATATACTTTTTCATTACTTATAATTTACGCGGAATGTTTTTTCAATGAGGGGGGAGCGAGTATATAAAAAATTTATAAACCCATAAGAGTTCCAAAAAGTAAAATACTTTTGTAAAAACATATAAAATTGTTCCCATAACTCAGCCCTAAAATATTTTCTAAACCGAGACCACTAACAGTAAATCTTACAAATATAACCATACGTATTTAGGTCTTGCGAGTAAAATTTTGCTCATCTTTTTTGAATATTTTTTGTGAGGTCATAAAATAACCGTTAAATAATTTTACTATTGAGACGTATCAAACTCATCATTTATTAATTTTTACCAAATATTTTTATTTATAACAGTACGCTAAGTGGAAACCAAGTGGATTTGGTAATTTTAGACGCAATGTCATGAATTATTGTTAAAAAGTTTTACCTATCAATAGCCATTTAGAGTTCATTAGGTAGGTCTTTATGACTTCAGATATCAACTCTTAAAAAATTTGAATTTTATATACATAATCTTACTTAGAGTAAAATGGTTATATTTAATATATCAAAAAATGGGTGATGAGAAATCAGTCGCGTTATTTCCAAAAACCCTTAATAGGGACTTGTGGGAGAGTTATCTAGACCGTCAATTGACGACGGAAGAAATTTTCATAATCAATGACGTCAAAATGGAGAAGATGTTTAATGACAAGATGGAAAAACTATACGAGAACGCCAAACCACTGGACTTATATATTCCAGTTTTGACAAACCTGCATGGAAACTGTTTATTTGAATCTCTGGAATACTACAAACTATGTGATGATCATGATGAGTTCCGCAAGTCTCTAGCTAATTTGATGTACATGGTCAAGGATTGCAAATCTTTTATGCCAAATCAAGACAGATCATTAAAGGATATGTTTAGTGACACTAATGAAATTGAGATGGTATTTTGCAGAAATGACGAACATGTCTACAAATACACATATGATGTTATGTGTCAAGATTTTTCGAGTGAATTTAGCTGGACACGTTTACCTACTCAGCTCATTATGATGGTTATATCTTATGTTTTTGATGTTGAACTCGTAATTCTAAGTAATTCATCAACATACATTCATAGAATAAACCAATCGACAAAGCCAAATCCTACACAAATTTATCTAGGTCATATTGGAGAGTCGCATTACGTGCCACTTGATAAGAAACGTGGCCATCCTGATGAGGAAAAATGTCTGAAATATAACAATAGTAAAGTCAGATTTTACAAATGGGCATTTTTCATGCAAGAAGTGGTATTAGGAGTATCTGCTGAATCTAAAGCAAAGGAAGCAGATCAAAAACAGGAACAATCGAATGTTAGTCAATTCACGGAAGTTAATGTACAACAAGAACAGCAAACAAACCTAGTATCCTTTTAATTTATAAAAAAAGTTGAAACAAATGACTATTTGATAATATGTATTAATATAATATATATCATCTCTACTAAATCATCAAATATCACCAAGATGAATTCAATCGTTGAAAGTCTGCTTGGAATTTTGCAGGAGTATCTGGAGAAGAGTCCGGCCCGTGTGACGACCCAACATTATGCAATTCTGTTTCCACATAATACGCCCATTGCTGAAAACTGTGTGATTGCTGAAAATTCTGATTACAAAGAAACTGATTGGCGTCCAATTTCTACTCATGCTGAGGTTGCTGCATTGAAGAAGCATGAAGCGCGAAATTTAAAGAGTAAGAAAATGGATTTGATGGTTGTACGTGTGAGCAAAACTGGAAAACTTGGTATGTCGCGTCCATGCACTAATTGTATCAAAAGCATGTGCAGTTCAGATGTCCAAATTGTAACCATTTACTATTCGACAGAAGCTGGAGAAATTGCTCGTGAAAAATTCCATGAAATGAAAAACATACAAACAAGTTATATTTCTACAGCATTCAGACGTCGTTTGGGAAAGGCTTCATCTGGCAGCGACTCATCTAGCTCTGAAAGGTCTCCAAGTTCGTCGCCTTCAAATAGTTCAAAATCGGCTAATAATTTTAAATTTACAGGTCGTTCGAGTGCAGTAAAGAAGCGAAAGACGGCACATGCATATCCAGGCAAGAGTTTTGCTAATGCTCGCTTTAGGCAGCAGGGGAGTAATGAGTGATCCAAAATCATATATATTAGGTTATATAAACAAATTTTTTATTTATCTGCATTCACCACAGTGCTTTCATCAGTTTTAGTATTAACTAATTCGAATACCATTTGCATTTTTTCTTGTGGAAACAAACAGCAATCAGTAATTGCTTGTGCAGTGTAATATGATTTGATTTGTTGTTCGCCAACCGAAGTTACAGTAATTAAATAATCTATTTCATCGCCATCATCATCTTCGATAGAAATAGTACGAACGGAATCAGGATCCATTACAGCAATAATTTGTTCACGTTCTTGCAAACTCATAAATCTTGCAATATACCATCCTAAATCTTCGGGTGCATTTTGTTGGAGTGGTCTGTAAATCAGGAATTTACTTTCTTCAGTGAATATGTTAATACTTTTTTCTTTGATATTAAAGATTTGTCTAATAATATATCTTCCAATTTCTGCAGTATAACGGGAAGCAGTTTTTTCTTCATTATCAACGCTGTCATTAAACCCACATACGTCCAATGATAGGACATTACTTTTAAGTTTATCAAGGATAACATCAAAATCTTCAAACGACATACCTTCTTTAACATTTGATTCTCTAACAACAGCTGGAGCCAATGATTTATCTAATGCCTGCATATCAAAGACGACGTGAACAGGATGGTCTTCAATTCTGGAGAGGATAGATTTTAGTACCTTTTCCACCCCAAGTTTTTTAATTTTTTGTAAGCTGTAGTATTCTATTTGCAGTTGATCGACAATTTCAAGTTGCTCATCGTCAATAAGATCTTCATTGATACCGATATAAAATATTTGATCTGGTTTAACGAGTAGTTTGCTGTTAATGATTTGGTCGGTTTTTATTCCAGTAATTGACGAGCATACTTTTTCATCATAACTAGAAAATACGTTGCTATTATTGAAATCGAATTTACTATCGATATATATAATTCGTAGATTAGAGGTAAATTCCTCACCTTCTTGGATAATATATTTTTCATTAAGTGCTGGTATAGTTGCTGCAGAAACTGCCTGATCTTGAGACACTGTTATAACTTTTGTGTTTTTTGGTAAAGATCTTACATGTTCGTAAAGTTGTGAGTAAACTCGAGGATATTCGCGTTCATCAGGTAGTCCATATTCATCGCTTTTAAATACTCTGTCATAAGCTTCCTTGATTTGTTTAGGCGAGTGTCCACCAGCGAATGGAGTATTAACACAAATATAATGAGGTTCTTGAGCGTTTGACATATTATATCTAAAAGTTGAAAGTAATATTATATTGTAATATCTATTTATATAAGGCATGTAATACTTATTTCAAACTTTTTACCAAAGATGGAAGCTTTTTGGAAGAAAGACCCTGTTGCCATTAAAGGCTCGCCATTTTCCATTAGCGGTTATTCCGTTGCCGCAAGGAACACTGGATTTTATGTCCATGGTTTGGAAACAATGTTGGATAGCGGTATAACTACTGATAAGAAGGTGAAACTGATTACTGTTACTCATGGTCACGGAGATCATAGTTTTCATCTTCCTCAGAATTTGATAGACACTGATGTTGTACCGACGATTGTTGTCCCGGAAGAAATTGGCGATTATGTGGCTAACCATATTAAAACAGCATTTGTAATGTCGAAAAATAATCCGAACACAAAGGTGGAATTTCGTTACAAATTAGTGCGTGCGTCTCCTGGAATGTTAATTGATGTGGAACTTAATAATTCTCCGTGGAAGCTTGAGATTATCAAGTGTTTCCATACAGTTCCGACAATTGGTTTTGGATTTAATGAGATGCGAAAGAAGCTCAAAACTGAAATTCGTCTCAAAATTGAGGAAATGAAGGTAGAATTTAACAAATCAATGGAAGGCAAGAATGAGGATGAGAAAAAGATGCATGAAAAAGAGTTCGCCAAGAAAACTCAAAGTTATATTGGCGATATTTCGGCTCGCTATAATGCGATTAAAGATGAATATGACGCGAAATTCAAAGATGTTGTCACACGCCATGAGCTTGATCGTGATGGAAAGATTAGGGCAATTATTGGTGAAGTGAAAGCGGAACATAAAGCGGCACATATACAAAAAACTGCAGAATTTCTTTCAGCATTTCCCCCAGATGAACACAACATACAGCTAAGCACTTTTGAGTATGGTACACTTGAAGCAGAACTGAAGATTCATTATGACAAAATGAAAAATGATCGTATTGGAACGGTTGTACAAATTGCGAAAGATAATATTGAAGCAGAACTTAGTACATTCAAGCCTGGATATGATATTGAATTAGCAAAATATGATGTGAATGAACTAGTTGCATATCCGCATTTTTGTTACCTTGGTGATACCACTTGGTATATCTTGGATCAAAAGAATTCCAAGATTCTTGAAAAGTATAAATGCCTAATTATTGAATGTACCTTTCTGTATCCGGAGCACCTGGAACATGCTATATTGGACCGTCATATGCATTGGTCAAAGCTTAAAAAATATATTGAGGATCATCCAGATCAGCAAATTATTATTATTCATCCTAGTGCTCGATATACTGCTCCAGAAATTGATGCATTTTATGCAGATAAAATGTTGCCCAATATGGTAGTTTGGAATACTAGTCGAATGCCAAAACCTGAAGATATGGCTAAAAAGGTTAAAAAAATACAAGAAAAGGCTTCATCAGCGAGTTCCAAAGTATCTATCAAACAAAAGGTTAAAGTTGCTGCCAAACAATAATCTCGTAATGAAAAAAATTGATATATCAAATGTAAGGCCAATAATTATTTATTTATTAGTAAAACAATCTACAAAGATGCCTAAACTAGTTCTAAAAAATTTAGACAAGAAAGTGATTACTTATGAAGAATATGACTTTAATAAAACGGTCAAAGATCTCAAGGATCAAATGTCACAAGACCATAATTTAGATGGTGATATCAAAATTATATATATTGGAAAAGTTCTTCAAGATAAAAACACTATTGCTAGCTATAACATCAAAGAAGGAGCTCAGCTTGTTTTTGTTGTTAATAAAAAGAAAGTTGATGTACCTCAACCGGAGCCAACACCTGTTGCACCTAGCCCACCTACACCAGTAAATCAAGCAGACCCAACTCCTGCTCCTGTGCAAAATGCAGGTGCCCAACAAAATGTTATTGCAGGTTTATCAAACAATCCTCAAATAATGCAAAATGTTATGCATCAATCATTGTTACAAATTTTATCAAGTCATCCACAAATGCAACAAATAAGACAACAAGACCCTGCAGGGTTTGATGCATTAGTAAACAGTCCATCGTTTATACAACAAGTTATGCAATTTGGTATGGCGCAACAAGGAAATATGGCACAAGGCAATTTAGGTAATTTATTTGGTATTCCAAACTTATCACAATTTGGTGCTGAGAATGTGGATGGTAATACAGATGATGATGAAGAAAATGATAATTCTGGTAGTATTCCGGGAATAGTTCAGGTAGATATTTCAGATCTAACTGAAGAAGACAATACAAAAATTAGACAAATACATGCATGTTTATCAGCATATAATGTTCCGTTAAGTGATGTTGTGCAAACATATATTGCGTGCGGCAAAGATGAAGAAGCAACTGCATCAACATTAATGGATGAATATTGCGATTAATTTTTAGATGAGCTCTGTGATTAATTTTTAGATGAGCTTTGTGATTAATTTTTAGATGAGCTTTGTGATTAATTTTTAGAGAAAACTTTTTTGTTTATTATTTATTTGATCTTTTTTAAATTTTTTAATAATTTTAATACTATGGTCATCGCTTTCTTCTTTAAAATAATTGGTATTTTCAGTTAACGTATTAACAACTTCATCATCTGATTCAATATCGTCTGGTTCAGAATCTTCGTCGTTGGATATGCAATTAGTATCTGCATCAAACCCAATCAAGTCTTTCAATAATTGATCATATGTAGTATCCTTTTTATTTTTATTAGCGACAATAAACTTTTTTAAGTTTTGTTTAAACTGAATGACTGATTCATAAAGTATTTCAGTCTTAAATACTTTACCCAAATTATTATTTTTGATAATATTAAATATTTTGAATGAACATATTTCGGCCATAATATTATCGGCAATATATGTTTCAGATCCGTTTACTATTTGCATAATCAAGTTTGGATTTATAGAAATGTTATCACAAGATATTTTATCAGTTCCTGACATAATTTGTGAATAAATTTCTCTATAAACTTTCAACATAGTATTAATAATTGTTGGTTTATCAAGTGAAATTGCTTCTTTGCAATAATTGATGAAAGTGTGAGATGAATGTATTAGATCATCAAATAGTGCGTTAATAATTTTTGCTTTAATTCTTATACCAATATCCAATTCATATGATTGTATTAATCTGTTAAGTAACTGTTGATTATTTCCGCAGAATTGTTTAACCGTATTAACATCCCATGCAAAAAATTCCATTATTTGTGGAATTAAATCATTAAATTCGTCATCATTATTAAGGAATCCAAGTTTAGCTTTATGGCAAATATATCTGATAACGTTACCGAACTCTCTCAATATCAATGCTATATCCGAATATGCTATTACATCAGGATATCCCCCAATAAGTGCAACACTGCCAATCTTGAAAATATTTTTGTTATACGGGTAACAAGACGAGTGA